CATTTCTTCTGGTGTAATATCTGATAGAATTTCTTTCAGAAGCATTTCATTCTGTGCAGAGAGTTCTGTATCTTTCATAATAAACCTTTAAGTTTTGTATTTCAATAAAGAAGTTGAAAAAAAAAACAACCCCACAGCAATGACGCCGTGGAGCTATAGCGGTGACGTATCATGCCGCTAAATATTTTAAAAAGTATATGTATAAATATAAATATTTTTGACAATAATAAACGTTTTTAATAGTAATAAATAATTAAACGCATCTTAAATAGGAAATAATTAACAGTGACGAGCTAAAATTTCAATTTCAGTTTCGTCATATTTCGATAAAAATTCAAAAATGTATTCTTTAAACATTTTTAATTTCCTATAGTTAGCCTATACATCATCATATAGACATATTTTAATATAAAGAGCCAATTGTAAAAAATACGGTCAAAGCAAGCGCTTTGACCGTAATGATCTAAGAGGACACACAAGGAAAGTTCTAGCTTCAGGAAAACGAACACAAACCATCAGCTAGCTCTTAGATTAATTCGACGTCCCGTCACGTCTTAATTTCAAAAATTTCAATTTATAGTTATATAGTATTTACTAATTTGTCAAATAATAGATTTTATACATGCAGGGTATGGATAAAAATTCACTTCTTTTGCTATGTTATCCATAACTTCCTTAGAAAAATAACGTTCATCAATATAGATTATACTTATTTCCTTTTCTAATAGCCTATCAATAATTTCATCTGGAAAGTCACAAGCATAACTTTCTTCATAATGAAGCATCGTATACCTACTGTCAAGTTTTATTCTATTACCAAAAAACATTGCCAATACTTTAATTTTATCTTCATTTATAAGAATACGCTTGGTGTCTTTTGATGAAACAATCAATGGAAACTTATAGCTATTGGTAAGCATACCGGATATAAATTCTGTAACAACTTTAGTGTCTTTTATATTTACTTTGCTATAATCTATATCCTTTATAATCTCTTTTATCGGCTTAGTTTCTAACTCAATTTCAATTTCATCAAATGGATTGCTGCCGGAGTCCATAAAGTAATACCTCGCCTTTCTTTATAAGTTTTTCTACATATTTGGTTTTGCTACCAAAGTAGAAAGCTTCTGACTCACATTGAGTTTTAAACCATACGGAAGGATCACTACCTATCTCCAAAGCTACAGCTAACCAATCAGCTACTGCTTCAAGTATATCTTCGTCTTTCATAAGATACTGCTTTGAACCATATGCTTCAGCATGATGTGCCTGTGTAGTTCTATGTATCTCTACAGCCTTAGATATAAGTGTTTCTGTATCTTTTTCAATAGTAGTATTAAGCATATTCATCTTACTTAAAATACTATTAAGACTTATTTTATTTTTGGATAAATTAAATCTAACTGCAAAGGCGTACATATATGCTTTGGATGAGAATATTTTATCCATATCATGCATACGTACTTTATCAGTCAACTCTCCATTGGATATATACTTGTAAAATTCTAGTACATGCTGTCTGTGTATAGCATTACTAGCAAGATAAGTATCTAACCAAGATTTATTATCCTTAGATTTTGTAAGATCTAAAACCATCCCCAATGAAGATATCAAATACGGATCAAATTGCTTTTCGAAATTTAAAATTTTTGAGTTAAGTAGTTTTGTATTCATATTTGAATGTTAATAGGCTTAAATATGGACGAAATACAGTCGATTGCTCAAGCTTCTATTCCAAAAGTAGATACTATAAAAGTAGACCATGAAAATAATTCAGAACTTGAAGTAAAAGGACAAGGATTCTTTAGTGAAAAGTTCTATAAAACAAAAATTCTTGATGGAAAAGAATTTACAAAAATAGCAAAGGCTATAGAAAAGTTAATTAGAACTAGTGAAGAATATAAGACCTTTATATTTAATATCTTTGAAGATTTAAATATTCATGGCTGTTCTATTCTTGGTAATGTAGGTGAAGATGATGACTTGGCTACGATAGAAATTGATCATTATCCATTTACATTATATGATATAGTATCAGCAGTAATGAATAAACATATAGAAACTGAGAAAAAATTTAATACTTTCATGATTGCAGATGAAGTAATGAAATTACACTATGACATGAAAGTAGGAATAGTACCATTATCTCTAACTATGCATCAACTAAGACATTCTGGAAAGATCTTTGTAAATTTAAAGCAGGTTATTGGTAATTATTTAGCTTTTGCTAAGGAATACGAGCAGTATATAGATCCAGATACTATTGCTACTCTAGCAAAACTAATGGAAATGAGTAGAGATAATGCTCCAATATCAAATAATCCAGACTTTCTATCAATTAAAGGTCAGTATTTCTATAAAAATGCTGAAGAAGCACCCACTTTAGCTATAGAAGATATCACCAACAAGGATAAATGTCATGAAACTTCCGATAGAAGCAATATCTAGCAGTAAAAATACGGATACTGATGCTCTAGTAAATACTGCAGATAATTTTAATATAGCAAAAGTACCAGATAACTATGTCATGAATGGTTATGGTATATATGAAAGTATTGAATATATAGAACATGACCAAAAGGCTAAAATACGTTTTATAAAATATGTAGAAAGCACTGCTAGAAAGAGCCTAGAACTCAAATTATATCTTGATTTTCTTAGAGAAAATACAGATATGCAAGCATGCAAGATTCTAAATGGAGTAGACTCTGAATCAGCTAGGATAGAGTTACATCATTATCCATTTACGTTATTTGATATAGCTAGAATTATAGTTGATAAAGCTATAGCCAATAAAGCGGATGTATCTAGTTTCAAAATTATTGAAGAAATTGTAGAAGTACATTATAAAGGACTTGTAGGTCTTGTACCTCTATCAGAAACAGTACATGAATTGGTGCATGCTGGAAAACTTACCGTGTCTCTAGCATCTGTTACAGGAAATTGGCAGGAATTTGTAAGGTTATATGCTGAATATTTACAACCTGAAGATATTGAAAAGCTGAAATTTCTTATACATGCTTCATCGACACAATCCCTTGAGAATGAAAACAGAAGAAAACTCAAGGTAATCAAGCGAGTAATCGCTTATGAACCTCAAAAAGAAAAGGTAGAAAATGACGGACAAACAACTGACACCAAACTTTAAACTCTCAGAATTTATTAAGACTGATCCTACTCCTTATCAGGAATCTTTATTGCAACTTCTCGCTGATAACTTGCAGAAAGTTCGTGATATGCTTCAACCGTATGCCGTTGAAGGAAAGAAGGTATCAATAGGTATTAGCTCTGGTGTAAGAACTGAAGCGGACTATGAACGCCTTAAAGCTAAAGGATGTAACCCCAGTAAAACATCTGATCATCTATGCGGTTTACAGACAACAGCAAAACCGACATTAGGTGCAGCTGATATTTATGTTTCAAACTGTAAGCTTTCTTTAAAAGAAATTTTTACAAAGATCATGTATTGGGATAAAACACTTCAGGTTAGCTTTGGGCAGGTAATCTATGAATACAATCCTGCTAGAAACTCTGAATGGATACATGTTGGAAATGATTGGAATAAGATATTCCAGCCCGGTATTACTGTCTCTAGAAAAAAATATTTGACTTCTATGGATAATGGTAAAACATATCAGGAAGTAAAGTAATCAAAAAAAAAAGATAGGGCCTAAACCCTATCTTTATTTTAAAACTTGCAAACATGAACGATATTATAGTACTTACTGTTTGCATATCCGCGGATATAAGTCGTTCCAACAGCACCAATTCTAGTAGTATTAGAAAGACCTTTATCTTTAGTAATGCATTGCTGGTCTGCCATATTTTCATCCAGGCATATCATATTGTAATTAATATTGGAAAGCACTCCTACAAATTTATTTGCAGTATTTGACAACGCATCAAAAACTTGATTCTTTATGGAATTAGCTTCAGCTAGTGTCACGCTTTCAGCTCCAATAGCATTACAAAGATGGTTTCCTTCACCATAGCTGAATATAGGTTCTGGATCATCTACCAGATAAGAAAGATACCTAGCTACAATCGTGTAAGTATCATTACCAACAGTAAATGTTGTAACACTATCATGAATAGTAGCAGAAGATGAACTAATAATGCTAGAAGAAGATTCCTCAACAATGGATGAAGAAGATTCCTCAAGTACACTACTAGATGATGATGTAGCAAACACAGTATCAATTACTTTAACCGTATCTACAATAGACACAGTATCGGTAATCTTCATAGTGTCAATGATAGAAATTCTAACAGTATCTACCACAGAAACAGTGTCAACAAGAGATACAGTGTCAGTAATAGACAAAGTATCAATCATCTTAATGACATCCTTAATAGTAACAGTATCTGTATTATTAACAAAGACAGTATCTGTCAAGGAAACATTCACCGTATCAGTGGCAGACACCCAAAGAGTATCTACATCAGACACAAAGATCGTATCCGTGTTCGACACAATTACAGTGTCAATTTTTTCCACCGGCTCATCATAAACCGGGGCAACAGACTGATCTTCGCTACAAGCAATAAGCATCAGAACTGCAAGAATAGTGAAAAACTTTTTCATAAGTCCTCCCTGTTAAGTGCAACGACATTGTTACACCAAAACTTAATATACTATTTATTATACAAATTTTACGAAAAAATAAGACTCTATAGCATTTATAGCTATAGAGCATATCTTTTAGTTCACGGTTTGTCCATTAATTTTATCTGGTACATAACCTTTGCTAAGTTTTTCTGGATATTCTGTATTATACCATTCCATAAGCATCATAGATAATGGAATTCCACAGCATGTATTCATAAACGAATTCGTTAATATCTTCTGTTTTTCAGAAAGTTCAGCAGGTTTTACATATATATCTTCAATCTCAGGATATCTAAGTTTAAGTATTCCCGGAATATTTCTTGCAAATTCAAAGATAAATTTATCTTCACTGAAATCTTCTTTCTCTCTTTCTTTTTCAAATATAGCTTTAAATGCATTCTTTAACATAAAAAGCATTTCTTCACTTGTCTTAAATGCACTGCTTGAAGGGCCTTTATCTGGATCATACTTTTCAGTTGTACAATCTACAGTCTTACTTACAGGTTTTACTTCATTAAGATCTTTGATCTCATGGGCTTTATTTTTCTTTATGGATTTTCCCATACGGGTGTTTCTCCCTTTTCAATTACGGATAAAGCATCTTTTAAGTCTTTGTAAAAGAGTTGCTCATCTTCTTTAGTTCTTTCATAAACCTTACAGCTTATACCAAAATATAACTTTACAGTATCATCTGTCGCAATAACATAATTAACATTATCGAATCTAATCTCATAATTCAATTCATCTTGCTTAACTTTATAAAAGCTATCTAACTGCGTAATCTCTTTATAACCAACTTCTGTTGATTTTAATATTTCTAGCACATTTTCTTTAGCGTATAACATCTTTGGAACCATTTCTGAGTGGAAAGATAGAAGTAATGGTTATTCCCACTGATACATCTTTTTTACCATTACAGTATGAATCTATAATGTAATTTCTAAGGCCAGACTTGAGGGATGGCACATCTGCGCCATCCCACCAATCTATAACCAAATCGAAATCACTATCGCTATAGCCATATCTGGCTTTAAAGCATACAAGATATTTCGATTTCATGTTGTCTCCATTAGTCTAACAACGTTTGAAGTCCTAGTGCATAATCTTTATCAAGACTTAAATTACTATTAAACTTTCCATCATTTAAACTAAATGCAAGATTAATAGGACTGAACTTCTTTAGGTCATCATCATATTCATCGAATAGTGTTAAGAAGATATTCAAAACGTCTCCATCGTAATCTCCAGTAAGGAACTTTAAGACATTATTTCGAATACTCATAGTATAATCAGTAATATCAGTTTTGATCTTAGTAATACGCATATATAGAATTGAACCAATAGAAATGGTTGGGTTTCTATTCAGTAAGAATGGATGACCATTTGGTCCAAGTAAGCGCATCATATAATCATAGATATCCTGATCAAATACCGTAATTGCATTGTTGAAGATTGTCATTGCTTCGAAATAACTAATGTCTTTCTTACGGGTAAGATAACTTAGGATCTGCAGTTTAAATAATTCTAAGCATACAATATACGGCAAATGTACTTCATCTAAAGCCGTATCTACAGGTAGTGGTGTAATTACACATCTTGATGAGAAATTTAAACGGCTACCTAATACTGTATTTCTAATTAGACCTTTCTTACCATTTAGTGCTAATATAACAAAGTTATCGATGTCAACAATCAACTGCTGAATCTTATTACAATATGCTGCTACAGCTAACTCATTTCTATCCTTAGAGAGAGCATGAAGACCTGCAGTTAGCTTTAGGATCTGTACATACTTTTCATTCAGCGGATCAGTAATAACCTTATCCTTAATTACCACGACTGGTCTAAGTCTAGGACTGTACATAGGTATTTTTGTCATAAAGAGCTTATCACGATTAGCTCTAATTATTTCATATACATCTTTTTTCTCATCTTTATTCTTTGTGTGATATGTCTCTAAAATAGAGTCGAAGTTATTAATAAACCCTTCAACACCCATACCTACACATTCTGGCATAGGATCTTTAGCAGTAGGCTTTAACTCTGTCTCATTCGGGATGACTACATTCCCGTCTACATCGATGGACATGTTTGTGTTAATATAGCTATTCAGTCTTGAAGTACCAATGTATTGCTGAATAAACTGATAGAATCTCGGATGAATTACTTTATATTCCTTGAGATCTATCCAACCTACTCTAGAGATAACTGATTGTTTCTTCTCTACTATGGTCTTACAGGATTCACACTCTAAGCCTTCATAAATCCTGCCTCTAAGATTACCACATTTACAAGAATATTCAATTTCATCTCCATGAATTTTACCAAATACTTTTTCAGAATATAATCCATCATCTGTAAATGCTCTGGATTTATCCATTATTTCTGCATTGGTAATTACTCTAGATGAATCAAATATATCATCCATATTTATGAAACTTAATTTCATAGATATTTTTCCTTTATGGTGTATCTTAATGTTAAAAAGCTTATTCTTGCTTTCAACATATTTTAATATAAATTTAAATATTTTTCTTAAAAATTTCAATATAATTATATATAATTTTTTATTAATTTTAAAATAATTTTTATTATTTTTTTTATGAATATTATTTAATATTATTATACAAAACTGCAAGAATTTGAGCTTGGGCTCAAAATGGTATATTTTATACCTAGAACACATAAATGACCATCCACAAAGGAACAATTATGCAGCAAAAATATTTAATTTTGGTCGGTGCATCTGGCACAGGTAAATCTACTATTAGACAAATGCTAGTAAATTTTAATCCTGCGATGTTTACGACCGTAATTCAACATACAACTCGTCCGCGCCGTGCTTATGAAGCTAAGGATATGTATGTTTTTGATTCAAAAGCAAGTTTTGAATCAGTATCTAATAAACTTATAGGTAAATGCCATATTAAAGATTATGTATATGGTAGTGAACCTATGCCGGAATTTGACAGCCGTGTTGGTGTGATCATCCTTAATAAAGAAGGTTTACAAGATTTTAAAGCTTGGGCTTCTGCTAAGAAAGATGTCATCTATAGAATTGTAGGTGTACACCGTCCGCCAGAAGAAGCAATAGATGCTAGACTTGGCGAACGTGATGAAGAATACATTCGTGCCGAGTATGCAATATACGATGATGCCGACTACATATTTGAAAATGACTTTGAGAGTATTGCGCCCGGTGAAGTAGTTAATAATTTCTCATTACTTGGAAAGGCTTTAATGCAGGTTTCTGAAGCATGCGCTTCTGAAGCCTTATTCAAGGAATGGTGCGATGGGACAACTAAGTGAAGAATTAGCCCATAAAAAGAGCAATTATTTTAATCCAGATATAGATTTGCTATATGGATTGGACTCACGAGTTATGCGTGAGTTTGATATAAATGCGGCAGGTCTATCTATGATCCGCAGATTCAAGATGCTTGGTCCAAAAGATATTAGGCGTCTTGAAGCTATGGATAAATATACAAGAAATGTTGTTATAGGAAGAATTAGAGGAAACTATCCTGATTTCTCTAAAGAATTAAAAACTCATATCCGTGATACAATGTATGAATTTATGATTGAGAACGGAGTAGAAGATGAGAATATTATTTCTATAAACAACGATGCAGTGACAGTGATTCAGCCAAGGATAAAATCACATAAATTAAAGATAAATGATATCACTTTTAAGATATCTGGCGTTTATGATTCCTTTGTATTGATAAATCGTGTATCATTTTTCCGTGGTACAGATGGAAATATGACTGTTAAAGGTATTTCAGATGCTGGTCGTGATCTTTGTAAAGATTATATGATTGAGCAGTTCAATACATGGCTAGGTGAGCTAGAGAATGGATATAAGCCCATTGATATTTTGAAGGATATTCGTGATTTTAAAGATTTATATTGTAATAAGAATTTGGATATCAATTTTTATAGAAATATTCGTAATGGACAATTTCAGATGAATGAAATGGGTTCAAAATACTCAATAGTTTCATTCATAAATGATTTTGAAGATGCGGATTGGAAAGATAAAATAGATATTTCTCCAACTCTTATTGAATTTATCATTCCATTTATAAGCGTAATGCTAAGTAAGTATAATTCAATCGCTGCATAAAATTAGACCATAGACGAAAGTCTATGGTCTATGTTTGTTTTATCTTTGTTGGCTGTTATTTGCTTCTTTTCTACGAGAAGAGTTCGCAATCTGTTCTAACTTACGATATTCAGGATTCATGCTATTTATTTTATGTCTGTTCATAAGCATAATCTTTACAATATATTCATTCATTTTAAGAATGACATATCGCATAATAGCATCTTCGGATCCCAGATAAATTTCTAGAATAAGTTTATACTGGTTGGACATATTGTCCATTATATTCTTTACCAGTCTAGGAATATCTTCATTTGTTATCTTATCAGAAAGATATTCACCATTACCAGTAGATGCCAGAAGTAATTCAACTTCTTTAAGATATTTATCACCAGTAAGAGTTATCAATGTATCAATAAGCTTAAAGTCTCTTTCTTGATCAAGACTTTTGTTCATTAGATAAATATACTGAAATTTATGTTGAGCACTTTCTTTGTCTTGCTTTTCCTTTTCAGCTTTCTTATCTAGCTTACGCTGTTTTCTATTTTTCCACCAAGATCTTAAACCCATAAGGTCTCCTTTGTTTGTCATGTTAAAGTTATCGATATTAAACTTACTATTGTTTAATAAAAGGATTTATTTATGGCATCTACATCTACAAAACGTAAACGGATAGTTGATCTTATAACTTCTGTTTTAGATAAGCTAGATAGAACAGGAGCTAATAGCAAAAAGTATCTATCTTTCTTTAATGCTATGAATGATAAACAATTTGAAGCATGGATGAAAAAGTTTGCTTCAGATCCGGATATGTTTATCACTGTTGAAGTATTACCATTTAAAAATGAACCTAAATTTTCTGATATTGAAGCAGCTGCAAAGGTATTAAATTTACCTCTTGAGGAATATGTATATCTTCGTGATGAAAAAGAAGGTCATACAGTTAGAACTCCGTATAAAATTCCTGTAATGTATATTTATGTAAAACGATTGCAGCAGATTGTTGCTAAGAAAACTGCAGTATCTAGTTCTATTAAAACTAGAAATGCTATTACGAACCAAGTTACTTCTGATGATAAGGTATCTAGAATGTCTGATGAAGAAACCAATTCTATGATAGCACAAGGTAACTTTGAAACTCTTAAAGAAATGATGGGTCCAAGAGCAGGTAATGCTGGTCAAAAGCGTATTATGTACAATAATATTGCTCGTGACGGATTTGTCAAGATGTCAGATATTAAGATGGGTGATTCTGTCTTTGAAAAGCCTGAACTTAATGCTTTAGATACATATTTATTAGGTATGGGCTTAAAATCTGATCTTGTTACAGATGGAAATAAATTACTTGCATCTATAAACTCTCGTGTAGATTAAAATTATTAAGCTAGTATGTTCGCATACTAGCTTATATAATCTTTAAACTGAATATTGAAAATATTTAATATTTGGAGATTCTATGGCTACTGATATTTCTTTAATTCGAATACACGAATTACAGACGGCAAATGATGCTGTGGATCTTCCTAGTACTGAAATTGCTATTGACCGTGTAGGATTTTCTAGAGCATATAAAATACCTTTAATTAAAGTATTTACATATATAAAAGATAAAGTAGTAACACCAGCATTAGATACTTTACATTTGATAGCTCATACAGGAAATTATGGTGATCTTAACGCTGCATCAATTCCTCAGCACTTGAGAGATCAGCAAGATGCTAATCAAGTATTAGCTTCTGATAATTCGGGTCATGTTGCATACACTGATCCAATGGAACTTTTAAAAATTAGAACTATAGACCTCGACGACTAAAGGAAAGTTTTATGAGTACTTATGTATATCAAATAAATGGACAAGAAATTTTAGCCAAACGTGCTGAATGCACAAGAACTGGCAGAAATATTGATAATGAGTTAGATGCACTTAAAAGAGATATTGATGGTATTGGTGCATTTGAAATTGTAGACTCAATGACAGGAGATCCTCCACATCCAGATGTGGCTAAACCATCTCATAAAGTCATCTACCTTTATAGAGAACCGCAGTCTCAGGATAAAGACCCATATCAGGAATGGGTTTATACTCAGAGCAATACTTGGGAATGTATTGGTGAAACGTCTATTGACCTAACACCATATGCTACAACTGCTAGTGTTGAAGCTATAATTGAAAGCTTAGATGCTAGTGTTAGTTCTAGTGATGGTACTAATGTCAATGTGCAGATTGTAGAAGTTAATGGTAAAATTACCAGTGTAAGTATTATTAGAGATACTACTGTTAATGCTACAACATATGCTAACGATAAAGCTGCCATTGAAGAGGATATTTCCGAAATTCAAGGAAATATGGCTCATAGGGTTACTACTGCTGGTTGGGAAGCTGGTAATTTTGCTAGCCTTTCTAGTAATGGTGACTTAGCAGATTCTGGATATGAAGCTGCAGATTTTGCTGGAAAGGGTGAGTTTGATACTGCCATTCAAACTGTCGAAAATGAGATAGATGCTCTTGAAGATGGTAAAATGGATAAAGTTCCAGGTGCTCAATCCGGAAATATTGCAGTATTTGGTAACTCTGGTAATGTTGTTGATGGACTATCAAAAATCTCAGATTTAGCTACTAAAAGCGAATTTAATGCTTATAAGACATCAAATGATGCAGAAGTAGCTAAGAAGGCAAACAAAGATACTAATGCTACTGCTGGTAACTTTGCAAAATTTGTAGCTGGTGGTGATATTGCTGATTCTTCATATAATGAGAATTCATTTGCTACTGCTGCACAAGGTGCTAAGGCTGATACTGCTATTCAGGGAGTTAAATGCTATACTGATGCCGAATTAACACCTGATGCTAATAAGAAAATTACTTTACCGCAAGCATCTGCTCAAGTTTATGGTGTGGTCACTGTAGGTTATACTACTATTAATGATGACGAAGAAAATAATAACGGTTAACCTTTAACTATCTTATACACTATGTCAACATATGTAAGCACAATTAATGATACAGAAATTCTCGCTAGACGCGCTTATGAAGATGAATCTGGCGAGAATCTTCAAGAATCATTAGCATCTAAAGCTACTAATGAGCAAATAGATGATATTAATGATACAATTGAATCAATTTCTGTAAAAACGGATTGGGAAGAAGAAGATCCTGATTCTTTGAAGTATCTAGATAATAAACCAGTTCCAATTTCTACATCTGAAATTGAAGGTTTATTCACATAACTAATGGCGTTTAATAAGGAAATATCATGGCAAAATATCTTGATCTAAATGGTCTTTCTACCTTCTGGGGAAAGATTAAGACATATATAGCTAATCTTAGCGGATCTATAACTGGATCTCCTGGTGCTAGCAAGACTATTACAAGCTATACGGATGCCGGTGGTAAGACAACTGTTACATTTGCTGATATTCAGATAGCAGAGTCGCAGGTCACCAATCTCACTACTGATCTTGGTAAAAAGGCTCCAATAGCAAGCCCTGCTCTTACAGGAACACCTACTGCACCTACTGCCGCAGCTGGTACAAATACCACGCAAATTGCTACAACTGCATTTGTTAATACTGCCATTACGAATAAAATGGCTGAAGCAGATGCTATGATTTATAAGGGCACTTTATCTGGCGGTAGTACTGGTGATTATGGTGCACTAACACCTGCTGCTTCTAAAGGTTGGACTTATAAGGTTAATACAGCCGGTAAGATCGATGGCGTAGAAGTTGAAGTAGGCGACATGCTTATCTGTAATACAGATAGTACACCTGCCGCTACTGCTAGCAATTATACTACAACTGTTGCTAACTGGGATTTCATTCAAGGTAATCTTGATGGTGTAGTTATTGGCCCAGCCGAATCCGTTAATAATAGGGTAGCTATTTTTGATGGTACTACTGGTAAGAAAATTAAAGATTCTGGTTATACCATAGGCAAATCTGTACCATCTAATGCTGTATTTACTGATGTTAGCGTGGCTGATGCATCACATCACTATACACCATCGACAGCATCTGGATCAGATAAATCAGCTTCTGCATCTGGTGCATCTGCGGCTTGGTCTATAGACGTTGTTAAGGGTGTTACGCTTAATACGGATGGCAAGGGTCACGTTACAGGTATCTCAGTTACTTCTGGAAAGATTCCTGCTAACCCAAATACTGATACCAAAGTTACTTCAGTTGATAATCACTATGCACCAGCTGAAGATTCTGGTTCAGCTATTCCTGCAACTGGTGGATCGGCAACACAGCTTCCGACATCTTCCAGTGGAAGTTTAATTCAAGTAGTTACTGGCCTTAAGCGTGATGCTAAGGGCCACGTTGTCGGTGTTACATCTGCAGGTCTTTGGAGTCCAGATAATAATACTACATATACTAACGCAAAACTTGGTCAGGGATATGGCACCTGTTCTACAGCCGAAGCCACGGCTGCAAAAGTAGTAACGCTTTCTAGTTATGAATTAGTAACTGGTGGTATTGTTGCCATTAAGTTTACATACGGTCTTTGTGCATCTGCTACTTTAAATATTAATAGTAAGGGTGCAAAAAATATATACATTCGTGGTGCCGCCGTAAGCGCTACTACTGCTAAAGAAGTTTTAGCTAATGATATTGCTTACTTCATGTATGATGGTACACAGTATCAGTTCCTTGGTACGGATCGTATCTTTGGTGCAGGTATTGTTAGCTTATCGATTAATGGTAAGACAATTACATGGACTAAAGCAGATGGAACTACTGGTACATTAACCACGCAGGATAATGATACTAAGAATACTGCAGGATCTACAGATACTAGCTCCAAGATATTCTTAATTGGTGCTACTTCTCAAGGTACTAATCCAACAACGTATTCTCATGATACAGCATATGTTGGAACCGATGGTTGTTTATATAGTAACTCTCAAAAAGTTCTTACAGAAAATGTAGCAGCGAGTACTTACGAGCCTAAAATGACTGCAATTACCGATGCAGAAATAGAAGCTTTAGAGTAAAAACTTTTTAATGCTCCGTCTTGAATGGACGGAGCATTTTCTTCATAAAAGGAATAAATATGGCAAAGTATTTAAATCTACAAGGATTACAAACCTTTTGGAATAAGATTAAAGGTATAATCTCTGGACTTGATACCAGAATTACCAATTTAAGTACTACTGTAGGCGAACATACAACTGCTATTGCAAATAAAGCATCTACGAACCATGCGCACGGCAGCATAACGAACGGTGGAGCCATCACGGACACTGCAGTCGCATTGGCAAGCGGAGACTCGCTCGCATTCGTGGATTCTTCGGATTCGTCAAAGATAAAGAAGACTTCTATCACCTTTGACGGCAGTACTACGACACAGGCGCTGACCAAGGCTGGTACGTGGGCCACGTTCAACAACTATTCGCATCCCACCGGTAGCGCCCCGTCCAAGACCGGCGTGCCTACGGCAAATGCCAGTCCCGGATTCGGAGGTACTTTCAAGGTCAACCAGATTACGACCGACTCGACCAGTCACGTAAGCTCCGTTACCGAGCGTACCATCACTATACCGAACACCATGGCCACCACTTCGGCTGCCGGTTTGATGAGCGCGGCGGATAAGACTAAGCTGGATAATGCCACTACCAAGAAAACAGGCTTTGCCTATCGTGGCACAAGTGGCGGGCCGGTATATAAAATTGCCGAGAAAACATTTACCAGTAAAACAACAACTCATTCAGAGCAGTTAATATTTGATGTATCATACTCTACACACCCGACTGCCATTGCAACAAGTAGACTTGTAGTATCATTTCGTGTGGATGCTAATACATCCGCTACAATGGGATTCGTTACTAATACTGTAATTCGTAAAGAGGGATTCACAGAATTGCCATACAAATTCTATGGAGCTGTGGACTATGCCAATGGTAAATTTACATTATATGCAAAATATATTAGTGGTGCTTATGTTACAGTAGAAGCCGAATGTATCCTAGCAAGTTCCGAAAATACCGACCTTATCGATAATGTATCCGTATTCAAGACAACAACCGCTGAACTTCCGGATACCGCTAAGGAAGAGACAACTAGATGGGTTGCCAATACATCGGCAAGTAGTGGAAATGCACCAGTGAAGGTAGATGCGTATGGAACGCTTACCGCCGTTCCAATGGATTCTACGCCGACAGCATCTAGCACGAACTTGATGACCAGTGGTGCAATCAAGACTGCGCTGGATGGAAAGTCTGATATATACAAATGGAATGCCGTTACCCAAGGGCAAAAATGGTCACGTATATTCTATAGTGAATCTACTGCTGGCGTGGTAGGAAGCTCCGGAATCCTATGGATTGGTTGTACCCGTGCGTCGGTTGTGTGCAATGCGGTCTTCCTTGTCACGGCTGCACATAATGGTGCGGAACGCTCAAATATCGTTGAATTGTCATCATGCGGATATTCGGAATTACGCTGTCGGCTAGTCGTAAATAGTTCGGCAAATTATTATTTTGAGGTATATGATACCGCTAACAGCATTGCATCCGGCACGACACAACAATGGTACTGCCGGTATATACCGTTAAGGGAATCAAAAATTACTACTTATACCGCATTTACAGATGGAACTACAATTCCATCTAACTATGCCACATGCAACGATTTTACCATTACTGTGGGCAATTCTGCATTCGCTATAAAAAATATTACTCGAAGTGGAACAACGTTTACCGCAACTCGGCAGAACGGGTCGACGTTCACGTTCACCCAGCAGGACTCCGATTCAAAGGTTACCCAGACTGCTGACGACACGAGCACCGGTACCGGATTCGAATTACTGTTTAGCGCGACAGGAGACAACACTACCCGTACGGAAGCATCCAGGAAGTCAAGCAAGCTGACCTACCAGCCAAGTACAGGAACACTCAAGTCCACCGCCTACAACGTGAACAGCAAGTGTACCTTGCAATTCAACACAACCACCAACGCGCTGGACTTCGTGTTCGCATAAGGAGAGATGAATAATGCCACTTAGAGCATGGTACCCGCTTAACGGCAACACGAACAACATGGGCGCGAGCAACCTGACGCTTACCCAGACGACTGCACCCGCATGGTCCACTGGGAAGACATCGTCACAAGCCATGACGACCGGCGCGTTCAAGTGGACTGCCGCGCAGTCGAACAGCATTTTCAATAACAACGAGTTCTCGTATGCTTGCTGGTTCTATGTAGACGCCGCATCAGGTACGTCCGCTTCGGACTACAAGAAGATATTTGGTGCAGACGGCGGAACTAATTCAAGTAACCGAAAATTTACATGTGGCCAGTATCCTACAGTCAATGGATTCCATGTGTCATCGTGGAATGGTAGTTCGCTAATAAATTGCTGTAGACTTGACGATGCGCTCCCTTCGTACCAGTGGACTCATATCTGCTACTCGTACAAGAAGGGTGCAATCAACATCTACATCAACGGAGTGCTGAAGAAGACGACCGAGCTCACCATGGCGAATAGCTCGTATTCGGCAGAGACACCAGTGCTATGGAACTATTCCGGCCGGAGGATATGCGACGTCCGTATCTACGACCACGCGCTCTCCCAGAAGGAGGTCGCTGAACTGGCCAAGGGGTTGATGATTCACTATACCCTGGACAACCCGTACACTACAGGCATCTACAACTTCTATTCCGGCACTAGGGCACACGGCAATTCCGACGGGCAGTCATATACCAAGACCAAACTGGCAAACGAGGACGGGTATAACTTTAAGCTGAACCGTACCGGAGATGGCTCCAACAGCTGGCCAAATGTATGGTTTAATACCATCAGCCGCACAAATTTTGTCGCCGGTAGAAAATACACATGGTCAGCAAAGGTCAGGTGCAATACTTGGACTGCTGGGTACCTTACGCTACGTAATTCCATTGCATCCAATGACTGGCAGAATGGTGGCGTTACGGTATGCTCGCCTGAGCTTGCCGATGGCCAGTGGCACCAGTATTCCCGTACAATAACCTTGACCGAGGGAATGCACATTGGTTCTACGTATTACTACCTGACCGATGCCGCATACAATGCATCCACCCAGTCGTCCAAGGGATACATGGCCCCTAATGTGGAATTCTACTGTGGTAATCAGAATGGCAGCGGTACCGTCTACAACATGGACTTCGACATCAAGGAGGTCCAGTTAATCGAATCCGACTCCTTACCCGGCTGGGTGGACAACACGATGGCGTCCAATACCGTTCGCGATAACACCGGGCGCGGCAACGATGCCACCTGTTCCGGCTCGGTGACTACGGAAGGTGGTTCACCCAGGAATACTAGGGCGTTCAAGCTGCTTGAGACATCCTACGTCCAGTATCCGGTGCCTGCCGGGATATCCCAGTGCACAATTGCTTTCTGGGTAAAGCGGGCTAGTGGCGGAAGATATTCTACAGTAGACTGCTTGAAGAATAACCCAGCCGGTGGTATGTGGCTTGCCGTTAATACCGAGAGCAGTAAACTGTGGGCCTACTGGGGAGGTACCTATAACAAGGTTAGTGGTTCCCTTACGGCTAATACTTGGTATCACGTAGCATTGACTTTCAATGCCGGAGTAACCCAGTGGTATCTAGATGGTGTAGCTGTAGGTTCTGCTGTAGATTTCTCCGCCAAGGGTACTACTTGGCCATCTGGTACTAGGACTATAGGCAACAGCTATACGGGAACTACGTGGACTACCGCGTTCACTGGTTCCATATCCGACTGGAGATTCTATACTACTGTGCTTACAGCCGCACAAATCAAGGAGCTTTACAACGCTCCAGCTTCAATATCCGATACAGGAGCTGTCTTAGCTGAGCAATTTACCGAAGGAGCTTCTGGAATTTCTGTAGCAAAGACCGGTATCGTTTCCTGTTCTAATGTTTCATCGCTGCCTATCAAGTATGATAATTCCATACTTATAGAACCAGATGGATCATGCTGGGCTCATATTGGTCATCATGCCGATCCCACGACATACAAATTTGCTAGTAGCGATCCGTTTTCTACTGGTGTCTGGAAAGATGCTAGAAGATTCCTCGATCCGTCGGCATGTGATAAAGTGGATAAGTGGGAATTTATTGCTACACAGCGGGCTACAGCTAGTGGCACTGAACAAAGGTTTAGGTGGATTCAGACTAAGAACCCTAATTCCGCTGTATATGAAGATGTCGTAGCTGCAGCAGTAACAAAGTACACTACAGACGATGGATATACTAACATGAGTGCGTCATATGGTGGAATCTATAAATTCAACAGTAATACCTACTACGTCATGACCAACGGAAATAAAGGTAACTGGTTTGGAGCTATAGGAGCATGGAATGAATGGAATGGCGGTATTCCTGGTATAAATGGCATTGCTGTCAAGGACGGAGGCTATCTTGATCTCTATCTCCGCATCGACAATGTTACATGGAATACTAAGAGAGATCTATGTTCCTTTGACAAGGCTGGAAAGTCTGTATTGTCACCGGAGATCATTGAGATGTAAGAATATTGGACAGGAGTGTTCTTGTCTAATATTTATTAAATCTATTAGTCTAAACTTAAATTTGATAATAACCTATATAAGGATATAGATATGGCACAACTTAATGACACTATGGTACAGGGAGATCTCCGGGTTACTGGAAAGATCTATGGTACCGATAATGCTATACACTTGGAAAATGCTAACTTAGCAATACCGATGCTTGGTAATGGTGATTATGTAGGAAGCTCCGGTGACTTTTTTATTGGCTCAGGTAGTGGAAAGAACCTACCAGATACTACAAATAATTTCAATATCCATACGACAGTAGCTCATTTTTCTGGAACAACTTATAGACTTTCTCAGATTGCTACACCAACATCGTCAAGTAATCCTACCGGAATATATGAACGCGGTGGTGTGTCCACTGATGGTATCACATGGACTTTTGGTGGCTGGTTAGCCGTAGCGAATAGCAGTCATTCTCATGGTAATATTACTACTGATGGTAAAATAGGCTCAACGGCAAATTTACCAGTAGTTACAGGTACATCTGGTGCCGTTACTACTGGTTCATGGGCTACTTCTGCTGCTGATACAGGTTCGTCTAGTTCAGCAGGTACTGCGAATACATTCTCTAGAGGTGATCATACTCATAAGGTTGCTGTTGCTACTGGTGATTCTGCGGGTCAAGTAAAGATTGCTGGCCAAAATGCATCTGTAAATGGATGGGCAAATAAAGCAAATCTAGCATCTCCAACATTTACAGGAACACCCGCTGCTCCTACCGCAACTGCTGGAACAAACACTACACAAATTGCTACTACTGCGTTTGTACAAACTGCAGTTGGAAATAAATTAAATAGCAGTGGCTTTGTATGCGGATATTGTAGTACTGCCGCAGGTACTGCACAAAAAGATGTAACTGCAACGAATTATTCTGCTAGCACTGGCAATGTGATAATGGTAAGATTTACCAATACTAATAGCGCTGCCGGTCAGATAAAATTAAATGCAGGTGGTAAGAATTACCCCATTGTATGGAACGGTACTTTAACCGCTTCTGGATCAACATATGCTCTTCCAGCAGGTACATGGCCCTGTTATTTTGATGGTGCATATTGGAATATATGGACAACGGGTGCATACCAATTCCAAAAAATATATGCCAAAGATATAGCTACTGATAATACTATCGTTGTTGGGTCTACATCTCCTACATATACTGAACTACGTGATAAGTTGTGGAATGGTCAAGTTACTACATATTATGCTAGGACTCTTATAGGGGCATCTTCAGAAATACTATATATGCCTTTATTACATATGCCTAATAGTAGCTCTATGGATGTTGGAACTATTGGATTCGGTACATTACATAATGGCATATTCTTTTATGCTACTTACGGTGTAGGTAATGTCTGGTCATCCAATACAATTAACATACTATCTCCTAGTAGCATTGAAGCCGGTACTGATATAACGGTTAGCACTTTTGGTGGTACCGTTACTATTGGCGTTGATACTACTGGAACTGCTTCTGGTACTAATGCCTTTGTAGAAGGAAATGGTACCCAAGCATCAGGTAATTATTCTCATGCCGAAGGCGAATCATCTAAAGCTACTCAATCAACAGCGCATGCTGAAGGATATAATACTACAGCCAGTGGATATAATGCTCACGCTGAAGGAAATGGTACTACAGCATCTTCTGGTTCTACTCATGCTGAAGGAAATGGTACTAAGGCTACTTCAGATAGTGCTCATGCTGAAGGTAGAGCTAGTGAAGCAAACGGTGCGCATTCACATGCCGAGGGATATAGCACTAAAGCCAATGGTATTGGATCGCATGCTGAAGGCTCTTTAACTAAAACTTTTGGAGTCTCTGCTCATTCTGAAGGTGGTGGAACTGCTGCCGTTGGTAAAGACTCTCATGCCGAGGGTCTAAATAGTACTGATGCATGTAAAGTAGGTACTTTAAGTGAAGCCCATACAAGCCAAAGTTCTAATACATGGCATATAAATGGCGTAAATGTATCAACTACTGATGTATTAGTTATACCTACTAGTAATGGTAATAAATTTATTAGCGGTATTCTAGATATATTAGGTGGAGAGATTGTAACTAAAAAGGATCTAAATGAAACGGTTGCTGCTGGCACTAGTATAATTGTCATATCACAAGGATCTGCTGGAGATTATTCTCACTCCGAAGGTAAATATACATTTGCCTATGGAGAAGAAAGCCATGCTGAGGGTTATAATACTAAAGCCATAGGGAATAATAGTCATGCTGAAGGAGAGTTAACACAAGCAACGGAAATAGGTTCTCATGCCGAAGGTTATAATTCCGCTGCACATGGCGATTATTCTCATGCTGAAGGCAATAATACATATGCTAATGGCAAATCTAGTCATTCTGAAGGTAAAAATACGTGGGCAAACTATGAAGCATCACATGCTGAAGGTCAGGCTTCATATGCAAACAATATAGCTAGCCATGCTGAAGGTGACAGTACATATGCTAATGGTTTATCTAGCCATTCAGAAGGTAAAAATACAAGTGCAAATGCTGCGTATTCACATGCTGAAGGTCAAGATACTGTTGCCTCAGAAGCTTGTTCTCATGCAGAAGGTTACAGTACTGGCGCACATGGTAATAATGCACATACTGAAGGCTATAAAACTTTGGCTACATCGTCTGCCGCTCATGCAGAAGGATCTGAAACTTCCGCATATTTCGATAGCTCACATGCAGAAGGACGTAGTAGCGTATGTCATGCCCAGCAATCTCATGCTGAAGGTTTTTCCACTATAGCTGCTGCAGCATCTGCACACTCTGAAGGTTCTTATTCAACCACAGTAGGGGTATCATCTCATGCTGAGGGTGGAGTGACAATTGCTGGTGGTAAAGATGCGCATGCTGAAGGTTTTAATAATGATGTTTTAACTACTAAAACGAAAGCAGCATCTAGTTCTGGAATAACCACAATAGACGTTGAAACTGTAACTGGTATTCCAACAGGCATGCCATGGGTAGTTATTCCTAACATACACTTCTGTTCTAGATTAAAAAGAACAATGGGAACAGGCGGTAAAACCTTAGAGCTTTATGATTCATTACCAGATGATGTAGACACTAATAGCACCGTTATAATTACAAATAGTGGTGCATTTGGGCAAGCTTCTCATACGGAAGGCCTTAGCACTAGAGCCGATGATGAAGCTATGCATGCTGCTGGTAAGTATAATGCTACTTTTTCCGGTCTAGCACGTGTTACTGGTTGGGGTACACTTTCAATTCGTAAAGATATTGAAAAATTAGATACATCCGGTAATCTCACTCTTGCAGGTAATATTTATGCTAATGGTAATCAGCAAGTAAGTGTATCAGGTCATACACATTCTGCAAGTAATATTACTTCAGGTACATTTGCTACAGCTAGAATTCCAGATCTGTCTGCTAATAAGATTACAGCAGGTAAATTCCAAGGTAAAGTAACACTGCTTGCAGATCAATATAATGATAGTCTTACTGCCGGTGCATTAGATGCAAATAATAGTAATATTGTAAAAGTAAACGCTATTTATACTGCAGATACATCTGATAATGCATCTGAAGGTATCCATTTCTATAGAGATTCTACGCATGTTGATACTCTATGGATGAATGGTGGAAAATTATTATTTGTACCAAATAGAGCTATAGGCACAAGTACTAGTGTTGCAGATAGTAATAGAGTACTATATGCTTCATCTGGTAGTAATCCATTTATAACTGCCAATTCAGATGGTGTAGTTTCCAGATGGACTGCTGCAGAGTTTATGGGTAATAATGGCCTTAGGATGGGATATAGCACAACTGATCCTGAAGCTAGTACCACCAAGGCTTGTAGTATGATAATATTCAGATCCGCTGGAGACCATACCATTAATGTAAAAAGTCTACAGGTTGGTAGAGTTTACTTTGTAGGTGTTGGTAAAGGCTGTTTCAGTGGAGCTAATGGATCTGAGGTTTCTATAAAGCTTTATAATGATTACGGTGCAAATGTTAATTTGTATGTTACTGAAAGTAGTACTGGCACTGTAGTTTTACAAAATACCAGGAGTTATATTTTGGGAGCTTTTAGAAGTCCGGCAGATAATTATTATTTTGGATATACATTTATTATAGCTAGAGAATCTAATGATGGCATTAATATCCTTGCAGCAGGTTATAATTAATGAAAATAGTAATAATATCAAAGGATCAACCTAAATTTATTGATGCTATTGAAGAGAAAGTATCTAATTTTGATCATATCTTTGTAATAGATCGTCCTACAGTAGAATACCGTATCCCTAAAAATTCTATTATGAATTTTGCAGGAGAAGGTTTTCTTGCTGGAAGAATGAGAGATATGGGAGCATCCCTATTTGGAAATGATGATATTTTATTTCTAGATGGGGATAAAGCCCCTATTGGCGAAGATTTATCTTTTTTAGATACTTTACCTTATGATTGCATAGTCTTACCATGTGAAAATGATAGATATAGAGATGAAGGATATTTTAAAGAAGAAGTAGGAGCTATTCCTAATAATAATGATTATAATACTAACTTTAAGAATCCTTTTTTTACATGTGGTATTCTTTATAGAAAAAAACTTGTAGAGAAACTCAGAGAAATTAATGGTGGTAGAATATTTAACTCAGTTTTTGATGGAAATTGGGGAGAAGAAGATCGTTGGAATGGCGATATCATCAATTTTCTTGGTTTTTCTGCAGGTTATACTACAAAAATAAAATTATCTGGCATAGTTGATGGCTGTGATTTAGAAAATTGTATAGCTGCTAAAAATGTTACAGACAGACATGTACAATATGCCATAAATTCTATGAAACGTATGAATCTACGAAAGAAATATTTTGGAGACTTCTGTAAATGAAGAATTTTTCACCCGAAGAATTTTTAAAATCATTTAATTTTACTGACAAAGATACAAGTTTATTTTATATAGCATACATTTGTGAAAGTTTGTTATCACATCCAATGTATCAGAAAGTAGCAAATCTTATTACAGATATAAAAGAAGCAGCTATAGATAACATGGATACTGTATATAACTTTATGGCTAAATATAATTCTATTAAAGGTAAGATTTTTGCAAATTATCCTCTATTTGATATACCCGTAATAGATAAATGTAATTTAAATTGTGCAAGTTGCAATCATTTTGCTCCGTTAGCTTCTGATGCTGAAATTCCAGATATAGATGATTTACATGCATCTATGACTATTTTAAAGGAACAGTATAATCTACCTTGCAGGTCTATAAATATAACTGGCGGGGAACCACTCCTTAGAGATGATATATGTGATATTATTTATATGGTAAGGGATATATTTTCTAATTATAGACGCAATCTATCATCTAATTTAATTCTTTATCCCATATACAGAGAAAAAATTATAAAAGCTATAATTGAGACAAAGTCTAGTATTTATTATTCTGCATATAAAGATATAAATAAGGATCAAATAGATATTCTTAAAAATGATGCAAAAGAGTTTAATTTTAAAGCTATTTGCACACATAATAAAAACGATGGATTTGAGCTTTCTAATATAAGTATTACAGAGAAAGATTACTTCCAAAATAAAAATGAATGTAATACTGCAGGTTGCTTAACATTAATAGGAAAATATCTTTATTTATGTCCTATTATAGCATATATCAAATATCCTAATGCTAAATTTAATTTAGATTATAAAATATCTAGATTTGATAGAATTAATTTAGAGGATATAGAAACACCCGAAGAAATTCTTGTATTTATGAATCTTGCTTCACCATTCTGTGGACATTGTAGGATAAATAGCTTCAATACTATGGAATGGAGTAAGAGTACACTTGAGAAATCTGAGTGGTTCCAGGATTAGTTATAATTTATATAGTCAATAGGGGAACACCCTATTGGCTGTATATTTAACACTTTTCGAAAAGGTAATTTATGAGCTCAGAAATAGATAAAATCAGAATTATCGACCTCGAATCTGGCGATAGCTCTGTAAATATTACAGATGCTAGCCATGTTATGATGGTCGATAGTCAGAGTACTGGTTCTAAGAAACTTTCTATGAATGTACTTCTTGATAAGATTCTTGCATTTGCTAAGTCAAATACTTCAAGAATTTTACCGGATGCTACAGAAAATAAGTATCTTGGAACTAATGAAAATAATGTAATCACTTGGAAGGATCTTCCTACACAGGTTAAGCCTGACTGGAATGCTTCTGAATCTTCGGCTGCCGGTATTTTAAATAAGCCTAGAATGTCCGAATATGCTACTGTTGAAGCAATGAATGCGTCTGATGCAAATCTTGCATCTAGCATTGAATCCGAAGCTACTGATAGAGTTAATGCCGTTCAGGAAGTTGCTACTAGTGTTTCTCAGGAAGCAACTGCTAGAAGCTCTGCAGATACTATCCTTCAGGGTAATATAGATGCTGAAGCAACTGCCAGAAACTCTGCAGATACTACTCTTCAGGATAATATAGATGCTGAAGAGACTAGAGCTACTGCTGCTGAAGGTGCATTAGATACTGCAATTCAGGGTGTCAGTGCTAATGTTAATAAGCTTGTTTACGCTTGGGTCTTCAAGGGTAAGAAGTCTCCAACCGAATTAAGCAAACTTACTGATAAGAGAAGCGGTGATGTTTACGAAGTCACTGTTAATGGTACTATTGGTAACTATGCTGTTAAGGCTGGTGACGTTGTTGCTTACTTTGAATCTAGCTGGATTCATGTTTCTCATGCGATCGTTGCTCAGGTTCAGTGTGATTGGAATCAGACCGATACTGAAGCTGCAGACTACATTAAGAATAAGCCAGAAAATCTTGTGCAAGATGCTAATTATGTGCATACTGACAATAACTACACTAATGCTGATAAGACATTAGTTGCTGGTGCTGCTCAAGAAGCAAGTCTTCCTGCAGTTGCTAGAACTGGCAGCTATAATGATCTTACAGATAAGCCGACAATTCCTGCGGCTCAGGTAAATGCCGACTGGACAGCTAATTCTGGCGTATCCCAGATTTTAAATAAGCCCAGCCTAGCTACTGTGGCTACTTCCGGCAGTTATAATGATCTTCAGAACAAGCCGACAATTCCTGCTGCTCAGGTTAATGCTGATTGGTCATCTAATTCTGGTGTGTCTCAGATCCTTAACAAGCCAGCAAATCTTGTTCAGGATGCAAACTATACACATACCGATAATAACTATACAGATACTGATAAGGGCTTAGTTGCTGGTGCTGCTCAAGCTTCATCGCTTGCTACAGTTGCAACCTCTGGTAGTTACACTGATCTTACTAATAAGCCGACAATTCCTGCGGCTCAGGTTAATGCTGACTGGAGTTCTAACTCTGGCGTATCTCAGATTCTGAACAAACCAGATCTTAAGACAGTTGCTACATCTGGAAACTACGAAGATCTAACCAATAAGCCTTCAATTCCTGAAGAATTCAATTATACTTCAAATAGCTCTGGTCTATTTATTCGTAATTCTACTACTCAGTTATCTGATAAACGTGAAGTATGCGTTAATACTAGTGCTATTGCTCCAGATATGGCTAAAGAGTTAGCCGGAGAGTACTTAGAAGTATCTAATTCTAATCAACTTGAAGTAGACTTACAAGCACTTGGAGAGGATCTTGCTGGTTCAGGTCTTTATGCTAGTAGCAGCGGTGCATTATATCCTGCTTGTGATGGCAAAACAATTGACGTTGTAGGGTATACCGACCCTCTACTTGCAGTTTTACATCCAGTGCCTGATCCTGATGGTGAGACTGGAAAGGTGCTTACAGTTAAGAACGAAGATAATACAGATAAAATAGTTTGGGACAACATAAATACTGTTCCAGATGTGTCTAGTGGTAATGAAGGTGATGTTCTAACGATAGATAATGGATCAGTTGCATGGGTTGCACCTTCTGGAGGCGGTGGTGGTGGAAACCCTTATACTAAGGTGTCTGTAACTCCAGGAGATTGCTATCTTAACGGACAAACTTCAGATTATGGATATGACTTATATGACCAAGATGTAACGATCTCAAATAACACATATTCCGTGCTGTCTAGCCCCATCGGCTGGTATCCTGAGTGGTATGACGATCCGGTAGAACAAGAAGGATGGCATCCCAAACATAATCTAGATAATCTAGTCATTAAATTACCTGATAATACGTCATTCCCAATGGCAGTTGTGGAATTCACTGTCCAGGATAGCGATGATTATTCTCTGCAAGGTTGCGTAAACAATGTTAAGGTAAAGGTTGGAAATACCGAACTTACTAGGATGTATTCTGCCCCATACAATCCGAATGCGCTATTGCTAAGCGGCGAGAATAATGACGAATTTGAATACTGGAAATTGGCGACAGAGGAAAATCACGGTAATCCTTATTACAGAATAGAACGAGTAATGTCTGCTAATAAAGGAACCGATATCTCAGCCTTTGTACATGGTACAAAAGTACAAGTCCAAATTTTTGGTTCTTGTTTTAATGTAACCATGAGCCAAGCCTGTGGTGAACCCTCTGCCTCATAAATAAATCATAAAATTATGCTAACCGAAGTTAGCATAATTTTATTTATTTGAACTGATAAATAGTATAGGAACCCGCCATATGAACAAAAAATACACTATTATCTCTTTCTGTTTCGGCAACTATGATATCTTGCGCGAGCCTATCGAGATAGACCCGAATGCCGAGTATATCTTTGTTACAGACAAGCTCGTTCCTTCAAATAAATGGAAAGTAGTCGTAGATCCTGATCTAGCTGGAAAAGATCCGCTTTATGCGTCTTACTATGTAAGGCATCATCCGTTTAAGTATGCCAATACTGAAATTGTAGCCACTGTTGATGCGTCTGTACAAATCAAAAGCTCTCTGCATCCGATTATAGAAGCCTTTGACAAGTCTGGCTCGGATTATTCTCTTATTAGCGCAATATACAAAACAGACGAGCACAAGATTTCTGAATGGCAACGGAAATTTCCGGGCCGGTTATCCGAGCATGATATAAACGCCCTTAATGCCTTCATCAAGAAATTTGACCAAGAGAATTGGCAAGGGGCTGTTGGCCAAGCCTTCAATATTTACAGGGATTCTCCGTTAATGCGAAAATTCTCTAAACATGTCTGGAGATACATCCTTGCACTGGGAGAAAATGGAAGACCAGTTAGAATTGATGAGATCGTAGTACATAAGCTACTAGCTAGATATGAAGATCTAAAATTATTCATGACTAGCTTGCAGATTATACAGTCAGAGTATATGGTCTATTGCGCGCATCGTTCTACACAACCGAGAATGTCATACCATAATTACGACCAGTATTACTATCTCTGTGGAAAGCCTGTTTATCCTCACAGGTTTGACAAGCGAATCATCTTTCCGACGTCTTATAGATACAAAACCGAAGCTATGCTTTTGACCAAGTATCTCAATCCAGTAGATCTTCATGAATGGCTTGATCATCACCTTAATGTATGCAAATTTGATCAGGTACACGTATTCGACAATGAGTCTAATTATGATATTAGATCTGTTTGCGATGAATACAGTGGAAAGGTTACCTACGAGCTTGTAGAAGGACAGGCATACCAGTACCGTCTATATGATTCATACCTAGAAAGTCGTTCTAATGCAGAATGGGTAATTCCGCTGGATGACGATGAATATCTAGATATCGGCGAATTTGCGTCCATCTATGATGGGGTAATGTATTATAGAAACAAATTCCCTCACATGGATATGCTTGCAATTCGTTGGAAACATTTGTTTCCTAAGAAATTCCATTCTGAACGTACCGGAAAAGTCTTGGAGTACTGTACAGAAGAGAACCCAGAGCTTGCAAAGAAGTTCATGTGGATCGGCGATGGTACTGTAAAGACTATCGTAAGACGCTATGGCAAGATTCATTATGAAGAAACATGGGAAAATCCGTGTGGCGGCCATGTTCCTAAAAATTCTGTATTTTATGGTGCAATGCTATGTGACAACAGAATTATTTTAGGGGTAGGTATACCTGACTGTCCTTATAAATTAAATGATGAACGTATGCGAATTTTACATTGTCGTTATAAAGGATACTCAGATTATATTAATAAAATGAAAGAAGAAGTAACAGTGTCTGATAGTATTCCAAGAAAGAAACACTGGAAATTTGACGAAATTCTACCTTCTTTAGATTAAAAACATTATTATGTATAATTATAAGGATATTATATGAAAATAAATCTTTTAACTTTCATTTTTATTTTACTTATATCAATTTCATTTACTTTCGCATCAGATATTACAATAAAAATATGCAAAGAAAAGGATTATGATTGTCAATATATTAAATTATCAGATGTAAAGAAAATAGATAAGATTGCAAATGGCGATATTCTTAGAATTACATTCTATAATGGCAATCAATTAGATATAAATGTATCAAATAAGTATTATGAAATCAAAAAATAAAAGAACCATCTGGTTCTTTTATTTTTTATAATGTTTCAAGGTATGCTTTAGCTAATGCTAAATCATTACGCCATTTCAGATCCTTTGCAGGATTAAGAATACGACTTACACGTTCATCTTGAATTACGAAACTGATATCTGCACGATCTAAGCAAGTCATTAGATTGGTATCATGACATACAGCTAAGATCTGTTTATACCGTACAGTACTTCTCCATAACTCAAAGAATTTCTTTGTAACTCGTTCATCAACGTATGAAATGAAATCATCAAAGATATATGTAGCATCATCATTACAGGTAAGCATTGCTGCTAATCTTATAGCATTTATCAAACCCTTAGATTCAACTGGAATATCATTCTTTGAAAACTTCAATCTTACGCATTTATATACACTTGAAGTAGTATTGCTAATAATGAAGACACCACGTTTATTGCAGATGATAACATTTACGGAATCACCTTCATAAAATTCCAACACACGTTTAATTTCTTCTTTATTATCGCCACCATTCATTATAAAGAATTCTTTGCTAGAGCAATCAATCGTATAATAACCGTCAACAGGTATACCTAAATCATTTAAGTTATCCATAAGGTTAGGTATGAACATCTCTTCAAGGTTAAGACCTGTTTCAGTTATTACAAAGTTTTCATCATCAATAAATTTTAATGTATTACGCATATACAGATATGGCTCAACGATTTCTTCTATTTCGTCATATCCACTAAAGCACGTAATTCTATGTAATAATGTCTCGTCAATATCATTAAAGTATTTAGAGAACCATTTACCAAGCTCACCGAAGTCAACGTACAATTTTACATCAGTATAATTTGTACGTGTGTATATCTTGGTAATTTTTCTACGTTTATTATCTTCTGAACGGCACCATAGTACTTCACTATAAATACTTCTATCTTTAAGATTCACATCAATTTCATAGTGATACAGTTTTTCATGTGTAGCAAATTCAATTACAAATTCACTAGATTCAGATCTATACTGTACACCATCTTTCGGGCCATTGTAATAGTAATCAGTATAACCGTATTTAACTTTACCTTCGCCGCCTAATAGCTCCTTAATGAATTTCAAGGCTTCAATAAATGAAGTCTTGCCACTCATATTTTTACCAAAGATCATTGCCATGGAAGTAAGACGACCATCATAATAGACAGAATTTCTATTATTTAAGGTGTCTCCAAACCATTCTACTTTATCTTTAAATGGACCAAAATTCTTTACACTTACATACTTAAGCATCAAGCTGCTCCCTTATAACCTTTGGAAGTTTGTTATACATCTGGGCATAATCATATATTGCTCTCTGTACAAAATTCATTTTGCGAGGTTCAAGACGTTCGCCGCCCATCTTCTCACATAATTTCTTCTTAATGGCTCTGGTATTTCTACCTTTTAGCTTTCTAAATTCCTTGATTGCTTTACGATTCTTACGTTTGAATCTGGCAGTCATTTCCTTTTCAGCACGTGCCATTAGAATATTATACAGAATGCTCATATCCATAGCGTTGTTTTGATTTCCATTCTTCATCTAATACCTCAATGCCAATAGATGAGCCAGATACTGGAACTGTGATACAATTCATGGATATAATTCCAACATTAGGTAATTCCCCTAAAATTTTAGAAGGTCTTATACCAATATTGAAATGTGACATGAAATGTTCTGCATGAACATCTCCCATGAATTCAGTCCGTTCTCTTTCAGAATCTATTACACAATAAAACCAAGTATCAAGATTTGAAAAGCGATTATCAATATCTGCTAAATATCTTTTTATTTCAGCAGTATCAGGTTGAGGTCTATTCCAGAAATCATCAAAACTTGGAAGTATCATCATTTTAGGATCGTAATCATCTTCATCTACATATGTATTTTCATTTTGTATTACAGCTAACATTTGTTCACATGCAGTATGTACAAATAGCTTGAATACCTTAACAGCCATTTCAAAATTGTCAAAGTTAATTATTAATGGCGTCATACCATCAAGCATATTACTTATACTATCCATGTCGAATGTAGTATTACCTGCATACAATGTATATATTTTATTAACTACAGACATGATCTAACCCCATAGAAACTGTCATATCCTTTAGGGCATTCATTGTATCGCTATCTATACTTAGATTCTTTATATAATCTATCGCTTGATCATTAGATATATCATCATCAAATGCTAATATATCTGCTGTAAAATCATTACGCTTAGCCATTTTAATTTCCATTTCAACTTCAGTAAAGTTGCTAAAGAAATATGGTTCAGGCTGAAAGCGTCTTGAGCTAGAACTCCAATACCATTTCTCTGAATTAAATATTATAAACATTTCAACTAATCCGTATGTAAAAGGTCAAAACTTGGATCTAATTTGTCTACATCATTTCTACTGGCTGTAAAATCTGGAAATTCTACTGCTCTGGATGTAAAATATCTATCATTAAATTTATAAATCAACGGTGAATCTATCAATTCAAAATTATCTTCATATAAATCATCATCAGTATCAAATTCAGTTTCTTTTACAAGAATCAAAATAGATCCTAATTTGAATCCTTGACCTTTAAATGCATGAGCTATACAAATATGTATACCTTCTAGAAAAGCTTTATCAATGCGTGTTAGATCATTATAACCTGGTAACGACTCAAAGTAAGATTCAAATATAGAATCAAACAGTTCTGTTGTCCATTTATAAGGATCATATAATACATTAGAAGGTATCAACTCTTTTAAACGAAATCTTTTCTTATTTAGATCATCAATGACTCTTCCCATAAACGGTAAACCTGCTTGTGAACTCATACAATCGCAGAGCTCATCATAAATGCGACCTATGCGATTCATTATTCCATTAAGCAGGATATCGACTGCTACAGCTATGCTTGTTGTTACTGGACTAAGTAAATGTACTGAATGACAGTCATCATCTCTATTATTTTCAGTTACAAAATATACTTTTTCTTTAAAGGTGTCTCTTATACCTTTAAAGGCATCTTCTTTCTTCTTTTTCTTATTCTTAGCAGCAACTTTTCTTGCTGTAGTCTTTTTCTTAGTTACTTTTTTAGTTTTAATGGATCTCGCGACCCTAGAACTCCGTGTAGGCATTTCATCTCCAGAATCTCTTGATGCATTTAATAATGCATTTTGTTCCATAATAGTATTGAGCGCATCACTGAAGTTAAGCCATTCAGAATCTATCTCATGTCTGAATAGTTCTTCTTCGTGTGATGCGCTCCAATAATCATGATCTTGGTTTCTAGCCATAATAATTAGATCTCAATATGACCTAAATCAATATCTGTAGCTAGGTCATTACTATCATGTACAGATATAGTCTTCTGCATCTGTGGGAATTCAACATGACTAGTTAAGAAATATTTATTATCAATTTTATTTATCATAGGTATTAATCTAAAACAGGCGTAGTAATCATACAATGGATCATCGCCATCCATAAAATCTGCAGTAACTTTTACAGTTAATCCAGTTAGATCATTCATTGTAAACATTGTACTATATTTATACGGACGCGAATGATTTCTACTAACGTTAATTTTTATATCGTCTAAGTAGTCGTAATCTTCTGATGATAAGGATTCATATCCGGGAAATGATTGCCAATACTTATCATATATCTTTTTAAATATTTCCGTATCCCATTTGTCCATATTATTGTAAACATTTTCAGGCATATAGTCTTGAAACTTTATTCTTGTTTCAAGTAGCGTCTCTAGGAACGTTTGCATTTCTTCGCTTATATCGCCTTCATAATTATCTACCATTTCTCTAAATATATCCTTTATACGGTTATCTATATTATATAGTATCGTATCCCTTACAATTTCTACATTCGTAGTTAAAGGGCACAATACATTTACATATACGGAACCATCATCTACAGCATTATCATATACAAGATATAATGCATCTTTAAATAAATTCTTTTTAACTTCTTTTTTGTCTTCTGTTTGGACTTTTTTCTTAGATTTCTTTGTTGGCATCTTGTCTCCATGTTTATTCATTTTCTTTATTTAATATATATTCTTAATATCTAACATTATTATGACGATGCAAAAATCTCCTTGTGTTGTTAGGTTGTTTATCGAATAAATATCCCTTAGCGTAGAAATATGCTAAGGGATATCTTTATGAATTTTTAAAGCCAAAACAAAGAATTGTATAAAATTATATAGGTAGATTATGCAACAGGACTTAACCTTCAAACAAGCGAATATAAGTAGCAGCGCTATCTTAAGTGCTGTAACGGGTGAAGTCCGGAGATGGTGGTTAAATCAGTTTCCTGAAAACTATTTTAAGTATATAAGAATAACTTCAGGCGGCACTATCCCGGATATAGAAGGCGATGCCGACCGTATGAGGGCTTATAGAAAGAGTAATCCGTGTCTGGCATTAAGACCTAGATTAAAGTTTCAGGAAGACTTAATGGGTGAAGCCTTAAGGAATCCGGCACCGTTCTTATATGAGAACATCGGGCCTGACTCCCATTACTATACGCTATATAGAAACGATCAGTTCCTGCAGCGTATAACATTCATGGTTGATTACTATAAGATGGAATTCCAAGTTGGGATCCGTGTTGAATCTGAAGTGCAGATGCTGGATGTAATCGGCTTATTGAATAAGCGTATATTCCCTGAGAATTACTTCTATATAAATGATTGTCCATTACTTGTAGAGATCCCATCTAATCTTCTATTCAAGACAGCAGAAGACTTAGGACTAAATTTATATAAGCCTGAAGATGTAAAAATCTTCCTAGACATCTTACAGCATAATACTACGTATCCTATAGATATAAAGATTAAGAAAGATAGTGGTAAGAAGATAATTGCATTCATTATGCCTGCAAATATCTTATGCCGTGTTGAAAAATTGCCTGAACCTGATGTTCAGCATGTTAATCGTTCTATAGATAATACGAAAATACAGTTCACAATGACTGCCCAAGTGCCGTTCCCTAATCTATTTAAGATGTGGACGGAGTTACCGGTACCTATGCCACCTGGCTGGAGTCGGCCTGATGATGGAGATCCAAATAAGCCGGAACCTCCGTTTGAAACATCTGGTCTAGATAATGGTAGACTCATGATTAACTATGCTTTAACAACTGAACCTCCTCAATATATTAAGGGTACAAGTGCTAAGCGTATATTCATGAAGAAATTCATTACTGGTACAGATATGGCAGTAGATTATTTATCTCTAGCTGGTATTCTTCCACCTGCTCTAGAAATGTTTATAGATCAGATGCTTGAGGAACATAAAAAAGACGTGCTTGAGGAAGCTATCTTATTCAGATTATATAGAGATGAATATTGTGAGCCACCAACGAATTATAAATTTGATTTCAAGAATAAGACTCTAGAATTATTCTCGCCACTTAGAAATTACATATACCGTGTAGTCATCTATGTGGAAACAACGATACTTCAAAGATACGAAGCTATTATCAGGGGTATACCTGATCTTCAGCAAGTATTTGATGCGGACATTCTTCAATAGGTTATATAATGACAGCGTTTTATAACAAATACCAGTCATATAGACAGTATTTCATAAATCCGAACTATATGCCTTTACAAGAAAGAGCAGAAGCAGAAGACCTGCTGAATCCTAATACGTTAGTTACATCTGCTCTTCTTGAACAGCGCAATATACTAAGATTTCAAGGTGTACATCCTATACCTGCTAAATATTATATGCACTCTAAGAGTGCTACCCCTATTAGTACATTATTAACTAAGCTTTCTGAAAATGTAGATTATCAGGCATACTTTGTCCAAGGCTTAGATAATATTGGTGTTGTTACTATTACAGATTTCGACTCATCTATTAATCTCTCGGATTATCAGCTACTAGTATTTGATAGGAATAATAATGACTTGATTCATTCAGGATTTAGAATTAACGATTTTAAATCTACATTCTGGTATGTAATTAATAATACTCTGTATGTTATTCTTATGAATTGCACTAGATATTGCAATGATGAAAATGATTTAACAAGCTTTGCAGATGAAGTTGATGTAGTCTTAATGCGTAAGGTTAATTGCCGTGATAGCGTTAAGATAGGGTTAATGGAATTTACATTACCTCCTAACGATCCTACAACACAAGTTACTGAAAATGAGTTACCATTTACGGAATTACAGACATTATATCTTAGATTTGATGAAGTTGGCCCGAAGACCACTATGTTTAATAGATATAATGAAAGATTCTATGGTGTTGCGCTATACTTATCTGAGTATGAAGTAGAAATTGGTGACGTTATCTATAACGAACATGATAAAGAGGTAACAGTAACCAGTAATAATATTACTCTGATTAATGATGCTATTAGACAGACACATATCAAAAACTGGTTGTTAATAGATCCAAGTAAATATCAGATATCTATTGGTGATAATTGTATTATTGCTGAATGGAATAATATTGCAGATGTTGCAGATCTAAATCTCTTTATATATGCTTCTTATAGTGATACTGAAACAGGAACAAGCCTTCCTAGAATGAAGATACCTGTTACCAGATTATATATGAATAGTAAATTCTATTTATATAATAAGAATACTTTTATAAAGACTGAATATGAATATAGATATAATCCGGGTGAGGATCATCCTATTATTTCTGTAAGCAGAGATAATACTACTCCATTAAGAGCTATTGAAGAAAGCTTTAATGTAGTTCGTGATGATGACGATAATATCATAGGTCAATATCCTAATTATATCCCTATGAATTGGAGTCTTCCTAACGATTTACGTTTAAGTGATGATCCGGATTCACATATCTATGGTAGATGGATTGATACTGAAGATGTATTCGTATTTGTAGATGGCGTAAAGTTAACGCCATATCTAGATTACGAAGTATCTAATAATGGTTTTATAGGCGAAGATATACCAGCTGGTAGTATCAAGTTCAAGAATAGGAATTCTAGTGATACTGCGGAAACTTTCCCGGTATTTCCTATATGCCCTGTGGATGAATCTGTAAGTCTTCATACTATATTAGTATTTACTATTCCATCTTCTGTACATAGAAATGTATATTATGGCCCATATACTTATGGCGATCATTCAGAATTCGTACATGATATAAGTGAAGAGGTCATGAGTGCTTCTGATTATAAATTTAAGGATAGTAATGGAGTATATCCAATACTAAATATTGAAGCTGCTACAACTAAAGCTACAGTTTCAATGCTTTCTCCTGAAAATTATATAGTCTTTGCAGCAGGTAGATATCAAAGAACTGAAGATAATAAGGCTGCTATTGCATTAGATAATGCTCTATATATGAGAGAATTATCAACATATACAAGTATAGAGTATCACTCTTACTTTGACGATAGCAAATTATCTTATATAGATAATATGTGGCACAATAATTCTACATATAATCCATTAGCAGAGAAGTTAATTAAGTATTTAACAGGAGCAGACCCTGAAGATCCTGAATACTTTGATATAGAGAAAACCTATATGATTAATTTCTTAGCTGATAGAGAAGATCCAGAAGAACCAAATAGGATTACTGAAGAATCTTCAGAAGCCTATGGTATTCCGACGGACTATATCTACTATGGTGGTTCTACGAATATCTTTGAACTCTGGCTCAAGCATAATACTCGTCTTGTGTTTAGAAACGATATTGATGCACAGGATGATACTGCTAGACGTAGAGTTCCGGACAAACAGACTTACTTCAGTGCCAATGATGATCTATCTGAAAGAGGTTATCTGAATAATATTCATGTGTCTGGTAATGATATGCCGGGTATGCCTGAATATACTGCTTCTAATGATATAAATAATGAAGAAGAAACTGAAGACGACAATAACGGATAAAGGTAATTTATGTCTTTTGAAATTTATGAATATAAACCTACTAACGATGGAAAACTTGAAAAAGTCGTATATGAGACTTTGGAGGATTTAAATCCATCTGATGCAGATACACCATTTGAATATCTGAATCGTTATATTGCTCAAAAGCGTATTGCTTTTGAGAGGGCAAATAATGAGATTATAGAAAAATGGCATTCATACGTAGAAAATTATTTTAGATCATTAGAACTTGTCAAAGAAGAATTAAAAATACGTGGATATGATATAGACCACTTAGACTTTAAAGATGTATGGGAAATAAATAGCCCTGTCTTAAAGTATATGGCAGATAATCTATGCCAAGCCTTTGTACTTACCTTTGGTAATACAGAGGCTTTTTTAAATACAGATTTAATGAAGAATGCACCTGAAGATATTAAAGAAGAATTCAGGGATATTACATCTGACGAATATTACACATGGTTACAGTACATGACTAATGCTGAAGCAACAAGGCCAGTGCGTCCAGTCCTTCTTAGCGATACTTACGAGAAGTTTGACTTAATTGAAGCTAAGAATATTATTGTGACCATTCGTGATAAATTTGTTAGGAATAATGAAGATAGTATGGCAGATGCCTTAAAGCTGTGTTCATTCCTAGCCGGTGCTATCAGACGCATCTACAATGTACTTCCAGAAGAATCCAAGAATAAATTATCCGCAGTAGATAGAAATATTCTAGATTACGGATTTAAATTCCAATCTGAATTACAAACTAGATGTGATTCTGAATTAGCAGATGAAGGTTTAGGTGTAATAAAGAAACTCTTAGAGAGAGAAAGTACCATTAATGATATTATTCTCTTAGTTTACTCTCACTTGAAGGCGTAATATGGTTAATTTTAGTAAAGCAAGATTTGAATTCATACCTAGCGTATTGGATTCATCAGAGATCGACTCTCCTTATACTAACAGCAATGTTGAAGGCCATGAAGAGATGTCGAAGTCTTCGGATAGAATCTATCCAAGACGTGATGAATTATTCCAAGACGAAAATGGTAATCTATATTTATATAAAGTCATTAATGGCATTCACAAGTACGTGAAGATTTCTGCTGATGCTACTGTAGGCTCAGATAATGGTGATCGCATAAATAAAGATATATTTATGCCGTTCCAGAAAATTGCTAAAGTAGATACAACCAGTAGTATTAATTCTGCAGTATTTGATGATGGCATTATAGCGGTTGCTAATGGAAATGCATTAAAGTTTTTCAAGAGCAATCTGAATGGTGATGGCTTAGATGAAATTGAAGGCGAAATATCTATAGCCAATTACGCTGATTTCTTTGCAAAGAAGTTTGGTACGTTTACATATAATAATGGTAATGTAAATTTCAGAGTCCTTTTATGCTGCAAGTCTGTAACTGAAGGCTACGAAGTTAAGAATACTGTACAGGCATTCAGACTTGTTAGCGATTTATCCGTAATTCAGACTGCTTATACTTTAGAACCATACGGAACTGCTGAAACATTTACGGAAAACATTACCAGTGTAGGAAACAATCAGGTAAATATTCTTCGTAATGGTGACAGTACCACAAGCTTTAGGGCTATAGTTAATAGCTCCATTATTGAAGCCGAGTTAACTGATGATACTATCACGTATACATGTCCTGCTGAATCATTTATTAGCTTTGCAAAGTCTTCCGGTAATACAAATGCCGTAATGACTTCAATGCCAATGTCCGGTAATATCCGTCTATATACTAAGGATACTGATTCCTATATAGAAGTACCGCCATCTGGTGGTAATAATTACTATGGCACGACTATTCTTAATGTAAAACGTACAAAGGCTAGACCTAATGCGTTTAGCATGTATCCTATCGTTAAGATTACATCTACATCATGCCACCTATATACCTCTGACTTTGGATCTACTCCAGTTGATAACCTTTTCTCTATGGATTTAGAAGAAGGTGAAGAATTTGTTAGAGTCATTGATAACTCTCATTCCATAAACCATGCAAATATGGTTGAAGGTTATGAGAAATTTGTAGCATCATTCATTGTCTTCACTACTAAAGATAATATTTCTTATGCAAATCTATACTATTGCATACCTAATGCTCTTGAAGATGACAATGTAACTAGTGCTAACGAGAGATATCAGAATTCTACATACTCCGTAGTAAAGGTCGGTAGATACCAATTTAATAAAGGCGAAGAGATTAACGATCTCGAAACATTGTCTTATATCTATATACTAGATAATGGCAATATACTAGAGAACCGTTCTGACTCTCTAGTAATGTATGCTGCTTCACAGTTTAAGTATTTATCTGCGTCTTTTGCAGATAGCTTGTTTGCCGCAAATCTTCAGGCATTCAAACTTATAAGCAATATTGTAGATACTAAGGAACTAAGGGCAACTGACAGCTATACTACACACACAGATATATCTAAGGCAAGTATTAAGGAAGCCAGCGTAACAAATATAAGTGCTGAATCCGATAATAGTTCTAGATTGTTAGAAAATATCCAATTCGATGTAAATCGCTTTACATCTTTCGGGTATGACCATTACTATATCAACATGGATCTGGAAGCATATAATCCATTAACGATTTGTGATATAGATACTGATGAAGTATACAATATCACTGTATCATTTGGAGATGATATATCAATATTTGATATTAGGAATACACCAGATTATGGTAAGTTTATTGTAAACGTTGATAAACATGGTATAATATTTGGTAACTTCTATTGCTATTTAAATAATGTCTTAAAGACCTTTGGTTACCGTTCTACAATGAGCCTTGAAGAGCTTATTGAAAGAAAGAAGAAAGATTCTATTAATACAAAATGTGAATTTATCCTAACTGAAGAAGATGTATCTCCGTATATTGGATCCGATACCGTTAGAAACTTATTTGATTCTTTAAAGATAGTTACCCGTACGGATAATTCCATTATACATATCTATAATACGATAGATGGTAGGATCATCCTTAAGGAAACCGCAGCTGTTTATAATGCAGATGATTTTAATAAACATACCGTAGATATTTATAATACTAGCTTGCTAAATAGAGAAGTAAGTATTAATGCTTACTTTGAAGTGATAGCTAATGCTGGTAATCTCAATGTAATAACGAAGAGCTATACAGATGGCTTAGTGTATAATAAGTATATATTTATACCAATGGTAAATGTTACTGATAAGCTTGTAATTGTTAGGCTCTTAAGACCATGTATTACTAGAAGCACTGGCTATTATCCTGAATCATATGGTTTAGCATCATATATATCGAATAATGAAATCGTTTATTATAATAATAGATACACGATGCTAGAACCAATGCTATCGTCACATGATGATTTCTATGACCTTCCGCTAGTAGCTACATCATCTAAAACTGTGATGTACATTGACTCTAACAAGAAAGTATGGAACGTCAATTTCAATTACAGAATGAATGAAGATAACATTGGCATATCTTTCAAGGAATCTGCAAATGTAATCTGCGATAATAATATCTTGCCATATACTAGCGGTGCATATCGTTTTATTGATAAGTACAACAAGATGTACTTATATACTGAATATCGTGGAGAATACAAAGTAGTAGAAATTACCCACGAAGGCGATATAAATAGTGTAATACTGGTACGCACAGGATTATACGACCCAGGTCGTGGTAATAACGATTGCCTATTCATAGGCAATAATATCCTGACAAACGTATACAGAAATGATACAGGTACAACGGGTTATATAAAGGTAAAAAATACATTACTCAATGTCTCTGCAGACAGCTTAAGTGCATCGGATGCTAATATTGGAAATGCTAATATTGGTAGCCTTAATGCTGTACACGGTAATTTTACTCAGCTAGATATTAATGGTTTAGCTATGAGAAGCATTCCTGGTGCAGTTGTTGATACTGGTTTATCCGCTGCAGAAAAGATGAACTTTATAAAAGAAGCTAATGCATCTATTATTAGTAATTCTATAATTAGTGGAAACAGGACTACTGCTAAATATAGGGATCTTACTGACGATTATTCTAATGCAAGCTTATTGAATATTGAAATTACTTCTAGACCTGGATATGCACATGGACTAGTCCATTATACTAAGGATAATAGTAGAGTTTATTCACTGCTAGGAACAGCATACTACGAAAATAATTCAGAAATAACAGTTGTATTAATGTTTGATACTCCTGAAAGGGCTGCTGACCAATCTATATACGACACTACAGGCGAGCTATTAAATAATGTATTTGTCATTAAGGGTTTAAAGAGATACAGTCAATATAGCGGAGTGATAACTGATGAAGCGACTCATTTCTCTCGACTTAGTGAAGACCAGTATGTACATGGTGGTACACCTTATTTATTAACTAATCCTGGGTGGATGTCTACCGGTAATATAGCATATGATAAGCGTAATGTAACAACCGGGCCTATGGAATTTACTTTTAATAAAGGTGATAAAGAATTTAAATTCAAAATTAATCTTGGGTGTTTTGTTGATGCTGCAAATACAATGAATACTTATGTCTACTTCAACAATATCACATTTGTTAATGAAGATATTAATGAAGAATATGAATTATTCAAAGCAGAGACAGCACCTGCATTTAAGATTCCATCTTCTCAAGATTCTTGGACATTATGTAATGCTTCAGGTACATTAGCATTAAATAAAATGGCAGAGTTCGTACCTGCAAGAAAGGAATATGAACTAAAAGCTGATCCTAATGATGTAAGAGTAAATGTTCTTAATGGAATGAAAGTAGTATATTTCCCTGCTCTAGTCCATGGGAAAACTAATACTCTTAGTGCCATTAATAACGTATTAGTTTATGGTATGGATAAAACTGATAAAGGTCAGTATGACTGGAAAGTTATAAATCTTCAAGAAGTACCATCGAATAAGGAAAATCTTCTTACATCATATTATGAAAATGGTAATCCTATTTTAGCAGATATAGATATAGATTATACACCGTTTATTATAGATGAAGTAGATACAAGTTCTGAAATTACTACTGAGGATAGTAATTATAGATATAGAACTATACAGCAAAGAAAATATCTAGCTATAGGATGTGCTGAGCCTATTAATACTGAAAAAGATGATATGTTATCTTCTGGAATAGATGATAAATATACCAAAGATATCGGTATATATCATGGTTACGGTAACTTTACGAATAGACTTGCATACACCTATGCGTCCTTCGTAAAAGCTCCAAATCTAAGTAGCTTCATGAACTTTAGCAAGATATACGTTACATGGATAGGAACTAAAACCGTAATTAAAACTGGAAAAAGTTCTGGTGTAGTTGTTTCTACTGTAACCACACAAGAATTACCTAAAGGATCAAGATTAGTGGTGCCTGATGGTAAGCTAATAAATCGAAACGATGATGATAAAAAGCGGTTTGTTAGTGCAAAATTCTTAGCTCCTAAGACGAATGAAATAGAAATACAGGGTATATTCGTTAAAAATAATCTTATGTACTCAGATATCCTTACTAGTTTCAGTAAGACTGAGTATGATAGCATCATAAGTACGTACATTGAACCTACATACTTCATAGACCTGACTACTGATAATAAAACCTTTACACCTGTATGCTGTACTGATAATGATTGGAAGAATAGTAGTCCACGCGTAGGTTCTATAGACTTAGATCCATACCTTAGTCTGTTTTATTCTCCATTATTTGAAAGAAAATATCCAGAAAATTCAAAAAGATCTATAGTTATCGCATTATTAATAAATACTAGATTTGGTACTGACACAACTATCTCTAGTATAATTATGGATCTAACTAGTGGATATGGATATCTAAAAGATTCAATTAATTCTAATTATGCGGTATTAAATAAGCAGTATACTGTAACGGTAAATGGATCAAAGATAGGCATTCAAGATGTATATCCTAAGCAGTTAAGTAGTGAATATATCACAAACTATACGATTACATCATCATATGATGCTTATGCTATATTATTCCCCATAAACATTACTTGGAAGATCTATACTGCTATGGCAATGGTTCATGGGTGCGTATTTAATCTGCAATCTAAATATCTTAGTATACCAGTAACTGAATCATCTAAGAGTGCTGATAGTAATAAGAACTGGCTAACATACTATGAGGCATCATATCGTACGAGTTCGATGTTCCCACAAGGTTCTGAAATCCTTAAAGGATGCATGGAGAAGTATTCATTTAGTAGTACGACAGATACACGTGATAGACCGGTAGATTCAGTATCTATATCAGATGTAGATAAATTTAAATATAAGCCAATACAATATCCTACAAAAACTGGCAGTTATATTATATATGTCAATGGTAGCTATACTGACCCACCATGTATGCATATAGCTTCAAGCTCTGGAACTATGAATGAAAATTCTAATGCAGGTATACCTGTTTCATCCATTTATAATGAAACACAGAACTTTGCAGAGCTATCATATATGAATATGAGCAAGGCTACAGATACAAGTGTTATACTAGCAACTGCATCTGCTATATATATGTGGAATATAGGAGAGCTGTATAGCTATACTAAAGGCTTTGTAGGTGACATTTCCGAATATAATATCCTTGGAAATAACCGCATAGATACATATATTTATCATGGCAACAAGTCTAATATGCTTTATAATTATGGAAATGATATTGGAGAAGTTAAAGATTCCATAGTTGTCATTGACAAAAGAAATGATGTAAAGAATAACCCTTCGGGGTATATCGGTCAGAATCTTTACCTTAATGGTCGAAAAGTAGTTACCGTTGATAATATATTGACGGATTAAAATTAATACAACTTACCCTAACAAGGTAAGTTGTATTTTTATCATAGTAAAACAAACCATTGTATAAAATTCTTACAAAGGCAAGTATATGAGAGCACAATTTTCTATGTTAAAGCCTTACAAGCTTTACAGAAACCTTACTATCATCTTCGATACTAAGATGAAGATGCTTGAGAATTCAATTCTCAATGTAAGTATGTCTAAGGCTTCGACCATAGATGTAATGAAGTCACCCTTATTCCAACAGAATTATATTCGTGGCTTTTATATTTCTAAGTTTTTGGATAAGACCCTTTACAGAAAACTTATAGAGACTAACCGTATGGATGTCTATAAGGAGATTAAAGGATCTACATGTGTTACTATCTGTCCATTAAATGCTACTATCTTAAAGAATAAAAATACATATTATCCTATTTGGAATGAACTTGAGAATATCTTTAATATTCCGGGTGCTCATAATAAGATTCGTAATACAGAGAATTTTATTAAGACTGTAAAAATCGTTCAAGGTAATATGCCTAAAGGACTATATAAGCAAAATTATGTAGTCATAAATTCTGAAATATTTGGTAGCGAATTTGGTGATACTGAAACATCATGGCTTAAGGGTCTAACTGTTGGTTCGATGCTTTATCTTCATATCCGTGATGTATTAATGAAAAAGGCATATAATAACTGGATATTTGCTGGAAAGCGTGTTATTATTTATGATACTTTAAATAGAACTGCATTTGCTATACCTGAAAATATTGAGAAGCTCTCTCTTGGTAAGTTTAAGTGGATGATGAAGATCATGCACAAGTTCGCTACTGGTCAAACTGTTACCGAAGAGGATCTTGCTGAAGAGGAAATTGTAGCTAAACCTAATGCTGGCGAAAAGGCAGCATATATTGCTATAGATGATAAAGCTGAAATCTCTCTAAAGGGTATCTTAGTTTGTAAGAATCCAGCAAGTGCTCTTGATGCTTTTATTCAGGCAAATTATCCTGATGCAGATTATCTTATCGAAGATAATATTGTAACTATTGAAGAATCAGATAACAATAAAGAGATTGTAAAACAGCTGTTTAATGGCGGGTTTAATCTTTATAAATCTGAAGATAATCTTTTAGATGAAAGAATCTTTAAGCCAGTTGGAAAGAAATTTAAGATAGCCAAGGATGAGAAATTTACGCATGTTGGTCCAATTCTTGTAAAGAAAAATGGAGCTACAGTCTTTGGTCTTACTTTTAAATTTATAAAATCCAGTGAAAAGGCTGAAATTAAAGCAGCAAAGGCTGAGGCTATTGAAAAAGTAGCTGGTATGAAGAATGGCATTCCTGTTTCTGCTGAAGAAAAGGAAATGATGTTTTCTATAGATGACCGTATAGATGAGATCTTTGCCGAGACAGCTGATATTGAAGAAGCTGCTAATAAAGTAAAAGAAGATCCTGTTGTTAATAAGCTTCAGAATAATCTTACTGAAAGTCGTTTGAAGGCTGTTCAGAATAAGAGAGCCGCAGAAGTTATTGAAAAACTTAATGAAAAGCAGGATGAAGCAATTATTAACATTAATGGTACTAATGTAAAACTTGCTGAGAAGATTGCAGCCTTAGAAAAGCAACAACTTGAACCAGTAGAGTTTAAGTCAGATCTGCTTAATAAGGAATTAAATCATAGTACCGTTAAGTCCATGAGATCTTCTTATCTTAAAGATCTTTATGAGTTGGATCAGTACCGTATCTTTACACAGTTTAAGAATTCCAAAGATATTCCTATCTTTGTTGAGTCTATATCAAGGACTGATTCAAGTACGCCATTGACTCAAAAAGAAACGCTTACGATTAATTTTAATATTGCTAATGAAAAGCCGAGGTCAATGTCTATTGACATACCTAAGATTGATGCAGATGGCTTTATGTATATTGCAGGTAACAGAAAGCAATTTACTAACCAGATTACAATGATGCCTATTACTAAGATCATGCAGTCTGGTGAACTTGTCGTTCAATATTGCACGTCTTACAATAAAATATACATTAGCCGTAGCAATGGTAACTTTAACCGTAAACTTGCTAGTTTCTTTAAAGCAGTAAATATTCTTGATAAGAATAATGATCTTGCTAATAAGACACATAATATTCTAATTGGTTCTAGTATTTCTACTAATGCTGGCAAAACTATCAGCTTGGAATACTGGGAAATGTCTAAGAAGATTGTTAATGTAAAGATTAAGAATCTTATACTAGAATTATCTCAGCCAAGTGTTGAGAAGCTACTGGATAAGCATAGCATAGATCTTGCAGAATATAAAGAAGAGCTTCCTGCAGAAAAGTACTTCCCAATAGGTATAATTTCCAACTGCAAAGACTTCTTACCAGAGGAATATAATGGTAAAGATGTACCTTTATTCTCTAATTTGATCGGAGAAATTGTAGTATATCTGCCAGACACAGAAACCCCTGTAACTGTTGCTAAGTCTTTAGTGGATCTTATAATTAATTATGCAGAACTGCATGATCCTGAATTATTTAACACTCTAAAGACAAGTATATATTCTGGTAATTCCTTTACTTATACACGTCTAGAAGTAGCTAATTCTTATATTCCATTACTTGTATTCCTTGGATATAAAGATGGCTTAGAGTCTTTATTCAGTACCTATAATATTGACTATAAGTTTGTTGGTAATGAATCTTCTAAGACAATGGATATTCCTCTTGAATATAATGAAAAGATTAAATTCTTAGATGGAACCCTTTGGTATAAGTCTGGTGAAATTAAGAAAGATTTACTCTTTAATGGTATTTATCAGCTTCCAACTGAAGACTATAATTTTGCAGACTTTGGTCCAGATGGCGAAGGTTATACACAATACTTTATTGATGATATTACACCGAGATATGGAAAGGCTTTATCTAACTTCTATACACTTTTTATAGATCCAATTACATCAGATATTTTAAAGGATAATGATATTCCTAATGATATTACGGGATCTTTCTTATACTGTAATGATCTTCTCGAAGATAGTAATTATCTTCCAAGATTTGATATGAATCTTTACAGATTAAGAAACATTGAATGCCTAAATGCAATGCTATATAAATTAGTGGCAAAGCAGATTGAAAAGTATCGTAGAGGTTCTAGAGGCGATACCGCAGGTTTACTTGCTGTTAGAAGTGATGCACTGATTCTTGAATTGAATAATTCTCCAATTATTGAAGATGCTACACTTCTTGACCCTATTAAGGAAAGTGAAAACCTGTCTAAAGCAGTATTTAAAGGCCCAGGTGCTCCTGCATATCAGCATGCACAAGGTACTCAGGAACTTAGATTTTTCGATAAATCTCAGCTTGGTATCTTAGGTGTCGGTAGCTCTTTTGATGGTAACTCAGGCATGAATAGGCGTATAGCCCTAAATTCATTGATTACCAGTAAGAGAGGATATGTAAAGTCTGGTGTACCTTCAGACCAGTTAGATGCAACAAATCTATACTCTATGGGTGAACTTACTGCTACATTCTCTACAAGGCATTCAGACCCACCTCGTCTAATGATGACTATCGGTCAATCTGGACACCAGATTCCTACTAGGAATATGCAAACTGCATTAATTTCTTCTGGTGCATATAAGACTATATCTCATTTTATTAGTAATGAATTTGTATTCAAGGCTCCTGAAGATGGTGTAGTTGAAGGAGTTGATAAGAAGCTTAATGTCCTTAGACTTAAGTATGCTGATGGTACTAAGGGTATTATTGAACTTGGAGTTATTCATAGAAGATCTCCTGATGGATTCTTTATTGATATTCATAAGACTACTAATCTTAAAGCAGGTGATAAATTCAAAGCAGGTGATATTCTAGCTGCTGACCAGCACTTCTTTAACTTCAATGGTAACAATACTGAAATGAAAGAAGGCACTCTGTGTAAGGTCGCAGTGATGTCTAGAGACTGTGATATTGAAGATGGGGCATCTGTGACTCAAAAGTTTGCAGATAAGCTGTTCTCTACTATTGTTATGCAGTCGCAATTAATGCTATCTAAGACATCTAACTTGCTTAAGATCGTAAAAATTGGTGATAATGTAAAGACCTCAGATCCGCTTGCAGTATTTGAAGAACATCTAGAAGATAAATCTATTACTGAAGCTCTAGATAAGCTTGGCTCTCTCACTGAAGCTATGGCTGCAAATGCTGCTAATATGAAGACAGCTAAATATACTGGTAAGATTGTTGACATCGAAGTATTCTACAATTATGAGATTGAAGAATATTCTGAAAGTCTTCAGAAACTTATCAAAGCATATATAGCTACATATACAGAAAGAGGTAAGAACCTTTCAGCAGGTATCAACCCCGGTCAATTTGTTGAAGCTCGTGAGCTTGATAGAATTAAGACTGGAAGAGCTAAAGGTGTTCCGTTTGACGGTGTATTGATTAACTTCTATACTGAAATGGAAGAACCATTTGCTCTTGGTAATAAATGTACTGCTGACGTGGCTCTTAAGAGTGTCCTTTCAGATATTGTTCCTACTGGAAAAGAACCATTATCTGAATATAGACAGGACAGGCCTATTGATATGATTATGTCTCCGCTTGGAGTCTTGAATAGAAAAGTTCCTGATTACTTCTATCGTGGATATACTCAGAAAGTACTAATGGAACTAAAATTCCAGATAGATGAAATTATTAATGATAAGCGATAATTTATAAATCCATAGGGTTATTCCCTATGGATTTATTTTTATATATTAAAATGAGCATAATCATACGAGGATATATGGCAAATATTAGATCAGATAGAGAACTCAAAGAAATGGTCTCTGCTCGTGAAGGAGACTTTAAGAAAATTATTAATAATAAGATTAAGGCAGGTACAGCAAATCTCTCACCTTCAACTGCCATGAATATTTTGAATACAAAGCTCTCAATGGACTTTTTCGAAGAAATGAATACGGAGGTGTCTCGTGACAGCGTCCAATAAGATTTATAAAGGATTGATAGTTCTTGAGGAATTCAAGAATCTTCCAGTAGAAGGATTTTACAATGTAGATCCTTCACTTGTAAGAGTCTTGAATAAGAGACTTAGAACTGACGATAGTGAACTTTGGAAAATCTATATCCAGAGCTATGGATACGGAATCATGTATTTGCGTGATTTCCTGTTGATGATTACTAAGAATAATAACCTTCCATATAAGGATGGCTATTTGGTATTGAAGTCTCTTCAGACAATCGATGATGCAAATCTTAAGAAACTCTTGACCAAGATTGCAAATAATTCTATTGATGAAGGACATACAGTTGTAGCATTTGATAGATCTCTGAATGATCTTGATCCTATTGTTGGTGAAGAAGGTAGACCGGCACTGGATAAGTCAGTTCAGAATGATGATATCAATGCATATAATCGTTATCTCATGAAGAATGGGACAGTCCGTACCAAAATCAATGAAGTCTATGCAAAGATCCTTAATCTTAGTGATGAAGCATCTACCGCACAGAGCTTCTTGAGTGTTGTTCAAGAGAGACTTGAAGATTTAATTGCTAGAAGAGTTGCTTTGAAAGACGTATACAATACGTATGTCAATGAACAATCTCCGCAATCTGAACAGTTACATTTTGATCTGATTCTTGAAGGCATTGATGAAACATTCAAGGCTTCAAATCTCAGTGATTATTATGGATCATTAGAAGAATTTATTAGTGATCATGGAATGAGCAATTTCGTGATTAGTGCAGAAAAGAAATGGGCAATGTCAAAGATTGCCGGTGAAGATTCATTTAAGGTTCAGTGTATCAATAATATCTTCGACGAGATTTTTAGTAATGACTATAATTCGTTGAAGGGAAAGAAGGTATATAGAACTAAGGATGAATTCATGATTAGCAATTACATTGAGGCAATAGATAATGCACTTTCAATGGGAATGATTACCAATGACGAATGGGGTATTTCCTTCTTGAAAGACACTATGCAACAGTGTTTTGCAATGATTTAGCCTGACGCAATAGGGTGAAGAGATGGGATGTGGCGAAAGCTGCATCCCTATCTTTTTTTTATATTTTATGTCAAAAACAACACATTGTTTATAAGTATATAGGTTTATTATGGCAAATAAGCGATATATCAAAAATGTTATTAAATCATTTAAGCAGGTAGTTCCTGATGCTATAGGCGAGTCTTTACCGGGTGCAAAAGGATTAATTAACTTTATAAAATCTCCTGCTGGCGAAGGTTCCACTATAAAAGAAACTTTCAAAGAGATTGTCAACGATTACAAAACTGAAGTCGATACAGTTACGGGTGTCTTCAAGAAATTTAAAAAAGGCATAAAAACTGGTGCATTCTACGATCGTGATGCAGATATAGATATGTCTGCATTCGGTGGTGATTTTGATGCAAGTTTTAAAGACGACGATCTATTTGGAGATAATGACGACTGGGATTCCAGTTCTTCTGAAAAAGCATCTAGTGATGTAGGCGGTGGTTCTACTAATGTAAATTTCGTAGGTGGTGGTGACGATAATAATGCCGGTCTTATATCTGGTGCAATGGCTGTAGGTTCTGCAAGAACTGTTGGAGCTATTGAAAAGGGTACTGCCATAAATTTTGCCGTAATGAATTCTATTGATGCTAGATTATCTAGAATCGAAGAAGCTAATCAGAAATTCTTCTCTGCAAATCTTGAATTACTATCCTCTATTAAATCTAATGTAGAAGCGATGGTAAAGATACAAGGTTCTAAGGAAACAGATTTACCTATTTCACAGATGGAAAGATTATTTGGTGATGGTAGCCAAGAATTTAATCTTCGTCTGTATATGAGACATCTTTCTAAGAAAGTCAAGAATAATGACTATGCAAGCATGTTGCCTATGCTTGGAATGATGAATCCTATGAATATGGCAACTATGGCAGGTACCCAGTACCTTATGAAGAAGATTCCTTTCTTTGCCACTGTTGAAAAGATGTCTAAGATGCTTGAAGGCATTGGTCAGCTTACATTGCATAATATGGCCAATGTTAAGGGCAATGGCATGATTAGTAAGCTCTTTAGATTTTTCGGTGTAAAGACTACTGCCGAAGTAGGTAAAGTTAGCTTAGGAAAAATGAGTAAGGGGCCAATACCCTTTGATGGTGAGACTAAAGAAGCCATTACACGAGCTATCCCAGGATATTTGGCAAAAATCCTTAATGTAATGAAGCACGGAAAAGGTGCTAAAGATGATACATTAGAAATATATGATAATGATCAGCGTCAATTTAGAACTGCTGGCTCAATTCGTAAAAAGAGAAAAGAATCTGAGCAGTATGATATTGGCGAAATTAGAGGATTTATAGAAGCCTGTGTAGCTGCTTCTGGTGTATCTGGTAAAGAAGAAGCTAAAGTAAGAGAGCAGATCTTTAAAGTAGTCTCGGATGCAGTATTAAAAGGTAAATCCTTCGGTGACCCCGATATGTTCTCTCATCTTTCTGGTAAGATGAAGAATATTATTCAAGGTGTTCATCGTGGCATGATCAATGACCACAATCGTATAAGAAAGTTACAGCAAGATGCATTTAGCTATACAGCTACTAAACAAACTCAGGGTTATTCTGATATTGAAAAAGCTGTAGAACATGCTGTTACTAATGACGGTGGTTCAAAAGAAACCATTTCAGTTTCTGGATATTTTGAAAAGAAAAATCAAGGTAAACTAGAAGATTTACTTAAGAGATTATGTGGTAATGATAAAGGTGGCCAAGATCTCTTTAAGAAATTGATGAAGGATTATAAGGCTTTCCAAGAAAGAAAAAAGCGTGAGCCATTTAACTGGAATCTTACACTTGATAAATTTTTAGAAGATGCTTTAGGCCAAGCTCAGGCTAAAAAATTAAAAGATACTGTAGATCAGATAAATGCTGAAATATATGGTAATTCTTTTAGTAAAGATATTGAAGATATTATAGGCGATATTGATTTATCTGCATCCGCAGAGCATGTTGCAAAAATAGAAGGATATGCAGATATTGATAGTATAACTAGCCAAAGAGGTAAGAGATATGCCAATTCTTTAAGTGATTTTACCATTAATGGTATACAACGCTTGGCTACCAGAGGTGATAGAGCTACAGGCAAAATACTTAAAAAATTTGGATATGCTAAGGGCGGTTATACTGGTAAAGGTGCAAAGAATGAACCTGCTGGTGTTGTCCATAAAGACGAATATGTTGTACCTAAAGAAGTTGTTAATTCAGCACAAGGCGGAAAACTTGTTAGAGTTCTTGAAAAGCTACGTGCAAAATTCTTAGGTGGTGTTGATAGTGATCATACTGAACTATCAAACGATCTCGTTGGTGGTGATGAAGGCGTTTCAAATAGACAAGCTCAGAAACGTTTAAATATTTATCAAGAACTGACTGAATTAGATATTCCATACGACCAAGCTATTACTATTGCAAGAATGGCTGAGGTTGATAGTAAGACTGCTAAAGAATTCATTAGAAAAGCTAGAGAAGATAAAAAAGCACGAAATTTAGAAAATAAAAGAACTAAGGGCGACTTTGGTGGTGATCTTGTTGAGATAATCAAGAATGATGTAACTGGACCACTTAAAGAAGCATGGCTTGGAACTAAAGCTGCTGTTAAAGAAGGTAATTTAACTGCATCAGATATACTTGGTAAAGCAAAAGATATGTTCCCAGGTATGGCAAAATATGCTGGTGCTGGTTTAGCTGCGGGATTTTTCTTACCCGGTGGCCCTTTAATGGGAGCGATTACCGGCGGTGCTATTGGTGCATTACGGCAGAATAAAGTATTACGTGGATACTTCTTCGGTGAACATGACGAAAATGGTGATGTTCAGAAAAGAGGTCTATTCCCTAAGCTTGCTGGTGCCTTTATTAAATCTATATATGGTAAGGAAGTTGGCGATAAAGCTGAAACTAACTTAAGATCATTCTTTAAGAATCCTTTATCTACATTAGCTTCGGCATGGAAAGATCCACAGGGCAAAAAGATAATGCTCGGTGCAGGTGCAGGTGGTATTCTTGGTTCAATGTTTGGACCAGGTGGTGCCATTATAGGTGCATTTGCTGGTGGTATGCTAGGAAAGAAAAAACAACAAAGCTATTTTAGCAAAGTATTATTTGGCGATAGAATTGTTGGAAAGGACGGCACTGTTAAGGGCTATAAAGGTGGCCTGTGGCAATCTTTATCTGGTGCATTTAATGCATTAGTAGCTGGCCCTGCTCAAGCTATGCTTGTTGGTGGCAGTCTTACAGATTATAAAGATATGATGTCTGGTAAGATTAGTCCTCATAAAATTCGTGCCAATCTTAAGAAAGGTCTTGCAAATGTTGCTGGCGGTGCCGCTGCTGGTGGTTTGATAGGTTCATTCTTTGGTCCAGGCGGTACTCTTATTGGTGCACTTCTTGGTTCTACTACTGGCATACGTCCAGTTCGTGCTGCTGCTAAACGACTTATGTTTGGTAAGGAGAATGCCGATACTGGTAAAAAAGAAGGTGGCATATTCGGATTTGTTAAGAAAGTTGGATCTTTAGCTGCAACATTAGCATCATTCTTAGCTAATGGTGTTGATCCAGATAAGTACCCATTCTTAAGTAAAGTTGCTAAAGTATTAGGATGGACAATAGGTCTTCCAATTAAGATCGCAGGTGGTGCTGCAAAGACTGCTGGTGGATTACTCTCTAAGTTCAGAAAGTTCTCTACGAGTTCTCATACAGTTCTATCAGGTAAAGATCTTATTGCTGCTCTTAATGCTGATGAAAAAGCCAGTGGTGCTGAAAAAGCTATAGGTTCTGGCGTTGGTATTATTGCTGATAATTTAACAGAAATAAAAGATCATCTAATTGGTAATACTGCCACTGCCACTGCTGAGAAGGCTGAAGCAGATAATGGTGCTAATACGGCTGAAGAAATACAAGAACAAAATAAAGAAAAAGAAGCTGAAAAGGAAAAGAAAGAAGATAAGAAGCATAGAGGTCGTCTAGGTAAGACTCTTGATAAGATTAAAGGCTTACTAGGTGAAGGTAATGAGAATAATAAAGGTATCCTTGGTACTATTGTTAGCGGTATTACGTCTATCATTGGTATGATGGGTGCAAAAAATGCTCTAAATGCCTTTAGTGGCGGCATTGGAAGATTCGGTGGTAAATTTGGTAAAGCTTTAGCCGTTGCCGGTATAGCTACTGCAGCTGTTGGCATAGGTAAAGGCGTATATCAATCATTTAGTGCAGATTCTCCAGAAGGAAAAGCTCAAGGCGACCAGAATGCTATAAATGGTGCGCATCTTGGTGCTCAGTCATCTATTCTTCTAAAAATGAGTAGCCTTAAAGATAAGGCTAAGAATCTAGCTGGCGAAGGTATTGAAAAAGCCAAAGGTATATTTGGAAAAGTCGGTGGATTCTTCAAGAAAGTCGGCGGTAAGATTGCTTCTGGTGCTAAAACGGCTTTTAGTTGGATTAAAGATAAGGCTTCAGCTCTTAAAGGTATATTTAAAGAAACTAAAGGCGTTATACCTAAATTATTTAAGAAATTATCTAAACTTGTAAGCAAATTTGCTAAGAGAGTTCCGTTACTCGGTGCATTCTTTGTAGCTATAGAAGAAATTATGGCTGTAAAGAAATTTGTAGATCAAGGTGGAACTAGTACTGATAAGTCGGTATCATCCATTAGCCCTAGAGAAAGAATATTAGACTTAGTCAAGAACTCTGCAACTGCTTTTGTCGATTTAATTATGCTAATTGTATCAGGCGCATTAACGGTGTTATTACCGGGTATTGGTGCAGCTATTGCAGGACTTATTGCAGTTATAGATGTTGCTCTTTCATTCATAAGTGGAGAGGGTATAGCAGAATATGCAGGTAAGTATATTGCCGAGAGTTTAGGTCCATCTATTGCAGATATATTTGGCTGGACTGAAGCCAGAAATACTGCTTGGAAAAATGGTCAGCTTGAAGAATATGATAAGAAGCATGAAAAAGATGTTGTAAATAATGCTAAGGCTTTTGTTGAGAAAGTACAGAAAGAAGAAAAGCCAACAGCAATACCTCCGGTAAATACTACAGCAGCTCCGGCTCCAGCACCTACAGCAGCTCCAGGAACTAAACCTCCAGAACCAGCAGCACCTGCCCCAGCTCCAGCTGCACCAGCTCCGGCAAAGGCTCCTGAATTTGATCATGAAAGACATGGCAAACTTACTATAGAAAAATTCAATCAGAGAAAGGCTGCATTTGAGGCTAGAAAGAAAGCAGCAGAAGATGCCGGTAAAAAATTTAATGGTCAATTCGATGAACAGGCTCAGTTAACACTTGCTGAAGAAGAAGCCAGAGCTGAAATTCTTAAGGAAATGGCGGCTAAAGCAGGAAGTAATGAAACTGCTAGTCCTGGATCTTTTGATATAAATACATATGATATAACTAAACCTGTAAAAAATATATGGGATTATGTACAAGTTATAGGTAGCGGCGGTAAGGAAACCATTGATAAACTTGATTCTGAAGTTAAGGATAACTTAGGTCACTTAGGTTACATATACTATAGTTTATACGGTGAAAAATTACCAGTTAATTCAGCATATCGTAATCCTAACACACAGGGTCGAATATATGAAAATGGAAATAAAGATGTAATGGAATTAGCTAATAGAGCTACCGGTAAGAAACCTGGACAATATTTATCTGAGTTCAAAACAAATTTCCCAGGAACATCTGATCATGAAACTGGATTTGCCATAGATATATGGAATGCAGATTTACCCAAACAAAATCGTAAAAAAGATGAGATAATGACACGTATGTTTGGATATACCGGAAGTGATCCAGCTATAGTAACCGATCCTAAGAATCCAAAGGCACATAAATTTAAATATAAAGATGATAGCGTACTTGGTATATTTAATAGATTAAAGAGTAAAGCTAAACTACCAGGAATGTATAGAGCTTCTGGCGGCTGGCGTCCTAAAAGTCAAGACTGGAATGAGCATTGGCATATACAAAGTACTCCGGATCCTAAAAATGATGCTAAGAGATGGAGAGAATCATATGATGCTAGAGTTCATGCTATAGATACGCTAGATAATCAGATAAAAGCACTATCTGGCGGTAAAAAAGAATTAAAGCAAAGTGTACGTGATATATATACATCTAAAGAATTACCATTGGATAAAGATGGTAAACCATATAGACCCAAACAAATACATACAAAATATGGTGTACAACATCCTAATATTACTCAAACTGCTTCAACTGGTGGTAAAGGTGATACCGGTGATGATGAGACATCAAGTTCGTCTAGTGGAAATATTATTAATAATTCTGAAATTACTGACTTACTTAAGGGTATATTAACTGCAATATTGTCTCTTAATAAGGGTACAGATAATAGTAAGAATGAAAATATCCTTCAGAAACTATTTATACCTTCTTCTGAAGCATTTAATCCGAATGAATCTGCTATGACTCTTCTTGGGTCAAGGCTTTGTGTCGGATTATAAAATTAATATACATTACCATATAATGGTAATGTATATTTTTATTATCCAACTTCTAAATGAATATAAATAATATAGGTACTATCATGGAACTATATACCGACATAGATAAAAAATCTGGCAAAGTTATGGCCAATAATACAGCCGCTAGCGCATGGCTAGTAGGAAGATCTGTCAAAGAACAGACCGAAGCTAAGGAAGCATTAGATAATTTACATAAAAATCCAGAAGTTGGAAATTCCAGGTATGGTATACCTACAATTAGAGAAAGACTACAATACAGAGCCGACAGTGCTACAGCTGTTGCAAACGTTGGTGATATAGATAATATAAAAGATGTAGTTAACAGACGCGTTGCTCAGCTTATGTATGGTGAAGCTATGGGCGATGAAGATCTTTACCAACGTATATGTGAAGAGTATACTGGAAGTTCTACACCTAACAGGTCTGTATCTTTTTTTACTAAGTTATTTGGTGGAAGTGGTACACAGGTATCAGATGATGCAAAAACTCTTGGATTAGGATTTAATAAAGAAAAGGCAATGAAAGCCTTTACAAATATGATCCGAGGAAACTATAAGCCAAAAGATTCTGCGAATTTAGCACAATTTAATCAGGCATTAGATAAAATGACTGACTTTTCACTAGAGTCTCTTAGTGAAGTCTTTAAATACTCTGGTCCTGCTGAAGATTTAGGTGATCTTGCAGATTCTGCAGGTATGATGTGGGATGTTGCTAAAAAAATTGCTGAAGGAACAACAAAACTAAATCCAATGTCATTTATGGCAGCAGGTACTGCATTTGTAGACTTTTGGAAAAGTAAAAAACGATTTAAATGGATACGTAATGCTGTATTTGGTGAATCATTAATTGGTCCAGAAGATTCACATGTTGGTAATGTGATGGCTTTAAGATCAAGAATAATGGGGCTTCCTCCTGCACTTCTAAATGCAGTAGATCCATTAGCAAGAGCATATAATAATAATGTAATAGCTACACAGCATGTGATGACAATTGTTCCAGGAATATTTGATTATACTGGTATCGCATGGGCTACTAAAAGAGGATTCTCTACTCCTGCTCTTGAAGAAGAAATGAAATCATTTTTAAATGGTACATCACAGACGCTAGTCTTTGATGCTACATCTATTACTAGAAATCTAATTGATACTCTTAATAAGAAAAATAGAAGACTAGCAAACTTCTCTCCGCAAATTGGTACTTTCCTTAGAGTATATAATACTCTTATGAGTAGATTCATAGCAAGACTTTCTCCAACATCTGCAACTGCTGTTTTAATAGATGGATGGAAAGGTGCTGATGAAACAAAGTTTGATAATAGACTTGTAACTACCGGATGGGGTGGCATTGAATTTGCCATAAATTCAAATACTACTGTTAGTGAAACGGCTTCTAGTTCTTGGGGTCAAGGCACTACTGAAGGTATGATGCAAGCTTGGGAAGGTGCATTAAATAAAGTTACCGATTCTATAAAAAGTATTTTAGGTAGTGGTTTTACAGATTTCTTTAATAAGCATAAATCTATAACGAACTTCCCTAAGCATTGGGAAGGCAGTAGCTTTAATAAGTCATATACGCTATCATTTAGATTGGAATGTCCTTATGGTAGTACTGATCATCTTCTTGAATATGTATATAAGCCATTTGCATCTTTACTTGCAATGACTATGCCTATATTTGAGAATGAAAACTCATATAGCTCTCCATTTATAGTAAGAGTAGATTGTCCGGGCTTCTTTTCCATTGATGCCGGTGCAATTACATCATTAGATATAAGAAGAGGCGTTGATGAGAATTCATGGTCAGCACAAGGCATGGCTACATGTCTAGAAATTACTATGACTATTATGGATATGTATGAAACTATGGCTCTTCCAGTTGGCCCTGCATCTTTCTTTGTAAACTATCCAATGCAGACATATATAGATAATATTGCCGGTATGAACTATAAGGAAATTTATACTGGTGGTTCTTTCGCATCGGCTGCCCGTACATATGCTGCATATACAAGAGCATTACCTGATGTATATAAGAACGTTATTAAGAGTAAAGCTAGTGAAAAGGCGTGGAAATTACCAGGCAGCCTTTGGGGTACTAGTAAAAATCGATAATATTGATATTATATTCATATATTAAAAAATGACCATGATCGAGTGATCATGGTCAATTAACCCAAAGCGAAAAAGGACAAAGAACTATGAGTAAGTTCTTGCAGGGATTGCGTAGTGATATGGTCGCTACGTACAAAAGGAAAAAGAAGGCTGTCATTAAGGCAGCTATGGCAGTAGCTAGCTTCAAAATGGGGGAAAACCAAGTAGGCGATGGCCTCTTCACTTTTGGAGATTACTCCGAAGGCGATGAGCTTGCCTTCCTTGGTTCCACCAAGGATTGTTTCAAGTTGAAAGGTGACTTTGTTGTCACTGCTTGTCAAAGAACGATTGACGACAACGGACAAGTGACATTACTTGTTCGTGACGATCGTCCTGATAAACAGGGTAACAAAGTCAGGGATCTCCTGAAAAATGGAGACATGGAAGTGGTGAACTTCCTACTTTACTTGGAACCGATCCTTCAGGTTGAACTGAAAGACGAATAAGCTACTGTGAGGATTTTGTCCTCGCTTGGGGAGGGGCGGGCGGTGCCTGTCTCTCCCCTTCTTTTTTTACTCTAATTCATATAGATTATTATCTTTGAGAACTTCAGGAAGATCTTTTATTGCACAAGTAGTTATTAATAGATCTTCCACAAATAAATCAGCCTTATCATTTTTTATATCATAGCATATATATGCTGATAAGCCTTTATCATTTTTATATTTAGAGATTTCAAATTCTGAAGCTCTCCAATATTTTAGGACGCCTTCTATTTTTTTATACTTGAAGACTGCAAAATCACAAATATCCATTATACAAATGGCTGATCTGCCCAAGTCATAATAATTTCAGTTCTAGGAGTATATGATAGATATTTTTCTGAAACTATTTTAGTAATTTGAGCATCATCTCTATAAGTAATTCCATTAAGAGCGTCCTGAATTAGCTTAATGAAATTATCAACATCTGGCCTACCAAGAGGTCTTAGAATCTCGGCTTCGTAAAGTAGAGCAATAGGTTTAGGTAGTGACTTTGGAATTGGTCTATACGCCTTAATAAACATCTGAATCTCGCCTTGGATCATAGATATTTCTTGACCAAATTCTTCTTCAAAATAAGACTGAATTACACGTTTTTCAGGCGTATTAGGGTCATACATACCTGATATTCTTGAAGCTCTATGACGTTTCCAAGCTTTAGGAGATCCATAAATAATAATTTTCTTTGAGTTAGTAAGCTCAAGAGATTTAGTAGATAAGAAATTATCTAATTTCTTTATTATCTTGTCATCAATTTCGAAAGGGATATTTGGATGAGATGCCAAGATATTTTTGATATCTAAACCAGTCATAATTTACCAAAAAAAAAAATGAATCACCATCATGATGATTCATTTTTAAGTTAATAATTAAGAATTTCCTACAACTTGCTTGACATTATCATCTAGATTTTTTCTTGATGAGTATAAATGGAATAGTGAAAGATATATTTTTTTATTTTGTTCATAAATAATAAATTTTATCTTTCTTTTTAAGTTAGCAGAAATTACATTTACACTATTATCATGCAAGAATTTATCAAGATGTTTAAATTTATACATATACTTAACTTGACAAACATCTAACTGTAATTCATCACATTTATCTATAGCTTCACTAAATGGTTCAAAATTAGCGAGCATTATAAAATCTTCAAATGAGTGAATATTCAACACTGAATCAACTTCTTTGAGATCCATGATGTCGAAACCGGCATCATTGGCAAATATAGCATTTGTTCCTGAAGTAAAATTATATAAACAATTTTCATGATCCTTTAATACTTCAAAGAACGGCATAGTAGAAGAGAGATTATTTATCTTCTTGCCTAATTTCAAAGCTTTAGTACACATCATTTCAAGATTGCAGTTGTTCATGACTTTCCTTTGTAACAGTTGCAATATAAGGTTCTTATGACCAGAATATCAATATTTGTAGTAAATTAACTACTAATACTATGCTATGAAGCCATGCATATGATTTTTTAGTTAATAGCTTTTTATAGCAGAATGTCAAACTAATACCTAATAAGACGGTAATTCCAAATACTGTATACGTTAATATTGTCTTATCAAAGTATAATGCTAAACATGTTAGCAACGATGCAATTACAATATGCCTTAGACATATAGATACGAGAAGTAATTCCAAACCAGTAGATAGATAAAACATTGTAGACAATTTAATGAAACTTGTTTTGGCTTCAAATGAAGTATCTTCTTCAAAACTTTTTAACTGGACTACATAATTTTCATAAGGTAGTTCGGGTGTTTTATGAGTTAATCTATCATAAAGAAGACTCTTTGCCATAGTGTATGCTTCTTCAGTAGTATTAGCTCTAACCTTTATATTTTCTTCAAATTCTTCTATTAGAATATCATCTGTATACAAAGATACATTATAAATCGCTTCAAATGGAGTGGATGGCATATTTCTAACTTTCTATTGAATTTAACAAGGATTTTGTATTATGACTGACGCACAGTTAACATCTTTAGTTTCAACTTACTCTGCTTCAGATGTAGTAGAGTTTATCAATAAATACGTTCATAAGATATATCTTGACCCATCGTCTTCAATTAATATTTCATGCGATTTTGATTATAATAAGAAAGAGGTCATTGATCAAGTGCATTATTGCACCGATTATAGCGATGGTATGCTAACGCTAGTTCCAGCCGATGACACAATGATGGCTAGGATGTACTATAATAAGCATGTTAGTATTGAAGCCATTCGTGAGTTTGAATGTTATGCAACTGTTCAGAATGAATATATGAAGGAAGCAATTAGAAAGGCTAAGGAGCTTAAATTGGCTAATAAGAAGCCTTACTTAACAAAACCTGTTAATTATCAGGCTTTGTCTGATTCTAAGTCTTATCCTCCGGCTTCTGAAGGGTAAAAAAGAAGGTAGTATGGAAAACCATACTACCTCTTTATTTGAGCTACTTAAGAAGGTTAGAAGCACGGGCAAGATTCTTCTCTTCACGACGCTTCTGTTTTTCTTTCTGCTTATCCAGATTATTTACAACCTTCTCCAAATGTTCCTTATAAAGTGGCCAGATGTATTCTGTATCATGCTTATTAGGAATGACAACTACATTACCTTCAGCATCTTGACCACGTTCACCTGCGACAAACTTACCATCCTTGTCGAAGGAGCAAACTTTCTTGATTTCATTCAAAACTCTCACAGCCTTAATTTCTTCGTGAGGGCCAATGAAACAAATTAATCCGTTAGGTTCACGGAAACAGCAGGGCTTCTGATAATGCCCGAAATAGAATCCTGCAAAGTTAAGACTGTATTCAGTCACTAGGCTATTAAACCAATTCTCAATAGACTCCAAGAACTGTTTTGCAGATTCATTAGTAAGGTTATCCATTCCTTCAACATTTTCGCCAAGGAACTTCTTAAAAGATTCAATGATCTTATTTCTACCAATTCTCTTAGACTTAGCTTCCTCTTCTTCTTTAGCAGCTTTTTCAGCAGCACGCTTAAGAGAGAATTTCTTTACCTTTTCGGCATTGGAAACTTTCTTGACTGGTTTTTCTTCTACTACAGGAGCTTCATCCTTAGGTTCTTCATCGAGTACTTCTTCGGCGTCATCATTGTCTTCGCCTGCATCTTCTTCGACTTCACTTTCAGCATGAACTTCAGCTACAATCTTTTCTTCATCAGCTTCCTCGGGTTCAACCGGTTTCGGTGCAGCCTTTGCGGAAGTTCTGGGTTTGAGATTCATAGTTTTATTCCTTTGCAATTGTTTGTAATAATTATAATTAATACATACAATCTTGCGATTGTACCAGAATTTAATATATAAATATAAGATTTAAGAAATAAAAAAAAAATAGTGGCAAGGAACCAGGGAGAGTTCCTTGCCACTTTGTCCTCGCCATTATAGTGTTGTGGTAAAATGTGCGTAGGACTTTTTCCAAGGAGCCATCCTTAGAAAACTTTTTAGACTTATTATAAAGTCTATCACATTTTAATATAATATTAAAACGTATAATATTACATTTATATGTTATTCTATAAAACTCAACTAAATATTGTAATGAAGTCTTTTCTTACTTATAAGGCACCCCCAAATGAAACACTATAAATATATGCTTAATGCAGATTATTTGGTAATAGATATCGAAACGGATGAGATATCTATGGCAGATAGAGACTTTGATAATAAGCTACTATCTGATGATATGGACTATGAAACAGAGATGTATGACATCCCAGATCCATGGTTTAGATCTTTCTTTGACAATATTTATGAGTGTACTTAGCGTAGATTTCCGTAAGAAGATTATATATTAAGGTTTGGATGAAATAGGATATGGTGTGGTACCATATCCTAAAACAAACATCCAAAAGGAGCCATCTATGGAACTGGAAATTATTTCCGCAATTCTTTTCGCAGCAGGATTTCTTGGTGCCCTTCGAAAGAAGGCAGCATATGGAGTTCTTGTTATCATTTGTTCCATCATTTTCCGTGCTAATAGTGATGTTGGCACCGATCTCTGGTGGGCATCATGCTTGTTCATCCTAGTCGGTGCAGGAATGGTTACATTCTTGCCTATCAAGAATGAAGAAAAAGAAGAAGCATAAAGCTTCTTCTTTTTTTTTTGTAAATTAATCAGAACTCTTTGAAGAATCAGAAGATGAAGAATCAGAAGAACCGGTATCTTCTTCGTCTTTAGCTTCCTCAACCTTGGCAGTCACGACAGACATAAGGACATTGCCCTGCATACCAGTAATAGTAGCCTGAATCATAAATTCAGATGTAGCTGGAAGACCATCATGAGCCGGAGTAACAACTTCAACTCTCTTAACAACTACTTCCGCATTTTCCACCGCGACTTCACGAATTTCAAAACCGTCAGCAGCCTGTAAGAAAAGTTCCTTATCTTCAGCAGGCTTCTTTGCCTTACCAGATTTAGAATCAATAAAGCAGTCAGTAACATCGATATCCTCTGGGTCACCTAGGGAATCGACATCCTCGCCAACCTTAAAGTTTAAATCACCAACAAATGTAATCTTCTTAGTGGCATTGGCTTCGCGTACAATAGATTCGATATTATCAAGATCCTTAAAGTCGTCAATGACCTGATCATCAATACTGAGTACAGAAAGATTTTTGTATTTAAGGAACATGCCGTTATTGCGACCATTAACTTTCTGCTGAACGCTCATACCATCTTTCTGAGATTCAACGGAAAGAGCTTCACCCATATAAATGGTTTCCATAGGAACTTCAGCATTAGCTTTCTTATCCCAGAACTTTTCTGTAAATTTGGCTATAACCTTAATCATTATCCTTCACCTCCTTCAGTAACATCTGAATCAGCATTGCTACCGTCATCAGTGCTACTACCTTCTTCATCCGCAGTAGAGCTACCACCTTCATCATCTGCGCTGGAAGAATCACTACTATCACTAGAGCTAGAATCATCGCTACCAGTAGGAGCGAGAGCTTTTGTAATAGCTTCCATTGTAAATGTGTCAATAGCAACATCATTAACAGAAAGAGAAATCATAGTATCGTAGAAGAAAGAACAAGCCTTGCCTCTAGAATCTTTAACAGCCAGCATTGTAGGAAGTGCTATAACACTTGAACAATCCATGACCTTAGTGTGTTCCAGAGTATCGTAAATATCGCCAGTATTTTCGACGACACCACGCTCTGTATATTTAACAGCTACATTAATCATAGTGTTATCCTTTTTGTATAGTTACATAGTGTACAGTTATAAAAGTGTCTTCTTTGACAATGAATGTATATTGTAGCATCTTATCATCACTTCCGGCATCAGGATGAATAGGATTGCCATTGACAAATACCTGTAATATTTTTGTATGATCCGATGCAGTAACAATAATAGAGCATTTATTTCCACGTTTAACTTCAGGAAGGTATCCAGGTGCAAAATATCCTTTATAATGAGAGGACATTGCATCATCAGGAACTATTACTACCTTACATTTATCCTTACATGGACAAGGTGGTTCCGGAGGACAAGGTGGCTTTGGATGAGGACACCCATATAGTAATGCTGCAGATACAGTTGACGCATTTATAGGATCAACTTCAATACGGTTGATGCATAAATGTTTCATACGAGAGTACTCGATAGCCATACCAAGACCATCGGCAGTATTCCATACAAAACGACTTGGTTGAGCTTCAGCTTCAATTGCCGTAGCATTCATTGTGCTTACATAATCTTCAAGATGTGCATCGACACCATTGGAAACCTTAGTATCATATTTTACACGAATATAAATCATATTATCCCTCCTCAGTTTCATTGTTTATAGGTTTAACTTCTACAATTATAACTTCGGACTTCATAGGTATGAATGTATATGTAGGTATAAATGTATCAGGATCTTCCTTTGGTACTAAGACGCATTCTTTGCAAGGCGTAGGTTTATAGTAGACCTTACTTGCAATATATCCTTCATCTGGATTTACTACAAATTTAAATTCATGATATCTTTCAGTATGAGTATTGAAACCTTCAGCAGCGGCAATAATATAATGATTGCCTTCTGTAAGAGTTATATCAACCATATCATGAGCTTTTATAGTAAACTCAACATCACCAGTAATATTCTTAAGAATTATATTTCCGGTATCTTTATTTAATTCGCATTCGCATACTTCTGGATTCTTTACAATAAGTTCCTTAACATCATAAGATGAGCCTATTGCTGCAAAAGGAATCTTATATTCAGTGTCACGATTCACTCTCTTAGGATATCTTGCTAGTACGCAATTTATAGCCGTGAAATCAAGAGCAAATTCACCAAATGAAAGACATACTTTTACAATAATATCCTTAGTAACTTTATGTATGTGATATACATTATTTTCTGGAACTAGTTCTTCATTCTCTATAAATATTTTATTTACTTCATACTGTTCAGATTCAACGCTAAAAGTAAAACTACAATCATAACCCATTCTTACATTGAACTCGTCCGGCGTTAAAGCTATTGGAGTACAGTGTTCTAATGGATTACCTTCCATGTCAGTAAATGTAATAGAGAACTTAGTATCATAGTTCATATCATCCATAGTAGCATCTCTGTAGTCAAATAAAGAATCAAATGTATCTTCATCTAGACTAACAAATTTTAATGCACTAGGAATAAATAATAACCAATGCTTAAATCTGCATTTAAATATATCTTCAACAGCGGGATCTAGCGACGCTCTCTCAATAGTCATATATTCATTGGTAATATAAACATTATCACGATACTGATCCATTAAGGTTAGCATTGAATACTTAGAAGCATTAAATGCAGCGGCATCTTCTGTTGAAATATTTTTCAGCTTTAATACTACATAATCAAAAGATGGAGTAATAACGCCAACAACATGCCAAGGAGCATCTACATCTTTAAGGACATTATTGACTTTCTGAATGAAGTAACCAAAATAATGCCTATATAGACGTTCTTTATCATTAGCTATAGCTTTGATGGCTAAGAGTTCTTGGTCTGGATACTTAAATTTTCCAATTTTAAATCCAGGAGCCTTAGGAATTACCGTATACGGAAATCTATCCTTAGGTTTATAACGACTTAGCCCTTCTACACCACAGCCTAAAGGATTTTCCAGCTTTACTGGTAGTATAGGGGAACGTTTCATAATGGTATACCTATAAGTTTACAATTAAGTGTTGACGATTTCTTAAGAATATAAACTTTGTAAAAAAAAAATATGCCACATGAATGGCATATTTATTTACTTAATAGTATGAATAAAACCATCACCAATCACAATATCATAGTCGGTGCCTTTGGTATGCTGAAGAATATCATCGTAAATAATTTCTCTATCATTTACAAAGATAAGAATATCACCTGTACCATCATCGCAACGAATATAATTCTCTATGTAGAGATTTGGTAAGTTTTTATCTTTCTCTAAGATCTGAATAATTCCTGTTGAATCAGGTTCAATTTCATTATATTCTTGTGGTGGAAATAATTCTGCATCACAGACAACATAAACGTTATATACATGATTATGATCTGTAAGTTCAAACTTGTCATGCATAGGGCCAAATGCTAAAACTTTAGCTATTGCATCTTTAATATAATCCGTAAAAGGAATATTAAATCTAGAAAGAATATAGTTTACTATATCTTCGTATGTTTTGTGCTGAATGGGATTCATAAGGTACCTATAAAAAAATTTAGGAGGATGTGTTTACACATCCTCCTAAGTCTGCTAATACTATATATAAATATTACTTTGAAAGAGAATATTTATATAGCTACTAGTAGATCACATTCAGAGCATGGTTGTACATCATATCATATTTCATAAGCTAGGCTTATACCTCATACAATATTTCACAACAACTCGTCTTACTAGGATACGTTTGCGAATATAAAACTCCTTGCTAGATCTCTACCGCATACCGCAGAGACCTATATCGACGCAAAATTATAGACAGCTACTCTTCACCCATGGACATCAAATACTAGCCACCGCAGCGGCACTGGATTCAAAGCCTTGATACATAAAGTATTTTAATTCGATTCCTTCCAGCACTCGATCAATGCCGGATCTACTTGAATTCTGTATAACCGCATACATAAGTAATAAAAGTACACTTACTTCGTTACAATACAGCGCTATACTGCAACTAAGTCAAATATTAATATAATATTGAAATTTAACCGATCTTAAACATTACAGTTCTAAAGATTTGGATTATATTTCCTAAGATCCCTTTAATAGCTTCATCAGGTATAGACTCTGCAAGTTTATTAGACTGATCTATACAAGAAATGCAAATCTTATTCATGAAATCTGCACTCCATTCAGGAGTAAACTCAGGATTTCTTTCTCTTCTATATGGTTGTTTGCTTAGTACAACATAGCTTTCTGCAAGAGCATCTATAGGATCTATTAATCCTTTATAAACTTCTTCAGTAGCTAAATGAACATATGCTTTAGTATTCCAGTGCCATATTTGAAACTGTGTAGTGACTTCCTGCAAAGAATTAATATACACTGCTAACGGCTGTATAAATGCTGGAACAGGTGTTACCTGTTGTTGCTGCTGCATAATAGAATCATTTTCCATTTTAAAACCTCTGTTTACAATTCAAAGTTCATAATAAAAAAAAGAAAGCCATGTAGAATTAACTACATGGCTCTTTATAGTATTAGCGTTATTGTAGAACGCTAGCTTTGAACTTCTCGAATTCTGCATCGGAATTACGAGCAGTAAAAGAGGTATTCTTGACAACGGCAACCTTAGAAAGAGCCTTGACTTCTGCCTTAGCTTGTTGATCAAAGCTTTCATCCTTGATGTCTTCTTCGATTTCCTGCAAGAAGTCTGCAATATCAGACGGTACACCATCATCGGTAGTAAAGTCTGCAATAGCATTAACTTCAGCCATAGTACGAAGATCGGCAATTTTCGCCATAACATCACCAATGGTGATATCATAGTTGGAAACAGCTTCATCAATTTTAGCCTTGGCTTCATTAGCCTTTTCAAGAGCCTTCTGATACATTTCTACTGCTCTCTTAGCAGTCTCATACATCTTGTACTGAAGTTTGGCATTAACTTCATCACCATGCTTAAGGAAATCTTCCGCATGAGCCAATGCTTGATTAGCATTGTCTGTTGCCGTGTTGATTCTGTCTTCGATAGTGATGACATTCTTATGCACTGCTTCTGCATGCTTCTCAAGAAGTTTCTTCTTTTTCTTCAGCTGTTCAGCAGCATGGTCAAGACGTTCCTGATAAGTGGTAAGCTTTCCGAGGACTTTCTTACCAGAAGTAAATTTGATTTTGAAGAAGTCGATGATACCGATTCCCATTTTTTATTCCTTTGTTGTTTTGTGTGTGACTAGAGTTTGTCTATATAATTCTTAAATAATAATATTTCATCTGGATCACTTACGGCATTATAATAACCTATATTTAAACGTAAGTGTGTTATATATGGTAAAGATTTTCTAGTATCCATAAAGCATTCATATGAAGTATAATACTGTCTATAAATATATTTTTCCATGGCATCTTTATTTGACCACATCATTAATAACAGATTACGGACAAATATATACAATGGATAAATATCCATATCTTCTTCATCATAAAGATCTATATCACAATCAGCAATTCTTTGGAGTTTTTCATAACTACAAGACTTTAAAAAGTCTAATAGAATTTTTAAGCTTAAAGATGAATTCTTTTCTATCCAGTTTGAAGAATAAATATTATGATAAAAATCTTTTACATAAAATTCTATAAATGTATCACTTGATTCAGATTTTATATTCTTAAAGATAATTGCGATTTTTAGATGACCTTTAGTAGTTATTGAAAAATTAATTTTCAACAATATGGGCTTTTTTAAATTTATACCCCATAATTCTTTTCTACATTTAATAAAATGCCTATAACTAAAATGTCGTATCTTATCAAAAGAATATTTTGGCTGAATACCTGCTAAATTTTTAATTTTCTTATTATTATAGATCTCGGATGCTATTGCGATTGCAATAACTATTAAAAATGTATAACATATAAAAAGAAGCATAAAATTTCCTATGTTATCACATTTTAATATATAAATAATCTAATGGACTGATGTCCATTAGATTATAGAATTTATTTAAAGCGAGATTTTTTGCCTTTCTTAATCTCTTCAATTTCTTTATCAAGACTATTAGCTGTAGTATCAATGCTAAAAAGTTTTGTCCATAATTTAGCAGTAATAGCACTTGGTGTAAAGTTTTCTCTAGGCTTTGCTTTAAGATTTTCGTATATAAGCTTAAGAGATTTAATTTTATCCCTAAGCTCCGCGCATATTTCCTTATTACCTTTACAACTATCTAAGTCCTTTTCATAGCACACAATTATAGACTCAATACGAGTTAATACAGATGTAGAATTAATGCATTCTACTTTATTTGAAACCCAATTATATGCTACGGCAGATACTGTAAATACTTCAGCATATAAATCTAAAAAGCTATTAAAACTTTTAGCAGATGGTGTATTTTTATCTTGAGATTGAAATTTATTTATAACTGCATTTAATTCTTTACTATATCCATAATGCTCAATAAATTGCTCTGTAAATGTATTAACCTCATTATAATCAACTCCAAATATTTTATTTATAATATCAAGAGTTGTATTAATTGGAGACGTAAAGCAAGATAATGCTGCAAGGATAGGCCCAATAGCTACAAGTGCACCTGCACCAAGCATAGATCCCATCTTATTCATGAATTGCATTAATTCAGCATTAGATAATCCATGATAAGATTGCATAGATTCGTTTATATAAGAAGGAGCTATTTCTAATATTGGTTCTTCAGATTTAGTATCGCTATTAGAGTTTGATATAGCAGATAGTATATTTAGTGATTGTATAATACTAATAGTAACCTTCTTTCCGGATGTCCATGCATAGAAGCTATATGCTAATTGTTGAAGAATAAGAGCTACTATTTCTCTAGAATTATAAGCTTCATCTCCGAAGACTTTGGAAGCGCTAATAGCAATATTACAATAAAGAATTGGTTTTTCACATTTGTAGGCATTCTTTATATATTCTAGATCTTTAATATCAATTTTTTTCTGTGTTCCATACGACAAAGTTACATGACATAAAGACGTTGTTGCACTAGAAAAGCCATATTCTTCATTACCATTATATAAACCAAGAGATGCGGTATTTAAGTTTACATTAACATCTTTAAAATTAAATAGCTCTCTAATGACATCGCTTATTTCTTTTAAAGTTTTAAATGCTTCTACTTGTCTATTTTTGCGATATTGGTCTCTAGCGTGATTGATGATCTTTTCAAGGCTTCTAATATTAGAATCTCCTTGATATGTCTCATTCGCCACAGAAAATAAATTTTTCATATTGGATCCTTTATAATATTTATACAATATTATGTCAGATTTCATTTATACTCTTAATAAATAAAGCATCTTTATCATTAAAATGATTAAATATCCATTTTGCTTTATATGCTTTAGCTTCATGATTATTTAATCCAGGATTATAATCATAAATAATATTTCTAATTCCTGCATCTAATAATTGGATTGCGCAAGCTGCACATGGATATGCAGTCACTACACATATTAAAGATGGAAAATAATAATTATGCCATCTATAACGCATACTATTTAATGCAGAAATTTCTGCATGAGTAACTATTTCTCTTTTATTAAGAGTAACGCCGTTTCCGATATCAACATCCTTCTTCTCCCAAATAGAAGAAAAAGAAGAGTCGCATGAAAGTCTAATCGGGAGTATATTGAACCCTCTGGAAATACGATTTCCATTAGGATCCAATATACTACACCCGATTTGGACTATTTTATCTTCAGACACTTGTTTAGCCAAGGTCTTCAGCTCGTTCATTTCATCAAGCAGCTTTCTTTTTAGAGATAGTGAAAAGTTCATTGTCTTCATAATTGAAAGTTACGGAAACAAGATCTTTCTCCTTCTCTAATTCTGCATTATTTAATGCAGCCAAACGCTGAAGATAAGGAATCATAAGGTTAGATACTCTAGGATTGGTTGCCAAGAACATTCTCACCCAATCATTAAGGGTACGGGCAGAAACTTCTCCAATCATATCCTTAATATTTTCGAATATCGCCTTAATATTAGTCGTAGAATTAAGTTCTACAGTTCCACGAGTAATATGATAAAGGAATCTGCAGAAGCTCATGTCTGAATCTTTAAAATTATTCGTATCGAGAACTTTATCTCCATAATACGCAATCTTGCCTTCAGTATGCAAGTTATCAACTTCATTAAGAGCCATGTTTGCCAAACGCTTGTTATCTACTGGCATGTCTTCCACCTTTAGGACAGTTAGAACGTTCTTAATTATATCTAATCTTTCTAAAGTAATATCTACATTATCTGTAATTAATGCAAGAATTGCAGGATAATACTCATGTGTAGATTCTCTTGAATAATGCGCTAATTCTGCAAGTATATCTGCAGACAATGCAGTATCCGTACCATCATACATATTAAGTATCATAAATCCATTAATAGAACGCGCATTAGATGCTATAAATTCAGTTATTAGTATCATCATGAAAGCTAAGATATCATATGTATCACAGCCTTCAAAAAACGCTTCTCTATTTGCATATTCAATTTCTTCATATGTAAAATAATCCTTCATATTATCATTCATTACCATTGCAGTACATAAACGATCATATACTTCAGGATTTTTAGGCATAAGTTCATCATCAAAAAATTCTGTCAATAAGGCATTTGTATTAAGATAAATGAACTTTTCCGACGGATCTCTATAGAGTAAATTGAGGCACTCATTCTCAATAACATTCTCAGTATTATCAATAATGCGTGCCGCCAATTTCTCTTTATATAAACCCATCGCAATTACGCCATTCATAATAGAATGGAGATTCATGATTTACCAGTACCATGCACGTCTGGGTTTGATTTTCTTCTTCTTAGATTTCTTGTTCCAATTAGCAGTACCACCATAGTAACTACCGTAGTAATTACGACCATAAAGCTGATCATAATTATAACCAGTAGAAGTGTAGCCATAGTCTTTCCAAGAAACCTTTTCTTTGAATAATTCTTCAGTTGCGCCATTTTCAGCAGCTAAAGCTTTAGCAGCTTTAAGCCGTTGCATAAATGTTGTCGCGTCTAAATTTTCTGCACACTTTACGTCTGCAGGTATATGTACAAATGAACCATCTGCAATCTTGATAGTAATAACACCATCAGGTGTTTGACCACCATCAAGGAAGATAAATGATACATCAAAATCTTTATTAACGTATTCCCAGTCAGTTCCTGAGAATGAACGACAGCCGCTCGGATGCCTATGACATGCAGCATTGTAAATCTGCTTATCAGAAGCATACTCATCAAAGGCAATGCTTGCAGCAGTAACATTCTGCTTAGGCATTTCCCAGACTTCTGGAGCAATGTTAGCTGTTAAATTTTCTAAATCTATATCTGCACTTAAGAATAAACCATATTCTTGACCATGACTAAAATCGCAAAATGCTTGCATGGTTCCCAGAATATCCATCGGCACTAAAATTGTGCCACGCTTGAAATACTTGTCGCCAGTTTCTAATGCGTACTTTCCCATGAATCTTGTTCCTTTAAAAAAGAAAGCCGTAGGGGTTTCCTACGGCTTAGAGTTCAACAGCAGAGACTAGGCGTTGAAAATTGCCGGTCTAATGACCAGGGTGTCGCCATCCTGGATTTCAGACGGAGCAATGGACTGACCGTTGCGGTACAAGTCAGCCTTGTTGATACGGTTAGAACTCATGAGGCGGTGCATTTCAGCCACGACATCTTCGGTGTTGGCACCGGTGATATCGGCTTCAGTCTGAAGCGTTGCGCCAGAGCTCATGATCTGCACATGAACATGCAGACCCTGAGAAGCGGCAACTGCGCTGGAACGAACAACGGTAGAAGTCGTTGCAGCAACGGCTTCAGCAGCAGTGTCCTTTTCCTGATAGGTACCAGAGATACCACCCGGACGGGACACGGTCAGAGCATCACGCACTGCCTTCACACGAGTAGCCTTCGTGACGATCAACGTCCACGAAGCGTTCAACTTTTCTGCAACCTGCTTATTGGTCAGGTGCGAGTTCCAAGTTTCGATAAATTCATCATTATCGAGCTGAGCCAAAGAGGTCTTCTGAGCCATCTTTTACTTCCTTTAAGTTTGTTAGGTTGTGAGTTTTAAGATGCAAATTGTGCTAAGAGTCCTTCGCACTTAGCATCCTTAAGAGATTCACCCGTCGGTTGATTCACCGGGATGAATTTACTGCGAAATCCAAATCTATAATAATTCTTATCTATGTTGCCTTCAATTACAGGAGTAGATAATATCTGCTGTACATCGTTAGCAAATAATGCTTGAGCATAGGGTCCTAGTCTGTGCTCAAATACTATATCATTCTTCACATGAGAATTCACTTTATAATATAAAAGTGAACTTTCATCCAACTCAATACTTTTATCATCTGTAACAAACTTAAAGGCATCATCAAGCAATCCAGCAAGTCTTTCAACTCGGTCAATAACCATCAGCTTACCTACTACTAAATTGTTGACGGCTAAGCTAAGTCTAGATTTTGCACAGTGTTTAAGATACCTTTTCCAAATAAGTTCACCCACAGACGTATCAGCAAGAATAGGTGCTACGTTAATAATATAGTCAAGCACCGAAACATCTGCGAGAATTATGTCTTTAACAAATTGACGAATCTCGCTGAACATTTCCAGACATACTCCAAATGCATCTGGATTTTTCCATCCATAATTATCACTTGTAGTAAATAGGACTAATGTTTTTGCAGGATCTGTCTGAATATCTTCAGAAGCAGAGATAATAAGCGCCGTTAAAGCTTCCCTATACTTAATGCACAGAGCAGCAAATAATACTTTCTCATATTCTTCGTGTTCTGAAGTAAATGTAACTACTTCATAGTTTTCACTATCAAGAATACCGTCATCGAACTTTTCCCTATACAAGATAACATTAGGGATAAATTCCAGCATACTCTTAAATACATGAATGAATGAACTTGCAATCTGTACATATGCGGTCATATTACCTTCAAAGGTATTATTATCGCTATACAGTTGGTTTCTAAGTGTGTTATAAAGAGGAGCAAAGTCGTTTGTTATACGACTTGTAAGCTCATCTTCTTGTATTAAAACATTTACTACAGCCATTATACCTCCACAATAGCTTCATTGATAACTTCTTCGAGGTTAATAATGATCTTAGTGGTTTTCTTGATCTTTCTACCCTCACCGCAGATCCAAGAAGCAGGGAACTTCTTAAGAATTCCAGCAAGGATTTCGCAGACCATTGCAGGCGGTATATAGAAGCTTGGTGTAACTTCATAGCCAGACTGAACATTTACAGAAAGTGTCTTCCATACGCCTTCAGTCGGGTTAAAAGTGATACACATGATATTACCACCGTTGTAAGACAGTTTCATATCAATCTGTTCGAACATAACACCTGCATCAAGTACGTCACGACAGTCAATGACAATCGTTTTATTACGCATTCTTGCATCTGAATATGTACTAGGTGTTTTAAATACCGCCTGTACATTATCAGGTTGTGTTCCTTCATCAGCAGCTTCGTTAAGCGGTTCTGCAATCAATTCATCAAAATTACTTACTCTTTCTTTCTTTGTAGAAACACGAGTTTCCATCGTTCTTTTACAAAGTTCTTTAATCACATCTACTTTATACTTGTTAATGGAGCTAATAGGAACAGGAATTCTGTTCATATTAGAAATCTCCATAATGTCATCATCCATGATATACATGGCTGTATTTCTATCAATAATTTCGTCGAGCATTCCAATGGAAAGAGGAATATTACCACCAATTCCACCTGCTCCGAGTACTACGATTCGCTTGATATCCATAGGATCATCCTAAGTAAGAATGTGGTTTAAACATATCTTTCCTTCCGTAAATACTTCCTTCAGGAGAGAAATGGAATTCATCGCCATTATTATTGTAAAATTTTCTATTTTCAGAATATGCAGATGTCATGTTGACACCTTCCATCAAGGTAATAATATCTGATATGTGCAACTTGTTAAGGATAGTAGATCCAGCAAGAGTACCCATACAGATCTTTCCACTTTCGTATGCCACATTAGGATGCTTCAAGATATGATCACCCTGTTCATCCCAGTATGCATATGCTACAAAACTCATATTTTCAAGTTTGCTAGCAGAACCTGTAGAGACACGAATACCAACACTACGCATAGTGTGTTCTTTATCTTTACGAATTCCTTTAGGGCCGTCAAATATGCAATCAAACAATTGTGCATGATTACGGTCATCTAAAGATGCATAGATACGCTTCCAGTGTACAGGATGCCTTAGCGTGAATACCAAGAAATCTGAAGCTTTTCTAATAATCTTAATGACTGGACACTTTGTATCAGAAGCTGCCCATTCATTATATTCTGCAATATCCGCATCATTAAATGCCCTGATGCCACTGTTATGGCCACCATTATTATTGCTATTTTGAATACGTTCTCGCATAATTCTAGGAACAATATGCCCTAGAGCCTTATGCTGCTTTTCAGCCATAGATTCACAAGATATCAGAAATGGCCCACTACTTATAGACACTGATCCATAAATTTCGTTGCCATCAACTTCATTTCTAAATGTTCCACAATCTTCACGATTATTATTCGTGTCTATTGCAGAACTAAATTGGGATAAAAAGTCTCTAATTTCCATCGTCAAGGATCTCCTCAACAGTTGTTTCAAAGTCTTTATACCTACTAAAATACGGCATAAGATTCTCCATAATGTTGGTGGTGACACCCATCTTAAAGAGTTCATAAGAGAGCATGGTATTATTATCATGACGAATATTTCTATTCACAATGAAATACACCATAAGCAAATCTCTAATATACGATCTTATGCTTACAACATTATCTTCTTCTGGAAGTTTTACATGTTTCGGGTCATTACAAAAGTGAATACCACTTTTAAGGAAAGTGTAATATTCTTTGTATACCGGGATCTTGGATTGATTCCAAAATTCTTCAGCACGATCTTCTGGAATAATAATTACGTCACCAGAAAATTTCCGGTCTGCAGCGTAATGTTTAAAGTCTGGGCGTAGATCTGCAAGATTATACTCCATTCCACGAGCATAGATCTTATTCATCTCCACAAAATCTTTTTCTACAAGATTAATATTTTCTTCATTAATAATTCTAATTAATTTCTTAACCCCAACCATTACCAATGGAAGAAGGAAACGATGTCCGGATGTCTGAAGATACGATACAGAATCCGGAATTTCTATGCCAGGACATCTGTCCTGTCTGTCGTTAACGGAAATCATTTTGATTTCTCCTTTATAAGATACATGTTTTAATATAATGATGATATTATCATAATATGGAACTTCTGAATGTAAGTAGGAGAATACCTATGTCAAATTTTGTAGATAAGAAATTTAACTCTTTTGAGTCTTACCTTAGAAAGAATTTTAAAAGCGAATGTAAAAAATTTGAAGAATTTTCTAGAGTTTTTGCCGTAGATTATAATGCATTTTTTGCTTTTTACCTGAAAATACTTTTAGAAAAATTAGAAAATATAAAACAGAAATCTAAACCTGCAGTATCAGAATCTGTGCCTAGAAAACTCAGACCTGGTACAAGATCATCTATACCATATCCAAAAGATGGCCTAGCTGCAATAAAATCTGGAACTATTCCTGATTTAAATCTTCATGAAATGATAAAGAATTCTTTAAAGGTTGCCATTGATGAATTTTATAGTGCTATACATAAAGATAAAGATCTTATAAAAGAATTAGAAGAGAAGGATACTGATGTTGTAAAACTAGATGAATTGTATAACATAGTAACCAAACCTAAAGATAATGTAATTATTCCAACGGTTATATCTAAACCGTTTAATATACTAGATTATCTAAAAGAAGATGATGCAAAATTTATTTATCCTGAAATAAGACAACATATGGAAGCTATTCATAATGATGTCGTTGTTGTCTTATTAACAAAAGAAGGCATAACATTTGAAGATGCAATTATACAATATGGGATACTCCCGGTAATGTATACCGATCCGTATATTCCAAAAAAGTATATATTTGATTTTAATAATGGTTACGGCGTTGGGCTTAGAATTAGTGATCCAGAGAAATATGAAATATTAATGGCTTATGTGCTAGTGTTTTGTGAGCTTCATAGTGAGTATGAGTATAAACGCTTCGACGATCAGCAACTTGTCCTAATAGTAAAGCATACATCAACTTAGTGGATATTTTACATATCTAACCATATATTGAAACCACCAACAAAGAAACTACTATGAAAACACTAAGTATTAAAGATCTTGTGAGGATGACGACCAAAGATGATAAAGATTATATGAATTATGTACAGTCTATTCGTAGAAACATGATTACATATTTTAATCAGTCAAAATTGGTTAGTCTCTTTATATCTATTATTGATGAATGCCCATTCATTGATTTCAATACACCAAGAGATAGGCGTATTACTAACAGAAATCTTCCTTCATACAAAGTAAAGATTTTGTATGATAAAGTACCTGAATCAGTTCGAGTATTAATTGGAAAAAATAAGATTTCTGACGCTAAATCTAAGATTTGTCATGAAGGTTTAATTACTCCTTATGTGACAAAGATGTATGAGATTATTCGTGATAAGAATATGGAATATCTAAAGGAAGAAATTCCTGATAATTCTGAAATTAAAGATATTGTAGATATTATGACTACTTTATTTATAATTAATACAACGGATGAATTAGATAGTCCAATTTTCGTTAGACCTTTTATTTAATTCCTTGCAATTAAACCTAGATGCTATAAGCATCTAGGTTTTTTTTCGTAGTTTTGGAATATCCGCGATTATATTAAATAGTAGCATACAAAGGAGTACTCTATGGATAATCCATATGAAAGAAAATTCATCCTTGAGGAAAAAGAAGCATTGAAGTTGTTGGACAGCATCCATTTGGAAAAAGCTGTTGACATTCAGCAATTTTTCCATGATGGATGGAAGTACCGTCATGGCAATGAGCATTATTTCGCAGATAATACATATAGGAACTATTACCAGCGTTACATGCGCTATACTGATTCTAATGGAAACTTTAAGGTTTCTGTAGAAGATGTAGATGCTACGGAATGGAACAAGCTTATAGAAAATCAACCTATTATCCACAAAATACGGACTTGTGGGTCATTTGAGGGTTTTGATTATGATATTGATCAGTTCCTAAAACCTGCAAAGGGATTGATTATGGTAGAAGTTACAACCTCTAAGGAAAAGCTTATTTATAGCTATAATCCTATCTTTAAATGTAAAGAGGTTACCGGAGATAGTGCCTTCAGTAATGAAAATATTATTAAAGGCTCGCTAGATTATAAAGAATGGTAGTACCATTCTTTTTTTTTTCGTAAAATTTCTATGACCCTTGATATTCTTTGGGTAGTAAAAATAAAGCGTGGCAAAAGCACGCTTTATTTTTTTTTAGTTCCAGTCAACCCATATCTTACGACGGTTGACACTAAGATGCATACTATTACGAATCTTCTCAAGAAGTTCAGTACGCTTAGATTCAGCCTCTTCAAATGTTCCAAGGCTTAGTTCTATATCAGACATACTTGTATTAATATTTGAGAATACACGCCTAAATCCAAGAATATCTAATTTTACATCACAGAGACAAAGTTGTTTAATAATCTCTAATAGACCTGGATGAAATTCTTGGAAATCACTATGAGATACCTTTAATTTAACACAGATCTTTCGACCCATTCCAATAGCAGGATTAGGCATAATCCTAACCTTATTAGGTGGAACTATTTCTATAGTCGTAGGCACTCTAGTATAGTCCATAATTTCTTTCTGCATAAATGTCAAAAGATATTCAAAAGGACATACCGAGTATGTACGGTCATAGAATGTATCACCAGTACCTAGACCATTCAAAGACACGATCATTTCGGCACCAAGAAGCTGTGTAGGAGTATTAATATAGTATAAGCCCTGATCCTTTCCAACCTGATCTTTATCAATATCAATAATGTAATAAATAAATTTAGGGAAATATAAACTTAGAGTCTTTAGCGATTCATCTTTAATAACTTTAGCGATTGCATCATTATCAAGCTCAAGATCTCTACATGCAGCACCTAGACGTGCCTTAATATGGTTTACAAGATAAGAAGTACTTAACCAAGCTTCTGCCATAATAACCTCATTATAGTATAACAAATTTATTGTTTTCCATATACAAATTCTGAAAAAAAAAATACCAAGCAAAGTTGGTATTTTTATTTTTCCTCATATTCTATCCAATGGTAATTATTTGCAAATAATACATCATAAACTACATCGAATATAGTTAATATACGACGTAAATTTGCATCAATTATATGATTAAACTTAGTGTATGTTAGTGGTATATGTTCTTCATAATCATCAACATCATACCGATCTAATGTAGTACTTAGATTTATGCCTATCTTTTTTAATTCTTTATTTGGATACTGTTTTACTACACATATACTAGGATTATAGCCTCTATATGCATCAATATATGGAAAATCGGTAATTTGTCTTAAAGGCAACGGTGATGATACCATACACAAATATTGATAATGATCAATATCATAAGCATCCAGTGGTGGTGTTCTACTATAAGCTCGAAGCAAGCATTCATTCCATCCAGTACTAGGTAGTGCCCATACTTGGCTTGCTAATATCTTTTCATCTGTATTACTCATATAATTTATATAACCTTGTACGACTTTTATGTATAAACCCTTCTCAGGACATTTATAGTATATTGCATCGTCATCAGAAAAAGATCGTCCTTTACTACAGAAAGGGCCATTAGTTAACTCATAAAGAGCTTTGTATAATCTATCATTTGCCCGTTTTTGTTCTATAGCTTCTATATTAGATAGTCCAATTCTACACATTTTTTACCTCTTTTCTTAATATAATTATATTAAAATAAGAGGATATTATGGACAATAGAACCTGTGCTTTAATGAATATAATCTTAGCTAGAAAACGATTAATGGATGCAAACGCAAAAACTAATGTTGATATGGATATAAATTATATTTCAAGACGAGATTTTAATAGTTATGCGGATGATATTATAATATGTAATTTTGATCTAACATTTCGTTTTACCGATAAAGGTTTTAATGAGTATTATTTCAAGAATGCATTTCCATGTGAAAAAGTTTTTGAAAGTATAAAGAATGAATATGCAGCTGGAAGAATTCCTAATGATTTGTGGTTAATAAATCTTCGTGTAGGATTGCCTAAAAAGATTTTTCCATCAGAATCATCTATGGAACATGATTTTATTAATCAGATAATAGATAATAATCCTTTAGTAACTATTCAGCTTATGGATATAGAAAAATTCTATGCATGGATACCTAAAGAATTTGAAAAGTTTATAGGAAAAACTGAAACTGAGGAAGACAATCTTTATGCTGCTATGACATGGAAATATTTTCCTGCAATTTCAGATGATAACATTACAAGATCAATTTACTTAATGAACACATTTGCAAAATGTAAAGACTATGTAAATAGGTAGAGTATGGCTATTCCTAAATCTGAGTTAGAATATAGGACTGAACCAGATATTAATTTAAAATATGTAAACGATCTTCTGCTTAGGCTCTTAATATTATTTCGAAAATATTATCCACATGACCAATATGGAGAGAAAATACTATTTGATATAGTACCTACTTATCATGGAGATGCTAATAACTTTGAAATATCCATACGAACAGAATCTGAAGAATTTGCAAGAAAGTTCTATAAAAGATTATTACCAAAGATAGATATTCCACAACATTTCACATGTTCTAATTGGTTTATAATTGGTATTAATTTTGAAGTAAGAGGTTATCAATTACCATATTGGAATGATACCTCTCATTTGAGAAGAAGAATTCTAGAAAATATTATACCACTTATATCTCATGCTGAAGTAAGTAGAGTAGCATGTTATTTACCAAGATTTATAGATAGTGCAGCTTTTATTAATGAAAACTATTCAGCTAACTTTAAAGTCAAAGAATTTGAATGGTTAAGTTTTAATTATAAATACATTATTGCAGGAGCGATTGGTCCATATTTGGGAGCAATTTCTATGCATGTATATGTAGATGAGTTAGAAAAATATATGAAAGAATTATTGAAAAATAAAGGCTAATTAGCCTTTATTTTTTCTATGTTCCGTAAAATTTCTAAGATCCATATTATATTAAATCGTGAAGTAAGACACAATAAAGACAATTCAGTCTTATTGATTCTACTTGCAGTGTGGTAACTGCACGTCTTACTCAAGGAGCTATCATGTATATGGCAACTGATAAACCCTTTACGCATTCCCAAGATGCAGTTCTTGCTGAGCGTTTTGAGAATTATCTTAACAACAACACTGAAATGACAGAGAACGATAAATTCGCCTTTCGTGAATATGTTACATATAAGTCACTCCATGACTGTTATGCACCGCATGTTACAACTGAAATGAAGTATCATTCTGTGGCACAAGGTCTGGGTTGTCTCCTAATGAACGGCAGTCTTTACGATCATAGTCATGAAGACTATACTCACTACGATAAGTATATCCGTGAAATTAAGGAATTGTTTAAAGATGTTGTGCAGATTAAAGCTATTTGTACGTTATTTTTAAATCCCAACCGCAGTGAAAAAGATACATTCTATAAAATCCGTGACTTAACTTGGGCTAGTTGTGCAGACTGGGCAAAGTAGCATCAAGGCTAAATTAAAAGAATTGCTCATCTTCTAGATGGGCGTTCTTTTTTTCTATGATCCCTCATATAATTGACAAAGTATATATAAACTTTCCATTGAAATTAAATAAGGAAAGTTTATATGCCATCTTCTCAAGCTGAAATATTTTTGATTAATACTTCTGCTAGTCAGGCTAAACCTTCGATTATTAGACAAACTGATAAAGAAATTGAGTTTAGAACAATCTGGCAGCATGGTAATGTATTAAACCGTAATAATAAGATTTATCCATCTGACATTATTTGGAACGCTGCGCAACAGGCTCCTATTCAGGAACAGCTAAAGCGTAGATGCTGGTATGGTGAAGCTAACCATCCGATGAGTCCTTCTATTGAAAGACAGTTGTATACTGATATGCATAATGTCTCTCATACAATTTTATCTTTTGAAAGAGAAGGCGATATCTTTAAAGGTAATGCTCTTACTTTTGGTTCTGCTATGGGGCCATCTATGTATGCTGCTATTGATCAGGGTGGCATTATTAGCTTCTCTCTTCGTGGTTTGCATAAGTTAGTTAGAGATCCTAATGACCAACGTAGAATGTTAGTTAAAGATCTCCGCATTTTTTGCTATGATTGGGTCACATTCCCGTCTCATGAAGATGCACATATGATCCCAGCTAATGAATCTGCTAAGATCTTTGAAAAGAGAATTCCTAAGGAACTCATTAATACCGTGATGGCTAGTGAAAATGCTGGTATTCTTGAACAGTATGAAGACTTCCTTGATGAAGAAATTAAGGATACTTCTATTGAAGATAATAGCTTAATTCTAAAGTCTGCTCATAATACTTTGAATATTAAGCTAAAGAATAGAATTACTAAAGATATTCTTAATGAATTTTTCTAAAAAAAAAAGACCATGCAAAAGCATGGTCTTGTTATTATCTTTTTTGGTATATTGGCTTATATGGTAAATCTCTTGTCTTAAGTAATTGTAAAACATTATCATAGCTTTTACCAGATTCTTTGGACATTTGTTTTACTGTTTTATCTGGACTATACCATGTAAGATCTGAATTACGAACCATGCGTACACGCTTATATGGTAGATTAAGGCGTATTAATGCATTTCTAATGCATCCTGCTTTGACACCGCTTTGCTTAGCCATTTCAGGAACAGTTTTATTGGCATCATACCACCAAGATAAATCATCATAATTCAATGGATCTTTTATTATACCTTGTAGATTATACTTATGAGCTATCGTCCTTACATGTTTCTCACTTATGCATAACGTTTTAGCGATAATATAAGCAGGCTGACCTTGCATCTTTATGATTTTATCAGCTAAATCTTTTGATTTAGCATCTTTAATAGATTGCTTTTTCTTGAAATATTCGTCAGATAATCCACTGGATATTATTATTTGCCTTATGCTTTCATGAGATAATCCTGCTTTTTCTGCCATTTGGCGCAGAGATAATGTAGGATCATACCATGATGGCTTAGACAATATTTTATGATGAACTTCTTTTTTATATGGCAATTTAAGTTCATTCAAGATTGTATATATCGCAGAAGTATACGTTCCAGATATCCTTGCCATTTGGCGAACAGTAAGCTTTTTATCATACCAGTCTTTCAAATTGGAATCTGCTATTTGTCTTACCTTTTTATAAGGTAAATTTTTGGTTATTAATGTATTATAGATAACCATAGGCTTTTTACCAGCAGCCTTAGCCATTTCTCTGACTGTCAACTCTGGTGAATACCATATAGGTATTTTTGATGAAACTCTATGATGAATTCGGTTTAAATCTTTCATAATGGCTCCTTGTTAAAATTATTAAACCATTATTTAATATAAGCAAATTCATAAGAAATTTACAGAAAAATAAAAGACCATACGAAAGTATGGTCTTTTATACTGCTTCTCTATTTTCTAATTCCAAAATATAATCTGGTGGAGGATAGAGTGCTTTATATTGCGGTGATGCAAATATTTCTTGCTCTATATCATTCTTAACTTCTAAGAATATATGTAAGGCTACATGAATATTCTCAAATTTCTTTTTATATTTATATGGATTATGTTTATATTTGTCAGGTATGAATACATTATCTTTTATAAATATTAGTAAGAAAGATTCTTTGATAGAATCAGGTAAAGTCCTGAATTCCAATCTATCTGTAGCCTTATCAAGATCTTCATCATAAGATTTATAAAAGAAGTCTTCAGAAGATCTAGCTTCAGAAAATATCTCATATACTCTATCAATGACTATATTATTAAATAATTTCATTTCATATTCATCATCTAGGTTCCAAGCTCTATAATAGCTCTTTCTAACTTCAGGTAGACCATCGCTCTTAGCCATTTCCAAGAGAATATGCTTCATATAGTCTTCTAACATAAACACACCTACCTTTATGGAAAAGTACTATTTCCAAAATATTAAATAGTGTATATAATTTTTATCTTCTTCCGGTAAATAAAATTCATATTTACAAATTAATGAAAATCCTGCAGCTGATAGTTCTTCAATAAACTTACTTTGTTTTGCCTTAGATACATCTACTTCAATTTGTTTTTCACATCTGCAAATTGCTTGTGTGACTTTATGTTCGACATATCTGATAAGTGCATTATATGGTTTATCGGCTGGATCTACAGCACTCGCTTTAAGTTCATCATATATTTTAGTTAAAGGCTTCATGCCAAAATACCCCATTTATTGTGTAAAAGTTCGTTCATTCTTAAGCCAAAGATTCTATGTAAATTCTCTATTTTGCCATTAGAAGCATACTTCCAAACCTCATGGCTTAATTTATCCATTTTATCATGGATCTCTTCGTATTCCATTTTATTTAAAGGCTTAGTATCTAAAATATGACCCCAATGCCTAGCTTGCATTCTAAGTAATTCACAGTAGTTTGATCTACTACGTTCAATATATTCTTTAGATGATATTAATTTGGTTTCGAGAGTATACAACATATGTCTACAGTCTAGAACTGTCTCGCAAGTAGCAAATGCATGCTCTAGTTCTTCATCAGTGAATAACATAATTGCTCCTAATTTCAGTATTTAATATAAAAAATAAAACGGTATTCCATATGGAATACCGTCTTATTTGGTTTTAGGATTCGTCTTTTCTTTTAAGTATAACTTCAGACTCATGTGTATCATCTAAGCACTTCTTTTCGCCATCATATCGTGCCATTTCAGCAAGATGGAGATTAAGCTCAAAAAGTTTATCATACTGGCGTTTCTGGCTATTTAGTAAGGTTTTATAAATATCGGCCCATCTTTTCCAGTAAATTGTACTCATTAGTAATAATGCTGCTGTAAATGCAAGGAAGATAATTATAATAACTAATTGTAAATTATTCATTTTGTTTTTCTTCTTTTTCAAATTTTTCTTTTAGTCTAAGGTAAGTCTTATACTCTGTTGCTCTTTTTCTTTCTTCATTCGCTTTATCAAGCATATTTTTATGGCGTTGTCTCTCTGCTTCTACACGCTCAAGAGTATCAATCCATCGTTTCTTAATTTCTAATAATTCTATATTACTATATTTCGAAAAGCGAGATATCATTAAATACATATCTTCATCGTCAGAACTATCTATGTCTATATTATCATCTGCACTGGTGACATGTACTATAAAATAGTCTTCGCCTTTGGTAACTGTTTTCTTTAAGCGCTTAAAAGCACGAATTTCATCTAATGTAGTACTATCTGCTTGGCTAATACCTAACCCTGCCAACCATTGATCTATTATCATACTATATTTTACAAATATATCATCTGCTGTCATAATATTGGTGATATATTTTATTTTTTCTTCAAGAGCTTTATATGCTTCTTGAAATAATTTTTCTATTTCTGCAAAATCTCGCATAGTAAGTAGTCCGGTTCAGTTAGTTTTATATATCCATCGTATCTATGGGCATCATCGCAATCACCCTTTGTGATACTCAAAGATGTTATTTCTTTAATACTGCTTAGAATTCTATCCTTTAAATATTTTGAAATTTGGCGATATTCAAAGTAGAAATTATCAGTACAATTATATGCTTTACTATCTACATCCAATCTAAATCCACCATCAAACGGAAGGAAGTTTATCCTATTCTCTGAAGCATAAGGCTTAGTTTTAAAATTAATAACAATTCTTATCTTCAGGAATTTTAAGACCCTGTCGCTATGTCCAGCAATGTAATCTTCTATATCTTTTATACACTTAGGAATTAGTTTGCATGTTTCGTCTACTTCTTTCTTTATCATCTCAAATCTTGTCTTATGCTTTTCTTTATAGTTTTCTACAAGCCTTTCTTCTATAGTCATACTATCTCCTATTAGTCACTATATAAACATTTTTGTACAACTTTATCGCCAAATCTTATTTCATTATCAAGCGGTGTTGGTGGTAATTCTATCCAGAATTCTATATCGTCACGTCGTATATCATTATGCTCATCATCAGTTAAATATGTATATACTGCACCATCACCGCCTTCATCATTAAGACCAAAGCCTTCAATATGCTCGCCATCTTTATTAATTATAAGGAAATGATGTACATCCCATCCATCGATAGCATCATAGATATCTTCTTCTTTTTGTCTATGCCAAAACTTTTTAGCTAGCTCTTCTTTAAGTTCTTCTATAGCTTCTTTGACATCTTTATTATCTATTTTGAGATCGTCTACTTTAAATGTAACTTTATGCTCAGCATAAAATTCTCTAACAGACTTAGCTTCTCTAGTTGTAATTACAGTATGCATATATCCTCCTTATGCTTAATTTCTTATTTTAATATAAAAAATAAAAAGCCCCGAAGGGCTTGATTATAATACCGCATGACTAAATTTTTTCTTAAAAGGTAAATTCCTATTCCTTAAATATCCATATATACACTGTTCGGATAAACCAGACAGATAAGACATTTCGCTTAAATCTCTATCTGGAGAATACCATTTGCCTATTTCTATATCATGATCTTTTAATCTAAAATATTCTAACTTATGCTTATTTAAAAATGATTTAACATTAACCATAGGTATGCCTGACAAGAGACTCATTTCTTGTATCGTTAAATTCTTATTATAGAATTTAATAAATTCATCGAATGAATACCTTTTAAATATATGATAACCTGACGGTCGTTGACATTTTTTATAATGCAATTTACTACTTCGCAATATATGATAAACCACATCATAAGATAAACCAGATATAGCAGACATTTCATATATGGTTTTATTTTTATCGTACCATTCAGGTATTGATTTCTTTTTCTTATAGCTTTTACATTTTAAATTTAGTTTATTAAGATAATATGATATTGCGGTACGACATAATCCAGCTTTTTCAGACATTTCTCTTATAGTAAGCTCTGGATTATACCACTCTGGAATATCCATATAAACCTCCTATGCTAATGATTTACGAATATTCATTATTTAATATATATCGCGGTATATAGAAAATACGAAAAATAAAAAAGCGGCATTCCAGCCGCTAGAATTATTTTGATCTGGCAAATACATGCTTAAAAAGAACTTCTGGATGGTTGATGTATAACCACCTTTCCATATTTTTATATCCGATACGGCAGATCTTGGCGAATTTTTCAATCGTCATATCCTTATTCCAGAAAGATGCAAATTTATCTGGAACTTCAGAAAGATGATCTTTGAGTCTTCGCTTTTTCTTTATCCAAAGTTTATCTGGGTGGTACTTTCTGAGCCAGTCTCTTACTGACGTAGGATTTGCCCCAATAAGATCACTATATTCTTTAATAGACATACCATCGTGCCAATGCTTCTGAAAATTTTCTTCGCTATTTTTATAGTTTCTATTACCATATCTTTTTTCTGGATGATATTTTGACATCCATTTATATACAGATACGACACTAGCCCCTATAATATCGGCATATTCTTCATAAGTCATGAGGTCATTCCAGTATTTCTGAAAATTTTCTTCACTATTAATAACATCGGCCTTACCCTTTTTAAATTTTAAATTATGTCTTCTTAATAGTGCACCAAGAGTACGAAGTTTAATTCTAGATTCCTTTGCCATTTGATCAAGTGTTTTATTTGGATGATACCACTCGCCAACCTCAAAAGTATTTTTATCTTTTACTTTCTTAAAAGGTAAATTTCTAGAAGTTAGAATCTTTCTAACTTGGCTATTGCTTAACTCAGATATCTTAACCATTTCCAAGATAGTACAATCCTTGTTATACCACTCAGGAATATCTTGTAGCGACTCTTGGCGAATATCATCAGCAGTCTTAAATTTTAAATTAAGATGCTTTAATAACGGATATATAGTGGTAACTCCTATCCCAGTCTCTTGAGACATTTGCGTAACGGTTTTATTGGGATCATATACTCGCTTAATATCTTCGCAGTGTTTATCTATTAGATGCTTATACTTTAGATTTCTTTTAAATATAAATTGTCTTATATTATGCTCAGAAATTCCAGCGCTTTCTGCCATCTGTCTAATGGTTTTATTGGAATCATACCATTCTGGTAAAATGTTCACGATTAGGCTCCTTGTTAGATGCAATAACATTATCGCATCATTATTTAATATATGCTGTGGTACATAGAAAATACGAAAAAATAAAAGCCCCGAAGGGCTTGATATAGAACTAATATTTTATAAAATATCTTTTACAGTAGGAAGGATGGCAACGCATTAGATTCAATCTTATAAGATATTTTTTGTGAATTTGGTGAATAGCATTTCATTACCGTCATCTCTGAGGATGAACTTAGTTTCTTGCATTTTATCTCTATTTCTATACAACAATTGTTATTGAAACTTACATTAGCTGAAACGATAGATATATCATTCCCAAGATTCTTTACTTCTTCTATAAATGCTTTCTTTTCTTGAAGAATGTCATTCGTAGCTTTAAGTAAAGGATTATTTTTGTTCATAATGGCTCCTTTAATAGATACAACGGAATTGTTGTATCATTATTTAATATATGCTGTGTTACATAGAAAATACGAAAAAAAAGACGTAGGTTTTGAAACCCCCTACGTCCATGCCACTTCCGTTCCTAAGGGCATTCTCTGCTCTGACCCATATTGGAAACTTGATTACTCAAGCAGAGCAATGGTTTCTTGAGGAAGTCTACAGTTATAAAGCTCATCAGTCTTAAGGATTCCGCAATACTTGTAGAACCACCAGAAGATCTTTTTATATACATATACTATATGATAAATTCTACGGTCAATTTCATGGCTATCGTCAATATACCACTTATATTTACTGGCTATTGGTTGTATTCTCGGAATCTTCATTGTAGACTTCCTTAAAGATTTATTCGTCTTTAGTATGTAAGATAAAACTTACTGTATTAAGATACTGTGATACTGTAGGTAAGCCTATAATGCTACGGATAATCTGCATGAAGTTACAAATGTCTTTAAGACCTACAACTGCACGGAATCCTTCGTGAGCACTATTTTTGGATTCGAAGATTAACCCATGGCAACTATTCTTGCTATTTTCTACGGAAATTCTTAAGTCACCATACTGTAAAGGTGCAGGTTCTTTAATTTCCCTGATATCTATACAATCTAATTGCTTACAATAATCAAATAGATTATAGAAGAATGTCTCATTAGAAGCCCAAGGGATTTCCATAAGCATTGCAGGACCTTCTTCTGCATTATTGATAAAGCATAAGGCATCATATGTATCATCGCCTTTGGCAAATGCCAAAGAACAGTTAGTGGGTACATACCATTCTTTATCTTTATATATCATATCATATGCAAATTGCGTAAAGTCTACGCCTTTATTGCCATCAGGTTGAACTGATTTAGTATTATAAATATAACCAAGCCTGAAGTTACAGGTCTTGGCTCTTTGCGTGTTTTGTCTTGTTGTCATTAATAACCTCATCTGTTTCATTTAAAGTCTTATTACATTTTTCTATAACACTATCTCCAAAAATTATCTTTTCAAATATAATATAGAATTTCTCTAATAAGTAATCTATAGGATTATAATAACTTCTAGCCATTTTAGAATCCCGTTTGTGCGGATATATAGTGAATCGGTTTACCCTTAGAGGTTCCAACGATTTCTACATAGTAGTCTTCATATTCTTGGCTATATTTAATATATGCAAAGCCTGTAAAGTCTTCTATGACAGTACCTTGGGCCTTTGTAGGTCTCTTCTCTATATACCATGCGTTTACATCACAGACACAGACCTTAGCTGCATCTGCACAAAATTCTCCAACTGGTTTCTTGGTATCGTAATCAAACAGAGTACAAGACCAATCACCATATACTGTAGTTTGGAGAATGAAGCATTCTAAGTTTGCATCATATTCGTCTATATCTTCCTTAAGGATATAACATGGATCTGTAATAGCTATATCCTTATGGGAGAATTCTTGATATTTATCAGTTAGACCTTTCTTACGGTCTTCCTGAAGCACTTCATATCCAATCATTTTCCAATAGGTAGCCGCTGCATCATAAATATGCCATTTAAGGAATTCTTCTGGATTCCAAGAATAATAGGTAGTATCTTCCTTAGTAACAAGATGTTTGCTATGCCTTAATTCCGTTTGAGGAACTTTTAAGGCAAGGTTCATACATTCGCTATATCTACGGAATAATTCTACATTTCCCAGCTTAAAATGAATGGGCTTTGCTAAATTCTTAGCTTCTTGAAATTCTTCTTTCTTTTCAGCATAATAGATATATCTCGGAACTGGCTTCCCTTCTTTCTCTAATCTTTCTCTAATTCTAGATTCTACACAGTTTGCCATATCATATCCTATTTGACTGTAATGTGCCATTTATATGGTTTATAACAACACAGGTTTTCATCTTCTAAGGGTTGCTCTTCTACAACACATTCTTGAATGCCTTTATTGTTCATAGATAAAATGATAGCATTTATAAATTGCGTTAAGATGATTTTTATGATTGCTTCTTCTTCAATCATAAAATCTGGAACGAAAAACCCTAGGACTATACTATCCGGCATGTATTCTTCCATTTCCACACATTCATCTTGCTCATTATAAATACTAGGGTATGGTTCTAAGTATAGAACGCTATGAGATCCATTTATGCTATAATGACAAAGAACGATGTTAAATGAATGGAATTCATTATTATTGGCGATAGCATTAAGCCTGTCTGCTATATACCTAGCTGTATTTTCCGTCATCATATTCTTTACAAATAAATGCAGAAAACTATCACCTAGGTTTCTATTGAAATTATTAACATCATGGCAATAGTTGAAAATATCTTCATAATTAATTTGGTCTGTCATAAGCTTGGACTCTCAAAGTGCTTGCTTTGCAAAGTCATTAAGTACGCATGGATTAATCTGGTCAGCATCGAAAGTGATTCTATATTCTTCTATAAACTCTTGTGTGCCTTCAATACGTTTAGTACTAATTAAAGTGTGCATAGATTCTCCGTGGATGTATTCGCTTAATTTAATATAAAAAAATAAAAGCCACGAAGGGCTTGATATTATAATACTGTAAATTTATTCTTAATTCTAGCATACGATAAATTACGTCTGTATAAAAGAGCATATAGATCTGCTAAACTTATTCCAGATTCAAAAGACATTTCTTCAGCAGTCTTATTAGGCGAATACCATTCTCCTATGAGAAAATCTTTATATATTTTCCGATATTTAAGATGATGTCCATTTAAGAAGCTTCTCACTTTTTTCTCTGGAATTTTTGATAAAAGACTGATTTCTTTAACGGTTAAATTTTCATTGTAGTATTGCATAAAGTTATGTATATTATATTGCCTTTTATGTAATTTTTTACTTACAGTTGTTTTATATTTGTAAGATAAATTTAATCGCTTTAGAATTACGCTAATACGTGAATAACTCTTTCCCGCTTTATCTGCCATTTCTTGAATTGTACTATTAGGGTCATACCATTCTGGGATATCTGTCCTAGCTACTGATTTAACAGCTATTTTTTGAATTTTGCTATTATGGTCATACAATTTCACAATATCTGCCCTAGCTTCGTTGGCATGTTTGTATTTAAGCTTATGTCCAAGTAGATAATTTCTAATTGTACCTTTACTTTTACCACTAATAGTTGCCATTCCAGCTATAGTAAAATCTTCATTATACCACTCTGGAATATCTGCCTTAGATCCTCTGACATGTTTGTAATTAAGCTTATGTTTTAGCAAGTATTTTCTAATCGCATATATGCTCTTACCACCGATAGATGCCATTTCTTTTACAGTATAATCTTCATCGTACCACTCGGGAATATTCATCTTAAACCTCCTAAATGTTAATGTCTATGAATATCCATTATTTAATATATGAGAAGATAATTTTAAAGTACGAAAAAAAAAAGACCTACATTGTGTAGGTCTTTTATTTAGCATATAGCATTTATTGCTTTATTCAGGTCATTAATTTTTCCATTATCATCAAGATCCTGATCATTCATTATTGACAAAATTTCATCCATCTTACGTTGCTTGTAGCCGAGATTCTTATTCTGGAATATTTTTGCCTTTAATTCATAATCCTCCCTTTTTAAAATATTCATACAATTATTTAGAGCGGACTCCAAATACTTCTCATGATAGATGTCTTCAAGTTTTTGCTTATTTTCAAGCATTTTAGCTTGACAAACAAGCATTTCGTCTTGGATTTTTATTTTCTTATCCATCGTCTTTACCAGACGCACTGTTGCAATGATTAGAGCACCCATAGCTCCAATACAAATAGGAATGAGATATTCTACCATAATGGCTCCTTTGTTATAATGTAACTTAATTGTTACATCATGATTTAATATATAGCGTGGGTCATAGAATTTACGAAAAATAAAAAGCCCCGAAGGGCTTATTATAGTGAGATAGCACATTTTTCTATATACTTAAAAGGTAGATTTCTTACATATAATGCATTTAATATTGTTTTACAAGATAAACCAGATATTTCTGACATTTCGTTTACAGTCCTTTCAGGAGAGTACCACTTGCCAATCTCTAGATCTCGTTTCAATCTAAAATATTCTAGCTTATGCCTATATAAAAATGCGCTTACATTATCTAATGGAATGCCTGATAGCAAACTCATCTCTCTTGCTGTCAAATTCTTATTATAGAATTTCATAAATTCTTCAAAAGTATATTTTGCACAGTATTTATGTCCAGGTAACTTCTTAGCTTTTTTATAGGGTAATTTATTACGTGATAATACATTATAAATACAATGAAAGGGAAGCCCGGATATTTCAGACATTTCTTTTATGGTTCTCTTACTATTATACCATTCAGGTATTGGCTGCCTTCTATCTTCTCTTTTACATTTTAAGTGATGCCTATAAATATATCTATATACTCTTTTACGAGATATTCCAGCCTTTTTAACCATTTCGTTTATGGTACAATTTTCATCGTACCATTCAGGAAGATCCATACAAACCTCCTTGTTAAGTGTTATGAATTTTCCATTATTTAATATATAGCGTGGGTCATAGAATTTACGAAAAAAAAAAAATAAGGATGTAGAGTCCTTATTCTTTTTTAGAGATCACTTATCAACTCTTCAAAAGGTACGCCTTCAGCACCCTTACTCAAGAAGCTGAGCCACGTCTTGCAGATCGGGCCGTTAAGCAGCTCTTTGCAGAGCTGCTGGAATGAGTTCCAAGCCTTGCGTTCAAAGTTGACTGCCCAGAGCTTATCTGGGCCATCATAGGCGCCTTCTACATAGAAGGCGCCATCCTTCTTCTTAGAAAGGGAGACCAGACCGTCATTGCCCCAGGACTTTGCGTTCCCAAGGCAAGGCATGATCTTTACCTCAGAGTCACTTATTTTTTTAATCAGTTTTTCTTTTTCCATGGTATCCTCGCTTTATTTATAGACCAACTTTATTGTTAATCCGATTTATAATATACTAAGGATCTTAGAAATTTTACGAAAAGAAAAAAGAAATGGCATAACCATTTCTTCAAATCTGTATCCATAATGGATCTAACGTCCATTACAGTCTTTGCTGCTTTATGCAACATTGAAAGTCAGCTTTTCCTTCATAGGCTTAGCGACGTAAATCTTGGCCTTCTTGATATTACGGTCAAGACCGCTTTCAGTAGTGATTATCCCAAGCGTCTTACGAAGCGTCTGTTTAATACCACACTCGCCAAGTTCCTGGAATGGAATATTATGTGCTCTAGTAATAAGACTTTTCGTTCCAGAGACATACGTGATGTCTTCAATAAGAACGAACCTAACGATGCTATTAGACACCGCGTAGATATCCTTTACAGTGCACACGGAATAATACTGATTCCGTACTGCCTTGACAAAGATACTATTGGAATGCTTTTTGAGCAACTGTTCAAGAATTACCCGATTCTCAAGCGAGAGAGCTTCGGGTTCCAATTTGTCATCAGCCATAAAACCTCCCTATTTTGAATTACAGCTACTATTTAATATATGTCATGACATATAGAATTTACGAAAAATAAAAAGCCCCGAAGGGCTTATATTACTTTGTAGCTGGTTCATCAAGCTCTTTAACATTGCAAATAAGCTTGTGTTCAAGTGATTTATTCAAGTCTGTGATAGCAAGATGCATAGCTAATTTGACTTGCAGCTTTACCTCTTTTTCTGTAATCGGTTTCAAATACTTGGTATACAAATCTTGTGTAAAATCACTCTCTACTTTGATTTCTCTTGTAGTACGATCTTTTTCTATAATGATACGGATATAAGTTCCTATTTCGCATTCTCTAGCATAAGATCCAAATTCACTGATAAGGATCTTTCCAGCTTTTTTAATGTAATAAAAACAAATTTCTCCAAAAGATTTATCTTTACGATAATCACGTATAAACCAATGATGCTCATAGTTAATATCTTTTTCACGGCATTCTATAGCTTTTCTAATCTCCTCTTGTTTATTTTTTAAGGCGACCAGCTTATGTTTATCTTCATTTAAAGTCCGTTCAATATCATAAATAGACTTTGAAATAGAACTATACTGTTCTTCTAGTGTCTTTTCTTCTTTCTTAGACATATGTTTCCTCTAGGGTTAAAGAATTCAAATCTTAATATAAATCTTCCTAAGAAAAATCTTCGAAAAAAAAAAGAAAAGGCCTACTTGAAAGTAAGCCTTGTTATTAGTATTGCTTTTTCTTTTCTGCAAGTTTAGCGTTCAGTTCTTCAATAGTCTTCTCAAGGTAGTCGAAATATGCATCTGCATGTGACTTCAAATAATACTGTTGCCCTTCGGCTTTATTGCCGAAATCGTCTTCACATTTTCCAGTAATATCGACATAGATTCCAGTTTCTTCCGGTCTTTTGACTTGTTCGTTGCTCATTGTAACTCCTTTTTGAGCTGTACATATTATAATATACAAATAAAAAAAATAAAGGCCTACCCGAAGATAGACCTATTTATTTAGCGACGTCTTGGTCTGATATAATCAAGAATATCTCTTATTACTGCCTTTTTCTTATCATCTAAAGACATAAGACTGTTAGTGATGTACTTCGTAGCTTTTATAATATCACCAAAGTTATATTTAGAAATTGGTTTACTAAGAAATTCTTCTTCCGTAGAAGTTTCTTTGTTACGTGTATACATAGTTTACCTCTAAAAGTTTCTAATTTTCATCTTCAAGGTCGGCAAACTCAGATAGGATCTTGTCTCTAATCCAGATTGTTGGATGAGGCCAAAGATACCAGTCGCCCGGTTCACCTATATGGCTTTCATCCTCTGCGGCTTGCTTCTTATAATAATTGAGATAGAATATAGGATTGCGCTGAATCTCAGCTACAGCTACATCCACCATTTTTGAAACAGTAAGATCTTCCAAGAAGGATAGTTTGTTAGTCTGAAAAGCTGTTCTTATAGAATTAATGAGATTCGCATTTTGTACTGTCTTGGCTTTAAATAAGAACAACACGAGCTGATTCCAGGATGATCCCACTTTCGGATTTCCTAATTTATCTTGCCTAGCTTCGGTAAAACTGTCTATGATTTTCTGGCTAAATAAGTCAAAATGATTGAAACGTCCATTTTTAGTATCTCTCAAGAACTTGCATAAGCCATCTATAGAGCGCTTAAGTCTTCCTAAATCTAGATGGCCTTTGTCAAACATTTGTATTCTTGAGTTTATTCGTTCGACTGTACAAGCTCCACTGGCAAGAATCGTGTTATACTTATATTTGTATTTTATAACATCGCTGCATATTTCTAGGGAATTCTCGAAATATCTTTTCTTAAGATACATGACATAAAGAGCCATGCAATATCTAGAGAATTTCGGAAATGCCGTAAATAGCGGATTTTTATAATTTGGATACATATAATCAAACATTGCCGTATTAAGATCAGACAAGAATGTTTTTATTTCTGGAATCATGACTTTTTTGTTAAATCTAACTATACGTTTTAAATCGTTAATGAGCTTATAGCTCTTATAATCAACATTCTCCATTAAATTTGTCAAATGGTTTTCTGCTTGTTTCATTTTTATCTACCTTTGTAAAGCATAATGTTAAACATAGGTTAATATACAAATCAAAAAGAAAGCCCCGAAGGGCTTTATCTATTTATTGAGGGCACCTGCAATAATTGCATCAAAGAATTTTTCAGCTACTGCTATTCGTTCCATAGTGAATTTATTAAATTCATTCCTTCCGCCATGACAATGGACTCCGGGGAAGAGATTAATGAATGAAACATCCGGCTTCATTTTATTCAAAGTCTTAAGCGGATTCATTGGCTTAATTACTTTTGTGTCAATCGTTCTAATTTGTGTATGCGAAAGGAAAATATCGTCATATTTTCCACTAAATCGGTCTCGCATATAGCCGCTTGTAAGATCTGATGCTGCAGCATTCTGCTTTAGAAATTCCAGAATAAATGGCATATACCTCTTTCCACTGATTTGTCCTTGAATGTCATAGAGGTCGTTATATCGTGTGTCTCTGCCGAAGTTCATTTGAAGAAATTCTTTCTTAGGTTTATCATTAGCAAGCATATAAGTCTTTACGCTGTCACAATCATAGTGCCATGAGTACTTCTTATAGAAAGTAAATCCGGCATTCTTACAGGCTTCCTCGTCATCTAGGAATGTAAAGAACTTGACTAGGATGTTCTTTACCGCTTGGCATTCATTATCGAAATTAGACATGATTCTCCTTTGTTGATTAAATGAATCATAATATAATATACAAAAAAAAAGGTCTACCTGAAAGTAGACCTAAACTCTTAGCCATTATCAGGCGGAAGCTCATAAAGCGTTCCGTCCTCTCTGGCCTCAACAAATTTCTCTCTTTTGGCTATATACGTAGCCGGATCATAGTTTACGATATCTTTGGGTACTTTTGTCATGTCTATTGTAAACGGATTCTTTAATGCTTCTATGATTTCAGAGCAGTTAACTTCAACGATATTTTCATCATTATAGTATGTAAAATCTTTTTCTAATCGATTTCTTCCGTTGAATTCTTCGAACTTTCTCAAAAGAAGTTTTCTGTTTTCTTCTGTGACAAATCCGCATAACGGAAATTTCATACTCTCGATATTATAAATGATTAGAAGTTTATCCATTTGTGTTTCCTTTCTTTAGATATTCATGGTACGAGGGAACACGGCTCCTAGCCCCTCGTACCTACGCAATTCCACCATCCGACGAACCGATAAAAGCCTTCCTCGCCGTAACTTCTCTACCTCCCGAAGGTGGTGTGTCTCCTGCGTACTTTGTAGCCCTAGTGCTGACTGACAGCTTCACGACTGAACCGTGTAGGTACGTCTTTGACGTTTTACTCGTTTGAAGTCGTGGGCGATCGTTACTTCGCCGAATAAGAGGGCATTTATAATTATCTATTAGCTTTATGAAATTTTCTTACACATGCTTGAATATCGTTGATTGTAGAATCATCGACATGGCATACACTAGGCTGTTGTAATCTTTTATAATCATATCTATCAAGATTTACAGTAGCTATCTTTTCTCCTTTATAGAAGATATCAACTTCTGGATCTATATAATCATCGTCAATATAGCAATCATCATTCCAGTCATCATCAGCTTCACATTTATTGTCTCGCATAATAATGCGAGTATCTCCATTTCCTTCAATGTCTTCATAAATATAGAATCTAACATATTCATCCGATCCATATCGTACATGATCTTTTTTAACTAAAATCCCACCTATTCTCTTTGTTGAAATCTTGTGGAAATCATACTTATGTCTTGTTTTGTACGCGGTTACTGAATCTTTATACTCTTGAATAGAATCTGCTATTTCTTTTATTCTTTCTTTGTATATTTCAATAAGACTTTCGCATGAATATCTTTTAAGATTATCATCAAGATAGGCTTTCATTTTTCTTTCAGTTTCTTTAATCTGTTTAGCAAATGGTAATATTGTATTATAACATTTCTTATATGCTTTTACAGAATCTTTATATGCCTGAATAGAATCCTGTTTGTACTGAATTATTTCTCTATATTTATTTTCTATCCAATCACATCTTGTATATCTATCAAAGGTTAGATAAAGGTATTCCTTAAAATCTTTTTCTTTTTCATTTGTTTTCTTTGACAATGGACGGACTCTTGTAAAACATTCTTCTAATTCTATTATAGAATCTCTAGTCCACGCCACAGAGTCGTTATATACCTGAATGGAATCTCGAATTTCCTTTATTCTAGTTTTATATGCTTCTGCAATACTTTCACAAGAAAATCTTTTATTCTCTTTAAGATAAGTTCTCATATCTTCTTCAGATTCGTTTATCTTTTTAGCTAAAGGTAAGATCCAATGATAGCATTCCACAGAGTCGTTATATGCCTGAATGGAATCTCGAATATATGAATCTCGAATCTCTTTTATTCTAGTTTCATAAGCTAAAATTGAATCTTTATATGCTTTGATGGAGTCTTCAACTAGAATTGTATGAATAGAATCTGCTATTTCTTTTATTCTTTCTTTATCAGAGCATTTAATATACGCGTACTCATCATTTATTTCGACGAAAATAGTTCCATCTGGAAAACATTCACCAAGATGTTTAGTAGTACAACATTCATGTTCTTTTCCAAAAGAATAATAGTCTTTTGAATAATACTCAATATCATTTGTAGAACATCCTGTCCATTCGTGAAGAGTTTCAGACCATTCACAAGTAGAATTAGATGAAGCTTCAAAATCTTCAGGATGACGGTCTAATAATAAGGCCGGAACACACCCTATTTGCAAGATACTTAAAAGAAATACAAGTTTCCTCATTATAAGTTTCTTCCTTTATTTATGGTTGAATTATATGCTTTGTAATATACAAATCAAAGAATAAAAGACTTATCTGAAATTAGGTATTAAATTTAAGATTAATGAATACTTTGTAAATTAAAACATCCCGGATATTGCTTATCAAGAAATTTCCTTAGTCCTTTAAAATTTCTTATTCCAAAAGTCATAGCATCTTTTTCTAAATTAAAATGCCCAGCAAGATAAGACACCGCTAAAGTATGTTTTGCCTCATCAATAGATGAATGAGTCTCTGCTCTTAAGGCATTTATATGATAATCCAAGAAAGCTTCATATTGCTCTTTCTCTCTTTTAAATTCAAGGCAAATTTTTATAAATTCTATAATTAATGTAAATGTAGTTATAATTAATGTAAATACAGCAATCATATTAATCTCCATTTGGTTTAACTAATCACACTCCACAATACTAGCAACTTGCCCGAAATATTCCGATAAGTATTTATCATATACCTGCTGAACCAAAGATTCCTTATCGGAATATTCTGGATCAATATTTCTCATTTCTGATTTAAATGACATAATAACCTCTTATATTTGAGTTCATTTTATAATATATTATGCAAATTTAAAAAAAATAAAAGGCATCCTAAGATACCTTATACTTATTATAATATTCAGCTTCCCTAGCTATGTCATCATCCAACTCAGTCATAGCATCTCGAATATTTTTTCTGATATCTATTTTTTTAGAATGCTTAGTGGGTTTATTATTCTTTGGCATGGATACCTCCTTTTTAAGATTTCATAGCTTAATATAAATGAGTAGATATAATCTTTACGGAAAAATAAAAGGCATCATAAAGATGCCTTATTTATTATACCATGTATGATTCATAATCTGCACGACCTTCGGATCGAATTCTAGCTTCAGTGCTAGATGCCGATGCAGATGCACTTAATCCACGACTTTGTTTCTTTTTCTTCTGTTTATTAGTCTTTTTTCTTTTTATTATTGCTTTAGCCAAAACTTTCTTTCCAAAATCTATTAACTCTTGGTCAACACCCATGTCCGGGGTTATGACTTTCTTTGTTGATTTAGAATTTATTTTATTATCTTTCTTAGACTTTGCAGTAGTTGTCATTATTCCTCCCGACATTCTAGAGATACTGGATATGGGAAATTTTCCAATGCACCACCACCAGAATGTGCTCCCGGATGAGGTACATGATAATTTTCATTGATGATCTTGCACTTGGTCTTCTTATTAGGAACCTGCATTTCAAGGCATGTAGCTGCTAAAGAACCGCCGCCAGCCTTATATCCAGCTTCCTTTTGTATCTGTTGCTTGGCAGATTCGCATTGTGCTAGAGTTCTAAATTGTAGGTCTGTATTTATGCCACCATGATAGCTATTAATTACCAATACAAAGATTATTTTAAACATTATCTTCATCCTTTACTTTAAGATTAGGTAATCCGAATTCATAACCTATAACAAAATAGTTAAAATCTATATCTTCATGAAGTTCACGTAATTTTTTCACAAGTTCTGAAGAATAATAATTTTTAACTGTATCATCTAAGAATATTTCTCTTTTAACAATGTAACCATGCATTCCCTCCATAACTTCTCGTAAAAGTTTAACGGGATTACTATAAAAGGTAGTATACATCCATGGTAAATACCGCCAATCTTTATGAGCAGCAGATTCTACTAGAGTAAAGCAACATGAGCCTTTGGTTATAATATCTTCTATAAGCCAAGGCTCATATTTCTCTAAGAATGCCTCCATCTGGTCTAAGCTTTTATGCTTTATAACCACTCGAAATTCATTAGCATTTATCATACTTCATTGCCTTTTCTTGCACTTGGACATGTCGTCTTAACTGGACATTTTGAGCATAAACCATTATTATAGTAATAATAGCACATGACATTTTCCTTAACAAATCCTGGTGCAGTTTTTAGCATTTCAATGAAATCACGAACTTGATCTTCGGTAAATTTCATACAACTACCACCTTAGTTAGCAGTTATTTTAAATAATCCTGAAGAATAATCATCATACTTATCATCACCAGATGATACTATCTTAGTCCTAAGTTCTTCCATGCACTTGATAAATTCAGGTTCATATTCTTTATCAAAAGATACAATAACCGCAGTATAGCCTAGTTCACTATTAACAAAATCCTTCAGAAAGTTGACAGGAATTTTGTGCTGAATAAAGATATCATCTGCCAAGTTATTCTTATTGTCTAAATAAGTATATTGAACTGTATCGCCTAATATTTCTTCATTTTTCATTTTTATGTAATTCATAATTTATTCCTTAAAATTTAGTTGACTTACCATCAAACGTAAGCCATTGATCATCACCTTCATCTCGTTGCTCATAATCAATTTGATATATCTTACGACTATCAAAATCTACGATATATATCATTGTTGAAGAGTCACCTTCATCATCCATTAAGCCTTCATAGAATACAAGAATATTGAAAGCATCAAGATATTGCTTCTTAAATTTCTTATGGAACTTACTAATTTTATCGTAATCTACACGATCTTGTAAGAAATCGTCTTCATCATCTTCTGGATAGAAGATATCATTATCTGGATTCTTTAGGAAAGTCTTTCCACCAAGTAAAGTAATTAGTCTCTTAAAGACTTTATTATCGCCTTCAGATATCGTTAGAAGTTCATCTTTTTCTTCATCAAAAGTAAAGATTTGTTCACCATATACAGTAGTCTTATTTAGCAGAACTGTTCTTGCATCTTCTGGATTGTTTGTATCCTTAATCCATTCAGCTATAAAATTTACGTGCTTTTTGTATTTCGATTTCATATTATTTTCCCTTGTTAAAATATTTTAAATAATACCCAAGTATTAATATATAGAAAAAATAAAAAGGTATCATGGAGATACCTATTTTATTTTCCTAATTTTCTTCAGCAACTTCAGCTAGAGCTTGTCTAGTGCAAATATTTATAAAACGATCTTCACTTCGCTTAGCTCTCTTGCGAACTTTCTTACATGCCTTGCGGACATATTTAGAAACTCCCTTAGATTCAAATGCTTCATAATGCCCTCGGGCTGCTGTCTTAAAAATATCAGGTGCCAGACTGTGGCTGTTTGCTTTTGCCATATTTATATTTCCTTTAATTCCAAAGGTTAAAAAACCATTTATGAAACAAGCTCATAGCCTTGTCAACAATTTTCCAATTTTCTTCAACTACAGCGCTATCCCAGTAAAAATGTTCTGGATAGATCTCAAATCCTTTAATCATTGCATCTAAGATTTCTTGCCATTCTGCAGAAGTAATACTGCCGGGATGATCTCCCACTTGTTCAGCATGTTCTTTGAAAGCTTTTAAGCGAGGTGCTATAAATTTTGCAATAGTACAATCAAGACTCCAGAGTTCTGTATCATCAAAGCCTCTTGTAAGACGTTGAAGTTTCCATTCATCTGCTCTGTCATCAGTATCTTTACCTAAGGTAAAATTGACATTCTTAATTCCAATCGGATCTATATTTTTTATATCTACAGCCATTATATTATCTCTCCTATAGTTAGAGTTATCTATATTTTAATATAAATATTGATAGATAAAATTTTCGAAAAAAAAATGAGTATAAAAGTTTAATCTTTTATACCCACTGTCTAAGTTGCATTTTTATAGTTTTAGTTTATCTATATTTTTCAATAATATTTCACAAGCAATAGCTCGATTGAAATAAGCTTGCTCTTGTTGGCAATCTTCAAAATGCGATTTAAGAGCTTCTATAACCTTATCCTTAATATTTCTTTGCATAAGCTTTTCTGACATCAAAGTTTTTAAGGCTAACCTCATCTTATGCATAGGAATATTCGCTATGCAATCTTTCAATTTACCATTATCTACAATTGTTAAAAGAATAGTTCTAAAAGGCATTGTCTTATAATCCTTGAAAATAGTATCTCTATTTTCTTTAATAATAGGTGCTATGCCTTCACGAAATACATCAATCGGTTTTATCATATATCTCCTTTGTTAATGCACACTAATTAATATAATAACGGATTATAGACATTTTAAGAAAAAAAAAATGGCGCAGGTTATGTGCTTTTCCTACGCCTTGCCAGTTCCCTCCTCCACTGTTTGCAACCAGCTTTAGAACCTACTTAGTATATGTGCACTTCTACCAAGTGGATGGCTCCATGTTATAGTAATAACTGTCTCCACTATTGTGGTTAATTGACTCTCTCCCTTGGGGGGTTCTTCCGAGGTCAAAAGCAGTAGGATTTACCCCCAAGGATAAGGGCTACTCCAAATGTACTATCTTTCCATCATATTACCTTCTCTTTTTAATATATGAAATTATTTCTTTTCTCTACGATTCTTATATTCTTCAATAATCTTTAGTAATTTTTCTTCAGTACTGAACGGAACTTTTGTAGGATTCAAGCTTCTACAACTATGTTCATCAATCATATCTGGTTCCCATTTATCAAGAATAAAACCGGGGCGACCTGTTTTATACCTGATATTTGCTGGAAGATTAAAATCTCCGTCACCTAAATACCACCAACGTTCTTTTAGAAAGAATGATCCTTTATTCCATTCTGCAGTTTCTGCATTTATAGTCTTAAGACGAATGTCCTTTCTCTTAAAGCCATTCTGTTTTAAAATTCTGTCTGCGAGCTGCCATGTAAGTCTTTTATTTGCCATTTTAGTATCCTACCTTTTTTCGTACAAAGGATATAACATCACCAACAGTCCTATCAGAATTCTGACTTGTTATTTCTGCTATATTCACTTCTTCGTCTGTAATTTCAATTTGGAATTCATCTTCTAATTTCATTACAAGTTCGATTGCATCTAGAGAATCCATTCCTAAACAACTGCCAAGAGTTGTAAGTTCATTTATTTCTCCACCATAATCTACAATCTCATGTATAATTCTATACACTTTAGAAGGAATAGTATCATCTTCCTTTTTAGGTGCATCAATTTCTGCATCAAACGTTGTCTCAGGATCATCATGAACCCCAAGAGGTTCAATATTCTCACAATCCTTTAATTCAACATTTGGCAAAATATCTATCTGAAAAGTATCTTTAGTCTTCATATGTGTCGCTACAATAGAAGATACTTGCTTAAGAAGTACCAAGAGATCTTTCTTATCTATGTCTTCAGTAATCTTTAACAATACCTGATACATATTTCCTCACTTAGATTTCTATGAAGAATTTAATGTCTGGAGGCATTTTCTTCTTTTCAATCTTTGCAGCTTTCACTTTGACATTATTATTTTCCATAGCTGTACAGAGTGTACGGGCATATGAATCCACATAATCGCTAGATAAAGACTTTATCAGTTCATCAGCGGAGTCTAAACCAAATCCACCACTTTCACTGGTAATGGTAATTTCAAATCCTGTAATTTTAGCATTCCTGCAACTAAAAGTTGCTGCTGTCTGTGCTCTTGTAGTAATAGAATTCTTAATACCAATTACAGCACCAATAACATATGGTGCTCTTGAATTTGCATCGCTTACTGCATGCTTTTTAACTTCTTCAGACATTTCTTCTCTGGTCTTCATAGTTTCCTCTATAGAAGGTTAGATCCAATGATTCTTTTCAGCATCTTCTTTATCTTTAAATTCTCTTACATTAATTGATATGCACTCAGTAAGTGCTAGCATAGTTTCTGCAATAACAGAAAATCCAAAACTTTCACAAAGTGCTAATAGTAATTCATTTGCAGTCTTAAAATAAATATCTTCTTCATCTTTTTCTTTAGTTTCACCTTCATCTTTATAATCGATATGCAGATGATATGTATCTGGTTCATTAGTGTTTTCATTAAATTCTACAGAATAGTCATCTATAGATAAACCAGCTAGCGAATCACTCACGATATTATCAATAATCTCTTCAGCAAATTCTTTAAGATCACGATTAAATTCAGGCTTCGTATGTAGCTCTAATTGTGTATACATATCTATTCCTTTTGTTAAAGCTATAATTTAATATAATAAAGTATCTAAAAAAAAAATATCTCTCTAGATGAGAGATATTCATTTTAGTGTAGGTGAGTAAAGATCTTATTCCTACCTATAAATCCTGATGCATCATGCAGCGTATTAATATCTTTATTTTCCGCATATTGTGCATTATCCATCATTATGTGATTAAATATTTCAGTGCTACTAGCATTATTCTTGTATAAGTTATCAATCTCGGTAGCCGTTTTATAGGCGCTCATAAATGCCGTAGCTAAAGCCTTAAGAACTGTAAGACGATTATCCTGTTCAGATTCATCTTTAGTCTTTCTTGTTTTAAAATGCTTTCTCTTGAAAGTTCTAGCCATTATATTTACATCGATGTTCTCTCTTAATGGCGTATGCACATTACATATTGTATTTTCAAGCATAACACGCATATAACTTTCTAGAATTTGGTTCATATAGTCTTTCTTACAGATATCTATCCAATCAGTACTATTACCTATGATAGATTGTCTAAATTGTAAACCTTGGACAATACCCATACCATATCCGTAAGGATTTTCATAATATACTTCTAGAGGATGTCTAAGTGGATAATATCTACTTAGATAAGATTCTGGATCAAGCGTCTGTGAATTTATATTGTGTGCTTTAGATTCAATCTCGGCATTTATATTCATAAGAACAATATGCTCTCGATGATATAGTATCCATGCAAGTATATTACCAATGGTCATATCTGATGCAACATCTACTGGAACTTGGGAACTATTCCAATAGGTATCATTTATATCTAATAAACCATAGCTACCATAATATGATCTATCTCTAGCATATCTTCTACTAAGGCAAATATACCCTGGACTTACTGCCGATGCACTTTTGGTTATAAGTTTACTACTATCACAAGAAACTCTATACAGATTCAATATCTCAAAGATATCCTTATTAAAGAATTCATTATCACGAGAATATGGTGGCATAATAATCATCTTATTATCTTCTGTAATTTCCATGCCACGTCTTTGTATAGAGGAATCAAAATATGATGATAGGTCTGTAGGTAACAACCTTTCTCTATCATTGTCATAACTAGACGGTATCCTATATACATCTTGAAACTCTATTATAAGATTTTGTCTACCTTCCAACCATGCCTGAATATCAGGATTGCTAAGAATCTTATCAAATATTTCTACAGAAGTCGCTCTACGTTCATTAGCAATACTTTCAATATTATTATCACAAGTTGCCGTTATAAATCTAGACATAGCATTTCCAATGTCTATATTTTCTTGTACGTTCTGCAGTATCCTACTATTTTTTCTTTCATACACAAGGTTTATTCCTTCCATTAAAATACCCTTGACTATGAAATCAAATATATGCGAAGTAACATCTCCATAACGTGAATCACGATATGGATAAAGTTTTATATCTACTTTTATAGACAATTAGTCCTCCAATAATATCATATTGGTCAAAACAAATCCTTTATAATCCTTAAATATGTCATAAATAATTAAAATACCCTTTTCAGAAAAGGGGTTTACATCTAAGGTTCGTATAGCACTTGCTTTAGCTATATCTTTACAATCTGTTTCATAATATTCGTATACGATGTAAACTTTATAAAGATCTCTTTTAAGAGATACAAATTCTTTAGCTGGTGAAAGCATGACTTCTAAAAAGCCTTCTTCATCAGTAACTTCTGGTTGCAAAGATTCTTTCCTAAGGCGATTTATTAAGCGCATAAATGCTTTAGGATGTGATAAAAATATTGATGTTATATTGTTCATACTAAAATAAAATGAGCTAAGTAGATTTTACTCTACTTAGCTCATTATAATTTATTGACCATAATAATGACGATCATCGTCATTATCATAACCATCGTCAGTCATAAGGGTACGTATCATCAAAAAGGGAGCTGCTACGAGAATAGTCAATCCCGTCTTGATCTTCTGGATAATCTGGGAAGGCACTACCTTTCTTTTTTGACTTGTCCTTATTTTTCTTTCCTGACTTCTTTCCTCTGGAACCAGATGGGGTCTTGGTAGTTCCCTTGCTGACACCGTCATAGGTAGCCGGTCGAAACGGACTTCCAGCTGTGCTACTAGTAGACGATACTATCGTCGTACTTGCAGTACTGCTGGCCACCTCATCTGCCGCAGAGTTGGACTGGAATTCAAGAAGCATACGGATACACTGACGGATCTCAATATCGGAGAGGTTTTCATAGTTACCAGTCTTGGCAGCAATGTCAAACATAGCCATCAAGTAGTAGGTAGCTACCGAGATTTCTTCTTCATCGAGTTCAGCATCAGGAATCAGATCCACACTGACCATGAAAGACTTATTGTCTTCAGCCTGGACAACAATCATAGTACCATCGAGGTTGTAATCGATGTCTACAATAATTGTCTTATTGGCATTAATATCCCTGAGTCGTTCCACCATACCATCGACGGTAGTAATTTCTTCAGGAGGATATACAGTAAGTGTTTCAAGCTGTGCATCCAATTCATTGTAACGTTCAACATAGTCAAACGGGAGAACGCCATCAATATTGGCTTCAATTTCTTTTTCATCTTCAAGCTTGCTGAGATACTTGTATCCTGTGTCTTCAGCTTCACGTATGACGTAATGCTTACTTTCCTTTTCACAGACAGCATCAAACACCCACAGCAAAGCCGTGTGTGTTTCAGGAGACATTTCATCATCAATACTCATGAAGAGATCAAAGATATCCTGGGCAGAGTTTTCCGGAGCATTAAGCTCGATCGGAAATTCATCATCATCCTCGGTAGGATTATCCCAGTCAATCCTGAAGTACTTCGTCGTATTCGCATGCTTGACTTTTACAGAAAGTTCAAGGTTCTGTGCATAATATGCAGACTTAGCATAGAGCTTGGTCGTAATATCTACGCCACCCTCATCTGCCTTGTGTTCTTCAATATAATCGAGACACTCCTTCATCCCGATCAAGCCTTTATCGTTCAGTGCCATTTTTGTCCTTTACTTTGTTAGGGTTATTGCATTTTTAACTTCTATAAAATTCTTACTAACTCCAAAGTCATGACCTTTAGAGTTTCGTAAATAATATACTTTGAATTTTAGATCTATAGGTAATCTATATTTCCACAATTGAGCTTTATATTCTTCAGGTGCGACGTCACCATCTGAAAATATAAGGATTTCTTGATCCAAGAAACCTAAGCTAACGAAGAATTTCAATACACTAATTATACCATGACCAAGCATAGCAGCAAATGTATGATCTCTTAACTGTGGGAATGCATAGTATATCCCTATTACATCGAAAATTCCTTCTGCAATTACTAATTTCAATTTAGACTGTAATATATCAAGCTTCTGATTAAATGTATAAATTCTGAAAGGACTCTTATGAAACATCAGGTCGTAATATCGATGTTCCTTATCGTCTGACACAATATTTCTATTGATAAGACCTTCATAAGAATAATTCATGAATCCAATATAATCACTATTTAATATATTCATATAATTCGTGTCTACTGGCAAATTCATTATTGAATTATATCTTACAAATTCTTTTAGATCAAAAACTACTTTAAACTTTTCTATTTCTTCTTTTGTAACCTTAGTATCAAACCTTTTACATAGATATTGATACTTTTGAATATTATTAATGACAGAAATTCTATTAAATGGCGGGATCAGTAGTTGATTACTACGTACTTTCTTATCTAAGAAACTAGAAATCTGTCTTCTGCTAGATACATTCTTATGCTTAACATCTTCTTTTACAGCATTCTTATTTTGGCTAATAATTTCCTGAAGCTCTGGTGTTATGGCGACACCTAGAAGCTTCAGGAAACCTTCGTTTACAGCACCACTAAACTTACATCTGTGACATAAGTAATAGAATGGTGGTACACGAGAGATATAAAGGTGTGCATGATTTGGATTATCACTATCCAAACATGATGGACACCTTATAACTCTGTCTTTATTACCATTTGCTAGTGTGGTAAAGCCATCGTATGCTGAAAGAATTGCGTCTTCTAAGACTTTACCTGCATCTCTCATTACGAAATAAATCCTATAAGTTTAATAAGTTCATCTGCTAGAGTCTCTGGATCCAATACTATTTCAGTATCAGAATCTAGAGCCTTACGGCTACCTCTCAAACAGTTCTCAAGTAGCGTCAAGATAATGTTGCTACCATCAAATTTCGTAATGATGTTGCTGAAGCGTTCGTTCTTAAGAATCTTATAACGTTCGCTTTCTTTAATAGCTGTAATGTACTTCTTTGTTAGCTTGAATTTTGCCATAGTGAGTTCTGTATCATATGGCTCAGACATAACAATCTTTGCAAGTTCAGTAAACCCAAACTTTATTAGTATCTTATGCAAATATAGCATAAGTATTGCAAATGTCTTCTGATTTACCATGTACAGTATTTCATGTTCTTCAATAAACTTACCATACACAATAAAGTACAGAATATTCTTCTCTTTACTGGGTTTAAGTAACGGAGTATATTTTACTAATTCGTCATTAGTAATATCTAGATTCTTTCCAATACTATTCTTAACTCTACGTATCATATCTTCAATACCAAGCTGAATTAGTGGACCATAGATTTCATTCTGGTTTAGCTTGGAAACTTCCATATCAAATACAGATGCTTCATCCGGTTCGATCGTAGAGTTTACAGTTTCATACTGCATAGGAATCTTAGCATGGAACAGATAATGTATCTGATGTTTGATAACTACGTGTAAGAAGTTTATACAGTTTTGCTCTAAAGATAGTTTTGGAATAATATCAATAAATACCTTTTTAAGTAGCGGTTGGACAGATTCCACAGAAGATGATCCAATATTCTTTAGATATCCCCATATAACGGAATCTGAATATTCAGTACCAAAGATTCTAGATTCTATAAGCTTTCTGAGCTTATTCTCAATATTAATATGCCTATTTGGTACAAGTTTCTGAATATTCTGTACACAAGTTATGAATACATCCAAAAATACTGTATTGATATAATCATTATCCTTATTTACATCTTTTACATATTCTGTAATAAGCGGAATAATGCACCTATCAATTTTTGCAGCAGTAAGAATTACTAGACAATGTGTTCTATCAAACTGTAGTTCTACATTATCAGTTCCTATGACTATATCGACATTGTAATTCTTGTCGCAATAGTCTAATGCCGCTGCGTAATACGGAGAGAATATCTCGTCTATAATCGTGCAGATATTGACATCGTCAATTTCGCCATTCTCTAGCTTCTGCCTATAAGAATATAGACCTTGGATAAATTTATCTCCGATTACTTCATAACACTGAAACCATTCATCAATATAAGAATCGCCATGTTTAGCATATATGCGTTTCTTATTTATCTTGAATTCATTATACTCTGGTTTACATCCTTCTATAAAATCTGTAAGGTTAATGCTTACTGTGGATGGTGTTGCAGAGCATTTTAATTCAGGCATTATGCCTCCTTATTTGTTGGAGTCTTTATTTAATATAAAAATATTATCTTGTTGAAGCTTTTGGACCTATACTACGCTTAGGCAATTTCTTACTTTTAGATTGCTTTGCCATCTGTGGATGCTTAGCTTCAAAAGCTTTTTTAGCTTTTTCACTAATTTTTCTAACCCGTGTACCACCACCTTTCTTGCCATGCAGAGAGATTCCAGCATTAATATCCATGGCACGACTTTCAATCTTTTTAGCTTTATACTCTTGCATCTTACGCTTAAAACTCATAAATTTCTTCTTAATAATTAGAAGACTAGGTTCACCCTTACTGAGTTTATTTAGCTTATCAATATACTGAAGCTTCATTTCAGTAATATATAGTGCGGGGAACATTATAGCTTTTTCAAAACCAAATGCAAAAGATGGGTTTCTTACTACTGGTTTCTCTAAGAAGAATATATCTTCAAATTTATCTTTAAATTGCGGTAAGAAATATCCTAATTTATTAGCCACATAGAGATATGTAAAAGCAAATGATGGATTATTACTGGCAAATCTGCATGTGTATTCGCCTATTGTCTTTTCCTTTCCATTAGAACCTTCCGGTGGAGTTAATTCTATAACGGTGTCATAATACATATCCGTTTTCTGCTTAAGATGTTCAGATCTAAACTTAAAGTATAAAACAAATACGCCATTCTTTGTCTTATAAACGGTAAGATCTATACCTCTATTCATGCCCATCACTGCTTCTGTACGCTTTCTTAAATCCATAAGAATTGCACCACGCATAGCAACTTGAGCACTACCCTTACCTACAGGGTTAGTTACTAATCTGTGAAAAGTAAGTTTTTCTGCCATAATTTACCTTAAGGGAATATATACCTATATCTAAGTAGATATAGGTATAATATATTACAAGAATTGTTTCGGGAAATGTATGAACTGGTTAGAAGTACCAATCAAACCAATTACAGACATTGCACCCTTAATAATTTCTACATCAGTCTGTGCAGAATTTAGAACCGTAGTCTTAGAAATATCTTCGATCTTACCAGTTCTTACATTGAGAATGGTGTCATTATCAAGCATTTCTTCAATGTATGCCTTATCCTTTTTAGAGACGGTTGCAAAGACATTGATATATGCATCCTTAATCATCTCTACAAGTTCCTTAGTAGGACTGTAAAGCTCAGGATTATCCTTTGCAATGTATTTTGCAATCTTTTCTACGAACTCAGGTTCACCAAGTAAATATGCAATGAAAATATTACCTGCGGGTACAACCCCATGCAACAGAGCAGATCTTGCAGATAGAGCAGCATCTTCAACCAAGAAACTCTTAGAAAGAATTTCAGCCTTAGAATTACCGCCTACTTTAATAACGGCAGTAGTTCCGCAAAGTCTGCCATAACGAACCTTCAAAGCACCAAGCTGAGAATCATAGTCAAACTTAGTTTCAGAATTACCAAGTTCAGCAATCTTGTTCTGAAGACTTGTCTTAAGTTCATTCATTTCAGGTGTATCTACCCCCTTACCATCAAAGAATCTTGTAGTAGAATCCTTAATAACGGCTCTTGCAGCATATCCAAGATAGTCATCCATAATATGCTCATTTTCAAGAGCTTCAAGAGTTACACCCTTAGACTTAAACTCTACGATCTTTGCATTTAGATAGACAGATGCATCATAGAAATGATTTCTACCAGCAGTACTACCAACACCATGCTCAACGCAACAAATAGGAAGATTACCCTTCCATTTAACTACGTTTTCATGAATAAAGTTACTAAATGCTGGATCATAACCATTGGCGACTATTAGCAACGAACCATGTTTAACATTCATGACACGTTCCATAATAGAGCCAACTGGCTTAACGTCCATTTCACCAAGGCGTCCTTCATACATCAGGACATAAACTTTTTCAAGTTCACAGAATTTTTCATCATCCTTGGTACGGTTTACAAACATGGCATCTACATAGCCACGATACATTTCATAACCGTCTTTGAATTCAATTTCAGTTTGAGGACGATCACCAAGTTCAACCTGAACAATACCAAACTTAGTAGTTCTCTTATAACAATCCTGAATCAACTTAGAAACTTCTTCATCATTATTTGTAGAGATTCTACAAACATTCAAAAGATCTTCAGAATCTTCAGTAATTTCCTTAGCAGATGCAGCGACTTCAGCCTGAATCATATCACTGATATGATTTAACATCTGTGACAAGTCACCTGCATAGATTTCAGGATGCTTTTCTTTATATTCTTTAAGCGTCTTAGCAATCTCATTAGAGACAATAACAGCAGATGTAGAACCATCGCCGACCACTCTAACAATACGCATACTAATGCGCTTAACAAATTCAAGGATAACACGTTCAAGATCATCTTCGCTATACAAAGACTTTAGAACGGTATAACCATCTTTAGTACTTTTATGTTGAAGATTTCTATCTTCAATAATGGTAGTACTACCATGTGGACCAAATGTCTTTTCCAAAATACTTGAAATATCATTAATAATTTCAAATACGGGAAAGTCTTTGCTTACATTAAAGCTTGACATTATTTTTCCTTGTTGGTGAGATTATTCTTCATGAATTAGGGTTTCTGGTGGAGCTTCAGAATTTATATCTCCGGGCATTGTCACATTTGGATCTCTTGATGCTACCGATTTAGCTGCCTTAGCTCTTTCTTCATTCATCTTATGCTTTGCTTCGAGTAAACCGAATAAGCGATTGACATCCATTGACAATATTTCTGTAAGGGTAATCTTACCTTCAAACGCATCAAGAATATTGAGGATGGCACGATTCTCTTCCTCAAATATTCTTTTGCGTTTTTCAGATAACCTTATTCGTTGTCCTTCTGAAACACCCGGCGTACTCTGAAAAAAAGTAAGTTTTCAAGATTAAGATTAATGGGGCCAATCTCATTACCACAGGCTTCGCCAGTAATCTTGCCATTTTCATCCTTCATCAAATTATTACATTTAAATTTAGGAATTTCAAAACTTACATCATATTCAGAATTAATACCTTCAAGAGCTTCATCAAGAGTAGTAACAGAAGTATCAGTCATAAGAGAAGATAAGAATCTTACAATAAGATTTGTATCTTCTACCTTAACCATTGCCTTTGTACCATCCTTCTGGTTAGCAGCAATATCAGGAATAAGAATAGACTTAACATATAGCGATCTTTCAATCATGCTATCAAAGTCCTTAAATTCCTTTTCCTTACCATTGAAGAATCTAATCATGTTAAGATAGTCTTCAAGGGATGGTTCTCTTATTGTAACAACAGATCGCTTTTCCATGATAGGAATAATCTTTTCCTTATACATGGGAGCAAATGCTTTAATCTCATCATGAGTCTTTATATTGTAAAGCACATTGTTAATTTCATCATAAGACTTATTTTCAAATGTTGCAATAATAGACTCAGGATCTGTATTTACTTTTAGTGTCTCACCACACTTATTACAAGTAACTTCAAATGGCTGACTTGTAGGATAAGATGCTGCGTAGATACCATAAAGCAATGGTTCAACATCTGCAAGAGCTGTCATCTTAAGCCACTTATCAAAAGTAGGCTTACCACCTGTCATAGATTCAATCTTTTCATAAATAATCTTATAAAGACGAATTCTATCAGAATATGGATCTTCAGCAACTGTATTCAAGCGGCTCTTATCAAGGTAGCAAAGACCAAGCATATTAGCCTTATAACCACTATGAAGACATACAATAGAATAGTAAGTATTTACAGAAGCGATAACAGGACGAGATGCTGCTACAGCATAGTCATTATCGTTTGTCTTAATCTGGCAACCACTAAAGTTATTCTTCACCATTTCCATGAATTCATCTTCAGAGAAAACTTCAGCAGGATTACCCTTAGTCCTTGTAGCCTGAACTAGCAAGTTATTCTGTTCAACACTTTCCTTATGACGTTCAGAGAAATATTGCTTACTCTTAATTTCATGGACATCATGTGTAAGATGAATATCCTTGGCATCTTCGGTGAGAATTGTATCAGTATGCTTTTCGCCAAATGTCTTATGAGGCATGCCCATTGTAGGATCATTTGGAATTTCTTCTTCCGCACTTACAGAATTTTCTGCTACTTGTTCCTTTTTTTCTTCTTTAATTTCAGTAGCATCATTCTTATTCAGTGTAATATGTATTTCTTTTCCAGTCTTTTTAGATTCCTCAGCTACTTTTTCCTTAATAAAAGAAGGAATAGCCATTTCGGTAGGTACTGGCTGTTCTAGAAGCTGACTTTCATCTATTTCAGGCATAATAGGCATTTCTATCTGCCCAGATGGTTCTACTCTTACAGCTTCTACAGTTTCAGTTTCAGGCTTAGTCGTCTTTGTTTTAATTTTTAACCTTGTTCTTGGTGAATTAGCCATATTTTTATCCTTCGTGGAGGTTCATTTTAAAGTTATCATGCTTAAACTTTACAAACTCATTACTCTGTCAAGCTTTAAGCCGTCTGATGTACTATTTCCTTTAAATATCATAGATACTGCAGAATTGTCATTTCCGACAGTAATTGTAAAGTATAATGTCTGTCTAAGCTCATTTTTATCAGTACCCTTTGATATATCAATATCTACGTATGTATCAGAAGGAAAAAACTGTTTTATATGTGATAGAATTTCTTCTTTAAGTGCAGAGATATTTCCATCACTGGCAAATTCTTGCATGCGTTCTTTAATATCAAAGAATACATAATCGTTATTAGGCAAACCTGTTTTTCTATTAAGAATCAAATTATTGATTCTAAGAGCTAATGCTCTTTCATCCATTAAAATAGTATTTTTACCTTTGGTATTAAATGCAAATGTACATTCAGTCATATTATACCTATAAATTTAAATTAAATTTATATATTTTTCATACTTATGTTAAATTTTATGAATAATTATAATATTATATTTTATACATAATATTGAAAGAAATAATGGTAATTACTATGTCAACGAAAATTTTTCCTTGTCCTGTATGTAAGCGTAAATTCGCTTCTATGGAATCTGCTATAGATCATGTAGATACTGAACACGAATATTGCTGTCCTAAATCTATAACTGTAAAGCAATGGATATTTAATGTAAAAAATAGATTAAATCCATTTACTAAATATGGAAAATCTATTTTATCTGGAAAACCTACTAATTGGAATGAAAAGCTTGGTAGATATGAACGTCTAGCAGATGATAAAGAGCGTGCAGCCTTTAGAAAGCTATTTGTTCAAAGAATGATGAAAACTCATGGAAAAGCTACTTTACTGAATGATCCAGAAGTTCAAAAGAAAATGCTTGAACATCGTAAGATTTCTGGTAAATATGTCTTTGATGATAAAGTATTTCCATATACGGGATCTTATGAGTTTGATTTCTTAAGATATATGGATGTGGTATTATCTTGGGATCCAGGTGATCTATATATGCCATGCCCAATTATTGTAAAATATATAAGTCCGAGGGATGGAAAAGAGCATTTCTATATACCAGATGCATATATCCAATCTTTAAATCTTATTGTAGAGATAAAGAGTCAGGAAAATAAGCATTATAGAAAACGTGACTTAGATATAGAGTTAGCTAAAGATGCTGCTATGAAAAAGCTTAAAGTTAACTATGTAAAGATTTATGATAAAGACTATGAAGACTTTACATCTATGGTCAATGCCTTAAGGCAGTAATTTTTGAGCCTATGCTTGGCATAGGCTAAAAATTATTCTGAAAACACTCAATTATGACTGACTTAAAAACATTTTTTGACTTCAAGAAAGCTAAATTTGAAGATTTACATAATATTCTTGATGATGCTAAATTTTGCTGGACGTTACCTACCAGTATTTTTATTGACGTAGATCAACTTATAGCTTCTATGAAAGAAGCAGGTCTTACTACTAAGAAATTTGAATTTTCTAGTGTACTTCTAAACCTTGCAAGTTATTATAGATACTTCTTTTGGAAGCATAAGATTCGTACAAATATTACTTTCTTTGCAACCGAAAGAATAATTTCAGAAGATGAAGCTATAAAATCCGAAATGAATATGCTTACATTAATAGTAAAAAATATTCCAGGAATTTATAGTATTGTATCTAAAATGCCTGCTAAACTTGTACCATTTGCATTATATTCTAAAGATAAATTTGAGAATACTATAGTTGCATCTTATGGAAATTTTTCATATCTTTATCCATTCTTTATGAATGCAGCGCCATCTTACACTTTACATTTATCAGGTAAGTATTCATCTGTAATTAATTCTATTACCAAAGAATGGCAATATGATCCAATTACAGTTCTAGCCCTAGCTGGTGATCCATCGAAGGGTATTCCAAATATTAGAAAATTTGGAATGGTACGTGCAGAGAAATTCTGTTTAAAAAATAAAGATTCTAATATAGAAGATCTTTTAAAGGATAATGACTTGCTACAATTCAAATATAATAAATCATATTATGATGTACCAAGTCTTATTGAGCGTTATAAAGATGAATTCTTTACATTAGAAACAAACCCGAATTTAGTAGATTATTACAACAAAGAAGAAGTAAAAGCTATACAAAGAGAATACTATTCAGTATACTCATTTCATATCCCACATTTATTTTTAGGTGAATAATATGGCCTTAAAATTAAATAGCCTTGAAAATAAAATAACGCAAAATCCATATGAGCGTTTTCCAGCCGTAGATCTAAGCAGTAAAGCTAAGCTTTATGCTTATAGCGTAAATACTACTATTCAATTAGATAATGTCGATGATAAAGATCCACAGGATATCAGCGATTATGTTATGGGCGTATCTATTGAAAAAAATTTTGAAAAGATGTTTTGTCCATTAATAAAGCTGGTTTTAAATATTCCCAGAGGATTAGCTTTCTCTATACAAGATAACTTTAGAGATGTTTCCTTATTTTTTACTTTAGAAAGACATGAGGTATCCAGTATAGAACGTGGTACAATATCTTCTCCAGAAGCAGTTTACAAAGGTGCTGAATTATCTATAATAAATATAGAAGGCGATGCATTTATTGATGATGATGCAACCACGGGCGATATTGACGTTATGCCTACAAAGAATACAAAAGATGATGTAGTTCTAACGCTCTATATGTATGAAAAGTCAGCTCTTGAAGTTAAAAGACCTCTTCTTAATAAAGTATACAATAATGTAACAATAAGTGATGTTTTAAATTACTTAGTAGCAAATAATTTCAAAAATAGAAAAGTAGTAATAGACGCTCCAGAAAATGAAGAAGAATATGAGCAGATCTTTATACCGCCATTAAGTTTTCCAGATATTATTGAATATCTTCAGGCTTTCTATGGCATATATCGTAGTGGTGTTGAAGTATTTATGGATATAGATACACTTTATATAATATCTAAAGATACTGAAGCTAAAAATGGTGAATTATATAACTCAATGTATATCCGAACGAGAGCTTCAAAGCAGAAAGATGCTGAGTCTGCAGCTAAGGGCACTAGATCTACATTTATAGATGAAGATAGTAAAGTTGTAAATATAACACTAGATAATCGTCCTAATATAGAATCTGGTGATGTTCTTTCTAAAGAATTTATAGGCGAGCATCTCTATATCAATAATGATTCAAAGCTTGATATTGCTGTCGGTGGTGGCGGCATTAATCCATCAGAGCTTGGTGAAGGTAAAGAAAGATTCTTATGGTCTAGATCATCCTCAGTTTTTGCTACTGATGAAATAGCACTCAGAATCAATCGTAGCACAGAAATATCTAACTTTTTTATAGAAAATACAGATATACGATATTTTAATCCAGTTACAGTAATACATCTTGGCTATGCATTTAAAACAAATGATGATGTAGAAGCTGAATATAGATTCTCTCTCGTACATTCTTCGTTTACACGTGGAGAAGATTCTATTATGGATGATACATATAAGAATATTTTTTATGAAAAAACTTATGCTAGATTTATAAGAGTATAAAAATATCCCTTAGGTTTTAACCTAAGGGATTATTTATTTTAATTATTCTTAAAGGAAATAATAGCGTCATTCAAGCTCTTATAATTATCTATAAATGTATCCTTAATGCATTTAAGATTATAAGACATAGCAAGAATACGACCTGTAAGACTCTCAATCATAGAAATGACCTTTAAATGCAGATATCTGCAATTTTCGCTCATTTCGAAGAAGTTATTCGGTACTTCAGGTTTGTTAAATCTTGAAGCTAGAATACGGAGCTTATCAGGAATTGCTTTAACAATATCACAATATTCCTTATATCTAACTCGATCGTTATTCTGCTTAATGACAGCATCACCCGCATAAATATAATCGGTAGATAAACTCTTTTCAACTACAGATCTTGGCTTAAATAAGTCATTTGCTTTAACAAGATCCATGAATTCCTTAACTTTGAGAGCAGCTTCTCTAGTTGCAGGATCATTTCCTATCAAATCATTAGGCTTATTTTCCATAAGTCTGAAGATATCTAGAAGACCAGTAGTAATACTCTTACTATCATTCTTCATAGATTCAACAATCTTATCCATAGTCTCAGTATTATATTTGTAATATGGAATTTCTCTTAGTTTTGTATTTTCATTAAATATTCCATATGCAGCTAAGGAAGGTAGCTCAGGAAGATCTCTGAATTCGATATCAAGATATCCTGCAGCTTCTTCAAGAGTCTTTGACATATTTGCAAATACGGTCTTTGTAATTACACCAGTATCATTCTTCAATTCTTCTTTAAGAGCAGCAATATCAATCTTATCACCTGATTCAAGAGTCTTCTGCCAACGATCTTCCATATCATTGAAAGAAGCTTTAACACTTCTGGTATATTCTGAACGATTAGATAAATTTTCTACAAGTTTTCTAAATTTCAAATCTTTTGACATATATACACCTTAGAAGTTAAGTGCGGCAACATTACCACCAACGGCAGTCTTGCTATTTGGCATAGTTTCTTGTTTCTCGGCTATAGATATTTCCCTGCGTAGAGCAGCCTTATCAGCCTGAACAGCTTTCTGAAGATTATCTTCATCATCTGTCAAATTGACATCGATAGTTTTAGCAATATCTTCTAATTTTTTAGAATATTCTAACTGCTCTTTCTGTTGCTTAGGTGAGAGATTACCATTATTATTTGCTACAACTTTAGCAAAATATGCTTCGGACTTCAGCCAATCAGAAATCTTTACTCGCATATCTAAAAATAGCATAATAACAAAACGAATGAAGTATACTAGAATTAATACTCCTGCAACCGTAGCCATAATGATTCCAGTTACAAATACCGCAGATTCATTAGACAATTCATCCTTTTCACCTGCACTAATAGCAGACTTTATGCTACCATCATTAATTCTAGATGACAGTTCTTTGACGCTCTTGAAATAAGGCTTATCAAGAAGACGTGTAGATGCGTTAGCATTCCAAGAAACATCACCTTCAGCAACATTTGTTAATGTAAGAATAGCATAATTAATACCAATAATAAGAATAGAGACTGCAGATACATAAAAAGCAGCTACAACTTCCTTCTTATGCTTATATGCACTCTGGAAAGTTTCTTTATTTTTAACAAGCCACTTCATTATATTTTCTAAATCTAGAACTACACCGGCACAGTATCCACCACCTTTACTCATAGATACTAATGCATCTAATGAAATCTTGGCATTTTTATATTCGCCAAGTTTGGTAATATCACCTTTAGTCTTGGCGATATCCATACCAAGTCTAGTTCTTCCTTTAGAAATACTTGAAGAGAAATTTTTAATTACAGCATTTACAATTCTTTTACTCGTCTGAGTAATAGCACCTTCAGATGCACATTCAAGATCATTCTTATCAAAGAATGTATCATAAAAAATATTATTATTTAAGTACATTTTCTTATTCATATTATTCCCTATTATCTTTTAAGTGCACCAAAGATAGCCTTAACGACATCATCGCTATTCTTATTTTTATTGTCCTTTAGAGATGTTTTATTATACATAATAGAATCATCATTAAAGAAAGAATAGAATGCATCATTAGCAGCATCGACAATAAGTATGCCGAATAATCCGAGCTTATTACAAAGCTCACGAGCATCTTTTGTATTCTTTATAAGATCCTTACTGCAACTATTTCTTATCTGATCAACTTCATCTAAAGTCATCATAATAGAAACAGTAGGTAACAAAGATCCGTTAGCTGTAAATGCATCATATGCAATGGAATTCTTAGTCATGAATCTCATTGAAGCAAATACGCCACTAAGACCATTTTTAGTATTTCTACCATTTTTAGCGGCAACCGTCTGCTTAATTTCTTTGAGATTTAAGAGGACATCTTTAAAGAAAGAAAGTTCACCAGAACGCCATCTAATTAAGCGTGAAACAAGGCTAGTAGAAGAGTATGTATCTTTGATAGCCTTCACTAATTCATCGCTAGCTACTTCATGAGCATTAACTTTTACACCAAATGCAAGATTACGTTCAAGTGTGTCTGTCGGTGTTTGAAGTAAAACTGTAGCATTTACTATTGTTGGAGAAAGCTTACTAACTTTTTCTTCAATCTTCGCTTCTTTAGTACCATCTAAGCGAGCTTTCCAAGGCAAAACTTTACGACCGCCACTTGTTCCTCTTGGAGCAGCATATAATGGATTCTTTTTAGGTGGCTTTCCCGTAGAAGAAGGTTTAGTAGATTTAGGAGAACTTGGAGGAACTGCACCTGCACCCGTAGCAGTACCTGAAGGAGTGCCTGTTGCAGCCGCACCAGTGGCACCACCAGGGAAAGGCTTAAATCCAGGCTTTGGATTCTTTTTATTCTTTTTACTTTCAGCAGCAAACTCATCGTTTACTTCATCATCGTCATCATATTCATCATCTTCAGAGGAATTACCAGTAGCTACGCCCATAGGAACAGATACTGGAGCCACTGCTCCCATAGCAAATTCTTCTTCAACGCTGAGACATGGATTAAAAAGAGTAGACATTTCAAATGAAGATGTAATATTCATATCTTCAAGGTACATAGCTTCATTTGCTATTTGTTTTAAAGTAATAGCATCAATGCCAGAAACACAATTCTTCTGGTAATCAGATTTAAATTTGCCAATATTACTTACTAAATAATCTAAATTGCTACCATTGTTATCTAAAGAATTCCTACCAGCATTAGTATATGATTCTATGAACTTACGCTTGGATTCAGGATCTCTCAAATCTAAAAGATTATTACCATTCTGAATGCAAAGCAAAATCATGTCAGCAATTGTTCTTTCGACAATTTCACAAGTTTTTAAAGCCTGTTCATCACCGATAGCATTACTAATAATAATAGGGAACTGTCCTATATTTTTCTTTGCTTGTTTTGCCAGATTAGCATCTAGACCCACTTTGTGTCCAGAGATCATTCCAGCAATATCCGTCAATGTCTTTTTACGCTGAGCATCACCAGCATCGCCATCAGAGACTATACCCTTTAAAGCTTGGCTAACGACTCCAAAGATTTCACTAATCATAATTATATCCTTAAGAATAAATTTCAATTCAAAGTTTTTAAGGTATTAATGAATAAAAAAAGAAAGTGGCTTGGCTGGCCACTTTAAGATATCCTAACCCAATAGGATCTTTTGCTATGTACATTATTTGTATAAGCAAGTAAAATTCTTATAGCCATCTGGTTCTTACGCCACCAGCGACGCCCATTCCCCATCAATAATAAAACTCTATTCTCTTATAATGCCTAAAATATTTTATTATTTTAATTACCAAATATATAATAGAAAATTATAATACTATGCAGAAATAGCTTTCCTAAAGATTTCAAGATGTATTTTTCATATTGGTTCCTCTTATCCTTGTTAGTTGATAAGTTAGTACATAGCCATTACAACAATAAACATTGTAAGCCTAGCTAATCTTACATCTACCAAATATGCATCATCAAGGCATCATATCTGGCGAATCCCGTAGGGAGTTCTTTTCTTAATATAAGCATAAAGTTATAATGTTTTTTATAGAAAACACACAATTGAAAAAATATATAGGTATTAATATGGCTAGTGAATATAATTTAGAAGGTACACTTGTAGGCAGAGCTAAAGAAGATGGCTCTGAAGCCCTTAAAGATATTGGAAAGGGCATTGTAACCAGAGTAGGTATCGTAGATGATACTGAGCTAAATAATGCCAAAAGCAAATATGCAAAATATAGTGATTTAGATACTAGATCTGAATGGGATTCTACTGTTGTACCATCATACTATAAAAGAATACAATACTGGGAATCTTTTATAAAGAATGAACAGGCTAAGAATAAAATCAGAATTGAGACTATACAATTAGCCAACAAAATTCTTGTTACCAGTACTAAAGATAATAAAGCAAAGCTAGGTGCTACTCTTAGTGCTATAGAGAATTCTGTTAAAAAAGCCTTACCTGCCAATATTAATAAAAAGGGTATATGTGATAAACTATTTGAGGATATGACAAATCTTGTCGTAAAAGAGACAAGAAGTGGTCTTAATGCTGTAGCAGCGGCTGCAGCAGCAGCTGAAAATAGTGTAATATCAATGGTTGGAACCTATGTTGATGGTAAATTACAGCCTATTACTGGTGGTATTCGTGATTTCTATAATTCTGCAAGAAATTTTGTAATGGATGCTATCGAAGCAGGACTCGAAGGCATCTTGAATGGTACTCGTAGCGTACTAGGACTTGATTATGCCACATTTAATACCAAACTTAGTGCCGATGCTCAAAAAGCAATAGACAAAGTAGACCTTCTAGAAGGTTATCCTATTATGGAGAATCCTACGCCTACAAAAACACCAGGTAAAGGCGTTAATGCTTCATCATATATAGTTGAACCACTTGAAAGCCGAAAGTTGACTCCTGAAAATATAGATGAAATAAAGAATAGCCTTCAAGAAGAAGCCAAAGCTACTATTAAACGTCTTTATGATGTGATTGGAACAAGTATGTTCCAAGCGGATGCCAATCCAGATACTAGAGATTATATCGTAATGAGTTTAATGGAAGCCGCAAAAGAACGTATTCATGTTTTTAAGTATGTGACAGATCTTTTAGGATATAATGACAGTACTCAGAAATTGATGTCTTTTGCTAATGAAAATCTCAGACCATCAAATCTTATAAAATCTTTACTTTATGATAATCCGTGGGGTGAACAAAATACTACTGCACAGGAAGCTATCGGGTCTGTTAGAGCCTTAATGGGATTTACTAATAGCAATGAAGAAAAAGAATTTAATAAGAAAGCCATGGAAGAAGCTAAACAAGCATATATAGACTTCTGTAAAGATATGGGCAAACTTAGCCCAAGTATTAAAAAAGAAGTATCTGAATATGTAAAGCTTATCAAAGCTATAACTGGTATGTTTTCTATTGATGATTCAGCTAGCGAATCAAATACATATTCTCCTGAACCATTATGGGGAGACATGCGAGATGCCGCTAAAGATGGTCGTAATGATGTATATGGTCTTGGATCTTTAGTAAAATCCTTTAGAGTAAATAAATACATACCTAGCGGTGAGATTGATTATTTCCAAAGCGGATTTTCACACATATTCTTTATAAAGCCGGATTTAAACCTTACCCAGAATGCAGTTGCGTCTATGGATATGACGGGTAATCCTATGCTTGGGGATATTATTACCAATCTCAATTATAATAATAATGACTTGAGACCGTTCTGGAATGATTTCCCAGAACCAAGCGCAGATTACTCAAGATCTAATAGTTATGTATCTTATTTGCTATCTAATATGCTAGAGAATATACCAGTTACAGATCTTACGCTTGATACAAAAGATGCATATGAAAACCTTAAAGGTTTTAGAATGCCATATGGCCTAACCCATTTTAAGAATACATGGGGTGGTGAAATATCTTTAGCATTTAAAGATACAAAAACATTACTAATAAACAATATCTTACAAGCATGGGTAAAATATATTAGCGTAATGAAAGAAGGCATAGCAGAATGTACACCAAAGTATAAGAACTATGGTTATCTTGATTATGCTGGAGCCATTTATGGCTTTATTACTGAGCCAGATGGTCAGACTATAACTCACTGGTTTAGATATACAGGAGTGTTCCCTACTAATGTACCTTTTAGTACGATATCTACCAATAGAGGTAGCCAAGATATTCCTGAATTTAATGTAAATTTCAAATATGTAATCTATGAAAGTAATGATGTAAATATATTACGTGATTTTAATTATGTAATGAACAATACTGGAAATAATACCGGTTCTTCAATATCAAGGAATATGGAAGCATTTGCATATCTTGGGGCAATACCTAGACTAAAAGCATATGTACCTTTAAGTGATATTACCTTAAAAACTGGAATGTTCCCTAATGAAAACCATGCATTTGTAGGTATGCTTCTTAAAGAAGATGTTGGTGCTGATGATTCTGAAGTTAAAGCATCATCTCCAACAACAATGCGTAGCAATCAATACAGATTTCTTCTTAGATATGATTCTACTAAATACTTCCAAGGTGCATTAATTGGTGATCTTCCTTCTAACAGCGATGTTAGAAATGCATCAGTCTCAATGTCTCTTGAACAACAAAAAGCTGCGGCTACAAAACAATGGAACTTTGATTCTAGTGTAGGTACTTCCGGTCCAATGGTATTTCGTTAATAATCTTCAATGGTAATTTTATGGCTCAAAATATAAATGATACAACAATAAATACATTAACTACGGATCAATATGGCTTTTTAGATGCATTTAATGCATTATCTAGTAAGTATTTTGATATTACTCCAGATAATAACAAATTAGGTTTATTTGGTTATATCAATGAAATTACTGCTCATGTAGCAAAAAGTCATATGTTCCATAGGAATATGCTTTATGGAGAGATAGCTCTTAATACGGCTATGCTTCCTTCTACTATATACAATATAGCTATAGATGAGAATGTAGATTTCCCAAAAGCTACTCCAGCTATAGCTACAGTTATTGTAGATATAAAATTATCAGATCTTGAAAAGAAGTTAGATGAGACTGATGGTGATTATATTACTTTAGACAGAAATGATTTTCTTGTAAAATTCGAAAATGATGAATTTAGACCTCCTTATTCTATAGTATTAAAAAGAGATAATCTTTCTATTAATGCCTTTTATGCCAGCGTAGCATTTATGGATAAACATGGGAATACTATTCCTAAGGAATATGATATTAGTGATATATTCTCAAAGTATATAAATAATCCATTTATGCCTATCAAGGTATATTATGATGAAGAAGAATCTGAAAAATATATCTCTATCCGAATGGATGTTTATAATTACTACATAGAAGAAAATGAAGACGTAATTTATGCATCTAAACTAGATGGAAGCTTACTATTCCCTATAAGACATGATAATTCTTTATTTGAATTCTTTGTAATGTATAAGGAGAATGAAGAATCTGAATTTGAGATTATTCCAAAATTCTCTAGTAAATATGCTGTTGATGATGAAGATAAATATTGTTTCTATAAAATTGTAGATGACAATAACTATGAAACATACTTTAGCCCAAATAGTAGAAGTTTTAGATTGTCTATTAACTCTACTGTAAAGAATATTACATATACAACCAAGGGTAGTGAATGTAATTATAACTTTACCGGTGTACCTCAGGCTAGTGATGATAAATTAGGGTTTGAATTTAAATCAGCTGTATATTCTAGTCCTATGGGTGGTAAAGATAAACCTACTTTATTGGAATACAAAAAGCAAATATTCAATAATAGACGAAATGTAGCTTATAAAGCTACTGAAGATGATCTAAATAGTTATCTTGCTGAAGTATCTAATACTGCATTTGGTGATGGTAGTAGAGTCCTATTTTTGAAAGCAGAAGATGATATTATAACGAGAATGTTCCTCGCTTATAATATGATAATGGATCAGAATAAAAATCCATTCCCGACTAATACTGCCGATCTTGAGATAGGTAGAGCTTGTTTCATTGATAGTACAATGCCTATTGTTTATGATGAAACTACAGATACATATAAACTTTATACATTAATTATTGGTGATACTGATTCATCTATTAGTGGTCTTCCAGAATTAATTCAGACATATTTAAAAGATGAATACAAATTTATTTATTTTACTCCGTTCTCTATCAATATAACAGTAGATCCTGGAGATGTTGCTATTGAATTCTATAATGAAAATATAGATGAAACGTATTCTGTATCTTATATAAAACTTGCTAGTGGAAGTACTGATGTTCCAGTAATCAATACAGTTGCATCTTATAGAAATAGTGCATTGAATAATGTTATTGAAACACGTATGAACATAATTTCTGATGAGCCTACCGATTATAAATTCCTGATCTGTTATGCTCGTAAAGATGCAGATACTATTGATTGCTTTGCCGAAATGCAGTATAATTTTGAAGATAATGTCTTCTTTAATAATATTGTAATAGCACCAACCAATGTCGATGCCAATAGATTTAAGCATAGGAAGATACATGTTATAGATGGCTTAGAGTTTACGTCTAGTGCACCGGAAGAAGATTATCTATCTGATAATTATAGATGTATAATTTATACATTAGAGAAGATTGATGATCCAAATATGATACATGATAATAAAGATTCATTTGACTATATGGCTAGTCAGCTATTTAGTAATGATGATATTCGTGAAAGGTATAATGAATACAGAATTAAAGCTAGTGCATCATGTGACGAAGACTTTATTTTCTTTAAATCACTAAATGCTGCATTAGGTTCAGAATTATCATTTATTGAATCTGGTATAAAGTTAGATAGTATACCTCTTGTCGGAGCTAATCTTCTTTATAATGAAGAAAGATATGATTACTTTATGTCTCATTTATTTAAGTATATAGATATAATTAGCGATCTAGGTAAAGATCTCGCCAATTCTTCGAAGATTAGCTTTAAGTTCTATAATACTTATGGGCCATCTAAGCAATTTAAGCTTTACTTAAAATCTTCAATAACTGCTGAAGCTAAACCAGTACCTATAAAGAAGACCAATCTTGGTATGGTTCTTGAGATAGATCGTGAAGATGGCTTTGATATAGATGTCGATCATAAGATTAAAGATATATGCAGAGAATTTATTAATGAAATAAACACGTCTATAACGGATAAGACTGCTTTGAATTCTTCTATCTCATTTAGTAATCTTACAACAAGGATTGAAAAAGAAATACCTTCTATAAATTCTTGTAATTTGATCTCTATTAATGGTAATGAATTCCCAAGAAAAGTCTTTAGAACTAATGACGATTATACATCTGGAAAATTCTCCTATACTACATGGATTACTCCAGAAATCATAGCTCTTGACTTACGTCGTAAGCCATCAGATATGTCTAGTATTGAAGAACTTAATGTTGAAACGATTTATATATCCTAATGCAACATTCCATTGTATAACATGATAAAGGATTTTCATTATGGCTGACTACATTACCGGAAAAACTCGTAAGCAACTGAAAAACTTAGAAGCTAATCAGGAAGCTTATAACCGAGTTCTTAAAAACCGTGAAGAAGAAATTAATCTTAAGCAGTGGAAACCAAAGACTGATACAGAATCTCTCATTGGTACTAAGCCTGGATTTAAGAATCTTCAAAAGATTAAAAATGCTAATGCACTAAATACTCGTATTGGTGAACTCTTCTTAGATAAATTGAGTAATTCTTTAGCTTTATCTGTTGTTGATGCCGTCAACTTAGATGAAGGTAACGAAGAAGTTAAAGTAGCTTTACACCAAGGTGTATCTAATATGTTTAAGAATATCTTTGCTACTGAAAAAGTTGCTTTGAATAATCTTAAACTAGATGCTGCTCCACATACAGCTTCATATATTGCTAATCTTATGGAATTGGCAAAGACCCAGGCTGAAACTGAAAAGCTTGAAAAGCCTGAAGATAAAGAAGCTGAAGATACTTTGAATTCTGCAATCTTAGCTTATGAGACTCAGCTATCTACTGTTGTTGCTGAGAAGATTAAGCTAATGCTTAAGAATGAAAAAGAAATTAGTGCAAGACGCAAGGCTGATGAACTCTATGCTAAAGAAAATGCTATCAGTCCTGAGAAGTATATGAAAAAGAAGGCCAAGTCTTATGGAAGTATGTTCCAGGATATTATGCAAGCTCATATTGAAGGTGAACTAAAAAATGGCAAGACTGAATCTGAAATAAATAAAAATCATCTTCTTGCTGAAAGTATTGTTTCATATGCTATTCTTGAAACATTACATACTTCTAAACTTGCAACCAGAGCTGATCTTTCTTATATAGAATAAGACTCATAGAAAACTCCGAAAAAAAAGATGAAGACCAGAAGGTCTTCATCTTTTTAATTCATCATCTTTACCCAACCACTCTTAGATGATGACACCCTAATAAAATCAAAGGATCCATTTTGAATTTTTTCAAACCATGAGTTGAGATCATCATAGTATTCCCAACGTATAACTTCTTCTCGAATCCTTTTTATATTTTCATTTTCATCTGCATAGACTCGTATATCCGCATCAGCTAATATATGTTTAGCTAATATGTCTATTGCTACTGGATCTGTCGTTGAATCTCGATGAGCAATACTTATCATCGTATTAATATCAGAAACTTGTTCTATAGCTTTTCTTCTTAAGACTGTAAGTGCTGCATACCAGCACTGTATCAATACAGTTCTTTCCTCTAACAAGCGTTTAACCGTCTCTGTATCATCTGGATCATGCGAGAACTTAGCTTCTAAGTTTTCTAAACGATTAGAACATTCATCTATACATGCTACAATTTGTTCTTTTTCAGCATCTACTGGATGTTGCATTGCATAGAATACTATATCAGGTAAGTCTAATTTCATTAGGAATTATCCTTTAAAGTTTTAAGTTCATCAGTTAACAGAGATTTGGCAGATTTTAATTCAGAAATCTTCTTTTCCTGTTCATTTAAGAAGTTTTTTGCCTTAGATATATTTAATTTGCAGTTTTCTATCTCGGTATCTATCGCCTTTATTTTATTCTCAATGAGTATGATCTTTGAATCTGTGATTTTATCTCTAAAGCGTTGTTTTGTAAGACCTTTGAAAGTTATGTCTTTAGATGATTTCTTATCAGTTTCAAAGTAGATATACCCATTATGTATAACTGCTAGCTTATCTGGCTTCTTTTTACTAAAGATATCTTCGAGCTGTCTAGGAGGTTCATACAATAAATTCATTCGAACCTCATCCTTATTTAAATTTCTTGAATAAGATATCTTTACTGACATGTCATTACACATGTCTGTCAGTGTTTCCATCTGCATAAATTTTATCCCTTTTGTATAAAAGTTATGCTTAATCTTGAAATTTTGAGTCTATATACATAATATACAAACTATTCTAATCAAAAGAAGCAATATTTAATATAAAAAAGAAAAAGCCCAATAGGATCGTAGATCGCTATTGGGCTATTATTAGTCAGACTCCCACTTCTTCTTTTTCTGGTCAGGATGCAGCTGCCAGAAAGATGGAAGTTCTTCATCAGAAGTTTGCTTGTTGGTACTTACCAGCTTAAAGCCGGGTTTTCCCATTTTAACTTCTGACAGAGGAATGCCAAGCTTGTTCATGACCGCAGTCATCATAGACTGTATGATCTGAACTTGCAGTTCGAGGTTTCTTATCGCAGGCTGGACATCATTGCCTATTTTATCCCTACATTCAACAGAATATGCCGTTGCACGAGGGATTTCCTTTTCAATAATGTCAAGAATACCAATGTTGCGCAGAGCAGTACGCATTGCCTTGGCATTCTCGTCTGCTTCGATTGCCTTTTCTTCGTGAAGAGCAGCAAGACGTTCTTCTTCTGCCTTCTTCGCTTCATCGAATTGCTTCTGCTGTTCGGCAAGAAGTCTAGCTTCCTCTTCTGCTTTCTTTGCAGCTTCCTCATCGGCAGCTTTCTTTTCACGGGCTTTCTTCTCAGCAATGATACGATCAATATCGTCATTGGTGAGAGCCTTAACCTTCATATAGAAGGTCGGATAAGGAATCCAGCGCCGAATCTCGTCATCGGCATTATCCAGAAACTTCTTGATACTAGGTACTCCACTAGTAAAGAATTCTTCTAATGCACGCTTCAAGACTTCATTACGCTTTGCTTCATCAGCTTCACGCTTTGCTTTAGCTTCTTCCTTGTCCCTGCGCTTAGCTTCACGCAGTGCTGCCCTCTTTTCCTTGGCTTCCTTTTCGGCAGCCCTAGCAGCCAATTCTGTAGGGGTCAATACCCTACGTCCACGACGGTGAGAGACTTCATTATGCGGGATGTGAATCTTGTTCGCTTCCTGTGCCTGAAACCTCTTTCTAGCCTTAGTCATCTGATCATGACAAGGCTTTTTGGAATCTGCCACCAGCGCTTCCTTCATATAATCGGGAAGATCTGATTCTTCCACGAATTTAATGAAACAGCACTGTAGTTCCTGGTCTTTGCTCATAGCCACACCAGTCACTTTATTGACATAATGGCGAGCATTGAATTCTGGGGCAGCTCCTAAAAGAGCATCCTTAAGATGCTCAATCGAAAATGTAAATTCCATAATAATGGCTCCTTTGGAATTTATGACATAACGGAATTGTTACATCATAAATTAATATAAAAGTGTATAAAAAAGAAATACAGTATTTGATACTGTATTTCTTGTTAAAGGTTAACAGTCAAAAGAAGCATTTCTAATAGTAGAAAGCATTTCTTCATCAGGAATCCAGAGCCGTCTTCCAACAGCATCTGTATACTTTATATCTCGTTTATTACCGAGATAATCAACCACCTTCAGTGTGGTTCCATGAATAGCCTTGACGAAGAAGACGTCAGCTAATTCATGAAGCTTAACTGTTAGGTGTCCTTTCAACGCTAACTTGAGTTCATGAATAGTCATAATGACTCCTTTTGTTAAAAAAAGATGCCCCCGATATGGGGGCGTTTCTAAATCATACCCAAAGCATCCCAACCCTTTTCAGGATTGAACTCCCAGCACATAAACTCATCCTGAAGAACAAGTCTATTTTTGAAGAGAGTTACTGCTACAGAACCCCCAGTTAAAGGGATATCTGCATCTCCAGTAAAGATTCGAGAAGCCTCATTGATACAGAGAACACTGTAATCAGTGAGGTGATTGAGTATACTCTCCAGATCTTTATGATTCTGGAGAGTGTAAGAGTTACCATTAACAGTAACCATGATGGCTCCTTTAGTAAGCGTGTTACCACACACATTGATAATAAATGACTTTATTGTCATTTACTTGCTTACGTCTTAATTTAATATAATAGAGAGCCATAATTTCCTACATTTTATTGTTATGTTTGTCGAGGACCAGAATATACTGCTTTTAAGACAGGGTGTCTCATGTTAGGTACACCGTCCTTATTTTGTATCTCATGGAAGTACTGTATAGTTACAATCTTTCCGACAATTTCCTCAGGATGTTCCTTCCATCTAACACGTTGGTCCATAGTAATTCCAGATCCAACTTTAACAATAGTACCTTTATAGTTAATGATTATTTTCTTAACACCATCAACTTTAACCATACCTTTACCTTTGACTTCATAGGATCCTACTCCTGTTTCGAGATCCAGTACTTCAAATTCATCATCGTCATAAGGTTTTATTTTAAGCATATTAACGGTTCTACCAGATTGATATGGTAAGTTCTTGCGAATAATTAAACCTTCCCAACCTAAATCCAAACCTTTCTCTAGCATTTCATTAATCTGCTCTTCAGATGTGACTGGTATTTGTTCTACAGGTTCCATAAATTCAGGATCAAGCCATTGCATTGACTGCATTTCTAAGATATTATTATATCTATCGCTAAAGATAGGGCTTTCCTCTTTCATATAGAACTGATCTTCAGTCATAAAATCAAATATCATATACTTTGGGTGCTCTATTTGCCAATTATCTTTATTCCATTCAGATAATATTCTCTGGAAATTCTCTAAGCCATTTTCCATTATACAACATTCACCATCAAAGACATATGTATCATCCGGTAGCTTTTGTACAGCTTTAATAAGCGGAGCATGTAATACATTTAAAGTATTATAAACGTTTCCATTTCTTGTACGAATAACACAACTATTTTTAGTAACATGTGCGATGCATCTCAACCCATCAAGCTTTCTAGATGCAAACCATGTATGTCCATTAAATTCTTTTCTTAACTTTGGCATTCTATCCTTTATCTTATCAGCTAAAGCTGCTTCATAAATAAGGATGGCATGATCCCAAACTTCATTTATCATGTCAGGACTTATACCTAAAGCTAGGTTGTGCTTGAGAATTCCTGCAAATACTTCTTGAGAGAAAGCATCATATTCGGAAAGGATACTTTCTACTCTTGCGATTGCAGCTTTTCCTACGTATACTCTATTAGCAAGCTCTTGTAAAAGATTATATATTGGTAACCAGTCAGTGCCTAATGTTTTAGATCCTACTCCCGGTACTTCATATTTTTTTATCCAGTAATTTATAAAAGGATCATATGCTGCCTTGAATATATCTAATATTCTAATATTACCAATATTCTTTCTAAGGATATTAACCTTTTCAGTCTTTTTGGTAGTACTTTCTATTTCTTTAAATACAGTTTCTACAGGAAAAGCCGTATTTCTTTTAAAATCTTCAATCATTATATTATCCTTATAAAAAAGATAAGTAGAGAGGATTTCTCCTCTCTACTTATTTCGCATTCAACCAATCAGGTATCACTCTTTTGTTCTTCAGACTTCAACAATCCACTTTCTTCGAGAGCCTTAACGGTCTTCTTATTGAGTGAAATGTTTCCACCTTCAAACTTAAGTCTTTCAATTTCTTGCTTGACTCTAGGATTGTTCTTGAATTCATCAGTTTCAATAAATTCAGATACAGCCTTAAAGCCATCCTTGGACATACGCATACCGGCAAAGCCAGGAAGAATGTAACATTCTTCACCAACTGCAATAAGTGTATGCTGGACTGGGCAGTAGATTTCTGGCGTTTCAGTCTTAATAGTATCTAGTGTAGGATACTGACCTGCCGCTAGAGAATTTGCCATCTTCCAAATAAATGCCTTGACAGACCCTTTAACATTCTTTCTGTCATTGATAAGTACTGAAATACGTTCTGCACCGGATTTTGCTTGAAGGACTTCCCTGAAAGCAGCCTTTTCCTCACGACGCTTCTCTATATAAGCCATCTTCTTAGCAGATTTCTCCGGATTTTCTTTCTTAACAACCTTTTTCTTATTCTGTGCTGCAGTATTTGCTAACCTTTTCTTCAAATCTTCTGCAGATATCATGCTGATCTTCGTGGGCATGAACAAGCTCTCCTTAAGGGTTCATTGTGCAAATTTCTCTCAAAAATTGTTTTTTGTCAATTGTCAGCATATAAGGTTTAACTACGGTCTGATGAATCTTTCTCTGAGCTATAACCTGTTCTGTTATAGACTTTTTGTCTTCATCAGTCAAAGAAGAAATCTTCAATGCTCTTTCAAGAGACATAGTGATTCCTAACTTCTCATCATAATTATCTGTGTAACGGCACCATGCTGTACCAGTCCACTGACCAAATGATTCAGTAAGTCTGTGTTTATACTCTTTTACAGTACAAATTATAGCAGGTTCTTTCCACATTGCAATATGAATTCTTCCGTAGTTATCCAGTCTGCTCTCTTTATAATATTTGTGCACTTTCCTAAATTTTACAATATAAGAATTGCTAGCAGTCTTGATAATCATAATATTTCCTTATAATTTTGTAGTAGTAGGTATAGTCCATGCGGGATTCGAACCCACGACCTACTGCTTAGAAGGCAGTTGCTCTATCCAGCTGAGCTAATAGACTTGGTAACAACTTTATGTTAGAATCAATATTTAATATAAAATTATAAAGAAAGCCTCCGGGAGCGATCAATGACGATGATTTTGTCTACGAACATTCCATGGCTGCTCCCATCGGCTCATATTAGTATCTACAGACGTTTACTTGATCTAAAGTTAGATTTATTGTTAGCATATCGAGAGGAAAGAATTTAAAACAAGTACCATTGATAATATCATACGTAGATATTGTTTTATTTCCACGCATATAATGCCAAAGGTATTTGCCCATCATTCCATGTCCTATTACTACAATATTTTTGCTAGAAGATAATTCACAAATCTTAAAGAATTCCTCTGTTCGTCTAGCCATATCAAATGAACTAATAGAGACAAGAGTTTCAAATTCAATTTGTGAAATCTCCCAAAACTTTTTGTCAAATAAATGACTGCAGTCAAAATTTTCAGCTTCAGACATCTTTAATGCATCTATATCTGGAAATAACTTTTCAGCTGTTTGAAGACAGCTGTAAGCAGGACTAACATATAAACGAAAAGCTTCATTAGGAAGAAACTTTCCTACTTTTGTATGCCATTTTCTAACTTCTTTTTCAGTTATATCCAGAATAGGTACATCATTATACCCAAAGGTCATTGTTCCATTGAGATTATAAACTGTTGGAGCATGACGTATGAAGTATATTCTTTTCATTAGAACTCTACTAGATTGATTCCAGTATCATGTGCAAACTTTATGGATTCTTCAATCTTACCAGCAATGCATGATAGATTTAGCTCTACTTCAATTTTATTTATGAATGCTTTCAGTGTCATAGCCATAATCAGCGACTCAAGATGTTCATTTGTACCGCAGATTTCAACCTTAACGCCGCCTTCATGTTCATATTTCCGATGAAGCTTAATAACCTGATTTACAAGATCAAGACTTCCAAGAGTATACTTATTCTGAATAGGAATATGTATATTACTTAGGCCAATAATCGTTTCTTTAAGTTCATCAAAGATAAATGGATGCTTGTCGGAGACATAACGTCTGTCAAGAGATCCATAAATATCTCCATTTTCTTCATCAGCATGATATTGAACACGATCACAAAGATTTTTAATGAATTCTTTCTTTTCTTCTTCTGTCAATGATTTACATTTGTTATCTTGTGGGTCGATTACGATAAGGATGTTGTGCATTTTAGGCCATGAGGGGTTTAAGTGCGGTTGTGAGGATTTCTAATTGTGCAAGGAAATTATAACCAGACAGATTGTACCATTCACCTTTAAAGCTAAATCCAATTCCGTAAGGTCTTTCTTCTAAATGAAAATCTTCAGATTTATAATCTTTTTCTAATTTCTCAATTACTGCTTTAATGTCCAATGCTTCTGCTGCCATTATAGAACTCCTTTAAAAAGACCTATAGAACTTAGTTCTATAGGTCATATGTTGGCTGGTAAAATTATTCTAATGTACACTTTTCAAAGTACTTTGGATATAAGAGATTTAGATATTCTACATCTGCAGTACTACATTCTATATACTTACTCATAGCGAATTCACGTTTATCAGAATCCCAAGCCATGATATTGGCTTTATACCAATGCAAGGTCTTACCATCTTCAGATGCTACAAAAACAACCATAGCATCTTTAATAGCGAGAGGGCTTGTATCGATATAGTCTTTTACCTGGTCATATTTAGCAAGAATTTCGCAATGACGGTCAATGATACGATATATCTTTAGACCGTGCATATCATATTCTTTACCACTTTGGCCATAGGCTACAGTGGATACTTTATCACCGTGGAATTCAATTAAGAATAAAGGTTTATTCTCATCTTGAATATTAACATCAATCGTTTTAACTATATCTTCTAACATTCTTCATCACTCGGTTCAAGTTTTAAACCTAGTACTGTGAAGTATGCCGTTAATAAGTCTTTAATCGTATTAAATCTAGATTTCTCTAGCTTAAGAGGTTCACCTTCCATCTTCGTCAAGAGTTTATGAATCAAATTCTTTCTATCTTCTTTGTTTGAAGAATGGAAGTCCAACATGTCAAAGACTGCATCTGGGTTCTGACACAGTAACAGGTTCAGTGTTTCTTGTTCGCCCATTCTAATAGGTGTATTAGAATATGGTGCCATACCTGCTTTATAAATCTTATTAGATTTATTTGGTATCCCCTTCATGTTGATCTGACCACAAGATCTTGCAGACATCTTAGATGCTGGTTCATGCTTTAGTCGAAGATAGTAGACATCACCCATGACTAAGGGATTTTCAATATTCTTAAACTTCAATGGCTTAACATCATAGGCTTCATAAAGCTCCATAAGCCAATCGAAGTTCATATTGTTGAAGAAAGGCGGCTGATGAATTATGAATCCATTTTCATAGAATTCATTTACGAATTGTTCCTTTTCTTCTTGAGTTTCAAGACCATCATAATACTCTCTAAGATCTGAAACTTGTTCTTCCATATTTACAGATGAATAGAACTCTGTTAAGACTCCCCACTTTGTTTCATGGTCATCATCTTTATGCCTGAGTCTTACTTCATCACCTATAAAATTCAATTCCTGTTCGAGAAGAGTAGATAAGTTCATTCGACCTAGAATCCCCAATGGATTCAAACATGCTTCTGCATATCTACCATCTTCAGTTTGAGGCATTTCCGTATCATCTACAATCTTTGCAACCACACCTTTACCACCATACCTATTGGTAATCTTGGATCCTACCAGTGCGGGTTTCTCATAGACTACTGTAAATTTGATAACGATATTATCGAATGCATTTTCAGCTTTCCATTCAATATTATCATTTAAGCTATCTTTAGAGCGTCTATAGTAATACGCTGCATCAGATGTAAGCTTACTTCCATCTTCCATTAATTTCTCAATGGTCGAAGTGAGTATTTTATCATACTCAATCTGTCTAGCTAAATATTTCTTTATCTGCTCAGATGCAGGATCATTAAACTCAGATATATCTTTGTTAGAGTAAATGAATATATCCATGACCTTACCTCTGGCGTATATACTTGTATCTGTAGACAACTTACGTCTTAAAGCACTGTTGCTAAGATTTCCAAGCATTGTAGAATTTACTATTCTACGTCTAGAACATAATACACCATCAACGATTTCTTCGCCTATATCTGGGAATGCCTTATAAGTATCACTATTTCCATATAGATTTATAAGAAGGTCGTTTGTATTTACAGGTACCATATACTCTGTAACAGCATTATATGCTAATTTCTTTGCAGCTGATTTGGAAATTACCAATGAGTCTTCATATGTTAGACCCTTGTATGGATAAAATACAGTCTTTAAATTTGTACCTATCATTAAATTTCCATCTTCATCATAACATGTTGCAGCAGCTAGACACATATTTTCGTCAACATGTTCAATATCTTCAAAATCTTCTGAGTCTACAACATTCTGAAGATATCCATAATTCTCTGTAAGCGGAATGGCTCTTTGTTGATTTATAACACCTATTGTTCCATCATCGTTCTTAGTGACTACGGTATAAAATCCTTCAGAACGTCTTATGACTTTTACCGGTTTGAATCCCTGTTTAGTAACCGGAAAGCCCGCACTAATTTGTCCAATTCTATTCTCAAAATTCGTAAATATTCTAGGAATTTCTGGATTAGATAATATTACACTTTGAACCAAGTGATTCGAGAACATATAGGATCGTCCTGAATCAGTATGGTTCGTACAAGGCTGTAATAGTTCTTCCGCTAGGAAGTCATGTGTACTTGGTTCGTCAACCATTTTGTTTGAGATCTCCTTATAAGGAATGCTATTTTTAATATAAGTTTATATACCTAGGTTATCTGTATCATCTTTATTTGCAGATGGTGCAGGACTTCTTTTTCTACTAGATGGCATGCGCTTACCACTAGATGCTGCCGGATTATACTCCGATAAACCATCGCCTATATTAGTAATTACGTGAGACTCAGATCTCAAATTAGTCTCAAGAGATATAGAGTTCGTTTCATATGGAATTCCAAAGAATATTCTTTCATCCTTGATACGATATCTAGACTTTAGTTTAGTAAAGCAGAGATATCTTGTACCAGTTGTTGGATTCATATATGGAATAAAGGCACCACAATAGTCACAGTTCTGATAAATCATCAAAGATTCACCAATATTTGCAGCAGTAATACATTTTTCAATATTCTTACCGCTATCTCGTGCTTCTTCAATCTTTGCAACTGCTTCACGATTAACCTGCATAACTGTAACTACAGGAATTTTTCTCTTCTTGGCTATTACACATTCGTCATTTACAACTTCACCAAGATCAATTCTTAAGTCATACTGCGGGTTAGATGGACGAATTCTTCCAATATAGTCATGAATTAACATCACGACTTCATAACCCTTAGCAGCATAAGAGTCTATCATTATATCTAGATCTCTAGTGCTAATTTCTTTATTCTCTCTATATTCGATCGCATAAGTTACATTACTATCCGACCATCCACGTTCTGTATAGATATCATAAAGATCTTCTGCAGTATGTTCTTCAAACGGAACATTACTTGCTATATCAGGAGCTGCTACAGAATAGAATCTTTCATCTGTTTCAGAAAGAGAATTTTCCTGTGTAACCATTAATACTAATGGCTTCAAATCAGGATTCTTTGCTTGCATCTTAGGATTACAAAGCACCGCCCACTTCAATACATTAAGTAAGAATACACTCTTACCTGTACCTGGAGCACCTAAGAATACATACACCTTTTCACTTAAGAATCCTCCACCAAGAACTGCATTCAGTTCTCTAACACCAGTCTTTATAACTGCTGAAGGCTTCTTCTTATCTTCAATCACCTTATTTAAGGTTTTCCTATGTTCCTCAGTACCAAAAATATAACTTCTCTGTTTTATAGATACTTCTTCAGATTTCTGAATATCTGCATTTATCTTTTGTGTAAGATTACTAAAATCCTGTGCGATAATATTTAAAGAACCAACATCACCAGAATTTACTTTCTGAAGAATATCTCCAAGTTGATCCTTATGCTTATAAATTGTACTATATTGAGAAAGATTATTTACTCTTTGTGCAATATATTCAACATTCGTATCTGAAAAAATATTGTCATCTAAACCCTCTTGGTTCTTGTAGGCTTCTTCAAGCCCATCAAGAACTCCAGAGAAATTTTCTTCGCCACTATCTTGACTGATAATATAATCCTTTATCATATCATTATCAGTCAGATCCATATTCATGATAGCATGAATTGCATGGCGTATCATATGGAATCTAGATATTCTATCTGCAAATGCCGATATACTTTCTTCAGATAGATTATCAAATAGATCTTTAATACTAGAAACTAATTCAAGATTTAACGGTTTCTTATAAAGCAAATATGCTAAAATTCTTTCAAGAAGCTGAAAAGTGATCGGGGCTTTTAGCTTCTCTTCTCTATATACTTTCTTTAATATACGGGGTCTACCAGCCATGGTGTTTTCCTTATATATTTGCTATTGCCATTTCAATATCGTTTATGGACACATCTTCCTTTAATATGTCACCTGCGAATTTTTGAATCTTTTCTTCAAGACTCATAGAATTGTTAGAAAGGAAGGACATGGGGTTTTCTACAGCAGATGTATCTTCTTGTCCATTTGATGCAGATTCAGCAGAGACCATAGGGCCAGCTACTACCACATCCTTAATATCGATATTATGCTTACCAGAGATATATTCACGAATTATATTATGGATTTCAGGATAGTCTTCTTTAATTTGTCTATCCATGTTGATTCTATAATTGACATTTTCTTTACTGGAAAGCTTATCTAATTCTTTGACAACATTTTCAATATTACCAGAATTCTCTACAATAAGATTCATTAGGTCTATTTGTTTATATTCTGGTGCTTCTTCGTTTATTATTCTATACACTTCGCAGTCATCTGGGGATACATAGTCATATATATTGTAACCTTTTGGATTCTCTTCACCTTGAGCCATACGAGAGAATGAACCGTGATAGAATATTTTATTTTTGTAATTACAAGCATTATGAATATGGCCACCAGTTACAATACCTCTTGTAATGCGCATCATATCTGCGCATTTCCATACAGGTGCGGACTCTATAAGCTTCTCGGATTCATACTTCTGACTAGAGAATGCTTGGAATTCCATAGTACCATGGAAGAATACAAATTCGTATTCATTATCCGGTACGTCAAATACTAATTCCTTATAATATTCATGCATATCAACTGGATATTCTTCAGGAATATAAAGTACTTTGAAGCCAGGGAAGACTTCTTCAGCTTCTACTTTAGAAATAACCTTTAAGTATTGACTATGCATTGTAAGCATATTTAAAGTACTAAGCTGCTCACAATCATGTGCGGCAGTTCCTTTAATAATGCGGAGTACAATTCTATTGGTTTCGCAAAGATGTATGAGTTCTCCAAGGAATGCGTATGCATATTTTGCAGCCTCAGAACTCATCTTTAATTCATAATGAAAGATATCACCGGTTAAAACTACCATATCAAGTACATCTTTGTTCTCAATGACTTGACTGATTAAATAATTCTTTAATTCGGAGTATAAACTTTTAGCGTTGTTATAACTAAAATGAATATCTCCTGCATTCAATATACAATAATTATCTCCGAGTGTATGTTTATCAAACATAAATTTTCCTTTCGAATTTGTATTGTATTGTTGCTTTTGTTAAATATCAACACTAGATTGTAAATATTTTAAACAACAGGTTTATAATGAAAAAACTTTCTGAAGTCAAAGCCCTTGATTCTAAATCACTGGGCCAAATTGCTAAGATTATTAGTGGCATTGATCTTAATGTATCTAGAGCAGACCCCGATAAGATCGCAGATTGCATTAAGACCATTGCCAAGAAAGAAACTAGGCCACTCAAGGCTAGAGTTATTATGGACTATGAAGATAGGATTACAATTCCTATGCTTGATGCGATGGTTGCCGATCAAGTTCCACCGTATCTTCCATTCTGGGTAATGCCTAATTCTGGAAATGCTCGTACTGTAGTTAATATTACACGTTATGCTAGAATAGATAAGAAAACCAAAGAGATCAATGTTTACCCTAAGACATTATTTGGTCTTCTTATGGCTGGTACTATTATGACACAATTGCAACAGAATGAAGCTGCAATTATGGGTAGTACTAAGCTTTTAACGGCTTTATGCCAAATATACTCTAGAATATTTACAAAGATTCTTGACAAGAACTTTGCAATTAGTTCTAATGAAGTTTACTTAGATCAGATTAGATATCTATCTGCAAAATTCTTGCTTTTATCAGTAATTGGAAGACCCGATACTCCTAATACATCTGAGATTGCTGCAAAGACTATTATGAATTCTTCTAAGAGTCTTGTTATGCAAATTGATGCTCAGATGCCGCCTGGTTCTTATACCGATATTCTTACATTTATTGAAGGTCTTAAATCTATATACAAGCGTCTTAATCGTTTGACATATAGACTAATTCTTGGTGATATGGTTAAATTGTATTCAGCTACATCATTCTTGATGCTTGAATATTTACCATACTTTATTGCAAACGTCATGTATTCTACTTTGAATGCAGGTATTAATAATGAATATTCATTTGAAGCAGTAAATGGTAAAGATGGTATAACGGTTTATCAAGAATTAGCTAGACTTATTTAAATTTAAATTCTATATAGGTTTTTCCTATATAGAATTTTTATTTTAATTTAAATTATTTATAATTATTTATTACAATTTTTAATATAAATATATTATAATAAGATAGGAAATTTGTATAAAATTCTTATAAACGAACTAAAAAATGAATTCTAAATAAAGGTAAATCATGAAAATTTTAAAAGCATATTTTAAAAATTTCCAAGGATTTTATACTGGTATGAATTTAGTTGAGTTAAAACTAGATTTTACCAAAGGTATAAACTCTGCTTTTAATGTAATATTTGGAAAAAATGCTTCTGGTAAAAGTACCTTATTGTCAATACTTCAACCATTTCCAGGAACGAATGATAATCGTTCCGATATTATTAGGGCTGGACATGAAGGTAGAAAAGATATAATCTTTCAAGATACACCAGATAAAATTTATCGCATAACAATTATCTATCCTGTAGAAGTTAAAGGTAAAAGACCAACCGAAAAGTGTTATATCTATAAGCTAAATGAAGGTGCTTCTATAGATGATAAAAACGGTTGGACAAATCTTAATCCTAATGGCGGTAAACAGACGTATATTACTGCTCTAGAGGATTATTTACATATCACTAAAGATTTCTTTATGGTTGGAAGACTTGGTGGTGTTGATAACTTCATTGATCTTAATAAGTCTGATAGAAAGAAATTTATAGCAAACTTCTTGCCAGATGTTGATCCATATCTTACAGCCAATGAGATAGTGAGTAAAAAAGTTACTACTCAGAAAAAGATGATGGTGACATTCGGAGAAGAGCTTAATAAATTGGCTCCTCAAGCAGAATGTGAAGCTAATCTTTCAAGAATTAATACACAGCTTACAGATCTAAATGAAGAACTTGAAAAACAAAATCAGATTTTTGGTAGTTCTAAGGGCTTTGTAGATAATATTCTTGAATCCACAACGGAAACTTTGCCAGAACTTAGAGATTTTGCTAGAACTGGTGTTAATCCTTTAATTGATGAAATTAAATCTCTTGAAGAGAAGATACAGAAACTGAAAGATAATCTTCGTTCATTTACTAGTAAGGAAGAACTTGAAGCAGATATCGAAAAAATAAATGCAGAGATTATAAAACTTTCTGAAGCAAAAGCAAAGAAAGAAAGTAATAAAGCAACAGCGATCCAGAATCAAGCTAATTTTAAGCTTGAAATGGATAAATTATCTGCTCGTCTTTCTGCAGTACAATCCAAAATAGGTCTTCTTGAGTCTCTTAATGCACAATTAGATCAAAGACTTGAAGAAGAGAAGGGTTATCTTGCTGAAAAAGAAGAATTTAAAAAGCCTATATTTAAGCATTTTGCAAATATGACTCCAGAAGTAATGATTACTTTCAAGGGTCTTGTTACTGAATTGCGTATAATGCTTAATGAAGTTAGAAATGCTTATGATGAAGCAGGATTGAGATCCTTATCTCTTACAGATAGTAAGAGCATAAATAAAGAAATGTTTGAAATGACTGCAGCCTGTAAGAAAGCTACAGCTACCATTGAACGTATTGCTGAAAGTAAAGCAAAATTACCATTACTCGAAGCTAATGCTAAATCGGAGTCAATCTTACTTAAGAGACCTACAGAATGTAAAATAGATAAGTGTCCATTTATTTCTGCTGCTCTTGAATTTGAAGGTGCTACACTTGAATATAAGCGTGTACTAAAAATAATTGAAACTTCTTCTGAAGAAGAAGAAAAAGCAAAGATTATTTTAGAAGATTATCAGCCTAAGATTAAATTCTTATCATCATATGAAAAGAGTTATGCAAAGATAGCCGAGCATTTTAAATCTCAACCATTGCTTAAGCTATATCCAAAAATTCAAGATATTACGTTATCCATAGATAAGTATCTTGAAGCTATTACAATTAGCTCTATTGAATTTGATGAGTTAATGAATATAGATCATATCGAATCTTATGTAAATCATAAGGCTAATCTTGCAAAAGTTAGAGAAGATATATCCACACTCAGAACAAGAATATCTGAAATTGAAGAATCTTCTACATTTGTTAAGCAGCTTAATCAGGATCATGAAACTGCTGAAAGAAACTACAATGAAGCTACATCTGTACTTGAAACTGTAGATTCTGAAGTTGAAGATTTAGAAACCGATATTCAAAATAAGAAGAATGAAATCCTAAGTATTAAATGTACAATTCAGTCCGTAGACTTGTTAAAAGAAAGAGAATCAGAGTTATCTGTCCTTAAGATTAAATCCGACTCTATGGAAAAATATCTTGCCGATGTTTCTAAAAATAGAGATATCATGCTTGAATGTAAAGATAGAATTTCCAAGATTAAAGGTGAGATAGAAACCTTAAGCTCAGATAAAGATAAATTCACTCATCAGATAGAGTCTAGAAAGGATCTTGAAGATAAGCTTTTAAAGATGCAAGATGAGTTTAAGACTCTTGAAATAGTAAAACGTTGTACAGATACTGTTAAAGGTATTCCACTTTATCTAATTGATGCATACCTTGAAGATATTCGTCAACGTACAAATACGCTATTACAGGTTGCATATAATGGTGATTTTATTCTTGATAGATTTGTAATTAATGAAAAAGAATTTGCTATACCGGTTATTAGAAGTAATGGTGATAAACTAGAAGATATTACTTTAGGTAGTGGTGCCGAAACATCATTAGTTAAAAGTAGTCTTAGTTTTGCTATTATTCAGAAAGCTATGGGCGGTTATAATATTCTATCTCTTGATGAGATCGATGGCTGTCTAGATGAAGCTAAGCGTAAAGAATTTATATCTATGCTCCGCAAACAAGTGGAAGAGCTTGGTATAGAGCAGATGTTTATTATTAGTCATAACAGAGTCTTCCTTGATGAATCCTTAAATCTTATTCTTCTTAAGGATCATGGCATTGAAACTGATAACTCAGAATTGATGTCTAACAAGGCTGTGATTTATGACTACTATAAGTAAATTATAGAAGTACTCAATTATATTAAGTAATGAGGTACAAATATGAAACAAGCTTTTGCAACATGGTCTTTCTTTATGTCAATAGCATGCACTGGACTATTCTTCTTCGGTCTTATCTTGCTACTTGCTATAAGAGGCATGTAAAAAAAGAAGAGCATTTAGTGCTCTTCTTTTTTTCCGTCCTCCTTACACGGAAACATGAATTGCCAAGTAACCTTTTTAACGTCCTCAACATCGGCTAAGGTAATGTCTACTTCTAGCTGATTAGTAGTATGCCTATTTCTTTTGACATACTTTATGGGAACAGCTGTAAAAGTAAAATGATCGCCAATGATAAGACGCTTTTTAGTAAGCCATGGTCCAATATCTACCCAGACATGATCACAGATCACTTTATTTTCCGTGTCAACAATATTGATCAGGCATACCCTATCCTTTTTAGCACCATGCGCATCGAATTTCTCGATTTCTGCTTTGTATTGGTTTCTCTGATGAATCGTTCCTAAATTTCGCACATAAGACCTCCTTGTTGAAGTGCAATTTTTAATATATTCTTTAAAAGTAAATATTTACATAAAAAAAAAATAAAAAGACATCAGCTGTCTTTTTATTTTAATTAGATTCATCAAGAAATTTAGCTCTAATTATAAAGAATGTATCTCTACATGTCAAAGGATCAAATAAATAAAGATCTTGAAAAAATCTTTTTTGAATATTATTAAGGCTATCTAAATATGTAATTTTTATATCTTTAATTGTATTGAATGTAATCGGAGCAATTCGCATATGGAGACATATACCGAATTGCTTTGATGTAATGCCTTCGGTTAGTTTTCCATATGCTAAATTGATAAAACCTGAAACTGTACCAGTATATTCTTCTCCAGTTACAGTGTGTATTAAAGCTTTCATACAGTACCCACATAGTTGCTTTTAATATCTTGTACTATAGACTTTGCAATCATTACTATCTTATGTATATTTTGCTTAGTAATCTCTTGATTATAAGCTTCTAATTCTTCGGGACTTAGAAAATTCTCTGAATCAGTATTCAAAGCCATATAAACCTCTTATCTAAAAATATCCCTATTAAACATTTGGTCAGTGATATCTTTTATATCTTCAGATTTTATTGGATAACGCACACAATTTTTAAATATTAGTCTGAATGTCTTAAATCGTGTATAAATGATCCTATACCTGTCGTTATCATATATAACATCAGACGAATAATACTTATTATAATCTGGATCATTGCGCCTAAGGTCTTCGTCACGTAATCCATACATGTCTTGATAGTACCCATTGGGAACCCTCATTATATCTACATTTGTTTTGCGATGTTTGAGTATTAAACCCAATATAAAGTAATATACCTTAAAATATAGGTATGCCATTCTTTCCTCCAAAGTTAGGCAAATTTTAATATATGTAAAAAATTTATAAAAAAAAGAAGAGGCCGTAGCCTCTAATTAATGTCTAATATTTCTGACTCCTTAGGATATACCTTTTTGTAAAGATGCCTATAAATAGATTTAAATAATTTATCCTTTATAAAAATATCTTTGTATTTGTCTAAGAAGTATAATAGATTATATCGGTCAAATTTATCAGATGGTATCTCACTTATATCCATTAAACGTGTACTAGGAATTATTTCATTGTTAAGCGATTTTTGGCGCATGTTCTCCATGACCTGTAAATTACCGCGTATATGACTAATAGTAGGATCAGTTATACATTCCTGATATACTTCTATAACATCACCTTGTTTGATTGGATTTCCCTTCTTATATTTTTTTCCGTTTAGAAGGGCTTCAGCCCGTATAATTCCTTTATCTCGCATAATGCTAAGAACTTGAGATAAAAAATCTTTAGATGCATCTAATTCTATACCATTTGGGCTAGATCTATGAAAGATATGCATCGTTATATTTTCCATCAGTTTATAAGCTCTTACTCCGCTTGTATTAGGCATTGGATGTATTACGTCCATATTGCCAAAATAAAGTATTGTTTTAGTATCATTCATAATGACTCCTTGATATTAAACGATACATATCTTAATATAAGGAAGCGTAATGAAAAATTTCGATTATTTTGTATATGAAATCTATTTTAATCTTTATAGAAAAAAGAAGTGGCTAGCTTCTTCCCACATCCTTCTAGGGATGTGTAAGTCCGTTTCTAAGTCTATCTAGTCCTCGCCTATGATGTTGCCACCCGGCTCTTAGATCCCATCTTTCCATTCCGCAACCTTGGTAGGTACATCGAAACGTGAGTCGCGCTTTCCACGACGGGTTACCCAGTTGCCTACTGGAAAATGAATTTTAACCTTTGCTATGGGCTACGTATTTTCATGCGTATCGCTATTGTTTCAATGGTCATGATAGACCCTGATGCTATTGCATAGTAGCGCATGCTGTCAGGCTTACTTTTGTTTTTATGAGTCCTGCTTCATTTTACAGTCTCAACCTAGCTATTCATACATATTTGACGCTATGTATGCGTTTAACGTCAGCTAGGATGCTGTGCCACCTTAACGGTTTTCAGTGACACTTGACGATATCATAACACGTTTGACCATACCGATCCTCTTAGGAGTTAGTATCTTATACTATGATACACGTTTTAATATAATATTATTAAAATGATCTTTACGTTTATTTATATGAAGTTATCCGTCAAAAACACATCATTATAAATAGGAAAATTATTATGCAATTAGTATTACCTGATGTAAACAAAATCGTTGAGCAAAATAGGCTCCCAGAAGTTACCAATCCAGTTTACCTAGATGGTAGTAATACCCCTACTTCCGATGGCATTTTCAGTTATGAACTATTTGGTAGGCCAGGTAGTGCCAAACGTAAATTTCAATTTGGTTATATTGATCTTGGAAAGCACTTTATTCAGCCATTAGCTTATGTCCAAATGGCAAAGTTATTCTCAAAATTACCAGATATTATCAATGGTACTAAGAAATTCACCATTGCTAAGAATGGTTTTCTTATTGAAGATGAGGAAAAAGGTGGTACTGGTATTGAATGGCTATACGAGAATTTTGATAGAATAAACTTTGATGATCGTGGTACTGCTAGTCGTAAAAAGAAAATAGAGATATTTACAGCATATTCTAAGAATGAGATATTTACATCTAAATGGCTGACTATACCTCCATTCTATTTTGACATTAATTTAAGAACTGCAGAAGGTGCTAGATCTATTGATGAACTTGGATCACTTTATATTAAACTTTTGTCTATGACTAAGATCTTAAAGAATGAAGGTGCATTCTTTACTGCTTATAATATGGAGCATACAATTCAAGATACTCTTGTTCAGATCTACAAGCTATTGTCTAGTAAGATCGCTATGAAAACTGGTTTGATCCATAGTTCTATTCTTGGTAAAAATATTGACTATACAGTTCGTGGAGTTATATCTACACCAATTATCCGTAAAGCAAATTCTTATAGAGACCAGCAAGTTCCATATGGCTATGTAGGCGTTCCATTATATATGGTGGCTACAGCTATGTTCCCGTTTATGATTTCAGAACTTGAAAAGTTTATGCAATCAATGAATGCTTATAAAGTATTTATTTCTAATAGTGTTGGACATGAGATTATAGAAGATACTATTGATAATATTTCTTCTACAAACTATGAAAAGCTAATTAAGCTGTATGCAAAGTCTCCAGAAAATCGTATGCAAGAATTCAAGGTAGAAACACCTGATGGTGCAAATGCCTTAGCTCCATTTGAGAAATATCTAGGTAGACCTTTTACTATTACAGATCTATTATATCTTGCAGCTAGCGAATGTGTTAAGGATAAATTTGTCTTATTTACTAGATATCCGATTACTGACTATCGTAGTATCTGTCCTTATAAAACTACAATTCTTACAACAGAAGCTACTTGTCATATGAGATTACTAGACAGTGATAGATTTGACTTTAAATTCTATCCAGATTTCACAAAGAAACCTATTTCTTGGATTGATAGTATTAGACCTCATTTCAGTTACCTTACTGGTTTCGGTGCCGATTTCGATGGTGATACTATGAGCCTTAAATATGTATACTCACAAGAGGCTAACCTTGAACTTGCAAAGAATTTCTACAACCCGATGATGTTCTTGGATCCAAATGGTGGTGACTCCAGAGGTCTAATTAAAGACTCTATTTTATCACTTTATGAAATGACTAAGTAAAAAATAAAAGGCTTTATAGCCTTTTATTTTTTTTTTATTTAATATCTAGAATATACTAACCTACAATGACAACAATGCTCTGATTATGCCTTCTCTATTTTTTAATGTGTCTTCATATTGCCATAATGTATATTCTTTAGCATAAACATTATGAATCACTTCCTTAAGGATAAGTTCCTTCTTATTTATACTATTGCTATAAAACAGATCTTTCAATATAGAGCGTAAATATTTATCGTATTCATGCTGAATAAACCAGAAAATTCCTGCAGAATGTATCGGATTTGCATCTAATGGTAAAAATTTGGTTTCTGCATTTATTTCTATCTGACGGCTAGATATACTTAATGATCCAAGCATATATTCTTTATTCTTATCTAATTTAATCCATATATATGAGAAATTATCATTTATTTGAACCTGTGATAATCCTCTTCTAACATGCATGCTCTTTGCGATAGATTCATCTAGTATATCATTTTTAGCATCAATTAATATTTTTCTTGTATCAAAATTATCAGAATCGTATATACGACCTTCTGAAGCACATCCTACATATTTCCATCCATTTGACTCAGAAATAATTTCAATATATTTAAGAATTAGCTTATGTATATGCTGATGATTAACTGAAACAGTTGCCATATAAATTCCTATAGTTTACTATTTTTAATATATACATAAATTAAAGACTATATATTGAAATTAATAAAGGAAATTTTTATGGCTAGCGTAATTCCTGATTCTCGAAATTTTAAACAAACCGAATCTGCATTTTTAAAACAGAGCTTATTCGATTATTCATCATATTTAAATGCATTACCGCTTCTTGTTACTTACTATTCTAAAGACCATATGAATAGTACTTATGATGAAAATCTTCATACAGTACAAGAAATTCTTGGAGATGATTCTCCTATTAAATTTAATAAGATTAATGACTTCCCACTTTATAAAGCTTCCGTACTTGAAGGCACTGAAGATGAAAGTGAAGATGTTGGAACTGAAGGCGATGTTCAAGGTACAGCAATCATACCTCCACAACAAGTATATCCTCGTGTAGATGACTTATTCCAAATTAAGTTCTACGGTAAAGAAACTGTATTTAGAGTTAGTTCTGTTAAGCGTTCTAATATCAAAGGAAAAACGTTTTTTGAAATCTCATACTATTTGTATAGTACCTTAGGTGATTCCGGAAATATTGATAAACAGGTACAGAATGAATACAAGGTTGTTGGTAGTCCTTCTTCCGTAACAAAATCTGCTATTGTTGCAGTCGATAAAGCCGAAATCTGCGCAAAGCTCCAGACAAAGATTAATAATCTTTTAAATAATCTTAAAGCATTCTATAATGATCAAGCAGAAGCATATATCATAGAAACTAGTTATAATATGTACAAATGGGATGAATGTGTTCATGCATTTGTATGCAATAATAAAGTATTTGATAAAGCTGGAGCATATAGAAATGAAGTCACGTTAAGACATATTGAAGCTGTAGATTATCCTGATATGTATGAGCAGTATCAAGGATCTATATACTGGGCTTTAGAACATGGTGATTATAGTATGCTTAATCCAGAATTTACAGGAGCATCTTCTTGGGCAATATTTAGCTCTGAATCTCCTTTAAGATTCTTGCAAGATGCAACTATTAGTGGAGCAATATATAACTCAGGCAATATTAAAGCCAGCTATATGACAATATTTGGTAATATTAAAGAATATTTAGAAGATACTAGCGGTGAAGTTCAGCCATCAGTTACTAATGCCGAAAATTATTTAAAGCTATTAAAGTATTACCATGATGAACCAAATATTGATGAGATAGATACATATATAAAAAGCATTATTCCAAAGCGCACTATATATGATTATTACTATCTGCCAATAGCTATATTCATATTTAAGAATCTAATTGAACAAATAAAGAATATATACAACTTTAATAATTAAGGATTAATGTTCTTATGTTTTCTGAAATTTTAGAAAAAACTAAAGAAGATCCAAAAGATCTAAATTCTAATTTAGAAATAATGGAACTTCTTAATGACGATTATGCTGAAGCTGAATTTTTTGCAAAGCTTCGTTCAAATTCAGAACTTACTGATGAGATGATTGAGTCTCTAGAGTCTGAATTTGAAGCTTTGGATATTAATTCAGAAGCAAGACTTTAAACTTAAACCAAAGGTAATATTATGAAGAATCTTTTTAACGAAGATGATTTCAATTCCCTCTTCGAATCTTCTGTGATCGATTCTGAAGGTAAGGGTCCGAAGAACAACACCAAGACTCCTGACGTTGGTGCTACTAAGGGCATGCAGTCTGATTTTGATAGCATGTTTGATGACCTTTTCAGTGATGCTGAAATGGGTGATGATCAGTCTGCTCCTGTTGCTAAGCAGCCGGATACTGGTGCTGCTGGTGGCTCTGTCGATCCTGAAGGTGAAGACAAGGGCAAGCAGGGTATTGAACCCCCGACCAAGAGCGAATGGGATTCTCTGTTTGAAACGGCAGATACTGATACTACTGATGAAGATCCTGCTAAATCTGAAGAAGAAAATAAGAAGGATGTTCCTCCTTCCGGAGATAAGATTCCTTGCGGTAAAAAGTGCAAGAAGAAAGGCGGTAAAAAGCTGAAGTCTGATTTTGAATCTCTCTTTGAAGATGATGATGTCGAAGATGATGATGATGAAACAGCTGAAGTTGAACCAGGTGAAGATGCTGATGTTCCTCCGGTTGAAGGCGAAAAGAAAGATGATAAGAAGAAGGATGATGCTGCTGCAGAAGTTGATTCTGTTGCTGACGAATTCGCTGACCTTATGTCTGACCTTGATGATCTGGAACTTACTGGTTTCTAATTAAATCTTAATAAGTGACTAAGAATATCTTAGTCACTTATTACACCACAACAAGGAAAATATCATGATTCACGTTACTATAGATTATACAGGGATCATTCCAGGTTTGGGGCGTGGTCCATTCACAAATATTCCTATATCTAATACAGCATATTCACGCTTAAAGGCTATAGGCTATCCTATTAAGGTTCTTAATTCTAATACTATCGTTAGAAAGGTTTCTGCTAAAAAGGTAACTCCGATTACTAACACTAATCCAAGTGTTACACTGACTTCTTCTAAGTCCGCTAAACCTGAAACTGTTGAAGCAGTTGCACCTGCGGAAATCAATAAGACTACGGTTGTTGAAAAACCTAAGAAAGAAGTTGTAGAAGAACCCAAGATAGAAGCAGTAGTTGAACCTGAAGTTACTACAGAAGTAACTGAACAGGAAGAAGCTAAAGTGCTTTCTGCTAAGGATCTTGATAATATGACTAAAGAAGAACTAGATAAGTTACTATATGTCTATACCACTGACAGACCATCTAGATATGGTAAGCCTTGGTTGATCAAGAAACTCAAAGAAGTTATGTAAAAAAAAAAATATCCATAGCTAAGGCTATGGATATTAATTTATCTTTGCGGGATCTTAGATAAATCTGGCTTATATGGATCTTTATCTAATGACATTCTACCATTACTTTTACGATCACAATACCAAAGCATTGTATTAATCATAACTTTAGAAGATGTATATAGATCAAAATCTTTTATAAACGCACAAAGTTGCATCATAGTATCAAATGATACAAATCCAGATTTATTTGGATCATTAATCATCATCATACAGCCAAGTTCTTGAGTACCATTATCAAGATCTCGGATGTGTGGCATGATCATTATGGATTTATTTCCAATTAGATTTTCAAGTTTATAACCATGTTTATAACTTGGATGAATTCCATAAGCTCGATAGTCTTCATTATATACAAGAGCAGCATCCAAGAATTCGCGAATTTCCTGAAATCCTTCTTTAAGGGTTGCTAAATGTAAATATGAAGCCATTACGCTTTCAAATTCAGTACCGTTATTATACTTAAACACAATGTATTCACTTGAAGAGAATTTCAGATTCCAACCATCCTTACGTTTGAATTCATAAAACAAAGAATGTTTTTCATCTTCAGTTCTCACCATCAATTCAATAGAGATAGAACTCTTAGGTAAGACTACCAGAGTTTCAGTAACTACACTAGGCAGTCCACTCATTTCTTAGTAACCTTTTCTCTAAATACAATTCTACCACGAGTCAAGTCATATGGACTGACTTCTACATGAATAGTATCACCAGGAATAGTTCTAATAAAATTCTGTCGCATTTTACCAGATAAATATGCCTGTGTAAGTATACCATTTTCAAGACGGATTTTAAAGAAGAATCCGTTAACTTCTTCCACCGTTCCTTTAAGGACGATGCCTTCTTCCTTAGCCATTTTACCTCTTTGTTAGAATCTAGCTGAGTATATTTCTCGTTTATACATATCAAAAAGTTCTCTGATTTTATGTTCATGAATAGCAGCTATTAAGCCTTTTATAATCTCGATATTATAATTTTGCAAAGTTGGTGAAGAACTTAATGTTCTTAGAATTTGCGGATATATATCTTCTAATAAATTTAAATCATAAGTATTAAGTATTCTATGCTTAACAAATGAAATCACTTCTTTATTACATTTGTATATTGGTGATGTTGGATAGCATCTTATATGTAAGTTTATCATCCTGTTAATCCAATTCTAAATGTGCTATTAACCATTTTATAATAATTATCTTTATTACTAATTTTATAAAATGCAAATACCAAGATTATATTTGGGACATGCTGATATTTATTTCTCCAGTTATTAAAATCTTTTTCTTCATTAACTATACGATCAACAGCATAATCCAATAATACTGGAAAATTTATTGGAAGGCCCAGAAATAGCACCTCCTGAATATAATCTGCCGGTACTATCCCTGTTAAATATTGTATCAAATTATGAAGATACATAAAATTCCTCTAGATCCATAAACCAGGCAAGGTGTCTTCTCGTTCGGGAGTATAACGTTTCTTTAATACCATAAGTATATCAATATTTGTCACTATATCTGAAAAGTTATTACGACATCTTTGTAGCACTTCAAAAATGGGATATCTTACTTTTTCTATCTCTTTAAGATATTCTTCAATAAAATACTCTTTTTGGGGATATGTAATTACTATATCAGTACATTTATCCGCATACAAACTATGTCTCTGAAGTAATTGCCTGAGCAAATCCCTATATTCCCATGGAGTCATATAATTGTAACTATATATCATTTTTGGGATTCCTTAATTGCTACAAGTATGTCTTTGTAATCTATCGTACCACATCTCAAGCCATCCTTAATACATTCCAGTATAAATTCTTTATTATAAGAAGTAGCGATTGTAGTATTCGATGTATCCAAATATAAATTCTTGTATGCAGTAGTTACCGTATCTAAAATAGCTTCATTGGCATTATCACGCAGACTGTTAACAACTCTTAAATATGCGTCTGTTCTATCGCTCATCTTTGGTCTCCTTGCATTTTGCAAAGACCATCAAAACGTCTTTAGCAGTAATTATATTGGATTTGATTGATTCTTCAAGATAGTACAGCATTGCTTCCTTAGTTGGAGGATTTATTTTATATATTGCTCGCTGCAATCTATCCTTATCAACTCTGCAAAGATCTTCCCAATTTACTCTAGCATGATTACTAAATGCCATCGGTTTTCTCCTTAACTTTAGAGAATACCATAATAATATCTTTTGTAGTTATTATACCCTTTAATAGAGCCTTCTCAATACATTCAAGCATATAGTCTTTATGTTCATATGGTTCAAGTCGTCTTATAGTACTAGACCATTTAGGTTCTTCAACACGAATAGTAGATGAAAGATCTATATCTACATTTCCCAATTCTACAGATTCGCCATCGCTATCAATTACATGCATATTTCCGTTCTCATCTATTGAAAGATCTCCTGGTCTTGAAGGATGATCTGTATAATTTAGTGTATTGGAAATAAATCCATGTATTTGATTATAAATGGAGTTTTCATTTTCAACTTCATCATCATTCATAAATTACCTTATAGCCTAATTTAATATAAAGATATAAAAAACTAAAAGGTAAAATAACCTATAATTGAATTATTAAATTCAAATACTTTTTAAAAAGGATTAAAATTATGTATCTAGATCATTTAAAAGCTACTGCTCAGCCTGCTCCGGCTGCTACAGCTGCTCCTGTTTCTGTATCTTTTATGGATTGCATGGATGCTGCTCTGTACTGCACTGAAGTTTGCTCTGCTGCCGATCCGTATCTGATTAAGGCTGAAGCTGAATACATGGCTAAGGCTACTGAAGATGGTGATGGTGCCGCTAAGGAAGGCTGGTGGAACAAGATTAAGAAGGTTTTCCAGAAGATTTGGGATACTCTTCAGAATTTCTACAAAAAAATTGCTGCTTTCATTAAGGACAGAGTTATTCCTCATGTCGTCAAGAAGGCCAAGGAAATTGCTGTTAAGTTCCAGAAGATTGGCATGAAGTCCAAGATTGAAAAGTGCAAAGATCCTGATAAGTCTAAGCTTGAAAATGTTACTTTCATGGAAGGCACTGCTTGTGAGAAACAGATTGAAGATGTAATTAACAACATTAACGATCGCCTCGAAAAGAATGATCTTTCTTCTGTTGACATTAAGGAACTTATGGGCAAGCTTCCTTCTAGAGAGAAGAGCGATTGCATGAAGAAGATCGCAGATGAAAGCTATGAAAATGTCAAGAAGATAGCTGACAATATTCTTAACGGCAATACTGCCAAGGACGTTCTCAAGAAGATTGATGAATTGGCTAAGACTTCTGCTACAAAGGTTGCTTCTCATATTAAAGAAGCTAAGGGTAAGATTGCCGCTGCTGAAAAGGCTAAGGATGAAGCTAAGGCTCAGGAAGCTATTAATGACCTTAAGAGCGTCCGTGCTTTTGGTACAGCTGTAACTGTTATTATGAACCATGCAGGTACCCTTGCTGTTAGCATTATTCTTTCTCAGGCTGTGGCTGTCAATAAGTGGTGTGCAGCTTGCTCTACTAAGAAAGAAGAAAAGAAGTAATTCTTAAATAATAAAATACCAGAAATGGTATTTTATTATTTTTTATTTGACTATATATTGAAAATATTTATAAAGGATTTTATTATGAACGATTATTTAGTTTTAATGCTTGATCAAATGAAATATATAGAGACATTAGGAATGGATAATGCTGCTATAGCTAAAGCTCAGGCTGCCCTTAATGTAGCTAATGAAAGTGCAATATACTATAAATTAGCTAATGAAGGCGTTATACAAGCTGTAAAAAATTTTTTTGCTAATCTTTGGAAGTATATCAAGAATATCGCTTTAAAAGTTGCCGGATTTTTTAAAAATTTATATATACGAGTTAAAGATTTTATTACTGGAAAAGTTCGTAAGGATAATGAAGCTCTTAATAAGAAAAATGCAGAATTAAAAAAGTACTATGAACAACGCATCTCAGATTTAAAAGATGAAATTAATTCTTTATCTTCAAAAAATGAAACTAATAAAGAAAGATTACAAAATAAGGATAAAGAACTAAAAGACGCAAGAGAAGACCTTATAGCTTTATATAAAGCAAGGAGTAAACTATCAGAATTTAATGTAGGTCGTCCTGAGACATCCAATGAATTTATTGAATTCCTAAATAAAAATAAAGAAAGACCTTCATATGTTAATAAGGCTTTAGATATTTTATCAAATGAATATTATAGAAATATTGACAAAATTAAATCGAGCATGAATTATAGTCCTTTAATTGCAAATAGTATTGAAAGCGTAGAAGATACAATAGAATTTATTATAGAAGCTGCAAATAAAAATCCTGAAAGATTTGAAAAATATAAGACAAAGATACCTACCCTTATTGAAAATTATGAAAATAATATTTGTAAGGAAATATCTTCAAAACTTGATGAGCTATTGGAAAAAAGTGGTTCACCATCTAAAGATGTTAATATTGAATTTGATAGAAAATTTATAGAACGCCATGTAAGAGATCAATTTATATTTGTCAAAGAGACTTGTGTTAAAACTTTGAATGAGTATAATGATGATATTAATAAAGCTACACATGTATATAAAGAAATGAAGCTAGAGGATAAGTTAGTAAATAAAGATCAATTACAAGATGTACACCATTTAGCATCTTTGGTGGTTAAAAGTTATACCCTTTATCTTAGCACTTATCTAAAAATAACTAGAGTAAATACTATACTTATGAAAGACTATGCCAACGCTAGTACAATTTTAGGAAATTATATATCTTCTAAAAGTAAAGAATATATAGATTCCATTCTTAATGAATAATCTTATAAAAATAGATAAACCGTAAGGTTTATCTATTTTTTTATTTGACTATATATTGAAAATATTCATAAAGGATTCTATTTATGTACTTAGACTTTTTAAGAGTTAATCAAGAAAATACTTCAGTAAGCTATAGTGGATTAATGGCTATGACTTTAGAGATGGTAGAAGATATTAATTCACTAAATCTCTATTCTTTGGCTAAAGAAGATGCATATGAAAAAGACTTTCTAGATAATCCAGATAATAATAAAGTACATGCAATCACAAAAGTCATGGGTGCTATTGGAAAAGTTATTCGTAAATTACTAGAATACATTCTTTATGTAGTCAATTTTATTAGAAAGATTTTTGAAAAAATAAAAACATGGTGTGTTAAGATTCTTAATTCTATTAAAATGGTTGGATTAGACCAGAAAATGGAAGTCTTTAAAGATAACGATTATAATGCATATAATGAGCATATCGATAATATGCCTTATTTTTCCTCTAAGTTCTTTAATAACTTTTTTGATAGAATATCGGTTATATTTAAAGACACCTATAAAAATAACGTTGAAAGAATAGCGAAAGCTGTTGATGAAAATGATGGCAAAGATGCGTTAGCTTATCTTAAGTCTATGTATAAAGATATAAGTGTATCTAAAGACTTGACTGTTAAAGATTGCAGAGATGATGGAAGTATAGATAATATTTATAATGAATACAAAAAATTTAAAGATGCAGTATCAAAACTTCCAGAAAAATATAATGCTTGGTATAGAACTATAGAAGCTAGTAAAAAAGAAATGCTCCAAATAGCTAAACAGGCTCAAATATCTTTAAAAGATACTAAAAGTTCAGTGGAATACCAAGAAGATAGTTCGGAAAAATCCAAAGATCATTACTACACTGCAGATGAAAATTATCTTAGAGCTAAGTTGAGGATTTCTCTTCTTCGTTTATCTGCTACTTTTATGTCAAAATTTGCGATGTCTGCTAATACTACAATACAAAAGGCTATTACACAAAACTTAAGAGTTTATAAAGCTATGGTGGAGAACGATAATAGAATTACCAAGCAAATATCAAATAAAAGTAAATAATATATTTAATGAATAATAAAAATTCATAAGAACATTAGTTCTTATGAATTTTTTAATTTAATTTAGGATTCTTCCTTTTTATTTTCTATCTGTTTTGTATCTAGTTCTAAATTGGCCTTTTTACTATCAGTTAATAAGAACCAAGCATTATAAGCCCTCATGTTATGGCCTAACATAGTAATTATACGCGTATTAAATATTGAAGATAATTTAGCAAAAGCTATTCCAACAGCCTTTAAAGCAGTTACATTAAGTCTCCATTTAGAATATGTTTCTTCTGTTACAGACTCGCCCATTTCTGGTAATATTTTTTTAATCTTCTCAGCTCTACCTGTAATTAATTTACCTGCTCGTTTACCACGATCTATTATTGTATTTAATTCATTACTTTTAAGGAATTGGATAAACTTCTTCATTTCTTCCTTGGCTTCTTTAAAAGTCATATCCAATACTTTTTCTTTCATGAAAGTATCATTCAAATTTTCAACCACTAATTTATCAAAAAGGCCTTTATATCTTTCTTTAAAATCACCATAATCTCCAACATCAGTTATATCGAGATAAAGACGCTTTTCCATATCTTCAATATATATCTTTATTTCTTTTACAAGTTTAGAGACATCGTCCATTTTAATATACTTAGCATCAGTATATTTTTCTTTGTAACCTGGAACTAAAATATCTCCAAGTTTTTTACTTTCATGTCCATTCAGCACTTCTGCAAGCTTTTTATATCGACTATTTGTAATAAGAGCTTTAACCCTAATAATAACTTTAGATATAAAATTAGCAATTTTAACAAACAAGCCAAGAATAAATCCAGCAATACGTGCAGCCCATTCACCAAGTTTATTAACTATACCTGAAGCAATAATATTAGCTTTATTATTTGGTTTATCTTCTTTTTTATTATCAGCATCTTCTTGTGCTATAGTGAATTGTACATATGCATCACCCTTAAAGCATAAATCAGAAAGATTTATTGTTTCCATATAAATGGCAGCTAGATCTATATTAGAATTCATAAATTTAACCTCTTTAATTTAGACAATTAATTGTCTATAAGGAATTTATAATTATGGTACAGTACGAAAATATATCTATATGCGATTATTACTCTTTTTGCATGGACTCTATAGAAAATCTTAATTCTATGGAAAAAGATTTAGAATTAGATTTAGCTACCGAAGGTGTTATAGGAAATGCTTTTGATCGTGTTGATCGTGCAGCTATTACTACAACAAAATTTACAAATTCATATATTTTAAGGTTCTTTGATAAAATTCAGCAAATACTTAATTATTTATTAGATATTATTCAAAAAATTACTTTAAAGGTAAAATTATTTCTTCGAAAATTATTCTTTAAGATAACCTCTGAACGTATTAGAGAATTTTTTCAAAATGTAAAATCTGGCCCTATTGCCGTTGCTGTTTATGATAAAGATGGAAATCAGCTGAGTAATCATTCATATGGAGATGATAAAGCATCAAAAAAGATGGATGATATTAAATTTATTAACATCGAAGCTTTGAATGCTTTATATGATCATGATAAAGTCTTGATAGATAATGCAATAGATATAGCAAAAAAGGATCCTATAGAGGGATATAAAGAATTATCTCATGTTAAAAATATTATAAATCCTGATGAAGGGCCATTTAGTTTGAGAATTGTCTGGAGAGATGTAGACGAATATGTAGCAAATAAAATATCAATGAAAGATCTTAGATTTACTGATATAAAAAATTACTTTAATGTCATGTATCAATTTATGAAAGATGATAAATTAAAACCTTATCTATCTAAAGGTGAAGAAATTATTCAAATTTGTAAGAATAATATAAAGAAAATAAAAGCTTATCCCGAAGATAAAATACGTGAATTAATAGAAGATCCTGAAATAGGTGCAGACGCAGGATTTTATAAGTTTGGTCACTATAGAAAAGATAATAGCTTAATTTCTGCACAAGTTAGAGAAATTCGTATACATCAAATTCAGTTATATCATCATTTAGCTAGAGAAGTTACTAATGGTTTAATGAGATCATCAGCATTCATGCTTAAAATAATGAATCACAATACCATTGCTTTATTAAAATATATGCATTACTATAAAAAAGTACAAAATTAATTATATTAAACTGAAATTAAAAGAAGTAGCCATGCTACTTCTTTTTTATTTATTTCTTTTCTTTCTTTTCTGCAGCTTTGAGTTTAACTTCTAACAACGTAACTAAACGCTGTGCATCTTTATAGTTATCTTTTGCTAGCATAAAAAGTTTCTTCTGAAGATAATCTAGTTCTCTGCGCATACCAAGCTTTTCTTTTTCGTCTTTAGCTTCTTTAGAAAGTTCTTTAAGATCACTAGCATAATTTGTAATAAATAAAGGTATGTTAGCAATAGGAATAAATAAAGGCCACATAGCTTTAAATCTTGCCGCTATTGATTCTTTTGATAATACTACATCCTTATTTTTAGACGAAGAATCTTCAATTATTGCAGTAAGTTGAGTACTAACCTTCTTAGCATCCGCTAATACATCTTTAATTTCGCTAACACTATTAGCCTCTTTAGCTCTATCCCTAAGTTTTTGCAATCCTTTTTTAAAATTAGGAACCGCCCAATTCATATACTTTTCATGAATTTCTGCAAAAAATTCATTAGCAACTTCTGGTTTATCTCCTTCCTCAAAGAAACGTTCAAAGTATTCCATAATAAATCCTTATTTTTAGTTTTAAATATAGACAATATATTGTCTAATAAAATAAGGATTTTTTATGTACGCAGATAATCTTACATTTAGTAATGATAATATTTTTACTAAAGAGAATACAACATATGCAGATGTGTTGTCATCAATAGTGGAGTATACAAGATATCACTTTGCATTAGAATCAAAAATAAATCTTTTTGAAGCTAGCCAAATTTTAAAAGATGAACCTAATGCTGCTCCACAGCAAAATACAAATACTTCTGCACAAAATTCAAATAATGGAAATAATAATCAACCTAGCAATAATGCTAGCGGTCTTGCTAATACTATAAAAGAATATAGTACAAAATTGGCAAATATTCTTCAGAAAGTAATAGCTAAGATTAAAGATTATGTTGCCATAATTTTTAATAAACTTAAAGAAGTTATGGCAAAAATACAAGAGCAGATGGAAAAGATGGGCGTGCGCAAGTCTTTAGATAATATCAAAGCTAACCCAAATGAATATAAATATGATGACGAATATTTTAAGTCTAGTGTAAGTGAAACTGAATATGCAAATCCAAGATCTGGTGATATTCTCAATACATATATTGACATAGTTAAAAAATATGTGCAGTCTTCGGGTGAGTTAAATACGAGAAGCCCTGAACAGCTTTCCACTCCTGTAAAAGATGAAGATAAAGAAAAGTTAAAAAATCTGCAGAATGCTAAAACTAAAGGCTCCGAGTTTTCAAAAGATTCCAATACAGATTATTTTTCTAATAATCTTAATAAAAGCTGGAATCTTGTTGACGGTCTGTATAAAAGTTTAGCAAAAGACAATTATGCTGAAGTTTGTACAAAATTTACAAATTATGTTAAAGATATTAATAATAATGTCGCTAATGTAGGTAAATCTTTGTCACATAATATGGCATCTTCATCAAATGATGCTAATCATGTTAAGGAATTACAGGCTAGAGCAAAAGAACTCATTTCCATAGGTAATGCTACTGCTAGTCTAAGTAGTAGTTTTAAAATGCAAATGGTTCAAATGAACCTTTCTAGGCTTAAGATTATAAATACCTTTATAAAACTCTGGAAATACTCTAAAAATGAAGCTGCTCCAGATAATAAAGAAACAAAACCGGAAGAATCTAAGGCTGAACAACCTAAAGAAAATCCATCTGAAAATGTAAATAGTGCCAATGCACCATAATATGAGGTATAAATATGAATTTTTCATATATAATGTCCGAAAGTATTTCTCTTGCCGAAGAACTAGGCAAATACTTTGCAGATATTGAAAAACTAAAAGTGTACTCTAATGTAGCTAATGAGTCGGCTAATTATTACACTTTAGCCAATGAATCCATTGGTGAAAAGTTAAGCAAAATTGGTACAGCTATTAAGAATTTCTTCTTAAAAATTATTAATTGGATTCGCAGAGTATTTGCAAAAGTTATTAGTGTATTTAGGCGTAAAACATCTAAGGCTCCTAATGAGAATAAAGAAGCTTCAGGTACTAAACCAGAAGATAAGAATGAAAATAATAAAAATACTACAGATAATACTAAAGAATCCAATAATGAATATTATATGTGGATTCCAAAAAATGGTAAATGCGGAGATATAATAGAAAATAAAGTAGCTAATGCTGGAAATTTTGTGGCTATGATAACTCGTTTTTGTGAACAGGGAAATTATGATACCACAGAAGAATCTCGTAGTATAGAAACATATCAAAAGATAATTGATAAATTTAAAGATATATTTGAATCTCCAGAAAAATATAAATCCTATTTTGAAGAAAATGCAGTTTTAGTACATTCAAGTGATCCTATAAAGATATATAACGGCTTAAATCGCATAGCTGGCCTTTATAATGAATGTATGAAAGATATACAGAAAGAATCTGATGAATGGGGTAATGCGGAAAATAAGATAAAGAACATTCGCTTAAAAGATAATACAGAATTAAAATCTTTCCAGGAAGCTATGAGTGTTTATCGTAAATTTGCTACAACATTAGCATCTTTACAAGTTCTTAGAGTTAAATTCTTATTACGAAATCAAACTATATTTGGAAAACACTTTGATTCTAAGGATAAAGCCGAAGTATTCATCGTGGAAAAAGCCAATTAAAAATAATAAAAAGAAAATCCTTTCGGATTTTCTTTTTATCTTTGTAAAATTAAGTATCAAATAATTCTGAAAAGTATTTATACAATATAATGTAAAAAAAAAAGAAATCCATAAATTTGATTTCTTTTTTATTTATAAATTTAAATCATCATATCTTCTTTTTAGGTTTGTTATCTTTTCATTAATAGAATCTGCTTTATCTTTAATAAAATCTAACAAGTCTTTCTTATCATTTTCAAAACATTTTTGTATTTTAAGTTTAATACTTTCAAATTCTTTATTAATTTTTCTTTCATTCATTAAAGAAATCTTGTTCTTACTTGCTTTATATGTTTTAAAATATTTTTCAGTAAGATGAGAATATCTAATAAGAATACTTCCTAGTGCTAAAACATAATGATATATAAAAATAATGAAATCTTTTTGTACATTTATAAACATATGTAATGCATCAAGTGTATTATTATTATTTTCATTAGGTGATTCTTTACTTTCTTCAGAAGTTTTATGATTTACATACTCTTCTATTGCTTTTAAAGTATATTCTGTATCTTCTTTATATCTTTTAATTAAATGTACCATGGAGATGCGATCTATAGTAAAACCTTTTTGTCGTTCGTCATATAGATCCTCTATTTTTCTTTTAAAGGCACGTTTTTCTTTATACATATTCGATATAGAAGACGGATCAGACATATATAACTTCCATACTGGTGAAAATTCTATATTTGTATTATGTATAATATGTAATAACGCATCGAATTTTATTACTTTTTCTTCATAAAATTCTTTTGGCGATTTCAATTCTTTTAGTTCTTTAGAATTTACTTCGTTATTAAGAAGAAAATGGTCTACTATAAAATCTCTAAAAGAAAGAATATGCTCCCTCCATTTAGCTGAATATTGCTTATTAAGAATTTCATCATTATCAATAAAATTTCTCAGTTCTTTCGGCATATCTACATAAGATATAAAACACGCGTCTATTCCCTCTATACCCTTTGATATCTTTGATAAAATCCTAATAATAAATTCAAATATAGTCATAATGGCATCTCTTATTTTTTCAAATATCATTTTAAAAAAAGATACTAATTTTTTCCATATATTTTTAAGCGTATCTTTAAAACTTTCATTAGCAAGTGTATAATAATTTTTACTTTCATTTGCGACTTTTAGACTAGCATTTGCTTTATATGCCTTTGCAAATGCATAGCCTATTTCTTTAGTACCATTTAAGCAAAATAAAATGAAATTTGAATATTCATTCATAATAAGATCCTTGTACGTATAATTATACAATATAATGTAAAAAAAAAAGAAATCCCTTTTAGGGATTTCTTCCTATTTCTTTAATGATCATTAATCTAGCAACATCTTCTTTACTAAATTTAAAGAAGGCGCTATTATATTTTGGTGCAATATTTTCTAAGTATTCTCTGCGTGGCATACTTGCAAATGGTAATAGCTCTGAATATGTTATATGACTACCTTCGTTTAAATTAGCTATAATTGGATGTAGAGCCAATAAACTTATGTCTTCTTTAAGTCCAAATGAAAGATTAACTCCTATATTCAACCTTAAGCAAGATCCTATAAAGAATTCATTACTTTCGGCATGAATAAGAGCATATCTAATATCGGAAAATTGAAATTTAGTTACTACGAAATTAACCCATTGGTTGACTTCTATAGGGTTCTGATTCTTTGTACTTATTATATCATCAATAAATTCTAAAAATTTCTTTCTATGACGTTCAGCCATTAATACATTAAAATTTTCAATATTTCTATTTCCGTTTTTGTCGTATTGTGTAATACTAGCGACATAAAACTTATCTAGCATAGATTACCCCATTGTAAAGCCGATGGTGCCTCGAAATGCTTTAGGTCTTTCAACCTCTTTATAATTGTTTCCTTCCCAATCAAAGAATTTTACATTATCAGTATCGGTCATGCCTAAGGAATACGGGCCTGCCGGTACCTCTTCGATTAAGGCATGTTTATAATAGACTGCACCATCCATTTCTTCAGCTATAACTGCAGCATTTCTATGCAGACTATCAACAGCTTCTTCCATACTCGGGAACCAGCCTATAACTCTGGATCCCATGCCATTCTCTCCGATTCTATTGTGTTTATAAGCACAAAGAACGAAAATCGTTTTCATTATCTACCACCTTTATTGTATTGCATTTCTGCAAGAATATCACCAGAATAAAACCATTTAACTTTACTTTTATAAGTATAACTTTCTCTATTTAAGAACTTTTTTAGAGCAAATATAGCATTCTTTTTGGAATTATATAAATGATAATTATCTTCAGATCGATCTTTTATCCATATTGGACGATATTTCCGTAATCCATATAGGCAAGCTATCTGAAATCTTTCTTGATCATGATTAAATATGATCTTATACTTCATTTTTCGACGTAATAATCTGCCTATAAAGAATATAATCAATTCTTTTCTAGTATATTTTGTACGTCTATCACTTCCTATACAACAGATATCACTGGAGTTAAATGATGCATCAAAATATATTAGACATCCTGCAAATAATATTAATGGTACAAAAATTAAGATTAGTATAGCGGCTAAAATAATCATTATATCTCCAATTCCTTATTTTCAGCTTTTGTTATCATTTTACGTTTATCTTCCTGAATTTCATGTCTATAAGCGGAACGGCTATTATCCCTTCTACCTTTAACAGAACTAGTAAGTCTAATAGCACTATGAAAATCTTGGATATTCATACCCATTTCTTTAAATACTTCATTACCATTATCTCGTTTAAGAAATTCTTTTAATAAATGATGTAATTTATGATCTCGTCGATCTTTATGCGTAGTTTTCATATAATTTCCTATAAATTCTAAATTTTAATATAAAAAAGAAAGAATCCTATTTGGATTCTTTCTTCTTCTCGTCCAATACTTTAGATATCGCGGCAGTAATGTGATAAATCGGTAGAAGATGTAGTTACTGTACCTTTAACGTCAGCATCTCCTATCTCATTGGAAAGCACTTGGCATCCGTATAATGCCACTACGTCATAAGGTTTAAAAGGCTGTGCTTTTGGAATAGTTAAGTTGTCTAGAGGATCTGTCTTAGTTGCTGCTGTACCATCTTTCTTTTCAAGCAGTCCTCTAGCAATAATTTCTTCAAACTCATCAACTGTACAGTTGATTTCCATATTTGCTAATTGTATTTTCATTAATAATTATCCTTAAAATAATTTGGCGTTAGCTGAGATGCAAAATCTTCACTAAATGTTGTATATTTTGGTGTGATTATACCATATATTGAATTATTTAGTAACTGTCTAATTCTTTTTATCTGTAATTCTGCATGAATTTTATTCAATGCATCACATCTTGTATTACTTGAAAATAAATAATTTGAATCCTGCATTATTTATCCTTTAACTATGAGTAACGATAAAATTTATAATTACAAAAATAGTTAATCCTATCTTGTAAACAGCCAATATTGCACAGCATAAGAATACTAATGCAATAAGTACCCCGACTGCACAAGATAGGACATCTTTAACTACTTTCTTTGGTGTCTTTTTTAAAGCTAAGAAATATTCATTACGGCGTTTAAGTCGATGTCTTCGCTTTTCACGCCGTCGTGCATTATATCTTGGCTTTTTCATGCATTACCTGTGTTTTCTTATGTGTTGTAGCATATCCATGAATACTCTTTAATACACGATCCTTAAATTCACTATAATCCGTATAATCATGTGCCCATGCTCCATTGAAGCATGTTATATTATACGTGTTATCTCTGATCGTTAAAGCATATTCACTAGACTTGCCAAATTCTATAATTATTCCCGACGATCCATCATCATAATATTCATAACTTGTTTTAAATTGAATATCAAGAATAATAAGGAAATGTAATATCTCGATAGCTCTTGATTTTTTATCGGGCATATACACTCCTAGTATTCGTCATCATCATTATCATATGGACTATTTAAGAGATCTTTAAAATGTTTAAACCATGATTGTCTAGGTTTAGAATCGCATACCCAGAATAGTGTAGCTAGAAGAGCATGGACTACTACAACATAAGCCAGAATAGCGCATATAATAATTACTGTTGCATTAAGTATTCGCATATTATCCTCCTAGATTAAATTTTCATCTATTATGAATTTTGCGATTATTGTACGTAATTTTAAATTATCAACAAGAGCTCTATCTGAATTTAATTCACAGAATGGAATTACTGTATCGGATACATTGTTCATAGATATATTTTCAATTTTAAGTACATTAGAATTATTATCAAAGTTTGCAAGTTGTATTACCCAATAAGCTATACTTATAATCTTAGATTCCAATCCAAGATCGCCTAGACTTGTAGTCATAATTTGTACTAATTTATTCACATATTCTGGAGGAATCATTATTAGCAACTGATTACTCACACCAAATATCTTAATACAAGATATTATTTTATTATCTTCAACTCTAGCATATATTGGATACATAAATGACATATTTGATGCAAAGGCATCATAATTCACACAGTCATGTAAGTCTTCAGTATAATAACAATCTTTTTGAACTTTTAAGTATTTATTTATTCTATTTACTAGTTCAACTATCGTAAAATAGTATTCTGCAAAAGCTTTACGGTTCTCATCAATACTTAAATCTAATAGAGGAGCATTCCCGCCTTTTACTTTAACTTTTAAGTTCTTCTTTGTATTTTTCCTAGGCATAAATCCTTCATTTGAGATTACATTTTATAATATAAAAGAATAATCTATCGTATTTTTTCTATGTTCCTCGATATATTAAAATTTGCTTAAACAAAGGAGCCATTATGAAAAACATCGTGATTCTCCGGGGAGTTCCCGGCAGCGGCAAGTCCACATATGCTGCAAAGAATTATCCTGACTATAAACTACTGGAAAATGACCAATTTTTTATGAAAGATGGATCTTACCAGTATGATCCCAAGAAGATTGGGGAAGCAGTTGCTGCTTGTCAGTGCAAAGCTATTTGTGCTATGAGCAGGGGCGAAGACATTGTAATTGCAAATACTCACACTCACGTGTGGGAATTCTTTGTATATTGTAATCTTGCCACAGCCTTCAACTACAACCTCACCATCATACGCCTTCGTAACCGTTTCAAAAATGTGCACAATGTGCCTGATGAAACAGTTCAACGAATGGAATATGAATACGAACCATATCCCAATGAAACAGAAGTACGTAACTACCTTTCTGAAGAGGAGTTCGCTGCTCTCTTATAAAAAAAAAATAATCCTGAGCCTGTCTAGCCAGGATTATTTTTTTTTAACATAATTGATACTGTGGAGCTATAATATTTTCTCGATACCACCATCTAAAGGCTTCATTAATATTTCTAAACATTGGTCTAATTTTATAAAAATTAGGCTCAGATTTATTCCAGTACATATTTTTAATGTATGATGCTAAAAATTCTTCTTTCAAATAAGGATCTAATTCTTCAAATGCTTTATCTTCTGCTGGTGCTTCATATACTATAGGATTTCCATTATTATCTACCCATGTCCAATTTCCCATTCTGTCCATTGTAGCATGGAATTCTTTATTAAATGTAGCTTTATAGGTTGCCATATCATACCTCTTGTTCTTTATTTAATATAATTATATTAAAATATGAAATCTCAATGAGGTAGTATGATTAGTACTGTAATTATGTCAGTAGTAATATTTTTGATATTCTTATTCCTAGTATATCTTTTATGTGTTACTGACTCTTCAATGGAATGCCATTGTCCTAAGAAATGTGTATTCTATAAGAAATGTGTATTTCGTCGTATAATAGGCGTTCCTAAAAGATTTTATGTAAGATATAAATTCAAGAGATTAGATCCAAATATACGATCTCTTTACCTTAGATATATGATATTGAACCATCTTACCATCAATGAATTTGAGAACATGATGTTTAGAAAATTCATTGGAAAGGATCCACTATAATGGATTTTACTCGTATACTTTTAGCTACAAATGCATTTGTAAATAATTTTCGTAAAGTTTGTGATCATGTCGTAAAAGAAAGAGGAGTCATTAGCTTTTATCATGATAACTCAGGTTCGCGAATAATACTTTATAATAGTCCACGAACTGTTGAAGTGAAGTATATAATTACTCCTGATATATCATGTAAGAATTTTTATGAAAAAATTTTCAATTACAAACCCAGAGATATACGGTACTATGGCTGTTGGACTATACTTAGCATTTATCTCGAATGTAAAAATTCTGGTATTTCAGAATATGTAATCACTAAAGAAAAGGAAGATATTGTAAAGACTGGGTTATTGTATACTCTGCAGTTTCAACCTTTCATAAGTCAGGCACGCATATTTATTATTAAAGAAAATATTAGCCCATCTTTTGAATGGTATCTATTAAGAAATAATATGCCTATTGATAACCCATTTTATATAGATGAAGATGCTTTCTTAGGTTATCTTACTAAACTCAAAGACGTAAAAAGCTGGATTGACCACATATGACTCGTGAAGAATATAAACCCTATACTCTAAGAGTATTTAATGCTTTGAATGTACTTATTAAGAAATTAATACAATTTACTATAATTAAAAAAGGAAATATTAGTGAGCATGAAGTTCGTTTCTATCTAAGAAATATATCATTTATATTTAGTATAGAGACCGGGTCATTTCTTAATTGTAATAATACCAAAATTGTATTTCGTTTTACAAGATGTTCTACGGCATGTGAGATATTATCTGCGTGCTATGAAAAAGATTTTAGTATTGGTACTATTGGAGAATGGTACATATTCACTATATTTTTAAATTTAAAATTTATTAAAAAGAATCCAAATAGCACTGAATTTTATGATATGCTCAGCCGTATGGGTTTAATCCCATATATAGTTGATGACAGCTTAGATAATTTGATACTTAAAATGTACTGTCATATTTCTAGTATGTCGAATGATCCAGCGGATTGTACATCTGATAACTGGTCTTGGTATGAAATGGCTGACCCGACTTATAATTATTCTTATACTAGTAATACAAGGGCTATATTATTGACAGATTATTTTGAAAAATTTAGTAAGACGTTATGTAATAAATGTGATGAATGGACTAATATCAGGAGGTAATTGTGTCACACTGGACACATATCCACGGTACTCTGACCGTGAGTTCATCAGAATATTTTACATCTAAGGAAGACTTAGAGAAATATGTAAATTATGCATTAGAAGACATTAGCAAACGATCTGGTGATATTACTGGATCTGAAGGCAATGCTGCATTCTTTGTAAGTGCAAAACAGTATCCAACATGCTTCAATAGCAGTACTGGAGAAGGATATTGTGATGCATTTATCTCAATTCATGGCAATCTAAGAGATAGAATCATGCCTGAAACAGAAGCAGAATTGAAAAAATTCTTAGGTAGGTTGCAGAATTATTTTAGTCTCGATGATATTCTCATAAGAATTGATGATGACTATGAAAGTAAATTATTCATGAATGAAGAATTATTTAGTAATGATCCTAAAGAAGTTATTCGTTTACCATTTGACTATAAAAATGCTCCAGATGAAGAAACTGCACCACAAGAAGAAGTAGATGCTTGGGAAGATAAGCGCGATCAGTATTGGCGTATACAGCACTTAAACTTTGAAAGATACTTTAAGAAGCTGTTTCCTGAAAGTAAAGTCCAATACTGCAGGTGGGTTCTAGAACATTTGGATCTTAAAATAATGGATGATATATTAAATGATGTAGATCCTATTGCTGATGTTGCCATCAGTAGAGACTACTTAGAAAGAAGAAAGGAAAGAAAACTCCCAATCCCTAAGGAATGGGAAGATGAACTACTCAACACACAACCAGAGGAATAACAAATGCGTAACAGCACAGAAGCAGAAGAAATCTTGAAGAAGATTAAATGGAAACCCGGTAAGATTATCGCTATTGTCATCATCATTATTATTGGGATAATTCTCGTTAATCTTGTTGGCTACAAAAATAACACTGAACTTATTGTCAAACAGGGTTTGTTTGGCGGTATGTCATGTGTTGAAGGCGAAGGCTTTTACTGGAAAGGACTTGCCAAAACCTTTAAGTACGATAAGACCAAACCATTCTATTTCAACTCTAGTACCGAAAAGGTTAAGGGCGAAGGTTGGGAAGGCGATGATACAGATGAAGACAATATCAAAGTAACATTGTCTAGAAACGCCAATGCGGAAATCTCGGCATATCTGATGTATGAATTGCCAATGAATTGTGAAGATCTAATTAAAATTCATATGTATCAGCATAGCGAAAGTCAAGTTAAACATAACTTGGTTAGAAATGCCGTTCTATCTGCCGTAAAGAAAACAGCGCCACTATTCACTGCTGAAGAAGCTAAGGTTACAAAAATTGCAGAATTTCGTCTTATTGCACAAGAACAACTTGAAAATGGCGAATATTTAACTGTAACTGAAACTATTGCTGAAAAGGCCGGTGAAGATGAGTTAGATACTAATGGTCAGGTTATTAAGAAAGCTGAAATGCAAGAATACCGTATTACTAAGTTAAAACTTGATTCTAATGGTCAAAGGATCATTACTAAAAAGTCTGCGCTTAAAGATTATGGCATTATTGTAAAACAGTTTGATATTCAGGACGTTACTCTAGATAGTCTAGCTCAGGCTCAGTTGGATATTGTTAAGAAGCGTGAAATGCAGCGTGTTGCTAAGCAGACTGAAGCTGAAACTGCAAAGCAAGATGCTATAACAGCAGAAGCCCGTGGCCGAGCAAATGTTGCACAGGCTAAAGCCGATCAAGAAGTTGAAAAGATTACTGCCGTTACGAAGGCAGAAAAGGAACGTGATGTTGCAAGGCTTAACTTGGAAAAAGCTAAGCTCCAAGCAGATTCCGTTAAGATTGCTGGTGAATCCCAGGCCGAAGCTAACAAAGCTAAGGTTAAAGCAGGTTTAACTCCGCAGGAACAGGCTGAATGGGATTACAAGACATCTGTAGGAATTGCACAGGCTATTGCCGCATCACCGCAGAAATGGGTACCGGATAATGTCGTCGTCGTTAATGGTGATGGTGGTTCTAAGGGTAATATAAACCCGCTTGAGCCTATTGCCGTTCGTGCGCTTCATGATCTGGTCAAAGACATGAAGAATAAGTAATATGACTCTCAAGAGAAAAGAAATATTCTATAGATGCCTATTCTGTCACTTAGGATTTAATTCTGATAATGGTACTTATCATGATGCAACATTGTTTGATAAGGCATACCATACGGATACATGTCCTAAGTGCGGATGTACAGCTAAGTCTATAGATGATTAGATAATTGCTCTATGCTAACAAGCATAGGGCTTTTATTTTTTATATTAATTTATGAAATTAATCTTTGAGGATTATATGGACTATAAAGAAACGTTGTTATACAAAGTGTTTAGTATAGAAGATGAATTACAATTCATGAATAAAAATTCTCAAATAATTTTTAAATATTTCTCTTGGTTATTTCATACATACTTTAAAGATGTTTGTGAGTCAAATGACATCTTAGTAGTAAGAGATACTTTGTATGAAAGTAGTTTAAAACCTCATGCGAATACATATATACATAAGAAATTAGGATTAGGTATTAGCTTGCTTTTATACAGCCCAGATACCGTGGAATATAGTAATGGTCTTAGAGGTTTACCTATTTTATCATTATTGAATTATCCGGAATATATGGATGGCGATAAATATCATCATAGATTTATAGTATCTGATTCAAGTACTGTTAATTATTATTTACTGGAAGCAAATACTAGAGACACAGATCTTAGAGCACAAGTAGTAATATCTGGTGGAGTTTTATCTAGAAATACACTTGAATTATCATATAGACTTCCAGGATTAACTCCTGATAGATTTCGCTCAGTATATATTACATCTGATCTTAATCGAAGAGTACTGGCATTTATGAATAAAATGAATACATTGATAAAGATTCGATTAAAACAAGAAGTAAGTATTCCAGAAGTTGTATATCATATAGCAAAATCAGCGTAGGTATTATATGACCGTTAGTGAATTACCAGACTTTCCAAGTATTAATGACTTTGAATTTAGCGATAAGGCAGGTGCAGTTGTATTTAACTTTCTAAAATGGATCTATGAGACTTATTTTATTAAGGGAATAAAAGATGTTATGATAGATTCCCGTTGCGACGGCTTTCTTAATGTCTTTTATAATAGAAGATTAGGTCTTGGATTCTACTTTCCACTTTATGTATACAATGATAAGACTTTTAAAATTCCAGAACTAGTTGAATACCCAATAGCGTATAATATACAGTATATGCTAAGATATTATCATAGATATTTCTATAACTTAGATTCATCTAATGGATTAGTAAACCTTGGTGTAAATTATTATAGTAATCTTGACAAGATTATATTTGTAATTAAGGGTACTACCTATCCTTCTCGCAGATTTAGAATGACTGATTCAAGGTTTAACTTTGAAGCAGAAGGCCCATTAATGTTTAATTATGATATTGTATCGTATATTCCATATGAAGATAATGGCTATTCAAATGGTGTACGTTTAGCATATAGACGTATTGACTTCGATCATTTATTTAGCATTATAAATACTATTAAAGCACAATATTTTAATAATTTGATTATGCGCAGTCCTTCTCAATGCGAATTAATATCACACGGAGAGGGAGGGTAAAATAAAAGTCTTTCATAGGCTTTTATTTTTTATATTAAGATATGGTTTAACATAGGTAGTTTATGACATCTAGAGACATAATACGGTTTTTACCGTTTGATGCGTTTTATTTACCAAATATATTTAACCAAATGGTTTTTCATTTTATAAAGACTTGTTATGAGTGTTACATTTTGAAGGAAATAGATAAAGGTAATGTATACATAGACAAAACTATGGATGATATGAAATACCTTTATATCAATACTAAAAATGGATTTGGAATTCGTTTTACAAAGTATCTCTTTGCTAATCTCCATAGAGCATATTTCCTTCCAGAAATATATCAGTATTCTATTCGTATATTGGAAAAGGATCAAGATCCAAATGATATATTCATTCACTATTCTACCCCGACGCATAGAAGACTGGAATTGATTAATGTTGCATCCAATAATATGCAAGGATATGATCCTGGAGAGAACCATTATTCTGTAAAACAAATACAGTATAATACGCAATACAGGATACCAATCTTTTCACCATACTTGGAATACTTAAGTGAAGATAAGTATTTTGAAAGTGAAACTAATTTAGAATTACACTTTAAGCTTAATGTCTTTGATAATACATCGGCATTCTTTCCGAGTTATATAAATCTTACGGATTTAAAAACAGAAGAACTAATGAAGGTTCTTACATTAATTCGTAAGAATATTTTTGAAATCTATGGCGATATAACAACATTAAGTCTACAATTTGTTCGATCAGACAATATCGATCGTGTTTTCTCAGGATATGATTCGCCATATATAAAACGTGAACGCTGGGCTAATGAAAAAGTCCGTGAATATAACGATCAGATTATTGAAGCAAATGTCAGGTTATCCCGTAATGCAAATTTATCGGATGATATTGAACCGTTTCATACCGTTTCCGATGAAAATATTCCGGCTGATGTAGTACTTGACAATCCAGAAGATTTACTTACCTTTTTAGACAATCCATAATAATAACAATGGTAGCATATGGTTGACGTAAGGAAATTAGATTTTCCACATAATTCAGATTTTTATATTCCAGATATTGCAGATAGACTTATATTTAATTTCATTCATTCATGTTATAAGAGATACATTATTGACGATCCGTCCAACGTTATACATTTTAAAAGAGAAGAGCCTACTGTGTTTATCAATAAGGTACACGGTATAGGAATTATCCTTGGGAAATATACCATGGGTCATTACATTTACCGTATACCGTATCTCATTAGGTATGCAGTTATCCATGATAATGACGAGTCACAGACGCTTAAGCATGAAAAGCTTGTTTATCAGAGATTTCCCGATGATAACAAAGATTTCATCCTTCAGTCAGATACATTTAATACGTTAAGCAGGATGCGAATATTTTCACCACTTGTTCTTCTAGCGGATGATAATCCTCCGTTTCTATCTAAGACCGGGCGTAAATTATCTTTTGTTACACATTATTTCAATAATTCTAATAAATACGTTAATTGTTGGGATTATTCCCGTTCCCTTTCTTTACAGGAAACTATTAAGATCATTTCGATGCTTAATACTTCTATTAGTAACACAACGGGAGGTCTTATCTCAGGCGATCCATCCTATCTCGTTCATGGTCGTTTCTGTGACGAGGTCTAACTCATAATCCCTTATTAGCACCATAAATAAAAGTCTCTCGTTAGACTTTTATTTTTTATATTAATTTATAGATTATATATGAGGTTTGTTTATGAAGCTCCATTTGATGGGTGATAATTTTATCCCCGATGATTGCTTTATATTTAATACGCCTATGGCGAAAGTATGTTTTAATTATATGCACAATATATACAACGCGCTCTTTAGAGATGCCGATCCGTCGGACATAATGGTGCTGAGAGATATAGATCATAGCTGTGATGGAAGACCAAATCAGGAATATGAGAGATATTTAAATTTAAAAACGAATATAGCCCTAATGATACACAGATGGCGTTCAGATGCCTTTTCAGATATCAATGGTATTGGTGGATTGCCTGTATTGCATTTATATATTTATCCTTTGATAAGTTCTTTTGTGAATGAACAAGGTTATAGACAATGGCAACATTCTTTACCATTGATTAATGAAGTTGAACACGTATACGGGAAGTTACCTAATAAAAGATATAATGTAATTAATGTAAGCAGTCAGAGTACATTCTATCACACATATCATGTATTACACCAAGTTGGAGATATTGATAAGCACACATTTTATAAGATAGAATTTTTGGATAATGATAGTGGCATAGGGGTCATGGACACCGATGCTGCCATAATAAGGAAATATCCTATACACTTACTTAGTCACTTAAGTGCACTAAGCAAGATCATCGAACAACGTAGGCTTAATCCAATAGCTAAAGAGAATTATTTAACTATGGAGGAAGCCATGAAGTTTACAGAGCTAAATCATGCCCATATACGAACAAATTAGATTTATAGAATTTCCAAGCATAGATGATTTCAAATTTTTAAATCCTCCGCATATAGGTGAAACTATCTTTCACTTTATGCGGACATTCTATAATAATGTAATATTAGATGATTCATTTAATGTATATTACTGCTCAAGAAATACTTGGGTAGGCACTATACATACGTATATTCATAGATTATATGGACTGGGTATAGATATGCTAGAATACCATCCTATGGGTACTATTGCTAGGTTATATATACCTGCCATGTATGAATATCCGATAAATAATAAGGGATTTCCTGAACACAGAATCCCGGAGTATTTCGGTAGTGGCTTTGCTTTAAAGTTAGATGGTATAGCTCTAACTCGCAAGTTTAGGCTTACACGTCTAAATTACAATGTACGAAATAATGAAGGTGCAAATAAATGTACCATTGATATAAAGTATAGTTTAGCCTATTATTCTAGTCGTCGTAACCAACATTGGACTAATAGTGATTCATTATCATTAACAGAAGTACTAGATTACGCTATAGTCGTACATAATATGACTAAATATCGTGATATAGGAAAATATCTGGATGATGATGGCATGTTTAGAATGGCAGGTGAGACATCATTTAATCCTTAAGAGGATATCTTATGGAAATAGGTACATTTATAGATTTCCCCGATATAAAAGATTATGTATTCAGTAATCATACTAAGGTTGGGGAAACTATTTTTGCATTCATGAGAAGATTTTATGAGAATATAATTCTAGCCGATATGAATAATGTATATATGGGTATGACTAATGAATGGGTAGGTGATGTCTATCATTATATCCATAGATTATATGGTATCGGTATATCTTTTATAGAAACACATTCATCTATAAGTAATAAGATAATCTATATACCTAATATGGATGAATATCCAGTATATATGGGTGATTTTCCTACTCATCGTTATATTGATCATTTCGAACATTGTGGCATGGATCAGTTTGATGTATTTGATGTTAAAACTGCGAATAGTGGTATACCTATGACGCAACGAATAAAATTGATCCATGCTGGATATGTATATCGTGATGATGACAAAATTGATTTAGGCTTTCATGTTATGTATCATTATAATGATGAAAATGGTATCGGATGGGAGCGATACGATAAGTGGATGGCTTTTCAAGAAACGTTATTATTTCTGCAAGCTATACACAATATAAAAGACTATCATGATGATGATAAATATATTAAAGAAGAGGATCTACACGATATCATACGTGAGACTCCATTTTAATGAATAGGAGAATATGTCTTGGCAGAAATCGCATGTCCAATTATAGATTTTCCTGATATAAAAAATTATAATCTCACTGGCACACTAAAAGTCAGTGAGATTATATTTTGTTTTATTAAGAATTTCTATGAAAAGATTATATTAGCTGATATGAAACATCTTGTAAGTAGAGAGGTACAACAAACTGCACTTTCAAGAAGATGCATATATCTAAATACAAAACTGGGTACAAGTGTAGAATTCTCGCATATACCATTTAACCACGATATAATTCTATGTCCTTCGATATACACATACCCACGAATGATAAATAATCATCCTTCACATAGGTATATAGAGTTTGATTATCGAAAAGAAAGATTTTGTGTAGAGACATCTAGTTTCTATGAGAAAAGTAAGTTTTGTTTATTAGCTCCTTATATATCATCGCCGATAATGGATGGTCCAACTCGTAAATATACATTAGAATACTTTATAGCATATAGAAATCGTAATAAAAGCAATGAATGGCGCAGAAGAAATGCATGGGAAATTAATGATTTACTTATGTTATTAGGTATAATCCGACATGCTATTGCTATAGATGCAGGCCCTGTTTGTAATATGGATGAAGCTCTTAAGTCTTCACCAGCCAATGTATAAGGATATATATGATAATAGAACGAAAGAAAAAATTATTTCCTAGCATTAAACGATTTGCTGATTTAAATCCTAAAGCAAAGATTATATTTAATTTTATAAAAAGTATATGGGATACGTATATCTGCGATGTTCCTGAAAAAGATGTATTTACTTTCTGTTCAAGAGATCCATCTATGGAGGATTTCCTAAGGAAAGATGGCATTAGAGATTTCCCTGAGGATCAGACATACGTTAATCTAAAGAATGGTATAGCGGTACATCTACGAAAAGAAGTATTTTCAGATGGAGAGGTAGCCATTATACCATCTTTAGAGGAATTCCCTATAGAAAAGACATCTGAATTATTGAAAAATAAATCTTTATACTATAGATATATAACTATTGATGATGAGTCTGCAGATAAATACAAGATTAACTATGCAGATGGGAGTTCTTATCCTGAACGCTATAAGAGTTATCTTATACAAGGAGCAGCTTCACGAAGATTTTCCAACGATGATACAGAGAGAAAATCAGTATATATACGTTATGATGTAATTGGCGTAAGAGTATCACGACTAAATCAAGAGCATACATACTGGTTAAGAAGTTCTAATAGTGATTTCAGTGCCGTATTTAATTTATTACTACAAATTAAGTCCTTAATTATAGATGATGAAGGCAGAGTGCCTATGAATGATTCGGAAATTGTAAATGCAATATATCTGAATAAGTATACTGTGCCGTAATCACATAAAAGCCCCATAGGGCTTTTATTTTTTACTTAAATAATATAGGAACTTCAAATTGTATGAAATTTAAGCAGGTTGCTATGGCACAGGATACAATTGGAAATGTTAATGCGGCTGTATCTGAAGATCCTAACATGCTGAGGTATGCAATACCATATAAAGAGTATATAGTGTATCTTCAGGATCAAATTAAGAATTCAGATAGTGTATTGCATTTAAGAGAAAATGAATTAAAGAAATGCCAAGAAGAAGTAAGGGAGTTAGATAAGAATCTAGCGTCTAATTCATTCCTACCTTTCCTTACTAACACTTATGGCGTTATTATAGTTGGAATAATCGCTCTTGTAATATTAGTTATTATTAACAAACGTAATATAAAATTTGGCAAGGGCGATATTAATCTATCTATCGAAAAATCTAAAAAGGATGATGACAAATGAAAACCTTGATTGTTATTAGACTACTTACTATTATACTTTTATTGAATATAATTACTTATGCTGCACCGCCAAATTATGAATTCTCCGCTACTTCAACTAGGGATACTATAGACGCGGTGCTTGAAACTAAAAGTGTAACTGCGATAGCTAATACGCTAGTAGTTGCCAGTACAGACCTTACTAACTTAAATAAAAGTAAGTTCAACGTATACTACGATATATCTAATCCTAGTATTAAGGCTGGCGTGACTTCTTTAAGTGATCAAAACCTTTGTAAAATCGAAAAATTTAAGAAGTCTGCTGGTGACTTTACGTGCTCAAAGGATATTTCATATACGATTATCTATGATCCTAATAAAGCGGATATATATGTAACAGATAATCCTCAACTCTTCGTCTATGGTAAGAAGTTATTCGTATACATAGGCGAACGGGTTGCTACCGATTCTATTCCTTTAAAATTTATTATAAAGAATAAAAATCTTGAAATGGAAATTGATACAAAGAAACTCAAAGAACAAGGGTTCGTACCAGATCCATTATTAAAGATTGAAAAGTAAAAAAAAAATAAATCATGTATCGAATGATACATGATTTATTATTAATTCATACTCAAATCCCTAGAGATTTCTAGATTATCCCTTTGGATGTAATTGATAATATAATCCATTACCTGTAAGAAGTAATGAGAGTATGTTCCATATGTCTTAAAATAATCATATTTACTATGAAATTGCATGGCATCGAAGCTAGATGTACCTGGCTCGTGCTGTAGTCTAAATGCATATTCTTCTTTTATTTTATAACCATCCATGTTATCATACGCTAATGGAAATAATACTGAATACTTAGTATATTCATCTCGATCTATATTGTCAAGACAATCATAAGTATTAAGTAATTTAATATAACCGCTTTCTTTTAGATATCTGTTATCAAGATTATTGGCAGACATTGAGCCATTGGATATAGTTCCTAAGATATCTCCAAGAATATCCGGCATACTCTTAATATATCTTTCTTGTACGGTTATTCTTACATAATTATGATTTTTATTTACGAATAAATCAAATATCATCCAATCTATAAATCTAGGTGCTCTCACCCAAACTGAATACCAATCTTCAGAACCATGATCACGTTCGTAGACATATTCATTGAATGTTATCTTGGATAATATATTCCTTGCCAATGTATTAACAAATTCTTCTATCTTACATGATACAATCTTCTCACCTAATGGATCCAGCTTAGTAATAGGATTAACTTTCCTATTATTAAATATAAGATCGTATACAGATGGAGGAGACTTCTTATGTTGGATATTCATTAGGTTGGTGAAAGTGATATTCCGATTCATATTCCTTCAAAATTAGTTGATGAATTATCAGTGGTCGACATATTCAGTCTCCGCATGGAGATGTACATTCCATTTATAATTGCTAAATAAATCTATAACACCATCAAGTATAGGTAATACTGATGCTAAACGCAAATTACCATTAACCATAGGTATATATTTATTATCTTCTGCTATATATAAATCATCGTCTGTACAAGAATGGTAGTTGTTTATAAATATATTCCTACATACAGGTATATATAGATTCTCTTCTGTAATATTAGCATATTCATTAGAAAAATACTTATGAGGATCTGCAGGTAAATATGACATTATGCTATGAAATAGATTAGCAACACTAACGCTATCTGCAGCAGATGCAATAGCTCCAGGAAAATCATTCCTAGTTTGTATTAGTACAGGAATACTTGTATTATATTCAAAGTGTCGATATTCATATTTATTATGAAATATCTTTTGCATTACATAATCATATATTTCTGGATTACCATATTTTGCTTTATTATCATATATAGAAAAATCTAAGAAGTCCAATGGGCCATGACTTCCCGTATCTTTGTATGTAAGTGTTACTAAACTTAATTCTGACTTAAAAGATTCATTAGATAACTGATATGAGAAAATATCTTCGACACTACCATTGTATAGCTCTGCGATATTTAAACTATTCTTAAGGGAGAATAAAGAAAAGTCTTCGATTTCATTTAGAATCGAAGACTTTATTAATTCAGTAATCTTTTGAACCTTAGTATAAAACGTCAATAAGGCTATTGGCGTTAGATGATAAGGTAAAGGTTCCATAGAACTACCGTTTTGCTAATGATAACAAGACATAGATCAGGATAACCACCGGTGCAAAGATATAAACGAGTATACCTATACCGAGAAGTTCCCACCATTTATATGCTTTTAGATTAATTTTGCTGAATACAACAATAACAGTGATGATGCTAATTATAGTCCAGAGAGTGGATATAATCATTTTTTGTTTTCCTTTTGGTGTTTGAGAAACCGCTTCAAAGCTCTTTCAAAGGCCGGGTTCGTTTTAAGCATTATTCCTTGCATAATGATACCTTAATTATTTGGATCTTCTAAATAATCTTTCATAAGATCATATAATTTACTGCACTTTTTATCGTCAATAATCTTCTGATTTACACCTAAGTTTATAACTAAATCTGCTAGATATTTATTATACAATTCCTTAGAATTCTTTATAACCTCTAGTATATCTTCCAGTTTAACAGGCTTATATTCATTTGGATAATTTATCGTATACCTTGTACGATCAACATTTGTCTTTATGAGATGTATCTTCCCATTATGGACATTATAGCGAATTATATTTTGTATATTAAACTTAACTTCAAAACTATGGAATTCAGAATTCCCTTTATGCGTATATTCATCCATTGTTCCTAGAAGAACATAGTCTTTATATACAACATTACCCCACGAGTCTTTTATAACATACTCTAAATACGTACTTACTAATGCATCAAAATCAGATGCCGTATATACGTGTTCATCGGCGAATGAACCTGCTTTAAATAAAACTTTATACATAATGCCTACCTATGATTCATCTAAGATAAGACCTTCACCAAGATCACTTAGATCAGATTGAAGATTTCTAGGAATATCCTTTAAAGTATTATCCACAGTAAGATTTCTTTCTATTAATTCTTTAAGTGAATACGTAGTGCTTTTTTCAGACACATTTAAAGCTAAAGATAGATTCATCATATGTCTATTATAATGCTCTCGGACTAACTGTAGTACACTATTCATTTCCTTAGACGTAAGAAATTTAGTAGTACGTCCTATGGTATCGACTTGGCGTGTATACGTCATAACCCTATGGTCATTTAAAACTACAACTACACTAGTGCGTTTTCTTATACGTATACCATGTCTGACATGAAATTCTATATATGTAAGCTTACGCCTATATATATTCTCTTTTTCATAAATATTTGGTATATCATCCAAATATAAATAATCAATGAAATCATCATATCTTAAAGCTGCATATTTATCAAAATACTGCTTATAATCATCAGGATTGACCACCGACATATCCCTTGGGTCAATAATTGTAAGCTTAAAAGGCATAAATCCTCACTAAAATAAAGAAAGAGATCCTACTCACATAGGATCTCTTCTTAATATACATTTATCTGACAAGCTGATATAATACATAAGATAAGGCTGCTATAATTACGACAAAGATTATAGCACTTAAGCAACCATTACTTTCTTTATATGGTCCAGTCATGCGTTACCTAAATTCAAACCATGGAATGATGGAACGCTAAACAGTGATTTCTTATACATCATCTTCTGCATACGCTGGGCTAATGCTATCTTAATACCTTCAGATAATTCTTCGGTTTCACTAGTGGATCTGATAAAGGTATCGACATCACTATATTTAAATCCCATTATAGCTTCATCAGTTTGTCCTGTCATAGAATCTATAGGGCATGGGGTGAGTATCTCTTCCGGTATACCTAGCTCTTTTCCCAATGAGATTAATTCGGTGCTTGTAATATTGGCTACGGGAGCTATATAACCTATTTCTGCCGCAGGAATAAAGTTACCCATATTAAGCCTACTATTATCAAGCGTAGATACTACCACACAGTTATCAATTTCTTCAGAAATACCGTTGATTATTGCACTGGCTGTTAATTCTGTAAGTGCATGTTCGGTATGTACTCTAAGTCTATTTGCTTTATTATTACCACTAAGCATAGTAGTTGCTATAGCCGCTGCGTAAGATAAATTCATATCTACATTAATACAGTTCTTTAAGCCTAAGACTTCCGCAATCTCTGTAATTTTATCTTTGGACTTATTTGTATTAATCACGGCATATACATTTGGTACTCCTAATGCATCAATGAGTAACTTTGTAGTAACTATATTTGCCCTATTAGAATTCAGATTTACTATAGCTGCCTTACCTTCTATCGTATAGAACATGTTAGATATCCATGCTACAAGATTTTTAGCAAGGGAACTATAATCCTTGATTTCCTTTTTCATAGTAACCTCTAATAAAGATATCTACCGCACATTGGACAATGCTTAATGTGCTGAGTCTCTCCATAGGCGAAAGAATCATGCCCATTAAGATCCTGTCCGGTAAATACTTCAGATGTTATGATATAGCCTCTTCCTGACGGTTCCACTCTAAAATTATGATTTAAACAGCTTCCGAAGCTATCTTCATTATTACAAAATCTGCAACCTTTGCTTTTCTTATAATTGTAAATTGCGTATATACAAAGTACACCGCAGATTGTACCGCAAATGGCTGCAAATATGGCTAGAATTGTATCTATATTATCTGGCATCAATTCATGTCCTTATTTATTTGTAGTATTAAGAAGTTGACAAGGAATCTTGAGTTTATATTCTGCTACCTTGATATTGTTAAACTTGGCTAAAGATATGATATATCTATTGATAGTAGAATCTATCCTATCCATATCTACTCTAACAGTCTCTTCTATAGGATGATTTGCTTTTTCAGATACGAGTACTTCATAGCGTAAAATATCACCATGAGCGTATGCTATAATGAGATCCATATCATAGGTATTTGATGGCCTATATGCAAGAATAGATACTGTTGGAATCTCATTAAAGTATTTCTTAACGATTAAACCTTCAGCAATTGTATTTTCACTACTAAATGATAAGCATGGCATATAACCACCATGTATAATCTCATTAAGTACTTCCGGTTTTATAAAAGTATGTGACTCATTGTCTCCGATGTCAGGAGCATATATCCCTGCCGATTTCATTAAATCTCTATACAACGGCTTATGACTTTTTATAACATCAATAGTATTCACTATAATATTATTATTTTCATTGTCATTATGTTCTACATACTGGTCAGACATAGTACCATATGCATGTGGTGGATATAGCCTACCATTACGATTAAGTGGAGATTCTGCAGCATAATCAGCTGGATGCATTGCTAGTGAAGTCTCCCATGGATCACTTGATGGCATATACATACCACTAGGTATCCATGCAGCATCACTCAAATCTGTTGCAGGCATTATTGGTTCATGCTGTACACTCATTAGTACCTCTTAAATTTTGATATTTATTAACCTCTATACAATTCTTTGCATGTTGATATAAGAACGAATGTTCAGGAATAGCCTCTCTTATGGCATATGACGAATCAACAAGACTAACAAAATTTGCAGGATTATTCCATATGAAATCAGATAGATATTCTGCTACTTTCTTATAAGAGAATCTTTTAAGATACGGATATGTAGAACCAAAGTCATCCCAATATTCTCTATCAGTATATAGTAGACATGGATTCTGATGCTTAATGGAAGAATAGATGTGACTCATGTCATTAGGTCTATGCTTTCCAGTGGACAGATCAAGAATCTCTTGTGCTAACGAATATAAATCTTGTGCGGGAATTTTCCAATCACCATATTTAGGTCTGATAAAGTATCTATCTCTTTGATTATCTACAATAATATAATCATCCATATTGAATAGCACATGGAATAATGAATATCTATTGAAGGTACGATCAAATTTATACCCGAGAATATCGGCTATATTATACTCATATACATCCATAGTTAACGGTGGATAGTCATTTTGAGAAATATCTCTTCCACGAATTAATGTAAGCACTTTAAATTCAAAGCCCATACCATATGGCCCATGATCAGATACAAACATTAATGAATTTGGATCTATATCTATGAATCTTAAATCTGCATCATAACCATCCGGACATATAAAGTTATTTAACAATTTATCATTAAATTCTTTTATTAAGCTATACTTTAACCATTCCCTAGCTTTAATAACCGTATCAGTATTAAATGATCCACGATCATATCGTACATAAAATACGGTATCCATCATGAAAATTTCTCCAGAAAACATACGCTTAAGTATTATTAATTTATCTCTAGGTGTCATGTCATATGTTCTAATAATATCAATATGACCTGGATGATCCACATTTTGTGTTAGTGTAAAATTTCCCTCAGTATTTTCCATATAATATTCTATTTTTACTGAAAAAGGAATATTTGTTAAACTTAGCTCATAAATCATATTTCTCCATATATCTGTGTAATTACCATATTTAATATATGACTTTACTTTTATCTTATAGACAATATATTGAAAAAATAAAAGGACATATTATGTTTCAAGATAGAATTGATGAAGATTTTATTCCTTTAGAATCTGCCATTGAAAGTAGCTTGTTTGCTCTAGAAGCAGGGGAAGTTCCTGCTGCACAAGCTAGTGCTAGTGGTATTAAGGAAGTTAGTGTCAGAATTGCTGATGCTCTTAAGGCTACATGGACTAAAGTTATTGAAGCTGCAAAGAAAATGGCTCCATATGTTAAAGAATTCATGAAAAATCATTTTGAGAATTTTGGCAAGCGTATAGATGGTATGACTGCCAATGCACAGACATATCTTCAGAATAATGCTCAGAAAATTTCTCAATTAGATAATGGCTTTCAGAATTTTCAGATGGCAGTAGATCCAAAAGTCTTAAAATTAAAATCTAATGGAATTGATATTAGTGCTATTTCTACAAGTGTAGTTACAAACTACTTCGAACCTAAACTTGCATTAGCTCATGATGCTACAAATACTAGTAAGGTTATAGAAGCAAATTACAAAGTTGTATTTGATAAAGCTGCATATCCAACAGGAAAACCTGATGAGAAGGCTGAAAAAGTATCTGCTGAAATTACTAGATCTGAATGGGCTGAAGCTCGTTCAATATATGGAAATAAAGAAGTAAAAGGTATTTTTGAAAAGGTACAACGTCCAGTAGAAAATTTCCAGAGAAAATTAAATAATGAACTAACTGGATCTACTACTAAACTTGGTATGCTTTTATCTAAATGTACTGGTACACAAGTTACAAGTAATGATAAATCTGAATTAAATAAGACTGGTACTGATACAAAAAAATTAACTCTGCTTATAAAAGAAACTATGCAATTTAGTGGTAGCCTTTCTAATTTAATGATGATGAAGTATAGATGGGCTGAAAATATTATTAAAACAGGTGTAGCTAATCTTGGCGGTGAAAATACCGAAGAAACCACTACGGAAACCAAGAATACAAAAAATGGTACTCAAATTACCACTACTACAACAAAAACTACAACTGTTTCAAGTGGAACATAGAAAAAAAAGAGCCGGTGAATAATCACCGGCTCTTGAATAAGGCAAATTGTTATCTGCTATTGCGATAGTCTTTGACCTTTAAGGCCAATTCCTTAGTAGTCAAGCCAGTAGCCTTTGCATCCTGACGCCTGGTCAGGGCTGCGCCAAGGCATACTCCCATTTCAAGGGCAAACAGTGCAACCTGACCTTCATCAGACAGCAACCACTTAACTGCTCTCTTAGCAACCTTGCTGGTTTCGTAGATAGCGATCTTGGTGTTTTCTTTTGCTTTGTCGAGAACACGATCAATTTTAGCCATGATAGCTCCTTTAGTAAAACAGTGTCATTACCACGTGACAAGAATCAGATAAGCTGAATTACTTATCTGTGTTTTACTACACATATTAATATAACGAGGGTCTTAGAAATTTTACGAAAAAAAAAGAACCAGCATTGCTGCTGGCTCTAGAGATTATGATTTACGACTGAAAGAACTAGGTGCGATGATTACGTTCGAATTCAGCATTGCCTTCCTTAATCTCGTTAGCCACTCGATTATCTTCACGCATGCATGCATTCTCAGTTTCACCACGCTGGAACTTGGTAAATGCTTCGGCAATTTCCACCGTAGATTCCTTAAGCACAGAAATCAGCTGAGGCAGAGACTTGATATTCTCAATAACCTCTTCTGCGGAATATTCGGTTTCAACTTCCAAGGCAGTACCTTCTCCGAGGTTCAAGACTTGGTCGCCCCTCTTAACTTCGAGGGACGAGAACTTCAAACTAAAACGGGTCTTCATGATTGACTCCTTGAGCAAGACGTTGTCGTTACCACACGACTAGAATCAGTATAACGGAATTGCTATACTGTGTCTTACTGCACATCTTAATATAATACGGATCTTAGAAATTTTACGGTAAAAAAAAAATACTAGCCGAAGCTAGTATTTTTATTATTCGACATTTTTAGCAATTTGTCGTTTAATGGTATTCTTACGAGTATCAAAATTATACTTTAGCTTTCCAATACCAATTTCAAATATATCATACACAGGATAGATTTTATTTTCATCCTTACAACGAATTCTTCCTATAAGCTGTGTAAGTAATATATCTGACGTATTTGATGTACATAGAATCATAGCATCTATAGAAGAGTCAATAGCAGAATTTAAACCTTTTTCAGTAGATAATACTATGGGCTTCTTTAACTCTTCAGACCTAGCCTTAGGTCTTATCATGGTAGTGAAATTTCCAACTTCATACTTGCCCCGATAATATTCATAAATATCTTCTTTAAGGTTAGAGATTAATTCCAATGTACCAAGAATAATTGCTATATGAGCTTCAGGATTTTCTTTTGTTATCTCGTCAATAGCATTAAGTATACCAAGCTTCAGAGATTCATATGCAGTCTTATTATTCATGACATAATCTGAATATGAAGCTAGTTTTACACCTTTTTCAATAGTAAACTTTGTTTTCCATTTCTTGTCAATATCGTCTGTCTTAAATGGTCTAGGACGATATGTTATAAACCTCTTGGTTTCTACAAAATTATTATTCGCAAAAGATGCAAATGCAGGTATAATTTTATAAAATAATTTCTTTTCACTTCGATCAGTCTTTCCAAGAGTAGCAGTAAGATATAATGTAAACTTAACTTTTGTATACATTGATATCATAAACGCAGATAGCATTTCTAGATGCGCTTCATCTATAATATTTAATCCTATTCCTAGAGTCTTATAGATCTCGTCTATTCGCTTTTCGCCATCTGGTTTTGCTGCAATATTCGTAAATGTACGATGCACTGTAATGAATATCTTATAATTGTCTGCTTTTTCTAAAATCTTTTCAATAGGATGACCTTCTCCTATAACACAGATCTCTTCAGGTTTGATATCTGTAAATTTTAGAATGTCTTTCATCCAAGGCGTTTCTATCATTGATAGCTTATGAACAAAGATATTTGTCTTAACACCGAGTTTAGCTAGGGCTTTTATAGCAAGATATGTTTTTCCTTCACCTACTGGCAAGTTTAGAATCTTTATAGATTGATCAAAATATCTACTACCATTAGGAAACATATACTCTAATGCAGAATATTGTAATTCACTTCTAGGCTCTGCATCTATATTTACGTTAATTCTTTTAGGATTTATAGAGTCAGAAATATAGACGGGCGCAGCACTATTCAAGTCCTGTATTAATTCATTCACAACTTGTTTACTTACAAATCTTGGAATAGATACTGCATTGTGCCCGTCTATAACCCTGTTTACCATTCCTCGCCATAAAGGACAAGGATATGCAGCATAATCATCATAGACTGTTAGTAATTTGCTGAGCCTATTTAATACAGCAATACTTGGGTCTAAGATGTCTATTCTATTATTCCTTAGAATAATCTTTGATGGGAGGAGTGGTGAGTTCATTTATTTATCCTTTTTAGATTCAGAAGCTGTAGTCATTTCTTTTGGATACTCTTTACGAGCATCATAAAATTCATTGGCTACCTGTAGTTCTTCTTCATCTTTCTTTTTCTTCTTGTCAGACATAACTGATATTCCTTTATGGATTATCTTCTCTATCATCGTCATCATCTGTTGCATGAAATGCACTTTTGATGGCGTCGGCAACCATACCGAAAGCCTCCTTAAAGAAATATCCACCTACTTCTTTTCCGAGGTCTTCAGCACGATCTTCTATTCTTTTCTTTCGTCTAGCCATAGTTTTTCCTATACGAAAAGTCGATCAAACACACCAACTTTACGCTTCTTGTAAGTTTTAGGGTTGTTTAACTGTTTCTTAAGCTGTTCAAAGCTTAAAGCAGTCGATAGATTGGGCTTCTGAATAATAGCCTGCGACACACTCTTAACTTCAAGATCTATATCTAGATCGGCATCACCAAATTCAGGTCTTTTTTCTGTATTAGCATCAAATATCAAATTTGATAGAATTACTTCTGCATGTACGGACATGAGGTTGATCTTTGTTTCATCAAGTTTATCAATGAATGATCCAAATATTCCGCAAATGTCATTACCAAATCCATCATGGTCTGACTTACTAATAAGTTCTGTAAGACTATTCAGTGCTGCATTAAGTTCTATATTCTTAGTCTTGATTTTAAAGCATGGTTCATTTTGCTCAGGTTCGAATTTTATCGTTTGAGACTCATGAGCATACTTCTTAATCTGTGGTTCCATTAAGAATAACTTCTTTGGAGAGTTTATTTCTAAACTTCTACCCCTATTAACCACGAATATATGCTTTACATAAAGATCTCCATCATCATCTTCCATGATATCATTAACTTCAAATGAGATCTTTGATGTTTCTAGACAAGGTATAATACAATCCTTGTCAACTTGGAATACTGCTGCAAAAGCTTCACCCCAGTCAATCTTAGGTGTTCTAGCACTTAACAAATGCTTTGCACTAAGAAGACGTTGTGTTAATGGGTTTGTCAATAGTAGAACAGCAACCATTCCTACATGATATCCATCTATAATCGTAGATAGCTTTCCATAGCATCTACGACATATACCTGTTTTACAATTACAAGTAATTGGCGAATAGATATCAATTTTCTTTCCTATAAGTTCATCGGCATCACATTGTTCAATAACGTGACCATTTTCCATGACTCTGCCTATAAGTCTATTAAAAGTATCTTTAGATTTAACTTCTATAGGCATAGTATATTTTGTATCGCAATATTCCTCTTTAGACAATACAGAATCTAGACACAATAGCGAAAGTTGTTTTGTAAGATAACCACTTTGTCTAACTTGATTGTGAGAAATAATCAATGCTTTTCTTGCACCTATTGCACAAGAATATAGATCTTGTCTATTCCTTAAACCACGAATAAATGATGTATTTATCGGATCTGGAATAATTGCACCTTCAAGATCTGGCTTTAATCCAATATTGACTATAGACTGACCTAGTTGTCTAGTACTTACAGCATTACCACGAATAAGTTCTCTATATACAGAAGGTGTCTCAGATAAAAACTTCATTGCTTCATCAATCTTGGAATTCACTAAGACTTCAATTTCATTAAAGTCTAGTCCTTCTGGTATTTCAAAATGCAGAAGGTCTTCAAATTCTTTATGTTCTTTAGCCATACGACCTAGCTCATAAAGATTTACAGTAGAGCCATGAATATATACGATTCTCGCCATATCATCGGTAAGCTTGGTAATGCTATCAGCAACTCCTTGTTTAAGGAACCCGATATCATTATTCTTTTCTTCATAGATTCTACTGATGTTATCTATATACGCATTAAGGTCTGTAGATTCTCTACTTTCAAAGAAGTAGGATAGCTGTAATTTAATACCAGCATTTTCCAAAATACGTAAAAAGTATCCTGATACTAACATCTGTCCTAAGGTAAACTTCTTAGAATGTTTTCCCTGATGGACATTACAAATTTCATCTTTGCGTTTAGAGAAATCGCCTGGATTTAGTAAATATGTCCTTAGATTCTCTAGATAATTTGACATAGTGTCTTCTGGTAAGGCACTATCATTTAGCTTATCTAGCCAGAGTTCGTTTATCACTATATAAATCTCCTATTTGGATACTTTTATTAATATAATCATGTAATAGTTAAAATTGTAGTATTTACTACTTTTTGATATTAGTAGTAATAGCCATAATCTTCACCTTCAGTATCATGCATATAAATAAAGCTTATACTAGATCCGTGTGTAGGACTATTCTTAATATTTTCAGCTTTAGTTATAAAGTAAAAATCCTTATCAGTCTGAATAGCAACTTCAATACTATCATCTGGTATTTGCGGAAGGACAGTATCAATACCCTTAATGGTAATATATTTTCCAAGTGCTATTAAATGAGCTTTGTATGGATATGCTCTCGCAACATCTTTAAGTCCATTATCATCAGATTCAAGAAAGTAATCATTATTACCACTATCATCATTTTCATCTAGTACATATAGTTCAAAATATTTATCTTTCTTATTGTAGATATAAATACCATCATCATAAATATTTGGAATTTCTGTACAATAGAACTGACGAAATTCAGGATCATTACCCCTGTAGACTGTAAAATTCGTTTCTGCATTTTCGTATTTAGTAATTCTACCTGTAAAGATATCTATATATGTACTATAATTATTATCTAATGTAATTTCAGGAAAATACGTTGTAATACCACTTGCCACAAATTTTTTATCTTTTTGAAATGGAAAATCTTGTGCGGTTTGATATGGAAGTAAATCTGAGTAATTAACATCTACATCATGCGGATCTTTCCAATATTGCAATTCTGCCAAGAATTCTTTGCTAAATGCCGGAGTAAATTCAAATATACCTCCAACAAAGGAATCTTCCATAGGCTCGCATTCATAATCTGTATCGCCTGGATGATATAAAAACTTAAGAGAAGAATTATCTTTTGTAATCACAATCCCTTTAAAATTGCTAGGTAATTTTGTTTTAATTTTATAAGTGTGTATATTTGCCATATTTGTTCCTTAATAGTTAATTAAGCTAATTATAATATAAAAAATAAAGATAGAGCAAACGCTCTATCTTTATTAATAAACTATTAAGCTTCAGATTCATTACCAACGTTTTCAGTCTGGAGGCACTGAATCGAGGCAAAGCTACTAAGCACACTGGCAGCATAGTCGAGAACACCAGCACCAAACCAACGGTCTGCTGCAAAGCTCTGTTCGACCTGAACAGCTTCCTGCGTACCCTGAGAATAGTTAAGATGGTTTCTCTGAATCTTAAGCGGCATAACATTGGTGTAGTACGTTGCATCTTCAATATCAAGAGAGATATCACGAGCAGTTGTACCAACCTTACCAGCAGAAGGCTTTAAGACAACATAAAGCAATTCGCCAGTATGGTTACGGGCAGAATAGTCAACACCATGTTCAGCACAATACGGAGCATAACCAGAGTGAGGGTCACGAATTGACGACACCCAGTAGTTATAAGCACCAGTCACTGGAGAACCAGAGAATTCATTGTGCGACATTGTGAAGCCAGTACCCTTAGAACCCATAATGCCAGCAAACTGAGATTCATTAGAGGTGAAACCTACCTGTACAGACACAGGAGAGATTTCAATATCATCGTTACCTTGGAATGACTTAAGATTCTTTTCAGTAATCCCGGCGAACCAAGGGAACTTTTCTCTAAACCATTTCGGTAAAACAATCCACTTAATAAAAGCAAAACCATTAACAAGTGGATCCATAGGGAGGGTCTTTGTATTAAAAGAACCCGTATAGAAAGTACCAGTATCGACGTTTTCGGTATTAGCCACAGCGAAAGTCTGTCCGGAAGCTGCCACACGGGTAAGACCGAAAAGTGTACCTTTTCCTAAAGATGTAGGCATAAATTTTCCTTTTTGTGAAAGTTAAAAGAAGGGGATAGGATCAGGATCTCTCAAGATCCTATCCCCAATTTCCGTTCAGATTAGCTAGCTCTATTCACGACAAATTCGAACACAAAGCGTTCCATGATGTCGATGAAGGCTAAATCAACCTTAACTCTACAGATCTTCTGTTGTCTATCATATGCAGAAGCAGAGACAACCGGGCTGATGTATTCATAACCACCAGCAAGCACCTTATTATTGGCAATATTATTAAGAGCTTCCTGGAGATGACCACGAATGTCATCCGTAGAGAATTCCATACGATAATTACGTGCTTCCTGTTCCATCTGTCTCTTAAGCTTCAGAAGCGAACGAACAGCATGAATCATAGACAACGGAGAAGTAATCTTCTGTGAAGTATTTTCCGTAGCGAACATGGTCGCCTGAGTGTCTTGTTCAATGTAGTTGATCTGATTCTTATACAGTTCAGTCTTTTCAGGTTCGGTCGGGAGCCAAGATACATCGCGGAAGCCCGCAATTGTACCACGACGAGGACCAACAAAGTTATAGATTTCTGTATAAGCAGCATCGTTCTGAGGAATCTTAGTAGCAAGGAAGAAAGTCGGCGTAACACGCACAGGCTTACCTGTCCATTCATCATTGATTCCAAGAGTCTGAGAGAAGATAGACGTAAAGTAAGTATTATATTGCATCTGATCTTTACGCTTAGCAACAGCTTGAGAAGCATTTGCACAATCATGGTTCATATCAAGAATAGTGACACAATCACCTCTTGTAAGAGCAGCAAGATCGCTCATGGCATTCTTAACCGTGATATCATAGTTCGCATCCAGCATGACATCAAACACACAAGTCTGTGTATTGGTGACGATAGGATCTGTTGTACCATTATAAGCACGAGTCAAAGCCTGAGTTAGCGTAGAATTGGTGATAATTTCATCTGTTTCAGGATCGATGGTTTCATAACCCCAACCATTACCTCTAGAACCACCAGCCAGATAGAACACAGCGTTCGAATCGACGGTGTTGTAGTAGAATTCAGAAACAAACGGATCGTTATAAATAACTTCACCAGTAGAGTCAGTCAAACTAGTATCCAGATGGCAAAGCTGTGCATCATAACCAATAGCGGACATAAGGTCTGTATATGCAACATCTACAAAATCAGTTTCCTTATAATTATCGCCAAAGGTAGCTGCATTCAGTTCATCAAGAGTAATCTGGTTGAAAATGTACTTAATAACCTTATCGGTGTTCGGCACAATTTCATTACCATCTTCATCCTTAACGGCATCACCATTAGCATCTGTAATCTTGAGCTTCGTATCAATGAAGTTCTGGAGATTATCATAGTTGGCAACACAGGTCAGGTAAGAAGAATAACGGTTGACCACATCTTCAATGAACAAGCTTTCCTTGGTACCAGAAATAGCATCTGGATCAAGAGCCACATCAAAGGATTCACGCACAATTTCAGAAGTATTGCTCTTCTCAATCACGGAGAGAGTAAACATACTCCAATCAGGATAAGTATTATTGTACGCATTTTCATAAGTAAGCGATACAGCAAGTCTATTGTACCAAGGACCAGAACCCTTAGGTAAGAATCTAGCAAATTCGACAAAGCGAGTGCTAGACAGACGCATATCTGCAGCATCAACAGTCTGAATATTCACACGATTTTCATCAACGACATATCCACGCTTGAAGTCAGCAGGAGTTGCACCTTCATGAGCGATATTGTCCTTGCTACGATCAGTGAAAGCTGTAGCGCAGAAGCCAATAGCCTTGTAAGTATTTTCAATGTAGGCACTATTAGGAACGAAACCAGAATCTTCATAAGTAACCTGATAGTTCTGATTCTTAACATATTCGCTAATAGAGATAGCCTTAAAGGAGATGAGTTCAGTAGTGTCATCCAAAGAAATGAGTGTAGCACCATTTGCAGTGGAGTAGAAGCTGAGCTTAATGGTGAGATTATAAGAATCACCAGAAGATGTAGCACTAATAGCTGGAGCAATATTCCAAACAGGAACAGCATAGTTGTTCTCACCAGTAGGAATAATTACATCCTGATTAGCGGCATTTTCAATCAGCTTTGCAAACACTTCAGGAACTTCGATACCTTCAATAACGAATTCAGCATCTGTATTAAGAGCATTACCTTCTTCAGAGCTGTAAAGACCAATAGCCTGCAGATCAGCATCCGTAGAAGATGCAGCGAAGCCCTTAGTCTCTTCGTCAATAATAGATTCTCTGTACTTCTGTCCAAGATTTCTGATCTGAACATCGGCAAATGTATCTGTAGCCTTCAAAGAAGCCTTAATCTTCTTAAAGCCTTCCTTTTCAGATTCAGAAGATTCGAACTTAAAGAGCGGAGCAAGATAGCTCAAAGCTCTAACAGCCTTGTTGAAGTCAGCACCATTACCCTTAGCATTGAAACTAATTGTAGCAGTTTCATTGAAAATGGTTTCAGTGTTCTTCACCATAGATTCGAGGACTGTGTCATTGGTGAGTTCACCATTAGCAGTAACCGGTTTTCTATCTTCTGACTTAGTTTCGTTAAAGATTTCAATATCATCATTGGTCATGTAGAACCCATAAACAGGTTCGCCATTGGACGCATAGTTGACATTGTAGGTCTTTACACGTTCGTAAATACCAGTAGACGGAACATCAGTTTCCTCAATTTCACGAATCTGAGCATAAGACGGAGCATTGTAGTTGTAATAACGAATATAGTTCTTCGTCATTGCAGCAGTCTTATATGGTGTACCATCTTCATAGAAGACTTCATAGCAGTAATGCCATTCAGCTTCAGAATTCATAACGGTAAGCTTGAGATTCTGATTTATCAAGCCAAGATTCTTGAAGGCGTAGCTAGCATCTTCAAAGGTCTTTTCATAGCATGGACCATAAAGGCTCGGATCCATTGTACCAAGCTTATTAAGATCTTCCTGGCTAATGGCAGAAGAACCAGCGGTTAAGCCTTGGTTATTGCCATCCTGAATACCAACTGATCCACCACTTGTTTCAGCATAGACATCACCGATTGCAGTAGCTGTAAATGCAGCATTAATATCTTCAGCAATAGAAGCATAATCTCTGTCTTCAGTAACAGCATAAACAGCTTTAACATACTTAGGAACAGAGAGAATATTGCTACCAACCACAACGGCGGTGTCTTCAGGAGCAGTTTCATATGCAGCATCGAAACCAGAAGAAGCCTGAAGAATATAGTTAACTGTAAATGTATCATTGTTAGTAGAAACGTCCCAGCCAATAATATCAGGGGTCTGGTCAACTAAGATAAGGAATGACTGATAGTCAGCGGCAGTAAAGAAAGCTTCGTACGCAGAAGCATGAGCACCTTCACCGGGGAAATGACGAATGATACCAGTATCAGTCTGGTTTGTAGGATTGTAATCCGCGATCGTCATTCTGGCATACTTGCCAACAGAGAAAGTATCGTATTTCTGTTCACCACGAAGATGAGCCTTAGCACCGTTAGCAAGAAGATTATCAGCATAGCTCATACCAAAGTCAACAGTGACTTCCTTCTTGACAGCCAAAGCTTCCATAGCGGCTTCATTATCATCAGATAATCCATTACCTCTATTGTAAAGGCTAATGGCATCCTTAGTCATAGTTCCGAGTTTGCTTTCAACACTCAGAATAGCACCGGTTTCTTTATCAGTCTTACCGGCATAGAATTTTTCAACAGGAATTGTCGTTCCAGTAGAGAGACCACGAACAAACTTGCGGTTATCATCTTCGGCAGCAACATCTAAATTCCAAAGTTTGACCTGGTCAGAAGTAAGGGTTAAATTCTTGTATTCCTCTTCATCATTGGTATAGGTTTCTGCATCATTGTAACCAATACCAAGAGATAATGAAGCAAATGTTTCATCATCAGGAACAACCCTAATTACCCATAGGCCACCACCAGCACGGAGCCAGTTCATGGCATTCATTCCTGCCTGACCCCACTTCGCAAAGTTAGGTTCACCAAGAGTGAAGATAAATTGGGATGCACTAGATATATACATAGCCTCATTAGGCGCACCCTTCTCCGCTTCCAAAGCCACAAACATGTTGTTAAGACCAGCAGCGGTCAGCACAACACTTGACGTGTCAATAATCTTGGAAGTTACAGACGGATGGAGATATTTAGGTTCTGTACTCATATATTTCATCCTTTTAAGTTAAATTTAATAGCGAACATCGCTACGTAATAGAATATCTAATGATTAGTTGACGGGATATTAAACAAAAGTATAAACATTATTAGTTTGATGGATTAATCCCACATTAAGATTAACATTAATTCAAAATAGGGTAAGCCTTAGCTTACCCTTTTAATTTTAATAATAAAGCATTTCTTCAGTTGGAGGAACTTTATTCTTTTTACCAAGTTTAGAAATAGTAATGGATGATGCTAAAGCAGAATTAATATCTTCAAAAGCTATAGCAGAAAATACTGATGTGGCTTTAGGAATATCACCAATTTTAATAGTAGCATATCCATTTTCATTACCAGTCTTTCCAGCAATGAATCTATATGGCGTATTAAGATCATGTTTATCTCTAGCTAATTCGGACATCGTCATTTCTGAAATAAAATCAGGAATGCCTAAACTAGCTTTATTAAAAGCCATGCATTCATTTACCAAAGAAGGTAATGTAGAATATTTAATATCTTGCGGAAGTTTACCATTAATTAAAAAATTAACAAACTTGTTTAATTCATCTGTAGATGCAACATGCATAGAAGAATTAATAAAAATATCACCATTATATACGGTATATACGCTAAATTCTTCAGGTTCTTCATCTGGATTAAATGATCTTATTGCCTTAGATACTTCAGAATATTTAAACCCAAGGCTAATAGGAATATTTAATTCATATACCTCCGGCTTAGAATTTTCATTTGGATAGATCTCTAAGTATACAAATCCCATTGCATAAATAGTATCACCATTTTCAGATGCAAGATTTTTGTCAAAATAGTATGATCTAATGTATGTGCATATCTTATAAGCATCACACATATATTCATTATTTACAAGTTTAATTCCATTCATATTGGTATCCTTTTACAATACGAAGTTGATATATGGTAAGCCATGAAGCTTACCATATATCTATAACTTAAATTTCAGGATGATTTGAAATTTCGTTAAGTACAGTTTCATTAAAAGACTGCATAGCTGGAATAATATGCTTCATGCAGTTAAAAGATGAATCGTCTTCAGCATAGAGTTCTTCACCACCATGCTTATAGAATAGACCAATAAGATTACAATTAATAGCAATCTGTTTTACGTATCTTGCTCTTGTAGTCCAGCCATCTTTAGTAACAAGTGCATCAATAGCTAGAACTAGATGTCTCCAGAGATTCTTAGTAACATTTGGTACAAGTTCTACATTCTTAAGAGAACGAATATCCGGGAACTTTTCAGAACTCTTAGCAAACTTTTTACTCAGACGTTCATAAGCTCCATCTTTAGCATTAGATCCCTTCTTAGCAGTAGCCTTACTAAAATAAGCATTATTTTTACGATACTTTACAAGGCCTTCATCAACATATATCTTTTTAATAGCATCTAACTCAAAAGCATCCTTAAGCATAGAAACAATATCGGCATTTTCTTTAGGAACATTGCCTTCTTGCATAGCTTTAAGAGTTAAATCAGAATCATCATACATTGCAGAGAATACTTTAAAAACATCTTTAAAAGTATGCTTCTCTAGTACTTCTTGAGACTTCTGTATATATTCTTCCGGATCTTCACAGTCTATATCATTAAGCTCTTTTTTCATAGCTTTAATTTCAGGCGAAGATTCCTCTTCAATAACTTCAGCATCCATAGCTGTAGCAGTATCTAACTTGTATTTTTCTAAATCCACTATATTATTACCATCAGATACAACTTCAGGTTTAATAGCTTTATTTTCTTCGTTGGTGGGAGAATTCATAATTATCCTTGTTTTGCGTATGTTTTAAATAGTTTAGACCTAATCTCCATTACAATCATAGAGAATATATCTGCAGAATTTTCGGGATCAGTCTTTAAGTTTCCAAAATAACGAGAAGATAATTCCTGCACAGAAATTAGTTCAAGATTTTCTAGAATCACAGCATTATGCCAATAATCTTCAAGATTCTTAGTAATTTCTATTACAGGATCATTTACTTCATATTTGCCTTGAATAATTTCAGATACTACATTTTCCATCTTATCAAGAATAAGAGCAATACCTGGATTTTTTAATTTCTTTCTTTCTGTCTTTAGAGATAGATCCTTACGGTCACCATTTGGCTTAAGATCTGATATGATATCATTTAAATTATCTTCAATAATATTATAGATATAATTGCAGATATTTTCATACCTATAGACCACAAAGAATTCATATAAAGCTTGAAGCAATTCTCGACCTTCAGTATACATCAAGTCTTCTGAAAGATTCAAAGCAGTACTATTAGGATCTATACCCAAATAGTTCTTAAATGTCGCAAACATTTCATGCATGCATTGAGACATGAATAGCTTAACTGTATTAGCCTCTTCAAATCTGCTTTCTTCTTCAGATTTATAATTAAGTAGAGATAATTGCGATAATACAGATGAGAGTTTGTCATCAGCAGTACCATAAGAAATCTTATCAAGATTTGCTAGCTGCTCTTGAAGTGCAGAATATTCAACTTGAATATCTGAGTTTATCACAAAAGATGGGCTTAATAACTGGCTTGATACTTTTTCTTCAAACTCATCATAAGTTTCGTTAAGTTTCGCTTTCATATATCTACCTATTTAGATTAAAAATATTCTTAGCTTTATTCTTAGATTTAGTTTTGGAGACTTCCGCGGAGTCTATTCTAGTTATAAAAGACCTAGAAGGTCTCACTATAATTCGTGTAGGATCATCTTCTTCATCCTTCACTAAATTGTTTTTCCTGATGTATATTCTATTTTTGAAAAAGTTATAAGTAGAACAAGTCATAGCATAACGTCCAATCAAAAAAGAAAAGACATTATCGTCATGACAACCATCGGCATGTTCAATTTTACCAGTATTCTTTCTTTCCATAGTCTTAAGCTCTTTATTAATATTCGGTAAGACTATATCTTCTGGATTTTCATTTACTATCTTAAATAGCATATCTATCATAACATCACGGCTTTTGGGCGTAGTATCTATACCATAAACACGCTGTTTATTATCACTGATATCTTTGAACTTTTCGCCTGGTTTTACTTTAGACTTATCTTCATAGAATAATCTCATACGAGTCGAAGGCTTTTTAGCTAGCTTCTGTATTATAGCTAGACCATAAGAGTTTCTTTCTATAACTATACATGAATTAACAAAGACTTTTGTAGCAATATATTCAATGTAATCGCCAAATTCATCTACATCAATTCTATTATTTGCAAAGAATCCTATAGGCTTACCCGTTATCATACTAAATACGGTCATCACAGAACTATCAAGGCCAAGACCACCAGAACAGTCATTAGAAAGCATTACTGGTTCATAGAAATCTATTGGCTCCATTAAATAAAGCTTTCTGCCTTTAAATCCAGTATTAAACGGTATGAATTTTTCAAATGGAACTGTATATGCTCTTACTTGTTCAAGTTCGTCTTCAGAGAACGGAGAGTTATCGGATGATAATGTCCATTCAAGATCTATTTCTCTTTTAATGGTTAATTTATCATAGTTACAAAGACGCTTTTGTTCTTCATACCATTTTTCGTCTTTACCAAGTTGTCTCCAAGAAAATTCTATATGTACAAAGTTATTCTCAGAATGATCATGGACATATTGAGAAAGTTGATCTTCAGGGCAATCATATACTTCTTTCTCATCAAATGGCATAGCCATATCAAACATCATCTTACAATATTGACCTTCTGGAAGGTCTATAGAATTTGGAGTAGTTGTAAGGATCTTAAAACTTGGATTTCCATTTTCAAGAGCTACTTCTCTAGCCTTAGATACTGCAAATGTAGAAGCATTATATATTACTTTATTATAAGGAGTGAATGCCCATTCATCGCCCCAGAAAATAGGAACGGTACAACCACGACCAAGCTTGTCAGCAACATCTGCAGAATTTGCACTAGGCATGACTTGAATTTCATTACCACGCTTAGACAAATAGAATATTTCACTATTGTCTTTATCTTCAACTGCAGTAGAATCTTTAAGCCAATATGGAATATAAGGATCAATAAATTCGGTAATACGTTTTAAATTTAAGGATGCATCAGATTGCTTTTTATTGAAAAGAAGAATATTGCTATTCATTGCACCGAATCTTAATAACCAATCAAAAATAGCTGCTGCACCAATAGATTTACCATTTTGACGGGGCATCATTAAGGAGGTATCTATATTATGTAATACACAATATGTTAAAGCTAAATTACCACGATTAAGAATATATCTTGTAGTACCACCGGGTACTTTAATTGTACATATTTCACGAAGATAGTACCAAGGATTAATAATACATTCTCTCAATACTTTTGCTTTAATCCATTTATCAGGATTTTTCATAGATAATGGATCAATGTTTGCAAGATCTTTATCATATAAAGCCAGAAAGAACTTATTGTTCTTAATACCCATACTTTTTAGAAACTTATACATCTTAAGAAAAGATTTATTTTTAGTTTCTATTTGGTAATATACCTGATCTGGCATCATCATCTGTGGTTCAAATACTTCTGACATAAAACCTCAATAAATAACGATAAGAGAATGTCTCTTACCGTTATATCTCATTATTTATGGTGTCTAAATGATTTATCTGAATGGATAACTTTATTAGATACTTTCTCTAGATCAATATTTCTTTCTTCCGAATTCTTAAAAGTATAATCTATACTACCCTCTGGAGTAAAGCATATATTGACATAACCATGGTAATCATCGCCATACTCTATCTCAATCATATTATTTGAGGTAATGCCCATCTCCCAATCTTCAGTATCAACTCCTTTATTTTCAACTCTATCTAAGAAATCTTCAACAAGCTTAAATACTTTTTCAGACGGCTTTTCACTGTATGTTTTATATTTTTCGAGTACTTCTCGAATGTATGACATGGTTTTAATCCTTAAGGTTAATATGTAATATACATTATTAAGTTATAAAGGTTATTCTTACTTTATAGCTTATGTCTTTATAAGGATAAGTCTAGCCTCATAAGATACTGAATCTGAATCAAAATTACAATGGTCTAACATATTGAGAACCATTGAGATTTGTGATGATAATCTGTGAGCAGTTTCATATGCGATAAAGTTCTTATTATTTTTTTCAAGAAGTTCTTTATTAATCGGAAATGTCAGTGGATTATATGATGCTTTGACATTTCCATCATCATCGTATTTATCATCATCAGGTACGTCCTCATACAAATCTGTAATTAAATAGCATCCCAATGCAGTATAAATACTCTTTAGCTCAGTGATATAGTTGCTTTCAATTTTATTTAGTAAGTGCGATAAATATTTAAGATCTATAGATCTAATATCATTATATCCTTCATCTAAATTTTTAAATATCATCTTGAATTCCGAAGATAATGAACTAGAATCTTCCATATCTGCTAAACTTTCAATATTAAGATCGCCATAAATACTTAAGCGTTCAAGATCATATTTAAGATCTTCATTAATACAACTAAGATCACAATTTTTATTTATGCAAAATAAATGCCAATTGTTTTTATTTTTTTCTTTATATTCTATATAGACTTCTGTATAAGATGACATATTGTACCTCTTTATTTAATTAAATGTAAAAAATATAGAATTACCATTTAAGGTAATTCTATATCTAAATTATTGAGCAGCACTAAGCATTTCATTGAATTTTGATTTTAATTCATTTAGGTATTGTTCAGCTGCTTCTTGATTGTCAAATGGTTTTAAAGAAGCAAGTATATTATTGTAACAGAATGACATGATTTTAGAAGATAACGTTATATGATTTGTAATTGCTTCTCTACGTTTACTAACTATATCTCTGCACGCGTCAGTAAGAACCTTAGAATCAAGACCTTTTTCTTTTGCTTTATTTTCTATAGAGTCTATGTTACGGGCAACATTTTCCATTTGATGTTCATTAGATGCTTTTATGTGTTCAAGTTCTTTACCCATTCTTTCAAGAGTCATATTTATACTCTCAATCTCATCTAAATGACGATTTCTGTTTGGATATGCTTTTACTTGTACAGCATTAATTGAATCTTTTATAGATTTAATGTATTCATTCTGAGAATTTGCTTTTTCCTTTTCAACAATATTGGAAAATTCTTCAAGAATTTTATTTATATTGCCTGCATCGTTTTGCTGCATAATAGCATCTTCAAATTTAAAAAGTGTAGCGTTAATATTATTGAATCTTTTTACTACAAAAGAATCTGGAACATAATCTATGTTGGCTATATAATAAACCATAGAAGAACTAGACCCAGCTGCTTCTGTAGCTTTATTTTCTTCATTAGGCTTAGCATTAGTATTATTTTCTTCACCAGGTTTGCCAGAAATCTTCTCTTTAATTTTCTGATACATTCCTCTAATAAAAGAAATAAGCTTATTAAATAAATTGACAATAATATCTTTAACTTTAAGTGCAAAGGCTTTTAAAGCTCCACCAACTTTCTTAGCAACATCTGCCAATCCTTCATTGGCAATAATAGAATAATAATCAATATTAAGGCTACATAATGTAGAATAATATTCCTGTGATGAATTCATTATAGTATTCATGAGTTCAAAATAACTACAAGTTTCTGTAGCCATAAGATTATGACGTAAATGATCTAAATACATAAAATCCTCTTTAAAAATATTTATAATAATATGTAAAAAAAAAAATAAGGGAAATATTATCCCTTATGGTTGTACAATTGTAGCACTATCAAAATATAATCCGGGATAAGACCATCCCATATTTGCAAGTTTCTTATATAATTTCTTGCCTTTATCTGTAAGCTTAAAATCAAATAATTCTGTACTATTTGCTAATACCCAAGTGAATTTACTATCTGAATCAAGTGGCATATATGAAGAGTATGCAAGCTTCAAACAAAAACCTTTAGCTTTTGCTGCTTTCATAATCTGAATAGCAACTTTTGCAAGAGATACTGAAGCTTTGCAAGCATTAAATGTCTTAAAAGGCTTATTCTCATATACAACATAATTGCTAATAGTACCGACAATTCCAAAATCGCATTCGCTATTTAGACCATCGGTACCACCACGTAATTCAATATACTTCTTGGATAACTTTTCAAATTTTTCAATAAGATCAGATCCAGCAATATCTTTTAAAACCGGAATAGGTATACACATTGTTAGATCATCTTTTGTCATAAAGAATTTATCTTCTATTTTAACCTTTGAAGACATAGGGCTTTTTCTCCCTTACTAAAAGTGTCTTATTAATTAAATAATGGCGAAGGACTTTAGAATATTTCTTAGGAATAGCCTTGGGTATAATCTCATTATTTTCCAATTTCTTTTGCCAATAAAGCCAAGAATTATATTCTACGCCATAAATCTCTTTAAAATCTTGTCTATATACTATTAACTGATTCTTAGCTTTTTCTTTATGTTTTTGATAAAATCTAGCAGCTCTAGCTGCTTGACTTTCTTTAGGAGTAAGTTTTGGCTTTGGTGCTGGTGTTGTCACATTCTTTTGAATAGCCAACATCTTTTCCCAAGAACTAGCAGTTTTCATTTTTGCTATTTGTTGTGCGGTTAACTTTTTTGTCATGTATTTTCCAGTATTCCAGATAGAAGTTGATTCCTGATTGCTTCTAATGTTTCTTCATTAAAATCAATAGTATCTCTAACATTACTTAGATCGCTTAAAATTTGAGATCTTCGATCATGTTCTCTTATAGATTCGTCACTAAAATAATCTGCATATTCTTCTAAGGCTGTACGTGTGTTTATATAATGCCTAGTGGATAAAAATTCTAATAAACCAAGTGCACATTTGTCACATAGTACATTATTACGATTTAGTGGTGTCATATTTCTATTTGAAAGTATCATAAATGTACCTTCATTAGCTTTTAATCTGGCACCACATATACAAAATTCTTTATTAATCGTCAGGTTTTCCGGACGAAATATGTTCTTCTTTTTCAGTTCTTCTGACATGATGAGTATTCCCTGCTATAATAAGAGATGTAATAATATATGCAATCAAAAATCTATATGCCCAATGAATATCAAAGATTATTCCAACAAACTTGTAAAATATATAAATTATGCATGACAAAACTAGAATAAGATTCAGTTTAGGAATCCCATACTTTTCAACGCACTTTATATTTTCATCATTCTTATTTTCCATACTTCCTCGCAAATGAAAAATTAATGAATCATGGAGAACCATGATTCATTAATTAATATAAGAGTCTAATTAGACTTCCGTGTCAGTCGGGAGGTAGCTAGAAGTACCAGCGAAGCTATATTCACGATAGCTGTTGTTGGTAATCACGATACGGCCCTGGCATGCAAGGATCTTCTCAAAGGCATAACGTCTATGAGCAATGATACCCGGCACGTTCTGAGCATTCGGGTTGAGGTAGCCGTTACCCGGCTGTTCAACCGTGAAGCTGTACGGGAAGAACTTCATCGTCATCTGGTCTTCAGCAGTCGGGATGAAGTACACACGGAGGTTGCCCTGCGGAACGTTCGGAGAGGACACAACGTTGTAGTTGTAAGCACCACGGAACGTACCAGTAGCATACTGCGTAGGAACGCCAGCCATTTCACGACCATTACCTTCGAAAGACCAAGTCACTTCAGGAATGAGCATGGTATCGAGCGGGTTGCCGAGAATCACGAAGTAACCAACTTCGAAGTGGAGATGGTTAATGAGATCCTGAGCAAGATGATCGAGGACGATTCTGATTTCCTTTCTCCATTCAGAAGGCGGAATCAGAGTATTGCCAACCGGCTTGGCAGAGAACTTACGGATAAAGCGACCGTTAGACTTGGTAAGGAATTCATCTGTGGTTTCATCAATGAACTTGATACCATCAAGGTCAAGCTTCTGAGCGAGAGTATTGGAGATGATGTCAACAACCTTGGTCACACCAGAGAAAGAATACATCTTCAGAAGGTCAGTAATGTATTCATTCGGCACAGTGGCACTGATGTGCGGAGCAGTAGCGACATGCACTTCCTTATCAATCACGTCGAAGTTGACTTCAGTCGTGTAGTTGTTCATAACAGAGGACACGAAGGCATCGATAACAACGTATTCAACCTTGCCACCAACAGAAGTGATGGTGAAACGACCAGACTGGAGATCAGCTTCAGCAAAGATCGTATCAATGATTTCAACCTTAACCTTCGGATCGGCACCAGTAATACCGAGAGAAGCAGAATCAACTTCGAGCTCAAGACGAACGAGATCCTTGAAGGAGTTGTTACGAGTAGCCATGTTGATCTTGACTTCAGCAATGAGGTCAGCATCTGAAAGCTTCTCGCCATCAACTTCGATATCAGCAGCAGTCTTACCAGCAACAACAGCACCATTATAAATAACGGTAGAAGTCTTTGCAAACTTCACCTGACGGACAGAAATGTCACGGTCAAGTTCGTCATTGTCCCTAACCTTATCGATAGCTTCAGCATAACCATCATTGGTAGCATTAGTATCGAAATCGGTAGCAGTGTCCTTGCCGAGTTCGTCAAGGGTCTTACCAGTGAGCAGGTTCACAGAAGCGAAACCGCCGGTAAGAGCGATAGGAACATCCTTAGCAAGCTGGATCTTGGCAACAGCGTCACCAAACTTGTCGAGATCTTCAGGCACGAAGAGCTTCTTGCCATCAGAGTTACGGATCCACGGCTGGAGGTAAGTAATCGTGAACTTCGGCTGTTCGACAGCTTCAGTCGGAAGAGCCTTCGGCATAGCGAGCTTAGCCCAAGACTTACGAAGCATCGGGTTAGCAAGGTAAGACATCGGAGCGATGTTACCGAGAGAAGCAGATTCGAGGGCAACTTCACGGTTGTTGTTAGCCATGATCTTGAAGTTATCAGCATCATCCTGATTGAATTCTTCAGCAAGCATGTCAACGTAACGAGAGAAGTAAGAGTCGTCACGGAGAACTTCCTGGAAGCCATCACCGAAGATGTTGATGTCCTGAGCCTTAAATTCATCATAAGTATTATGAAGAATCTGGCTAAAGCCGTCATTGACGGACGCATTCGGGCGCGCAGCCTTTGTATACATAATAGCCATAGTATTACCTATATAGATTATTGTGTTTGCTTCCGGGGAAATCCTAAACTAACCCTATAGTCAACGTGTGGCTACATTTATAACGAGTTAGACAGAAGCGATTCTAATATTGAGTTAGATTGGAGTTGTGTAAAGTTTAATAATTTTGCGTCGTATGGCTATTATTTTAGAAATTTTCATAAATTGTATATAAATAAATAACTAAATAATTTACTTATAAAAAAAATAAAAGCTCTAATGAGCTTTTATTTTAAACTAGAGTATAATATTCGACAATATATGCTATATTTTCATTAGCATCAACACCACGCCAATAATTTCCATCTTCTTCAATGTCATCATCAGGTTCTATTGATCCTTGATCTTCAAGTTCTTTTATAGCAGTTTTAAATGCTCGCTTACACTGTTTTTCACCGCCTATAGCTACAATTCTTACATCAGGGTCTTCTCTACTTGCACCATAAGCTTTAACTATAGTAGTTACATATAGATGCTCTACATGTTTTTTATACATAAATGCAGATCCATCTAATCTATTTTCATCATGATATGCCTTAGCAGTATCTGAATCTAAACAGATAAAAGTATTTGGATCTTTAGTTACTAATGTTATTGATAATTTGGGCATAAAACATTCACTCCTATTTCATCATGTCTTTAATATATTCTAATGCCTTATCAAAAATCTCTTCATTTTCGCATACTCTTGTATCATAAAAAATACTTCCAGTTTCATATGCATTAGGAAATCCTAATTCTTCGAAGTAATTCCCTGCTTTACAACGACGGGAACTTCCCTGAAAATCAAACATGAAACCATGATCAGTTTCTGATTGCCTTACATGTAAACTACAACCTTTTGCTTCTACATTAATAGTCTTAAAAGGTGGTTGATCTATCTCATCTTTATTTTCGTCAACTTCTACTTTGAAGTATTTTGCAAGTTTATTTATATTTACCATAATGGCTCCTGGAATATATAACGAAATTGTTATACGATATTTAATATAAAAGAGATATAGGGACTACCTATATCTCTTCTAAATTATTTTTGAGGGTTTTGTTTTGCTTTTCTGACTTTTTCAAGCGCAGCAACAAACGTCTGAATTTTCTTATTAATAATTTCATATAATTCTTCAAGCTTTTCTTTATCTGCAGTCTTGAAATTTAAAGCCATAGCAAATTCAAGCTGACCAGATGTCTTAATTAATTCTTGCTTAATTCGAAGTACTACATTTCGATCTTCAATGCTTAAGGCATAATCTATGAACCCCTGCATACCATTAATAAGACTTTCAGTCATTGCAGCTAGTCTTTTATAATTCTTAAATAGATGAATTCTTTCACTTATATCCTTATTCTTTTCATCTTTTTCTTCTTCATTTTTATGTGGTTCAACATTACCCGAACCACCTGCTGGTGTAGAGCTACCACCGCCACCAGCATCTGGATCAGATCCTTTAGTGTAATCTGGATCATTACCTTCATCACTACCAGCATCTGGGTTGCTATCATCTCCACCTGCATTGGCATCAGGATCGCTTTCAGAATCTTTATCATTACCACCGGCATCAGGATCATTATTTTTATCATCATTGCCAGCATCAGGATCATTATCTGCGTCATCATCGTCTGCACCAGCATCTGGATCATTCGCATCTGCTTCAAGTGCATTAGAAAAAGTACTAGCAAATTCATTACTGAATTTATCTAACTCATTAGCAAAATTTATCGTTTTGGAGTTAAATAATTCCTGAATAGCATCTGAACGATCCATTTCGGACATATTCATAAAGTTGTATAAGAATTCATCATTCATAGTGTACCCTTGCAAAAATAATGTGCAAGAGAATTTCTCTCTTGCACTTTAGTTAAATTACTTAGACATCTTTTCCTTCAGAGCCTTAGCATTGCGGAAAGAAACGCTAGAGCTGGCCTGAATATCGACGTAGGTCTTCTTGATCGGATCATAACCCTTGCGAGCCGGACGATCCTGCTTCTTGAAGACACCGAAACCATCGATACGAACGGTCTTCTTTTCCTTGATATGATCAGTGACAGCATCAAAGACAGCCTTGATAGCGGTGGCAGCTTCAATCTGAGTAATCTTCAAAGTAGAAGCCACTGCACGACGGAGTTCAGTAGCCGGAGAATATTTCTTGGAAGTTTGCTTGTTAGCCATAATTGTATCCTTTGTTTTTGGATGTGAATGAATTTCAATTTAGTGTTTTATTCGTAAATAATGAATTTTATATTATAAATAGAAAATTCTTATTAACGAACATATCAATTGTTCAACCTCAAGGAGATACTCAATGAGTATGTTAACAGAATGGTATGCTCAATACCAGGCTAAAAATCCCGAAGTATTTAATGAGAATTTCATATTTAATAGAGATAAAGAAGAAAATATGAAATCCATCTTAGAATCCATAGCCATGGCTCTAGAATCTATTCCTAACATTAAGTTCACTGGCTGTGAAATTGAAGAGGACGAATCTAAGTTTACGGATTTGCATAAGATTGAAGAATCAAGATTGATCCAAGCAACCTTATCTTTCCATATAGAGTGCGAAGATTCTGCTACAGGTGAAATTGAGAAACAAGATGTATCTATAAAATTGTTATTACCCAAGCTTATAGATAATTTCTATTATAAGTTAAATGGGGTAAGATATTATGCCATTTATCAAATGATTGATAAAGGTACATTCAATATCAATAACGGCTACTCTCTTGGCCTCAAAACTATGTTAATGCCGTTTATGCTAAATCGTAACGACATTGAAATTATCGACCTAGAAGGTGAAGTTCATAAGGGTCGATTAATGGAACTGGATGTTTTTAGAAGAAAAGTAAATATCCTATTATACTTTATATCTGAATGTGGTCTTGAAGAAACATTACAGTTCTTTGGTCATCATGAATCTATTAGATTAAGTGATAGACCTGAATCTGAAGAGGACGAAATAGGTTTTGAACTGCGCAAGAAATTACTTTACTTGCATGTTAAAAAAGAATTCTTAGATGAGGATAATTGGTTTGTATCTTCACTAGTTCATCTCTTTATAAAGAGCAAATGTAGTTCCATAGAAGAAGCATCTCATCCCGACTTCTGGAATTACATCTTAGGTAAAATTTATACACCAAACAAAGACCAGGCAATTAAGAAAGCATATAAGATTCATTGTTCCGTCCGTCGTATTCTAGATAGTTGTACTGTTGAAAATATGGTACATGTTGATCCAAGAGATAAAAAATCTATCTATCATATCTTTAGATGGATGCTAATCTATTTCGATCAGTTATCTAGAGAAGACAATATGGATCTAAAGAATAAGCGCTTAAGACTTTTCGAATATATACTTTACCCGTTAACGAAAAAGCTTTCAACAGAAACGTACAGATGCTTAAATACAAAGAAACTCACAATGAAAACATTGCTGTCTATCTTTAGTAATATTAAGCCAAATCTATGTACAAGACAACTAATTACAAGCGAACTTCTTAGATATGTTAACTGTGTTAATTGCTTAGACTTATTCTCTTCTGCAATGAAAATTACACAGAGTGGGCCTCAAGGTTTATCTAGTACAAACGTACAGACAAGATACAGAGGTCTTCATCCGTCTTATATAGGTAAAGTTGGACTTCATGCAGCATCTGCAGGTGATCCCGGTATGGTACTGACTATGACGCCATTTGCCCAACTCGACGGTCTGTTCTTTGATAAAACGATTCAATATAGAACGGATAAGAACTTACCAGATGATATTCATCTTCTTGAGTTCTAATAAAAATAAAATAGCAGACAACTGCTATTTTATTTTTTCAGCAATATGAATACAATTCATACAATTAGAGTAATGATTAGGAAAGCTCCAGCATGTCCAACATCTATCACAAGACTGCCTTGCTTTTTCTATTTTTCGCATCATTATATTTTTAGGATCATTACGTTCCTTCAAATATGCAGCTTTTCTTCTTTCATATATCTCTTTATTTTCTTCTGAAACAAAAAAGAAATTCCAAGAATCCGGATCTGCTATCCGCACGATATTATTACTATCGTCTGTAGGTTGATGCATACTAATTCCTCAATTTAATTGGATCATATTTCATTGAAAGAGTTTGAATACGAACATCGCCGGAAATTGCGATATATTCAATTATACCGTTATTTAAAACGCCTTTAAAGCATGTATATTTCTTTCTCTGATAAGTAATTACGCATATGCCCATTTTAATAATTCTCAGGAATGATTCTTTTGCACCGTCAATAAAGCTATTAAAATCATCATCTGTATCAAATGTAATTATATGCGTATCATTACTCTGAATATAAATACTACCAGTGTTTATATCATAATTTACCATTAAACCTAAATTCTTACGACTATTATCATCAAGCATATAATTTATATCATCAATAGTACTTCTTAATTTCATAAGATCTACTTTGACTTTATTTACGCTATCTTTAACTTTTAGCTTTAATTTATTATCTTGGTGATAAGATTTAACGGTAATATTATTACCTATGCCATCATTAAGATTAACTTTTAAGTTAAATTGAGATATACCTTTATAATCTGTAATCTTTGTATCACTTTCAGACATAATCGGTTCTATATCATAAGTATTGATACACATAAAATCTGCATCTGCATTTATGTCTGCAAAGCTTACTATTTTATTATAAAGTACAATTAAATCTCCATAGCCATCTAAATTGATAATGTAATTTTTATTATCAAAATTTTCCATAAATGGCATGGTATCTATAAATTTATAGAATCCTTCTTCAAAATCAAAAAATGCATATCTTAGATTTACTTTTCCAAGATTAGTTTGATAAATAATTTTACCTTCCGGCGTTACATTAAATCTTACAATTATGATAGATTTATTATTTACTGCTTTATATTTTATCAAATTAGCTTCTCTTGGAGCATATAATAATGATATACATATATTATCTGCTTCTGTAGATACTTCGCCTTTATTTAATACTTCTACATACTTTAAATAAAGGCGTTTATTACCATTTAAAGGATAAACTTCAGTAATTGGCATATTTCCTTGTGAAAAATATTCCAATACTTTATACATTTTTTTCCAATGGTATCTTAAGAGATATAAGTCATAAGGCTTATAATCTCTTATCCATCCTAATAGTAAGAGTAATTTACGTAGTGTTTTCATATTGCTTTGTTGGTTAGATCAAGATTATGTTAAATACCAAGAATAATTACTTTAGGCTGCAAAAACGAAAATTTCGCATAATAATCTTAAATAATTTTAAATAAATATTTTTAAATAAAAATATTAAAAAATAAATAATAAAAATATATTTAAAAATATAATAATAAAAATTTTTAAACTTAAATATGATAAGAAAAATATTCAAAATTAATAGGATAAATTTATGGCTTCTTCTAAATGTTTTATAGAATTAGATCCCTATATAAAAGCTTCTTTATCTAAACCTGAAAATTTAAAAAAGCTTTTAAATCATATTAGAGATTATTTAGGTAAAAATGCACAATTATTAGCAAAAGCATCAGTGGAAGAAAAACCTGGATTTTCTGTTAATGAAGATCAGCAGATAGTATTTGATTGTATGGGTATTGATAGACCTATGGTACTTGATGTTCTTACTAGAACGACGCAAAATGATGTACATAAAGGTTGGGCAGTATGGCAAGGTGAACAGTACTTGGCTTTTGCAATGTGTATTAGATATTTTGAAAAGACAAAGAACAAGCAAGCATCACAGTTAATGCAGTTATATTTTGACATGCTTTGGTATAATGCATTGCATCGTAAGTACTTTAAGTATCCTCCAAAACATGAAGTAATGGAATATACAATTGCAAATTTATCAAATAAATATGATATTAAGCGTATTGGAAATCTTATAGGTACTTTAAGAAAAATCTCAGATAATAATCATAAAAATGCATTATCAAGATTGTTATCTAATGAAGATGACAAGATATTTGTATATCAACGAGATCTTAGAACACGTCTTAATGGATTTATTAAAGCATTATCTATACAATATTATGCAAACTATGAACAAGGCAATTATCTTAATGTAGATAAAGATAAAAATTCTGATGACGAAGGTAATGAATATTCAGTAGATAGAAAATCAGATTCTGCGGCACTTTACAATGCAGCAGAAAGTTTTAGTTTATGGTTTGTTACTAATAGACTTAATGATCGTTTAGTTAAGATCTGTTCAGGAATTAGTCCTGAAATATCTCCCTTTAAATTCTCATCTGTTTTGAATGGAATTAAAGAAGATACAAAAGGTCGTTTAAAAAATATAGTTATAGGATTACTTGAACAGCTTAGTGATATTCATGGCGATGCTACATTTAGAGCAATACATACGAAAGAGTTTCCTATATTCTGTATCCGTATGTTATCGAAATCTAATTCCAAGAATGAATCTATAAATATGGTAAAGAATAATATAGATAGTTTACTAAATGATTATTGTAGTACATTTAAGACTACAAAAAGAGAAGCAACCAAGATTAATTATAGAAAGGCCTTGATGTCTTATATAGCATTTGGTATTCAGCTTCAAAGAAAATAAATAAAATAAACTAGCTTGAGTTCTCTCAAGCTAGTTTATCAACATAAGTCAAACAAAATGCAAAGGAACAATATCACAAGGAAGACATTGTTATAGGGGAAGGTCCCCTCTTATTGCTAAGAGGGGACGAATTCACCCGCCAACAAAGGAGCCATATGGCTCAATTTTTAGTTATATATAACTAAAAATTTTTTATAATGTTAAATTCTTGACCTAAAAACTTCAAATTGTTTTAATAGGTTGCTTTATGAACGAATTTCTTGATTTTAAAGGCGAAGTCTCGTTATATCGAGATGGAGTTTTAAAATGGACAAGAAGCAATAAGATAACTTATCAAGGTAGAGCTGCTCTTCTTAAAGGATTATCTCATTCTTTGTCTATAAATAAAACTCGTGGTAATAATTTTACGGATAGTATCGATGTAAATTCTTACCTTTGTGGCGTTGCATTTGGTTCCGGTGGTACCATGAATGGTAGCGTTCTTAATTGTAATACATCATATCATGATGTAGGGCTGTATAAGCCTGTTCCAATTAGACAATTAAACGAGACTCAATATCGAAACGAAGATGATACCTATAAAAAAGATTTAAATAATTATATTGCTTTTGCAGATGAAAACGTAAAATATTATATAGATAATAGTCGGCAAATAGATGCAAATATAGATATTCATAAATATCTTTATTTTAAAAAGATTTCTGAGATTACATCTGTAAATTCAATGACAATGAAAGATAGCACAAACAATTTTTCATTTGAATCTTCGTTTATAACTTTTAGTATATCTATAGATCAAAGCGATTTTAAAGTACCTAGTGCAAATGTTACATCTATAAGTGAACTTGGTTTATATCTTGGTACATTAAAATATGATGTAGCTCAGATTGAAAGAGAATCAGAAATTGATCCTGAAATAAAAGAAAAGTTTGATCCAAGACTTAGATGTCAAGACGGTAATGACATGCTTTATCGTCAACAACAGTATGAAGCAAAAAAGCATAATTGCTCATATTTCATTAGTGGATCATTACCGGTAATGTTCTCTCATATAACTTTCCCGGCTGAAGATATACTTGAACCTAAAGATTTGACTTTTAAATACTCAATATTTGTATAAGGTGGATATATGCACGATAGTTTAAAATTCAGAGGTGAAGTCATAGCTCGTAATAAAGCTACAGGTGAGATTCTATTTAAACAGCATAACTGTATTGTTGAAGGCGGTAGACTCATGACCTTAGCTAAAGCTATGGGTCTTGAAAATGGTAAGATGACACAGTTAGGTGCGGCTATAGATAATCCTGAATTAAAAGCTTGGTTTACTGGTATCGATCCTAATTCGGAATCTGAAGAATCTCATAGACAGGGTAACTCTGGTGATTATAGTATAATGTACTATAAAGTAGGTTATGATACTACTGATAATGGTATAAGTCATCCTTTATCTGTAAATACACAAGCAACAGATATATCTGATCTTAGAAATTCTTGGTATGTAGATGAAGTAGATTACTTTACTACAGATGATAAGCAAAAGGATGATATCCCGGAACAGTATTATACTGGTGATGATAGGTATCCTTGGCCTGAAGAAGATGTTATCCAGCCTATTATTAACCAAGCTAAAGATTTTGATACTATATTCTTAAGATATAAGTTGCCATTAAAGATGCCAGATACTAGTATTGATAATGATGATATTCATGATCTTGGTTGGCATAATGTAGACCTTACAGTTCCTTATGTAACGGTAAACGAACTTGGGCTATTTATGTCCTGTAATGCCGAAAAAGATACGGAAAACTGGTTACTATTCTCGCTATTAAAGTTCCCTCCGATTACTCTACAGGCAGAAATGGAAGTAGAGTTCGAATATAGAATATATGGCTAATGTAAGAAAACAATTATCCGAAGATGGGATTAGAACCCTCTTATCGTTAAAGCACGACGATATAACGGCAGATTGGATGCGAGATAACTTTGCAGTTATAGATGGAAAACCTGCAAAATATAATTTTACTGATGAGTTTGATCTTACTGTAGAAGATGCAGAAAAAATATCTTTACCTAAAATAGATAAAGATATTACAACTACTGCAGGACGATTCTTAGTGAATTATTTTTTGCTTGGTTGTGCTGAATATACAAAGTATTATACATTTATTAATGAGCCTTGGAATAAGAAGGTCATAGGTAAAGTTTCTGCAGCAATGTGCGATCTACTTCTAGAGCAGAAAATTACTGGATTAACTTTTGAAGACTTTATTAATAGACAACAGTGGATGGGCTTTGCATTTAACTCATGGCTTAATCCAAGTCTTACTATGGATTTCTATAAAACACATCCAGAAGTCCAAAGACAGCTTGAAGCAGATATTGCAGCAAATAAAGATAAAGTAGATGCTACTGATATTAACACGTGTATTGCAATTACAGATAGAGCTGTTAATAAATTCAAAGAGATAGTTAAAGACTCACCATCTGCTGACTGGCAGACATCGGGTGCAAGTAAGAATGTTCTTGCACCTATGGTTGTATGTCGTGGTTTATATGCAGAATCTAAAGACAAGAACAAATTACATTTTGTTAAATCTAATCTACAAGATGGTATCGAAAAAGATGAGATTCCAGCATACGTAGATATTGGTATTGGCGGTGCTTGTTCCCGTGGTGTTGATACACAACAAGGTGGTTATGTTCGTAAGAAGTTTAATTCTGCATTTGCACATGTTAAGTTAGCCGATCCTGGTACTGATTGTAAGACAAAGTATGGTCTAATGGTCTTAATTACCAAAGAAAGCAAGAGTAGAATTTATCTTAGATATTGTGAATATCAAGGTAAAGAATACTTGCTAGATAATGCCAATCTTAAGCTATTAGAAGGAAAGCTTGTAAAGCTTAGATCGCCAATGTTCTGTACTAGTGATGATATCTGTAATAAATGTGCAGGTGAGTTCTATTATAGAATGGGTAGCCGAAATGTTGGTTTACTTGCCTCATCATTAGCTGGTGCACTACTTAATCTAGCACTTAAGGGTTTCCATGAAGCTACGATTGCCGCAGTGGATATAAACTTAGATAAGTATGCGAGACGTATTAAATAATGGCCCTTTAAAATCATAGAAATTCAGTTACCTCAACTGTAAATTACTAACATGAGAGGTAATATGACAGAACATATGAGATACGGCGAAGGTGTAAGATTCGAACGTCTTAGAAGAATTACTGGATATTTAGTCGGTGATTATTCTTCCCGTTTTAATGATGCTAAACGTGCTGAAGTAGAAGATAGAGTAACGCATGGTTATTAAAATAAAATCCTAGAGGTCAAACCTCTAGGATTTATTTTATTTTTCAAAATGCGATTTATCTGGAAATTTAGCTTTAAGCATTTCTTCAATAGTATTCCAGCATGAATAATTTGCCTTTATTCCGTCATTGAGACATACACAAGGATGGTTCGCATTAATCATATCTTGTATTGTATCAAATGAGATGCTATCTTTTACTAATAAAAAGCCCTTATGATCTATAGGCTTATGTATTGTATTTCCTTTGTATGCAGAAATATAATAAAACATCCATTCATTAATATTCTTGGATGCTCTAAACTTAGACATACTCATAGTGCTAAGAATAGTACGACCATAATTTTTCCATACTTCATCCCAGTCAGATTTTAAGTATGGTTGAGCTAAATGCCAGTCGGCATATTTAATCATCTTTCCAGAATTTACATACTTATTAAAATGCTTTACAGAGTTATACCTAATATGACTCCAAAGATCATTAGTACGAATTTTATAATCCTCATTTAGTATCTGGATGAAATTTACGGCTTTATTTCCAATAAAGTATCTATCTTCTGTATTAGGAATAGTAAATAGCATATCATCATTATTTACGATAAAATGATCAGATAAACCTGGAATTTTATTTACAAGTGGTATAATTACACCTGAATTAAATGTGGGCAACAAATTCTTAGGTATATAATCTTTATGATATACAATATTTAATTTTTCTGCCCGAGGATCTAACCATTCAGGAATCTGTGTCTTAAATGCTAAAACTAGATGTATTTTATTTATCCAAGGAAGATTCTTTTCTATGCTCCGCAGCTGATACTTAAGTGTATTCGTCTCTCTAAACCTTGCACTTCGTTTTGGATTTGTCCTATATAGACTATGATAATATAACCAATGTGGATCATTACTATTTACATACGGAAGAACTATATCAATAGGTGTCATAATAAGCCTTTTCTTTAAGTTTACAATATAATGTATATATTGTTATATTAAGAAATGACCCATTAAAGGAGTTAAATAATGGCTGAAGAACCATTAAAAAAGTACAATTATTCTATTATCGTAAACCATGGTGATACGAATAAATTCGGATGTAGCCGGAGATGCGAATACTGCAACTGGCAGCGTCTTAGAAACTTTGGAAAATCCTTGCCAGATATCACTAATCAAAATTTTGATGATGCCAAGGGTTATATAACAATATCTGGAGGTGGCGATCCATTATGGAGTGGAAATCAAAGGTCTGTAATGGATTATATACCATTTCTAGTTACACAAATCATAGCTAAAGGACACAAGCCAAGAATTATTACAAGGGAAGTGTCCAACTTTAAAGCTGTAACTGAAGAAACACATGCAAATATTTACTTATCATTATCCTATGATGAGATTGTTATAAAAGAAATTCTTGCTAATCATGAATTATCTAATTTTATAATAGGTTTAGCAAAAAAGCAACTTATAGAAATGACTATAGTTGCCGGTGCAGAACTTGATCTGCGTCAGATAGGTTTGCCAATATTTGAAATTTGCAAATTACAAGACACATTAGGAATTAAATTCCCTATAACCATCCGTGAAAATCTTAGAAGCATAAAGTATCTTAAGAAAGATTATATACATAAAGTATTAGAGCATATTCGAAAGAATATTTTAAACTATGAGCCAGATATTAGATGGCTTCCAGCTAAAGTGTGTTTAGATGATAATATCTATATTATTGCACCACACAAATGTTTTGGCTATCATGTAAAACTTTATGGCAACGAGATTACTCCTAATTACGTTGAAGCGTTTAATCTGTTAAGTAATAATCAGCACTATATGGTATTTGGTAGTGTCGCTAGATATATTGCAACATATCAGTACTTGCAAAATTGCGAGCTAAAGATACCTATATACATGCCAGAGTATCATGATATCGATGTATTTGTTGAAGAAGGTTATTTAAATAATCTTATAGAAAAACTTAGTGCATTGGGATTTACTAGAAATAAGCGTATATCTGAACATAAAATACGTATTTATCATCCTCTTGATACTGCATTTTCTATTGATATAAATCTTGTTCAGAATATAGATATTGCAAAAGTTATAGTTTCAGAAGCGCTATACAATATAAATCGTATAGGCATTCTTAATGGAGATCTACTAATATTTAAAGGATTTGATTACACAGATCTTCTAACATTTAAGGCTAGAGAATTACCACATAGATGGGATTATTTAAACTTCAATCGTAGAGATAAGAGTGAAGAAAAGATGTTCACAAAATTATCAACACGTGGTTGGAAAATATATCGTATGTCCATTTTCGGCAGAATTCTCCAAGCATATTATAAAATACAAGCACATGTAAAAAGATATTTCCAGAAAAGGAAAAATAAAAATGGAAAATGACTTTGAAGAAATGTACTTTGTAATCTTAGATCATGAAACAAGTAAAGTAGTTTTTAAGAAAATACCTATTCCTAAAAACTGTCCAGACGTAGAAGACTATTTGGATAGAAATCATATAGCTAAGCGAACTGAATGTAGCTTTATGTGTTCGCCAAATCCTATTGACATTGTTTATGAGTAAATAAAAAATAAGTAAGCCAGATGGCTTACTTATTTTTTTTTTTTAATCTAAGAATCTCCATGCGTCAATAGCGGCTTTACAGTCATTGCAACATTTCATCAATTTAAGTGTAGCATGATCAATTCTATGCAGATCTCTTTCTTCGATTTCTTCAAGATAACATGTACCTTTTTTTAAATCGGCATGCCATATCTTTTTTACTTCATTTGTAATAGGTTGTGATGCTGGACATTCCGTTTGATGTCCTGCAGGATTAATATACGCAATATTCTCAAATCCATGAGTGGCATGATCTGGATTTTCTTTATTATAACCTATTACATGATATTTTATATTATTTGCAAGACAGTATTCTTCCTTAATGTCTCTTTCCAACTTATCTACTATAAGTATTTCATCATAATATTTTGGAAAATTATTATATTGATGGTATGCTGCTACTCGTTTTACATTTTCATAAGACTTTATAGGAAGCATACCATTAGTTTTTATTAACACTGTATATGCATGTCTAGATAGCCATTGGCAAAGCTCATCTATTCCTTTGTATAATGCGGGTTCACCACCTGTAAGCTCTATAACCCATGAAATATCTATATTTCTTTCTATAAATGGAATTAATTCCGAATTATTTAAAGGAAATTTAGGTGGAGCCGAATTCCTCCATTGCTTCATAGGGCAATGCTCACAAGCTAAATTGCATTTATTCGTTAATGCAATCTGTAAAAAGTTTTTATGCATAGATATTACTGATATGAAGAACCTTGAGGTAATATGACACACTGCTTACCAAATATGCGTAAAGTATATCTATGTTCAATACCTTGATCAGGAAGATTTATCGTTGAATTTAAATCAGGTAGAACTACTTTCCACATATCTGTTAACTCTTGGGTATTATCTACATTTCTAAAGTTTACAGTCATCGTTTTATTAGAGCTTACGGTATTTTTACCTATTAAAGTAAGCCTAATATCAAGATTATAAGCTTCACGGGCTTCTAAATTTGGTAAGCATACTTTAAGATAACAGTATCTTACTGACGCTGAATTATTAATTTCTACAGCTATATCTTGAGTAGCATTATTAGTAATATTTTTAAGTACTAATGAAACATCACCAGATGTACCAACTACTTCGGCAGATATATCAAATGCCTTTATATATGGAATTATTTTTTTCCATTTAGGTTCAACGTCAGTTTCGCCTACATTAGTTGGAACTAAAGTTAATATGTGATATTTATTCTCAGACGCCGTATATGTAGGATACTTGTCCATCCATTGTATTTGTGATAAAGAATTGGTACGTTGTAATACCTTACCTACTGTGGATGCTGCATTAGAAACATTTGGATTAAGATCTTCAGGGATAGGAGCCAATATTCCTAATATGCTATTATCTTGGCTGCATGTTAAATAATGAAAAGACCCATCGCCTAAATATTCAAAATCAAGTGATGGTATATCATGTACTGATCCTCGATATTGATGATGTTTTAAGATGGGCATATCAATATCTTCCCATTCAGTATGATCTGATCCAGTTACTATATTTCCATTATTATCTAGCTCTATCTTTTTAATGGTCTGCTTTGCATGATTTGTTGTTATGGTAGCATTATTAATGGATGAACTACCGGAATTCTTTTTTCCTGCCAAAGCAGTAGATATCTTAGACTTTATACTACTAAGAATTGAGTATAAACTTCCAACGTTTAAAATATGATAATCTGTTTTTGCCATAAATATACCTTATAAATTATTAAAAAGTGCAGTGCATGCATCAATATCATTACTATCAACGAGCTGTAATGATAATGTCTTAGCAACAGTGTGAGACGAAGATGATTCAGTAAGTGATAATCCATTATTCGTACTTGCTAAGGAGACAGTTTCTAAATTACTGTGGATTGTGTAATTAGTATGACCATCGGCTGCAGTAGAAGATGACAAATCAATATTGTCACCTTGAGTAATAGTACTTTTTGCAGCGGTAACCTTGCTATCTACTTCAGATTTGACGTAATAGTTACTTAAATCAATCTTACCGCCAAAATCATTCCATCTATATACCGGACTGTCATCTGTACCAGTATTAACACAACCAACGTCTTCTTCTGGACTTACTTCTATAGAGTAACTTGCACCAGCAGAATCTGTTAAATTGATAGTAGTCTTTTCAGTAAGACCTATCACATTATAGACTTCACCAAGTCTATTTGTGCTGGGAGCTAGAGCTTCAAGTTGAGATCTAGTAATATTACCCTTTGGTTTATAGACAGAATGTATTGCAGCCTCAATAGCATCATTACGATTATTTACTTCTGTATTAATTGCAGTTTCAATAGCCGTATTACGATTATTTACTTCTGTGTTAATTGCAGTTTCAATAGCTGTATTACGATTAGTAACTTCTGTATTAATTGCATTTGTAATAGCATCGGCTAAGGCACTTTCAGCACCCATTGCTCTATCTTTTTCTGTTTCTATCAGTCCTTCTAAACGAGTATCTTCATTTGTTCTATTTGTTATTTCTATAGTTAAAGAAGACTGTAATGCTGTATCGGCTGATTTTCTAGCAGTTGTTTCTGCTGTGTCTGCTGATTCTCTAGCTATACGTTCATTATTAATATCTGTATTAATCTTGTCAATAATATTCTTCCATGGGAATGTATTATCAACAAAACGCTGTTGCCACCCATCCGGTGTATATGTGGTTTTGTAATCACTAATATTTACAAAACGTTCAAAGTACTTATTCGTACTTGTAGAAGAAATAGGATCTGTACTTACCTGCGAATCAACTAAAACATCCTTGAGCCATATAGTACCTGTACCATTAATTCTACCAGTACCAGATATTTTACAATATGCATAGAAAGCATTATTTCCTATTGTAAGTGTCTTGCCGTTAAAATCAAGTACAGAGCTTATGCCTAGAATATCTTTATTACCGCTAATGGTAATATTTTCTTCTAGTCTAATATCTTTTGCCAAGAATATTGTACGTATACTTACATCAGATAATGCCTTGCTTAGTTCACTATATTCTAGGATTACAGCGTCTGCTACCTTTTCAATGAAGTCATAGGCTGGTAAGATAACATTCTTACCATTTTCTTCACCTTCTTTGATATTTATACCAACTATATATGAGTTAGTATAATCTGGGTAATTATCATCTTTAGTCCATTTCTTAAGATTCTGACCTTTATTTTCATTTATCTTTCGTATAGATGCATCAGAAATCTTCGTTAAACTTTCTGGATATACTGCCATATAATACCTTTAAATAAAAAATTTATACCAAATTGGAAGTTCCAATTTGGTATATTTCTATTATCTAATAACATCTTCAACTTTACGTTCTCTTGTCAAAGCTGGCATATCTGCATGTTCATCTGGATGCTCTGCAAGTAGTACTGATTTAGGATCTGCTTCTTCAACAAGAACATCACTAACAAAACGCCTATGAATGTCTTGAATCCTAATAGGACATGATTCACCACTATAAACTGATTTATAAAATGCCATATAAATACCGTTGTTAAATTCATTTAAAAGTTATCTTTATATTAAATAATGCAACTTAATGTAGGATTTGAATTATATATTAAGAAATGCAATAACATGAGGCAACAACTTATGAAATCTGAAGAATTGCAAGATGAACTTGTCATGTGGTATCCTACGAAAGTGGGTTGCTCACAAGATGAACGTGATAAGGACTACTCAACTCTTGTGGAAGAGATTACTAAATTTCCACGTGTTGCAGTTGTCAATATAATTAATAATTCTGATGGAACATTCCACACTATTGGCTTTGTACCTCTTAAGAGAGATGATAATTTTTCAGAAGAAGATATTATCACTGGAATAGAAGATTATGCATGTCTCTATAGCGAAGATGACAGTTGTTACGATCCGGCAGAAATCTTTGATCATGAAGATTACAGCATAGAATTCTATAATACAGAAGCAGAATCTGAACTTCAGAAAGTATTAGATTACCTCGATTGTATATTTGCATCTGAAAATTTCGAGGTAACTATTAGCGGTACTGAAGATGAAACGGAAGAAGGATTCTGCGATACAATCAAGGAAATGAATTCGTCGTTATATTTGGCTCTTGCGGATGATCCGGATAGTGAATTAGTAATTATCGCTGCCGAAGATATTACGGAGTTTGAAAATAAAACTATAGATCATCTTCCTATTCTATTTAGTGATGTCTTCAAAAATGTTAAATTTGCAGAAATTGGCAGTCTCAAGACTGATAAAGATGTCGTAGAAAATACGCCATATGCAAGTGAAGATTTTATTCTTGAAGATGTGCTTAGAAATAAATTTGGTGATGATTGGTATGATGAAAAATCTGGAGAAAATTCTAATGCCGATGAAGGTCCTAGCTACGGTGAAGAAGAATCTTCAGATAATGATGAATACCCACCTGAACCAGATGAAGTACCTGAAGAAGAAAGACCAGTAGAACATCTAGTAATTACTACCGATGCCTATAAAGCCGGTAAAAATATTCAGACAGAAAATAAGAAAGAAGTTATTATAAATGTTCCTAAAATCACACACACTCAAAACCAAAAGGATATGAAAATGAACTTGTTTGGAAAGTTGAATTTCAAGCCGGTTACGGCAGCCGTTACCTTCGATGGTCTTCTCGCCATCGATGTGAACACCAATGAAGCCGAAGCTACTCAGTACAAGGCTGTGAATGCCAACGATGAACTCGTTGACGTTCTTGACGAAACGATCGCCATGGAACTTCCTCTGTTGATGCCCGTCATGGGTCAGGCTCCGGAAGTTGGCGACTATGTCCAGCAGGGTGGCGTTTGGTACAAGATCTTGGACGACAAGACCGCTCTCAACATGGTTAACGGTACTACCGCTGGCCTGAAGATGACGTTCACTCAGTTCTTCAAGAGCTCTGTCTTCTACCGTGCCATGATCAATCCGTCCAACATGATGAGCAATGGTCTCATGATGGCTATGCTCATGAATGGTGACGGTGCCAATGGCAATTTCGACATGAAGTCGCTCATGATGCTGTCCATGATGAATGGCCAGAACGGTGATTTCATGAAGAATCCCATGTTCCTGATGTTCCTGCTTGGCGATCAGAAGGAAGGTGGCTTCGACATGAAGACGCTCGCAATGATGTCCATGTTCAATGGTGGTGCAAACCCCTTTGCTAACATGTTTGGCAATGTTGCTTCTGCAGAAAAGGCTGCTCCGGCTGCAGCTGCTCCGGCTCGTCCGAATCGCCGCAAGTAGTCGAAAAGTCTAGTCTGGGTTAACTAGAGATAGACCATAATAAAGACGGATATCTGCAAGGATATCCGTTTTTATTTTTTTTTTTATTTAAGTAAGCAATCAATAATTTCCCTATATGGATTATTAATAAATGAGAAAGATTGATTATTAATAATAATACGATCTGGGAAAATTTCCACTTGCTTATTAAATAATTTTGATATAGCTTCAAAGAATATATACGGGATTATATTCAAATTTATAGAAAGAGTATTATTTTCTATATCATCTATAACCTTCATAAATACTGCATGACTAAAATCATCTATCTTAGATTGGAATCTTTCATCTTCATCATAGATAGAAAATTCAGCATAAAAGTTTTTAAAAGGTGATATAGCTAAGCAAGAAGTATTTCCTGGTAGCTTTACTATTACTCGATCCTTATTAAATGGATTTATTCCTTCAGGGTCATAGATTTTTACTACTACACCTTTATCTTGTAAGGCTTCAAGTATTTTTTGATTTAATTCAGATATATTCATATTTGTTCCTTTGCATTTTGAATATTATATATCCTTAGTTTCATTAGATGTACTAGAAACCATTACAGGGCCACCTACAACGCTTATAACTACATCCTTCTTATATAATGGATACTTACTTACTTCTTCAGAAGTAGGTGTTATTACTCTACAGAAAAGTTGTTCTTTAAAGGATAAACTATTCTCGTAATTTCCATATCCACCATCTTGAGGAACATTGTCAAAACGCTTATCGGTGTCGATTACTAGCATTCCATTGTTATCTAGATAGGATTTCTGATTTGCAATCTTAGTTATAGAAACTTGTACTTCATCAAGTACTCGTTCATGAGTAGTATTGGCAAGATTTAATCCTATACGATCTGTGTCAAAATATGGTTGTGATATTTTTTTACTGGGATCGTGCAACCATGGATATTTACCAGTAAAGATATATTCGCCTAATATTTTCTTACGGTGAATATCGCCAGTAAATATATCATGCATTTGTATAGTAGATTGGCCTTTATTTGTAAGATCATAAACTGTACCACTACTATGTAACTGTACCGTATAAGATTTTAGGTAATCTAATAACTTTACTGCATATATGATGATATAATCTTGTAAGAATGCTTTGAAGTTTACATCTTCTGTTAATTTAGTTTTCTTTCCATTAGGGGGAGGACTATAAACATATACATCTGATAGAGTATACATTATATCATCATATAGATTCATTAGTAGATCCATTCTAGTTTTCTTATCACCTAGAATTGCATCTGCAATTTTATTATATGCCTTAGGATGATTCAATATGAGATATTCCTCTATAGACATATTCTCATAATAACCATATCTATTTGAAAATTCATTTCTAGATTCAAATAGTGCTTCTTCATTCTTTATTAGAAGGGCGTGTTCAATTATAGTCTTTAGCCAAGGTACATGCTTAAACTTATCGACTTCAATATTATTATCTTTAAGCCATGAATATAATATTTCTGCATATGAATCTTCATGACCAGTTGGCGAGACTAATGACCTATTTTCATAGTACCTATTTATTTTTGATATCAGCGATGATAGTAGAGCATCGGCAGGAAATTCTTCAGAGTTTTCTGGGATATCTATTCCGGTAATATCATCATCATCGTAAGATACTGCCATTAAAGCATTATTTAAGCCCTTGAGTACCTCAAAGTTATCTTTAAAATGTTGAGCAAATCCATAGTACAAGAAGTTATTATTACTTTTTGTACTCTTTAAAGATGAGTCAAATTCATAATCCTCTTTCTGCCAATAATTATAATTATTTTTATTGTATACGTCTAAAGTAAGGCTCTTGTACTTATTATTTTCTTTATATACATTATTTAAGTCATATAAGTACGTAGCTAATACAGTAGATATATTCTTTGCATTTGGAGGAATATCATCGGATATATTGGTATCGATATTCATCTTTGTAAGATATAATGCACAGGCAAATAATCCGAATAAATCAAGTGAAGGATCTTTTAATGAATTTGATCTTATTGGGAAACTATTTTTTGTTTCGTGAAGCATGCTAAAGAATAATAGAAGACCTTGGACATCAGGAATATTAGCTATTTCAGTATTTATAGCTATATATTTAGATTCAATGTAAGATCTATCTCCTATTTTATCTTTAACTACATCGGCATCATAAGACTGATTCCAATATGCATCTTTACTAGTTATATCTTCGAAAGGTATCTTTATGATATCTTCGGCAGGAGTTTCCCCTAGATATTTTTCTACATCATATACATCATATGGAACTTTTACAAAGTAAAGATTTGCACTTTCTTTATGTTCTTTATACTCTTCATAAGACATTGTACCATTATTAAACGCTTCTTTCTCAGATTCACTAAATCCTAGATCACGGCACAAATAGTATTTGTATATTTTAGCAATATTATTATTAAAAATGTCTTCTGTTATGATTTTATATACATTATCTGTACCCTTATTCTTAATAAGAGCACGAATATTACGTAATACTCTTAACTGGAATTCCAGTGGAAGATCATTTAGGAATGTAATACCGAAACTGTATAGTGCATTTCTTATATCATACTGATCAAGTAGATCGTAGCTAAATTGTTTTTGTAATTCAGTATCTAAATATGAGAATATTGTCATTAATGTAATAAACAGGCAGTTAAATTTACGATGCATATCATCATACATTGATGCCTGGTTTTCCATTACACTTGCAAACCATTCTCTATTTTCAGTATAGAGATCTAAGAAAACTTCTGCGTTTACATCTTCCGGTAAATAATTCTCATCATAGTCAAGAATAGAATAATCTTTAGCATTTCTAGTGGTCATTATATCTAGGCCATAGTAACAATATAATCCACGATAATATGCATTAAGCTCAAAGATATTCCCCATATATGGTGGATCAACCATCTGCTTATTCTTATTATGAACCGATCCTCTAACTTCTTTAAACCGCGACTCACTATCTGCTACATATTTAGTATTAAGCTCATATGCGTCAATAAAGAATTGCTGACCATCGGGCATTAAGTTATATTCATTAAGATCTTCAGGAAAACCTTTCCTATCGTATTTATAGATATATGGTAAAGAATCATTTCTGCAGGATATATAATAGTTACTAAGTTCTACTGACTCTGGAGTTTCATAGCTATTGGCTAGATTCTGATTTTTAAATAAAAAGGTTTTCGCCCAGTTTATTAGATCTTTAAGCTTTTTAGCTTGTCTTTCTTCATATACGGCTCTTGACATATGTAATATTCCATATTAAAATTTAACAATAGTAAGTTTAAGCTTAGAAATTTTGTAAAAAAAAAAATAATGGCATATAGCCATTATTTTAATATTAAGAAATACTATGCGCCGTATCAAACATGCTTTGTAGAATAGAACGATACAACTCATAAGGAACAAGTTCGCCTTTATTTAAGTAATCAAGTATATTAGAATCTACTTTAAATGGAGTATATTCTGTAGTAAATTCATTACCTCTTCTTAAGAATACAGGAAGATTTACATCTATACCATTTGGACAATCGCTTTTATCAAAAGTTTCGATCTTTAGCAATTCTTTATATGCAACTAATAAGTATATATGTGGACGACCAATTTCTTGATCAATACCATATTTTTCAAGATACTTCTTTACCGGCATATAGAATTCTCTTTCTATGGTATATACATAATCTTTAAGAGAATGCATATCAAATTTCTTAGCAATATAAAGAAGATACATCTTATTAAATAAGATATGATTAGAATCTTTATATCTTCGACCATATCTACAATCAGCTGCATTATTATACTGAACTTCACTTAGCATAGTATTACCATATGCATAAGATGCTATTAATAATGCTAATGATGCATTTGAATATATCGCATAATCTGTATCTGTAATATCTTTTACATAGCTATAATTAAATGCTTTATAGTATTCATTATCTTTTGGCATGTCAACTTTTATATCATCTCTTTTGGGTGGATTGATGATATTATGCTTCTTTAATGAATTTAATGCCGTATCTAAGATACTTTTTCCTAGTATTGCTGTTATTAAATATGGATCAGAACCATATTGCTTTCTAAATGGCTCAGCTCCAAAAAGGTTGTCTAAGTTTACCATTGTTTTCCTAACGGTTTAAGAGTATGTCTTCAAAATAATTTATATCGTCTCTAGATAAACATTCTGTAATAGTAATAAACTTAGCTGCACGAGTTATAGCGGTATAGTGCATTTGTCTAAGTTCATTTGGATGTGAAAAACACTGAATATATAAGACATTATCCCATTCACTACCTTGACTTTTATGAACAGTACATGCATAACCAAAGTCAAAATAATCAATTTCTGAACGGGCTTTATTATGAAATTTTTCTACAGCTTCAGAGAAGGTTCCTGGTGGATAGAATGGCACCATAGATGCTATAATATCTTTTACAGTATATCCAGCTTCAGTATCAAAATCGAATGTAAAAGTACCTTTTAATTTATCAATATTCTTAACTTCTCTGACGTAGCCTTGTAAACCATTGACGAGCTTGTGCTCATAATTATTTCTAGTACACATCAACTTATCACCTACAACTGGAATATTACCACTAAAACCATTTATAAATCTACATGATTGGTTTAGGATATCTCTAAGGTGATTTGTACTACATAAAATCTGATCAGAATTTCTATAAAACTCTGGAAAGTTCTCGATTACATCTGTAGGACTTACTACTGCAATTTCTGTAGAGTCGGCATATTTGCGAATGATATTGTCCAATTTAACTCTTGGTGCTGGATCATCAATAATATCAGATGCTAGAGATATGATTGGGCTATCTCCACCTTGTCTATGGATTTTTTCCAAGACAAAATCCGGATTTGTAATTCTACTATTAGAACCTTTAACTGGTGGAAGCTGATGATGGTCTCCTATATACAATACTGGAATCTCAAATGATTCCAAGTCTGTAATCTGTTCATCATTAATTAAGCTTGCTTCATCACAGACTATAAGTTTAATTCCAGCAAGTTCTTCAAAACTGCGTTTTATAAATGTTACTTCAGTCTTAGGCATTCGTGTACTAGCAATTGTACGCCTAGCTTCAATATCATTTGTAAAAATATCTTGAGCATCCTCTCCAGCATCAATTCGATTTGAGATTTCATTTATTGAAATTCTATTTGAATTGAAAATTGAAAACTTTGGTTTCTTAGCTTCTCTTTGACGTTCTTCAGCTTCTTCTTTTGGTATATAGATCAACTTGTGCATAGTAACGGCATCTAATATGCCTTTCTTACGCATGACCATTGAAGCTTTTCCAGTTGGAGCTATGAATGCTACTTCACCGTCTATAGCTAGATTTTCAACCGCCATCTTTACTATCGACGATTTTCCTGTACCTGCTCTTCCAGCTAATACGAAATATTTCTTAGGTAATAATGAATACCATTTACAAATTTCTGAAATGGCTTCTTCTTGGATTGGGTCTAGTTTGAACATAATCTCCTTTAGATTACTTAATTTAATATAATAATACCTATACATTATATTGACAATAAATAAAGGACATTAATTATGTACTTAGATTATCTAAAAATTAATCAGGAAAGAGTTTCTTATTCTGATTTTATGCTCGCTTGCATTGAAAGTACTAATGAACTTAATACAGAATTATTTAATATCCAAAAAAGATTTATTATGGCTACAGAAGGAGCTTCTGAAGTTCTTAGTGCTGTAATTGAAAAAATTAAAGCTTTCTTTAGAGCTGTTGGTAAGTTCCTCAAGTCTATTGCTTCAAAACTTAGTGCATTTATTAATTTCATAATTGATAAAGTAAGAAATATATTCTTAAAAATTAAAAATGGAGTTTCTGCCGCTAAAGAAGATGTTAAGGATAAAGATAAATTTTATATAGATATTCGTAATGCAGTAACTGGTATTTGTTTTAAAAGCAGCTTAACCCCTCCGTCTTTTATATTTTCAATGATTAATTCTGCTAAAGATGAAGAAGATTTTGAATCTTATCATAAGTCGTTTGAAAAAGAAATGACTGAATATACACAATATGCAAGTAATATTAAAAATATTATTAAAAATGGCATAACTGTTATTCAAAATGCAGTCTTAGACAATGTAAAAAGCTGTGAACGATCAGTTAATAGTAGTCTTGAGAATATGCAGAAAATTGTTAATAGAGTAGAAAAAGATTTAGATTATTTTGATAAAGATGAAACAGTTGCAGACTTAGTTAAATATCATGAAGATGATCAGGAATGGATGAAAGAATATGTTTCATTAGTTAAAGAATATAAGCGTACGACATCTTTATATATGGGAATAACATCTTTTATTTCTAAAACCATGTATAGCCTTATCATAAATGGTTTAAGAAAATACAGTACCAGAGATGAAGCTATAGCTGCAAAAAATACGCTTGTAGAAAATCTCATATCGGGCATTGACGCTCTTAATTTTGAAGATAAAAAATAGTTAATCTTTATAATAGAAATACCTTCATGGTATTTCTATTATTTTTATACAGTCCAACATTTCAATGTATTTAGAAATGAAGGAAAGAGTATGAGTACCAATTATTCTCTTATTTTAGGCAGTCATGATCTTAACGGAAAAATGAAGGCTATTGTGCTATCTAATGAAGATCCAAAGAATCTAGGCCGTGTTGGAGTATATATTCCTCGTGTTATGGGATTAATTCCCAATGGTACTTCTGCTGAAGAAGATACTGATATAATAGAAAAAAGTATAGAATCCAAATATACTGAAGACATGGATTTAAAGGGTAAAGGTTCTTTAGATAAGGTAAACTTTATCTGGGCTAGACCTTTTATGTATGGGTATAATAATGATGGCGTATCTGGTGGCGAATGGAAAATACCTCCAGTTGGTGCCCGTGTTATTGTGGAATTCATAGATGCTAATCCTCAAGAATTGTATTACTTTCCATTTGCTCCATATGATGAAGATACTGGATTTGAATTTGATCCATATGAAACTGAAGGCACTGGTACTGTTAGCATCGAAGTCTTGTATAAAAGTTTAAAGCGTAATATTGTATTATTTGATTCCACAGATGATAAGGATATCTTTGTTATAAAGATGAAATCAGGGATGACTTTCCAGTTAGATGCAAAGAATAATACAATAGAATTTTATACTAATGATAAAGAAACGCACATTACTGTAGATGGTGGTGATGTTACTGTAGAAAATAAAGGTAATACAGTAGTGAATACTAAAGGTAATGTAGACATAAATGCTGAAGGAAATATTAATGCAGTTGCATCAGGAAATGCTACAGTAAAGGGTAAGAGCGTAGAAGTTATAGGTACTACTGATATTACACTTAAAAGTCCAGATGGTAGTTTATGGCATCCTAACTCTATGACAGTTTGTCCATTTATTAATGTAACACATTGTCTTCTAACTTCTATTAAAGGTGGTACAGCGTTATGATGACTCCAGCTGAAAAATTCGTTTCCATGTTAGAAACGAATATGGCTGATTATATGGATACACTAAAGGATGATGATGGTAAATATACAGCTACTGCAGATACTACAAAGCTGCAGAATATCTTTAATAGTACATTAAAAGATTTTCTTGAGACTTATCTTCAAGTAGATATTATATGGGTGGGGGCCTCAACAACAGTGCCAGTTACTCCCGATCCATTTGTAGGTGATATTGGATATACCATAACATTTTCATCCATGAATGTATTACCATTATCACCACCGGTACCCATTCCTCCAGATCCTGCTGTTGCTGAGATGACATTTGATAAATGGATAAGTGTTCAGCTTAAGACCGGTATGGTGCAAATACCTACTGAAAAATTGTTTCAAGTTACGCCTTTAATGCTTAATCCTGCTGGACAAATTGTTACAGCATTTTCTACAATAGCTAATGGCCAACCTCCAAAGGACAATGAAGAAAGCAGAGCCATGACTAAGAAGGCATACAAGCAAGTATTTGATAGTCTAACGATGGTGATGTTTAATCCTATTCCTTCTGCTGGAATTCATAATACTATATACTCTGGCACAATGAGTATGTCAAATTTATATTTTAAACCTATTACTGAAACTTCAGAGACACACCCAGAGACAATATATACAGTTACACCAAATCATGAAATAAAATTCTTGAATGCAGATACTAAAGCACCTTCAGAAATGATAGATGTTTTTAATAAAGAATATGGTTATAAAACTGAAGAATTAGCTTTAACTGCCGCTAATGAAGCTACAAGAACACCTTATGCATATAAAGAATCAACCATAGAAGAAGAATCTACGAAGATACCTCGTGAAATGTATATAGACGAATATTCAGGTGATCCAGATTTTAATCCAGATGTACCAGAAGATCAGCCTGTAACTGTAAAAAGATATTTTGTTACTAGCATATCTGCAACATCTACAATGCCAAAACTTTATGTACTCAGAACTTTAACATCAGAAGGATATAATGTATCTGAAGGCAGTAAGTGCAAAGTACAAATAGTATTCCAAGAAGAAAGTGAAAATACTAAATGGGATACATATTACAAAATAGTTGACGTAAAATTAGATGATACTTCAATTACTGGCGATTCAGATCTAATTTATGAGACTGGTGAAATTACTTCTAATTGTAATCTTACAGTATATCTAGAAACAAAATAGGTAAATTATGTCCGAGACCTCTCCATTTAGAATAATGAATTATGTGGATGTAATTCCACCTAATATGCTAGATAAAGGTTTTATCATGGCACCATTTTCAGCTATGGTATATCAGCCTAAAAGATTTAGATATCCAATCTTACTTAAGAAAAATAATAAGTATATGTGGAATCTAATAATGGACTATTATTATAATGATCTTAGAAGATTGGAAGTTCCATTTCACTATTGTATAGAAAAAGTAGTGAATGAATGGGATATTCATGTAGGCATGGCAGCATGCAATAGATCCTGGTGGATTAAAGAATTGTGTAATCTTAATCTTTTGCCGCATGAATTTATAAATTGTAAACTAATATGCTTCTGTGATGACTTTTATTATGATATACCTGACGAACGTATGTATAGACGTTTATGGAACAATATTTTTTCATCATGGATGAGAACAACTGGAAAAGACCAGAGATTCATACATTATATTGATGAAATCTTAGATTGGGATTTGTATCATGAGCTATATAGAACTAAAAAAGTTCCATATTTGATTAATCGTGGTACATTCTTTAATCGTCATATTTTTGATCAGACTAGAGTGTTCTATAGAAAGTATTAAGGTATATTATGATTAATATTAGGGATTCAAGTTTAAGTATAACTATTGGCGAAAATATCATTGATAGTAAAAATAATGATGCTACTATTAGTCGTGAGACATCAAAATATAATTTTGGAGAAATTATATTTGATAATCCATCAATAATTCCTAGACAATTTTGGGATCTATTTGAAAGTACAAAGACACAACAGGAAGTACCTCCAGAAATGAAATATAACCCAGAATCATTTGCTAGAAAGTTTTATAATACTGCTGACTTATGGTGGTTTGTATTACTATCAAATAATATGACTACACATAGAGAATTTAAAAATGATTGGGCTTATGCATGTGATAGTAAAACAGTAGATATACTTAAAGATTTACTAGAAGCTACATCTGTAGCAATAAATAAGACTATAAAATTAGAAGATCTTACACTTTATCCAATCAAAGTGTAAATAAAATACCTATGAGAGAACTTCTCTCATAGGTATCTTTATATTAGTCATTAGCAGTAGACCAAAGATCATTATATGTATCAGGATTAAAGTCTTCGTACTTCACTTCTTTAGGTGGAACCATCTGATAGAAAGATTCCAAAGCCTTTACAGATTCAGCACTAAGTTCTTCAACATCCTTTACATTAGATTCCTTAAATGCTTCATATTTAGTATTGAAGTTAGGAACAATTCTTGCATTAAACTTAAGAATCTGATACTTCTTACCTTTATCTTCAGCAATAGCATTAAACTCTTCAGGTTCAAGTTTAGACTTAGCAAATAATGCTTCAGATTCTGCCTTAAGCAATTCAATATTATTATGCAGAATATTAGTAGCATCCGTAATACATTCCTTAATCATATTATTAATGAAATCGGAAGTACCACCAATATTATTGTAGAAATCAACTCCACCATCAACAACTGCCTTAACACCATCGCTGAATGCATATCTACGAATATACTTTGCAGCTATAGTAGTAGCCGTAACAAGGTCAGAGCTACAGCCAACTGTACGGTAATCTTTACCAAAGACAATTTCTTCAGCAACCATACCGGCAACTGCAACTGTAATAAAGTTCTTCATAGTCACACGAGTGTGTCTAATCTGATGAGTATTAATATAACCGGCTGCAACATAACTATCTGCAATCACAGAAACGATTGCTGCAGGGACAGCATTAAATAACTCAGCATAGACAATAGCATGACCTGATTCATGAACAGATGTACATCTACGTTCATCTTCATCACGTGCCATACGAAGCATAGCTTCATCAACTGGACCAATACTAAAGAATTTTCTACCATCATCAGTATTTACAGTATGATCACTTTCATCATAAGATAAAGTAATTGCTGTCGGCATATCCTTAGTATTTTCATCAGTTTCAATATTGAAAATAATCTGAGGAATTACAGTATATAGCATGCTGGTAATTGTGCTAAATACTGGACGTGCACCTTGAGTTGGGAAAACACCATTTCTATAGATTGCCTTATAGACTGAAGGATCAAATGTAATATCTACATTAGAAATCTTTTTAGTATTTTCTTTTAGCTGCTCAAGAGCCTGGACAATTATCTTTCTATAACCAGCTTTACTGATGGAATAGAAGATAATATGATTATTGCCAAGTCTGGCAATTTGTTCAGGGAATAAGAATTCGCTTAGACCACGTTTTACATCGAATATTGTAATATCCTTGCAACTTTCGTGAATAACATCGGCATCGATATCAACTCTAGCGGATTCTGTCGCCATTGCAAACACGCCATCAAGATTACCGCAAATGATGAATACGCATTTTGAGAAATCTAATTCAAAGACGGTATTAGAGAAATTCTTTAGTGTAGCTTCAGCCACTGAGAGCATATCGGCTTCAGACATTGACATAATCTCAAGCAATGGCTTCTTAATCTTAAAGATTTTAGCATATCTAATGGCAGAATATACAGAATCTTTCCAAGGAGCAATGCATCTCTTTTCTCTAGATACAGACGGATTAAGACTTGCTTTAATATGAGCGACCATGCTTATAATATCGGTCTTATCTATTTCTTCATGAATCTTTCCTGAAGAAAGAATTTCCCATAACTTTCCGTCTGTTGCAGCACGATTATTAAACATGCCTTTAGTAACCAGATTCTGGAATTCATCAAGCATTATAATGCCATCAATTTCTGTGGTAGAAGAATCTGAATTAACTATTAGACGAGTAAAGTCACTAAGAATGTTACCCATGCCATTCTTTGTATCTATACAAACGGATGTAAAGACATTGCTTAGACCTAAGCCTTTAACAAACTCACGAACCATCTGAGTTTTACCAACGCCAGTCATACCCCATATATTTATAACAAGAGGGCGCTGTAATAACTCTTTGGCAGCATACCAAGGAGCCAACATATTAGCAAACTGGTCAATTTGTGCATGGCAATCAACTAATTTCTGCTTAATATCTTCTTTAACGGTATTAAGCTTTTCTAGTTTTGCCTTAGCATTTTTAATATTTGCCATAATGCAATCCTTTCAAAAAATTATAAATTTACAATAGTAAGTTTTCGATTTTAAGAATTTGCAATACAAAATTCGAAAACATGAAATTGTATTATTTAACAAGGATATAACCATGCTAAAAGCTTTAAACTTATCACATGAAGACGTATTAGCTTATATGTGCGATAAGCCATCTGAGCTTACTCGTGTTATGAATATGGCTAGTGCTGTAGCTCTTGAAGGTGCAGATCTATCTAAATTTAAATTTAATGAAGAAGATAGTAAAGTTATTTTATCTGTTATTGATAATCTTGAAACTAAGATTGAAGCAATTAAAGATAGAACTATTGCATCGGAATCTCCTAACTGGATCATAGAAATGCTTACAGAAGATCGTTCTAAATGGCCTAGAGAGTTTTCTGAACGCATTAATAATGCTGCATCTGTAGCAAAAATTATGAAAATCATTGATGATATCGATGATAAAATTCAGGAAATTAAGGATTCCTTAGATGATGAGATCACTCTTAAGAGCTTTACTCGTAAAGCAATTAAAGCTGGTGTAATCGTTGCATCTTTATCTAACCCTATCACAGCAGTTGCTGCTGCTGGTGCTGCTGCCGTTAACTCTGTGGCTATTGATAAAGGTAAACAGAAGCTTCGTCTTGTTATGAATGAACTTTATAACATTCGTAGAAAAGCTGTTGCTCGTCGTGAAGAACTGAGAAAGCAAGAATACTCTAATGATCCGAACCACGATACTTATGATAAGACTAAGAATGAGGATAGTGGCTATGGTCAGACGACTGGAATTGATGATGATGACGCGGAGGAAAGTGCCGATGTCGCATCCTTCAAGATGATAGATAAACTTTTAGACATGTAGAGGATCTATGCCAGAAACGAAGAACATACAGCCGGTAGAAGAGCCTAATGCTACTGATAAAGAAAATGAAGATATGACTGTAGCCAACGGTAAAGGAAAGCAGTGTTGTAAGTTTGTAGCAATTCAGAACTATCAAGACCTGTATTCCTCGTTGCTAATAGCTTCCTCTAATTATCAGAATAAAAATTCGTTAGAAGGATTATATAAGCTTACTGAAAAGCTTTATGATTCGGCAGTTATGGCTTGGGATGCTATGATGGAATCTCCTGATGAAGCTCTTAAGTCTTTAGGCAATGCTACTCCAGAAAATATTAATGTAGAAAAATTAATGGCTATGGAATGCTGCGCATGTCTTCCTGTCTGTTCAGTAATGAATGGTACAGCTGAAGCCATAGCTATTATTAATGATTGGAAGACAAAAGTTCGTGATATTCAGAGCAAACTCAGAGTTAGAATTAACTCTCTTAAGTTAGATGCTGAAAAGATTACCGAAACTGAACAGAAGACTTCTAATGCATTTAATAATATCTTATTCTTCATTACACATGATCCAGCTTATCATGGTGATCAGTTAATGAGATCATGTAAAGAATGTCCTAATGTTGGTGAAATGACCACCAGGCTGGCCAAATTGCAGGCTATGTTAGACACATTTACTGATTCTGATGATAATGATGCCAATAATGCAAGATATGGATTTGGCAACTATAAAAAGTATCCAGCAGTGGGGGCTATTAATTATAGATGTACCAATATTCCAAATCTATACAAGTGGAAATCTGTTGTAGGAAGATGTCAAGAAATTCTAAGACTTAGGAATTCGACAAATCCAGAAGATCAGCGGAGGCTTCAATATGTATAATGATACAATTATAGATAGACAGCTCGCCGTAAAGAATATTGTATCGGCTCTTTCAACCGGTATTAATTCATGGCTAGATAAGGTGTCGATTTTAGCCATTTCGACACCCTCTGCTAATAAATTAAATGATATTCAAGAAAGATTACATTCAATGAAGTCTTCGTTATATTCTAAAGAATATAAACCAGTTATAGCTATCTTAGCTACAGATGCTATCATTGATGATCCTAAAGATTTAAATTCCTTGTCAAATAATGATATTAAGTATTATTTAAAACAAACAGATACTAAAGTTATTAATAAAATAGCTGCTTTAGAAGAATATATTGATGATAGATCCAAGAGACTTAATTTCTTAAAGACACCAGAAGGTTTATTTAAGGTTTCTAAGTTCTCTGATTTAAGATCAATGTTAGATAAGTTGTATACTTCTATTGAAAATACAAAGAGAAGAGAAGTATGTAGTTATCTTGCTAATGAAGCTGCGTTTATTAATCGCAATATATCTAATATGGAATTTAAGGATAAGACAGTTCTACAAGATATGGGTAGAAATATTGTTAGAAAGTCCGTATTTAAATGTAGATTATTGAGTGTTTAATTCAAAATCCCTTAGCATAAAGCTAAGGGATATTTATTTTTATATTAAGTAATGATATGATTGTACATACAGAACTTCGATTTATAGATCCTCTATTAGAGCTACTCTTAAGAAGATCATTGACTCTATTTTTAACTAAAATGGAGCATACTTATTATAGACGAAAGCATAAGCTATATTATCGTAATGCTTATGCTTCAAGAACAAATTGGTCCAATCCACATACAAAAGTTGAAATTGGAAACATCAATGAATCTAATGAGCATGTTATGGCTATAAGATTCAGAATGGATACAAATGGTTTTTATTGTAAGTATCTTACTACACATGGAACGATATTTAATAAAGACTATGCCGATGATTTACATTATGATACTAATTCGCATATGAGATACAATTGTCCAGATTTTGTAAAGCATTATAAAGGAATGTCCTTTATAGATAAGCTATTGGCCAATCCTAAAGATTATCTTGTAACTAGAATTCATACTGATATACGACGTGATATGGATACTTTTGAAAATACTGTAAAAATATTTAATAATGAAGATTATATAGATCCAATTATGCATACACCTATACATCGTACATTCTTCGATCATATAAATCTAGTTACTCCTAAAGATTTATTTATGTCTAATGAACCTTTATCAAAGGTAATTTCACAATCAACGATTATAGGTTTACATAATTTAAATACATATTTTGAGCATTATAATTTTGATAAGAATAAATATAATGCTGCAATTAGATATGGAAATTATTTATATTCTTTGTTATAAATAAACCTTCACATAGAATATACTGGAGTTAATATGGTAACAAGCGAACTCTTGGGTAAATTAATTAATTCTAAAGAAAATAAAAAATTAGCTGATAAGCTAGTGACGGATATCACCAGTGAGTATTATCATAATTTTTCTGGAAAATTTTTCCACTTTAGAATTAATGGAAGTACTGCTATTAATAATGAAGATGTGGTAAAAGAATTTAATAGCTTACCAGATAATCTACGTAAACTATTTCTAGATATGTTTATAAAAGGTAATTTTATGTATCCTTCAGATAAAGAAGATAATCCGTACAAATATCAGAAAATATATAATAATATTATTATTGCTACCAAAGCTTTTATAAATAGTGTTAATATGACTATCGAAAAATTATGTGCTACTGAAGCATGGCATAGAAATGCATCACTTAATTATCGTGGATATAATGGCTATGATGATTATATAAATCTAAATTCGAATAGATACTACTAAACAACACCGGAGATTAGAATATCATGGGAATGGATATTTCCTTCTATGTCTTTCAATCTGAAAAGCATCTCAAGGCTTATTCAGATGCAAGTTATGAATTAAATAAGTTAACTGCAGATCTTGGCGAAAAATATAAAGATAAATTTGATAAGGCATATGAGTCTGCAATTTTTGATGATGAAGATATGCCGCAGATTTATAGCGAAGAAGAGCAGAAGGAATATGATGCTTTAATGCTATCAGTGGAATCAAATGAAGGCAAAGAACTAAAATTCCTTTACGGCGATTCATTTGCGTCAATGATTCCTGCTTACTTTAGAAAGTATCATAAAAATCTTCTAGTTAACTGGTGGGATTCTCATTATACGCATTTAATAATATCTGAAGATATTATTGATGATTTGATCAATAAAACAGAAGAAGTATTGAAGTTTCCTGAAAAGGCAATGGAGATTCTTCCAGTATTAGATATTTATGAAGTATATGGTAAATCTGATGACGATCCTGAAGAATATCGTTACGGAGCTTACCAAGTTATTGATGGAAAAATCTATGCAGACAAGAATATATCTGCTGATGATAATGTATATATCAGAGAGATTGGTAAGTACAATATAGCCTTTAAACAAGTCAAAGAACTTCTCAATGCGAATCCTAATATCATTCTAGCATATTATGAATCACTTTAATGGAAGTGTGGCCGAGTGGTTTAAGGCTGCTGATTTGAAATCAGCCGTAGCTAATCACTACCGTGGGTTCGAATCCTACCACTTCCTCTGAAATGAGTATACCTAAAAGTATACTCATTTTTTTTTAATAAAATAAAGATATAGCTTTAATGCTATATCTTTATTAATTTTTATTCATCAAATATAGAACTGATCTTAGATTTATATTCTTCAAGTGCAGATTTAGCTGCATCTTCGGAATTAAATCCAAGGAAAGGTACTAATGAAAAATTTAAAACTGTAATTCTATTCATTATAGACAATGTTTTAGTACACATTAGTGAAATCTTTTGTACAATTTCTTTAAGAAGGGATACTTGATCAGAGGTGTATTCTTTATTATTACTTAAAGAATTTATAGTAGCATCCAATCTCTTAACAGATAAGGTAAGTATTTTAAATGATGTATCGGATATATCTTTATATTTATCAAGATATTTATCTAAAAACTCAGGATACTTCGCTGCTGGTACTCTATTCACATGTACTTTATTGGCTCTACTTATTATACTACTCTTGAGATTATTATTAAAGGCATCATAATGTCTTATAATTTCCTTATGCATAGAAGATATTTCTTCAGGTTGGAAGCTGCCAACTTTTTCAATGTCTTTTATTAATTCATTTAATTCCTCTGTCATACTTTTAACGTCACCAAATGCTACTTCGGCTCCATCAGCATAGTATCTAATATCATGAATGCCTTCGTAATATTCATTTTGGTCAGCAGCTTCGTGTGCAGGTTCTGTTTTATCTTCTTTAGATTTTGTATTATTTCCATCTTTCTTTTTAGAAAGCTTGGCTTTAATTGCATTAATTCTTTTAGATATAAATTCTTTAATTTTATTATATGCAGTTACAATAAAATTCTTTATTTTCTTTACAAGTTCTTTAATAAAATTCCATGCAGCCAATGCATACTTTTTTGCATTATCAGTAAAAGCTTCATTAGCTAAAGCATAGTAATTTGCAGATTCATTACTAACCTTTAATGCACTTTCACTTTTTATAACAGAAGCCAACTGACTATTTAAGTCTTCTGACGATTCAATTATAAATGATAGTATATCTGAATATAGCATATATTTCCTCTTTAAAAATTTATTACAATATAATGTATAAGAATAAAATAAAAATATAGACTCTTGTAGGAGTCTATATTTTTTTTTTATAATTAATCGGCTAACATAGCCTTAACTTTTTCATCAATCTTATTAGTAACTTCTTCATACTTTTCTTTAGCTGCTTCAGGAGTAGCAAATCCAGACACAGGCATAAGTTCTAGCCTGACGTTAATCATATACTGTCTAACACCATTATACTTAGCTATGAATGAAGTAAACGTCGAGCAAAGTGTCTTAGCCACAGCAAGATTCTTTTCAGGATAATCTGCCATATTAGAGGCTTTTTGAACACCCTTTTCGAATCCATCAAGCATATGCTGTATAAGCTGATAGCATTTATCTTCAAGCTTGGTATAACCAGCAATAAGTTTTGAAGCCAAATCAGGATATTGAGAAGCTGGCACTTTCTGTACAGAGGATAACATAGCGTTAGCGTTTCTAAAGGTCTGATCATAGTACTTAGAAGACTTCATAAGTGCTATATAATTTTCAATACCCTTAAGTTCTTCATCATTCATGTCTTTCATGCCAGCAATGACTTCACCAAATTCCATTTCCTTTGCGGTTTCATTCATAACCTTGATGGATTCGTCATAAATTGCCGGATGGGCTACACCGTAATAGTACACGACATCTTCAGCAGCTTCATGAGCTGGTTCTGCTTTAGCTTCTTCAGGCTTCTGACCTTCAGCAGGAGCACCTGCATCCTTTTTACTAAATCTTGCTCTAATAGCAGCAACACGCTTTTGGAAGAATTCCTTAACATGCTTAAAAGCATTAAGTATGAATGTTTTAATCTTATTAAGAATGTCCTTAATAAATTTCCAAACTTTACCAGCGTATTCTCTTACCTTATCGCTAAGACCTTCGTTAGCTAAAGAATAAAAGACTGCAGACTCATTACTAATGCTGGTCGCAAATTTGTATTTCATGACTTCTGCATAAGTTTTGTTGATGTCTTCTGTAGAAGTTATTGTGTAGAGTAAAATATCTGAATAGGTCATATAAGAATCCTTTTGTTAAATACAATATAATGTATTGAAAAATATTAAAAAAGTTATATATTCTTTATGAGTATATAACTTTATTCTTAGTTAATAAAATCTTATTTAGTCGTTATATTTTTCTACATTTTATTGATTCAGAAGAAGGAGTTTATATGGAAACTGGTGAAGGATCTTCAGAAGAGAAAATATATACAAAGCCCTCGGGAATACCCGTATATGCATCTATTATTATAGTTATATCTATGATAATATCGACATTGTATACTATAAATAATAAGAATAAAGAGATTATCGAATATAAAAAAGAAATAGAGACTATTACTGCAAAATCTATTTCAGATAGTATATACTTTAAAAAGTCTATTCATGAAAAAGATAGTTTATATCAAGTTCAACTAAAAGAACTTAGAACTGAGTCTGAAAAGAAGTCTGAAAATGTGTCTACTTCTAAAACCATTACACGAATTGTATACAAAGATAGCATAAAGGAAATATACAGTGAAAATACGGAAAGTAATGTGGAATATATTAGAGAAATTTCTATGCTCCGTGATTCCATTTCTAATCTTGCTGTTCGTGAATATTCTGCTGAAACAGTGTACGTGGAAAAGCTTAGGATTGATACAGTAAGCGTATATACGGAAGCTGAAAGTAAGGTAGAAACGAAGATCAATACAAAAAAGAAATCATGGAATATTTATGCTGAAGCTAATGGCTTCATAAATACAGATATAGATTTCTCTTATGATATTGAAATAGGTGGGAAAATATTTCTTACCAATAATCTATATGGAAAGATGGGTCTAGGATATAATAGTAAGCCTAGAGCTAATCTAGGAATTGGAATTGAATTCTAAAAAAAAAAATGCCATGGGAACGAATTCCCATGGCACTAAAACCTAGTTATCAATTATTAAAGATACGATGAAACTAAATCCAAATCGAAATCAAAAACCAGATTCCCAGCAAAAGCAAAAGCAATGATAGGAATTTTGGGAATCTGTAAAGTGGCATCGAAAGTTGGGGTCGAACCAACGTATCTCCAGCTTACAAAGCTAGTGCTCAACCTACTGAGCTATTTCGATAATTGGGGCCAATCACTTAGCCTTACAGTCATTAAAAGTTGTATCTTTAATAATCAAATCTAGCTAACGAAGTAGACAAGCTCCAAGCGTTAGCTCCTAGGTTTTATCTCCTTCCCATCCTCTAGTAATTCTTCACGAAATTGTAGATATCTTGAAGATTATCGGGAATGATAATCTTCAGGTCTGCAATTCGCTGAATTTCATTGATGGTTTCCTGCGAATGTTCAGCAGTCTTAGTTTTAAACCAAGAATCGTATTCGTTGAACTTCATACGATATTCTGCAAGAAGACGATCGTTCTCCTTCGTCATCTTCTCGTTAATGGAGTGTTTAATTCCATTAAGTTCAGCCTGGATGCTGCGGAACTGTTCTTGAAGCTGCATGAATACCTTGTCGATCTCTTCCATAGGGATCGATGAAGAGTATACAGCAACAGTGAGAGAAGGAGTTCCCACGCCAGATACGTCCTGCTTACCCATCTGAGCTTTTACAGTTTTTCTTGCTCTATTGAAAGAACCATCAGGATGGATAATCTTTCCAATATTTGCAGCTTGTGCTTCAAGCTCCAAATACTTCTGTCTTTCGCCAACTGACATCTGGTTGATGATATCATCTTCAGAGACCTTCTCAAGATCCGGGCGTTCCATGCACTTCTCGCCCTTTTCACAGAGCCATCTGAATATATCTCGATTACGAAGATCGGTTTGAGCCTTTTCCTTTGCATCGATCGCTTCGCGCAACCATGCATTGAGAGCTTTTAACTTACCAACCTTCTCCAATTCGGCAATCTTGGTATTGAGCCATTCAAGGCTCTTACCAGCTTCAACAAGAATTGGATCAGCACCAGCAACCTTGTAGGTTACATTCACAAATGTGAAGTCGTTCAGTTCTCTTTGAATTCCCTCAAAGATCTCCTTCGACTTGTTTGCTATGAAGTTCGCAGAAGTACTGGTGAGGCCTTTCTCACCAAAATAAACCTTATTGAACATTTTTACTCCTTGTTAAAGATTAAGTTGAAAAGGTTCAAAATTTAATATAATACTAAAAATTACCATCAGCTACTTGAAGGCAAGTATAACCTAATTCGCGCCATTTGGCAACCATAGAGTTACGGTCTTCAAGAATATAGCAAATGTTATATTCAGGATGTTCCTTTAATAAAGCATTAAGTAATTCAGGCTTAACTTCCGTATCATGGCGAGTATCACCATCTTTACGGAAAAGCATATGTAAAGGAGTATACTGGGTATTTACCAAGTGATGCTTCATCCATGCTATAGTCTTTTCCTTAATACTTTCACGCCTACCGGAACAGAATATAATATCATAATAGGTAGATAATTCTTCTACTAATTGAATAATTGCTGGAATAGGTTTATCTTCTAAACAAGATTCATAAAATGCATCCCAGTTCGGAGTTTCTAAGTCAGTAATATACTTTTTAGCACGTTCCGAACAATCGGCTATTGTACCATCGATATCAACGACGATAATGTATTTTTGTTTACTCATGATTTATCTCCATAAGAGTTCAAAATTTAATATAAAAAATAAATTCTATACAGATAACTAATTAATGAAGAAAAGCCTGCAAAAAGGAGAAATTATGGTTCCCGTAATTATATCGGATATTGATGAAGTAGTATTTAATATTACTCCTAAATGGACACAAAGAATTATGCATAATGTTATGCTATTTCAAAGAATTAGAAATTATGAACCTATATTTGCGTATAATAAGAGCTTTGATGAATTATATAAATCAACGCAAGAAAGACCAGAATATGATTTATGTAATTGGCTAATGCTTCCTAGACGAGCAAGAGCGCTTGCATATACTTTATATGCAGATGATGAAAAATTTTACCACGATCTTCCACTTACAAAATTCGGAACGAATTTACTTTCTGGTGGAAAACATAGAAAGATAATATTCTTATCACATATCTTAGGCAGACCTTGTGATGAATCTAAAAAAGAAATGATCTTTCATCATTTTAAAAATTGTGATATCGAATATTATACATTATTTAATGGATTCAGTAAAGGTGATAAAATAAATGAAATCTGTCCAGATTTCTCTGTATTTATTGATGATCATCCAGATAATATCAAAGATGTTATGGAAAAGTGCGGAGATGAAAAAAAGAAGTTTCTCTTTCCGTTGAAAGGGTATAATGCTAATATGATAACAGATCTAGAGAAACTTGTAAAGGAAAAGAAGTTAAATCTCGCAGTTATGGATTAGTAATTACCTTCTGAATAATGAATAATCACAGCAAGAGTAGTTGGACCTATATGACTTTCGCCATTAAGTGGTATGATATTCTTAACGCTGTGATCTTTTATAAAATCATTTATCTTTTCTTCCAATTTCTCATATGTAATATCTGAAATAATTTTTACTTTTGTGTGAACCATTTTTACTCCTATTAGTATACTCTCATCTTAATATAAAAATAAAGAATATCTCAAAGAGATATTCTTTATTAATTCTAACTGATTTGGATAGACACTTTATCTTTACACTGGAAATCATCATTTCCCCAATGTGTTCCAGCAAATAAGCCTAAGAAGAAATCGGCTATAGATGCATGTTTACGATCTTGACCAGAAGCTCTTAAAAGACCTCTAAAGAAGTCATCACATTCTTCTCTATTAAAGATCTTAAATCCTTTCCATGCATATAGAGCATCATGGACTACACCTGATAGATTATATAATTCATTCTTAGGATCCCAGTTTTTAAGGAACCATCTTAGGCATTTGGGAACACTTAGTCCATCACAGATATATCCTCTATCAAAAGTCATAAGCATACGTTTCTTCTTTCCATCTTGCATAAATGGAACCAAGATCCAAGCTTTATCTTTTAATTTAAACCTATTGTAAGATGTATCCCAATTAAAAAAAGAATACTGTATTTCATTTGTAATAACAGATACTGCCATAATATATCCTTTGTTGAACATTCAATATTATGTCAAAAAAGAAAGAGCCAAGTATAAAACTTAGCTCTTAAATTCAACAAGATCCTACTCAATATAAGAGAATGCCTGTCCTTCACCGAAGTATTTTTCGATGATAGAAACGACATTTTCCTTATTGATGATTTCAAAGTTCTTGCTGGGCACAGTATACCCAGCATGTTCATTGAAAATCCTGCGTGCAGTCTCATGCTTAAAGAGTTCTTTATACTCTTCTTGAGCAGCAAACTGCTTACGGATGATATCAATTCGTTCATCCGTAACATGTTGTCTGACATTTGCCAAGAGATCCTGCATGAGTGGAAGCACCTCTTTGGGCTTATCACTCATAGACAAGAATGTTGGCAATCTTCCACCCATTTCAAGCAGGATACCACCAGTCATGTATACAAGACCGCGTTTCTCACGCAGTTCCTGCATAAAGGGCGACTGAAGACCTTCCGAAAGTGCATTGATAGCACTAGCCAGAAGAAGTGATTCATCTGGATTGCGACACGGTTTGTTTGCAGTAATCCAGATGGTCTTCTGCGGATTTCCGGTTTCCTTCTCAAAGGAAGGTTCACCAGAAATCCTCTCGATCTGAGGGAAGATATGCGGGTACAGCTCTTCATGGCTTTCACCTTCAAGCATCGAATTCGGTCCAATAGACAAAATCCAAGGCCTGGTAAAGATCTCCTTACAGTTGTAAAGATAATCTTCGTATTTAAATGCATTCACACCAGACTCAATGCCAGTGCTGCCATAAAAGTCAAAATTATCCCACAACATGTGGTGCAATGCCGCACGGATGGGTTGAGAGAATACCATACCAATTTCTTGGCAAACCGTATTTTTTTCGTTCTCAAAAGTAGCCTTATCCACAGGCTTTCCATGGATAATAGCCTTCGAGAGTTCCTCAGCCAGCGGCTCAATGTTCTTAGTGAGTCCTGAGAACTGGATCACCATGTTCTCATTGGAGGTATGCGCCTCCTCACTAATATCACCGGCCTGGAGAGCATCCCTCAAGTGCTTATAATGGTGGCACAAGAGATGTTCCAAGAGATGAGATGTACCCCTGATGCTCTTACGCTCACTAAGCGGAGAGCAATTATCGTAGACAAAACAAAGTTTCGAATACGGTAAAGAGTTCTGAATATGCATTGATGACTCCTTGTTAAGTTAAACTTACATATTCTATTTTATAATATAAAGAATCATCAAAAAAATTAACGGAAGAAAAAATATAAGGCTTTATAGCCTTATATTTCTCTTTATATCTCTATTTGTGAGCCATATAACCAATGAGATTTAAGAATTATTTTTATAAAATTCCATTTCGCAATAGATATGATATCTTTTCCGGTAATATTTTTACGTGACAATAGATTATTCTTGGCAAGTTCTAAATTTTTATAAGCATAATTATCTGGATTTTTAGGTTTTTTATTGTTTATTTCATTTTCTAAATTATTCATAAAACGTTCAGCAAAAATAAAACATTCGAAGCATGCACCTCCAATGATCTTATCTTTGATATATGACTCTTTAAAGTGATCATAAGATTTTTTATCTTTTAGCAGTAGCATAATATCCTCTTATTTAATTATTATTCTATAATTTAATATAATATGCAGGATAAAAATTTTACAAAAAAAAAAAATCTCTATAGCCTTATATGGACTATAGAGATATTTTTCAGTGTTATGCTACTTTGCACCATTAGTTTAACAGATTATGACACTTGTATGTTTAGGGAATAATTTTGTGTGATAAGGTCTTATTAAACTAACTAGTTCGTTAAGCTAGATCTACACTAGAGCCTAATGAATGATTCGAACACTCGACATATACATTACAAATGTATCGTTCTACCACTGAACTAATTAGGCGGAACCTTAACATAAGTACTGACTAAATCCACCCCTCGGTGCGATAGAGCCATCGTCATCACTGACTACTTCAAGGCCATTCAACTAATCTATATGAAATACAAATTAGTCTGACCACTTATGTTAAGGCATTTAAAAGTTATTGGAGATATATCGGTGTGTGTGGGATTGGATCCTTTTTGAAGATATATCCCCAATATTGGAATGGTGGGGTTCGAACCCGCGACCCACGCCTTAAAAGGGCGTTGCTCTACCAACTGAGCTACATTCCATAGCATATCGGAATAGCCGGATTCGAACCGACGACATCTTGCTCCCAAAGCAAGCGCTCTACCAGACTGAGCTACATTCCGTAAAGAGCTTAGGGATGGAGGAAACAAACCACCCCTAAGCCTTTTCACCTTTCAAAAGGATACCCTTTCGGATACCAGAATTTAATATAATGATATTAATTATTCATCAACGCATTCTGAAGAACGTAACCTTCAAGTTCCCAGACCTTATTTTCAATGCGTTCTCTACAAATCTGCTCACCAAGATTCTGATCATAATTTGCCGGGTCTACACATGAGCTAGACTCACAGATCACAAATCCATTCGGAAGAGTACAGCAAACAACTGTAGTCTTTTCACCCATCTTAATGCTTTCAAACTTTGAAGCATCCAAGATCGCCTTAATATCTTCTGGCGTAATTCTATTCTTCATATAGCATCCTTTGTTGAATGAAAAAAAAATATACCCGTATACGGTGGGAATCGAACCCACATTTCCCATCTATAAGGTGAGATTCGAACTCACGTGGCGTTGTTAACGTCTTCACGGTTTCCCCCAAGTCAACAGTTTGCTCAAGTCAACTCTGTGTAAGCATAGTATCAGAACTTACAGGGTAATAGGTTTGCTTGTATCCGGCCTTGCATACTTTACAGTATAGAGGTATATTGTAGAATCTAAAAATAATAGCTAAGGTGAGACTTGAACTCACACGATGTTGCCATCAAGGGATTTTAAGTCCCCAGTGTCTACCACTTCCACCACTCAGCCATGTAAGATATTACTTCTTACCTTTCAATTTTAAATTTGCTTTCTGCCAATCTGAAACTGTTTTATATTTCTTTTCTTCACTAGACCAATCAGTGCAAGTAAACTGCCAACCTGGATCTCTATCAATTCTTTCTACACATGCATCACAAAATTTAGTTGTAAATAATGAACCATCTTTTAAAGATTCAGTTTGTACCCTTTTAGGTTCCTTATCAAAGGGACGACAGCATTTACTGCATATGAACATATAGTACCTAATGTAAGACTCGAACTTACACTTCTTGCGAAACTTGCTCCTAAGGCAAGCGTGTCTACCAATTCCACCAATTAGGCGGGAAATTATTAAACTCTTACACCATGCAATGTATTCATACTACACCCTCAAAAGGGTTCTCTTCAAGCATTAGCAACAGTCTTAAGGGAATTCATAAGGGAAGTTGCATTGATTTCCGATTAGCATCCTACATGAGATCCTTGCAAGGCATTACGGAATTTTATAGTCCGTCCTGTAGTTTCCTTATGTAATCAGTTCGTAGTATTAGAGTTTAAACACTTCACAATCGTACCTAACCTATAATCAAAAGGTTTCATCTGTTTAGAAGTTGCGCTAACTTTATGAGGTAAAAGTATATCCATGTACGGGAACATAGATAAAGATGGAGTCAAACCATCTAGCGGATACCATTGTGTAAAACTTATTAAAATCTTAGCTGCTTCACATGGACTCGAACCATGGACAAGCGGATTAACAGTCCGCTGCTCTACCAACTGAGCTATGAAGCAATTTATAATTTGTTATAAAAATGGACAGACTCGGACTTGAACCGAGAACCCGCAGGTTATGAGTCTGCTGCGCTAACCAATTGTGCCATCTGTCCATTGTGATTCTCTAGAACGTGGATTTCAGGAAAATCTATGACAAATTTTATCTAGAGAATCACTTTATAAAAATTAGTGGCTAATTGCTGGAGACACAACCTAGGAAGACTTGCAGAATAACTAGGTCACAACAATTAGCCAGAAATGAAAACTGAGTAGAGTAAAACGCAGGATGTAAGGGATTACTTTCTTAGTTGAATTCTACTCAGTCCTCTTCACACAACTCTAACGAGCAACATATTTGCAACGTCAAAGGAGGTTCATGGAAAATATTTGACGATCTTTCTTCGTCAATACTAAATTATAATCGTTCAGCACATTTTGATTACTACCAGGGCCGTACCAGCTGTGGATCAACGGAGATTCGAACTCCGAACTTTCTCATGCTTTGCAACTTGAGAGTGCTTTACCAATTAAGCTAAAGACCCATGACTTTCTAATCTAGCATATTATAAGAGATGATTAAAGGTACCTACATCTCTTATAAAACTTCTAGTAATGCTATAGGGATGCACAGTCTGGCTAAAGGCTATGCATCCCATAGCACCCCTTCTCAACTATGTGAGCGACATATTCGCAACACAACGGAGTTCTTCAAAATTTAATATATCAATGAAACTATATTAGAATGGAAGATCATCAGCTTCTTCTTCGCTATACTGAGGAGCTGCTGCTTGCTGCTGAGGAGCAGCATTACCAGAATTAGCCCAAGACTGTGCAGTAGACGCACCTCTACGAGAAGGCGCTCTAGGAGCAGATGTACCACTGGTATTCTGACCACCATTATAATTATCGCCACGGTTCGGCTTGTGATCCATAGGAGATACAAGCACACGACACATTTCATTTACAAATTCACAGAATGTGTCAAAAGACGGATTTTCTACAAAGATAGTTGCTTCTGCATTTGCATCTGTAGAATTGAAACCTTGGAGATTAATATTTTCAAAATAGAAGGAATGTGTATAAGAAATTTCCTTGCTGTTATTATCTGCCTTACCAACATAGATAATAACACCATCCTTCATATCTTCTTCTTCAGTAGCAGATCCGTCAATCAAACGGAAATGACTACCATGGAAAGAGATTTCCATGTCAAGGATTTCTTTAGCCTTATAATGCATAAGAACCTTGCGAAGAACCTGACAATCTTCTGCAGACAATGACATATAGATAGCATTGTCGTAATCGTATGTTTGTTCACCCTTCTTAGGAGTTCTGCCACGCATGTCATTGAAAACTGCTGCAATAGAGAGGGTAGCATAAGCACGACCGAAGCCAGCAGTGGCATAGCCAAGCTGCATAGCACCAGTCTTATTATTGAACAAAGTCGTACACTTGGTACGAACATAGTTCGGTTTATCTTGTGTATTGTTATTCGAATTCTGCTGATACGAATTAGCCATATTTGTCCTTAAAGGTTAACGAAAGTTGAAAATTGTTTTGTAGATACGCCAGTAGGTATCATCTGGAAACCAATACTTTCCATAATTGGATACGCTGCCTTTGTATTATCAGTGACAATTTTATTTATATCTATCAATGGAATAAGTTCTTCAGGTATAACTTTTAACTTTTTAGGCAAAGCTATAGAATTTATACCAGATTTATAATATTCCGTATCGGATAATGTCCTTACAATCGCTTCATAAAATTCCGGGAATTTATCCTTGATACAGTATGCATCCTCTGGTCTGCATATAGGCTTTAAATCCAGAGTATTTAGTTTTGAGTATGGTTGAATCAGATTTTCTGGATGAGCATTATTCCAGAATCTAACAGCCTTTACAATAGCATTAGAAGTAGGATCCTTATAGACTGATATATTAGAGTATTTACCTGGTTTAATATACTCTGTACTTCTTTCATGTACAAGAGAATTATAAACTATTTCTTCATACTCTACAAATTTTCTAAGCACAGTCTTAGGATTGATATCCTTCTTCAAAAGAATTTCATTCATAAGTACATCATAGAAATACTTACGAGTCTTAATATTCGTAGACACTTTCTTAATAGGCAAACCCTTAATTTCATCCTGTAAAGGATCAAGGATATTGCCTTCTTGAACCATTATGATGGTAGAATAGTTCTTCTTATTCTTAGTCATAGCAACACGTTTGAATAAGAATTCAGACTTCATGTTAATCCTAGGTTGATACTGCTTACTGACGTTAAATCCACCAGTAACAGCATTAAGAATATCCTGAATTACATTAGCTACAATATTATTAATAATATGAGCAGATGCAATCTTGTGCATAGGATGATCTAGATCTAGTCCATCAAAATTATTTTCAAAGTAATCTACAAATCTACCAAGATAAGTAAATAGCGAGTCAGAGTCTACTAGAAGAATATTCATACGTTTCATATTCTTCACTATCTGTGCTCTGTTATATCTGATAAATGGATGAGCCACAAAACTTCTAACAAGACCAACTAGTTTCTTTAGAGGTTCGGCAATTTCCTCCGGTGGTTCATTTGGATTAGTGAAGTTATAAGAATAGCAATTAGATAATATCTCTTGAATCTTTTGCTGAGATAAGAATTCATAAAGATTATTAGTATAATATACTCTATTTCTGAATTCTTGATCCATATTCATACATGTAGCAAGAATATCTGGATCATCTTTATCTAATTCATACGATAATTTCTTATTCTTAATATAAGAATACAATATCTCACCAGTAATCTTATTTGGATCATCTAGCCATTCACTAATGGTTTCTGGGAACCTTTCTACATAAATCTGACATTCTTCAATGAAACGATAGAATGCATCTTTTGTTTCAAATGTAAGATTATTTTCCATTAAGCCTTCAAGGTACATAATACCAGAAGTAATAACAGCATATCCACAATATGTGGTAGAAGGGCCGATAAATGGATTAGCAAATACATAATTTTCTTCGCCACTAGCACCATATTCAGCATTAGAAATAAGTTTGAAGAGAAGCTGTCTGATTCTATGAATCATGTATTCACGCTTGTCTGCGTCATTAACATGCTCAAACATCATGGCTTTTTCTTTTTTACGGTTATTCTGCATTGCAATAAGGAATTTAATAAGAGGCGATTCATTATTGTCATGCTTTTCAAACAGAGTACCATAACCAGTCATGATATATTTATCTTCATACATATCATCTAACACATCAAGCACACGCTTTTCTGTTACAGTATGCTTATAGTTATTATGTATGACGATTTCTTCATTTACGTCCGGTCTAGATAGCCTTTCTTTAATAATCTGCTGAAGATTTGCTTCTACAGATTCAGGCATAGGCTTATTATATCTCGCAAGATATAACTTCCTTGCAGACTCAACGTATGCATTTAGAAATGTACTCATGTTTACCTCTTGATTCATGGAAAAGTTAGCAGACAAGAATAATAGGCTTCAAAAGTGTGGTATATTCATGCCGTCTAACATCTAAATGCGAACAAATTAACAAACTAAATGCGAACAAATTAACAAAGGAAGCTTTATGAGCTTAATGTCTGAATTCAGAAAAGAAGCAGATAAAAAATCTGATATGCAAGCCAAAGAAGAAATCATTTCCATCCCGACTGGTTATGATATTGCGGATTTATCTAATGCTACAAGAGATTACTCCACTGGTAATATTGATGCTGGCATGCGTGAAGGTCATATTATAGGTGCAGCTGGCCCTTCTGGAGCTGGTAAAACTACATTCCTTCATAATCTTGCATTTGGAATGATTAAAAGATTTGAGAATGGAACTCTTGAAGACATGGATGCCGAACACAGCCATAATCGTCAACGTATGAAGTTCCTTTATACTAAAGGTGATCCTAGCCTTGAAGACAAATTTGAAGAACAGGTTAGTAAGCCTTATAACCTTAATGTTTATCTCGATGATGTCAATGAAAGATTCCATGAAATTTATGATTTCAAGACAAAGCATCGTAAGGAACTTGAAGAAGAGTTTACAACCTTAGACGGTCGTAAGCAAAGAGTAATGGCACCAACTATTATTTTCATTGATTCTATTGCGGCACTTTTCTCTCGTAAACAGGCCGAAGCTATAGAATCTGGTGAAATGGATAGTAATATGGCTGGATCTCAGCAAGCTATTACAAATAATGCTTTCTTTAAGAAGACATCTAATATGGCCTTTGATGCAAATATTTATCTATTTGTCATTGGTCACATTAATAAGATGGTTCAGACAGGTTATACACCAAAGCCAAGTAATATTCCGTGGTTGCAGCCCGATGAAAATATTCCTGGAGGTTCTGCTTGGATCTTTATGGCTGACTGGTTGGCTCGTGTAGATAAGGGACAGGCTTTGAAGGATCCGACTAAGGATTATGGTATTCGTGGTTATATCAATAACTTCCAGATTCTTAAGAGCCGTGGTAATGAATCAGGTATTGTCTATCCGCAGGTCTTTGACTTCGTAAATGGTTATAGCAATCTGCTTAGTAACGTTCAGTTCCTTATTGATAATAAGCGTATTATTACTGGCCCGAAGTCTTACTTAGCTTCCATGCCTGATCTTAAGTTTAATAAATCTACTATTGTTGAAACTTGTCAGGAACATCCAGAACTTGAAGAAGCTATCTCTAATGAAGTAGCTGAAATTTTTATCTCTAGAATGCCTAAAGCTAAAGAATAAATAAAAATTACTATATGCAGAAATGCATATAGTAATTAATTTTTAGCCCCAACTTCCACCAGAGCCACCTTCATCACCTTCACCTTGACTAGTATCGGTGCTATCGATGACGTTTCGTTCATTACTAAGATCAATAGCCTTAGTATTTTCTTTAACCTTACGGAAGATCTCATCATATTCCTTCCAATCAAGCTGTGGCATTAGCTTCATAGCTACTTGCTTCTTGAATTCAGGTTTAGACTTTTCATCTTCTTCAGAAGGTTGCTCACCATAAATGGTATTGGTAACGAATTCTGTAATAGACTGAACTTTACCGATTTCTTCTTCAGCTTTACGATTATCAAGAATCGTCGGATCCGAGAATTTAGCTTCAAAGATAAATTTCATTGGAGAAGCTTCATTATCAGATAGCTTTCTATATATTTCCGTTAAGCCAGCATTACACACCTGCTGATATGCTATAACTTGCTTCTGCACATTACCATTCTGCATAATAAGTGTAGTTGCAAATTCAACATCAGACATAGAGTCAAGTAATGATGCAGGAATACCAGAACCATTCACAACTGAACGCTTCAAGAATTCCAAGAAGTCATTATTTAACTGTGCTTCCTGACCAGCAAATGTATCAAATTCAACAGCTTTCTTACCATCGACGACAGGAATATACATCGAGTTAGCCTTAGTGATTCTATTAAACATAGCTGTCACATCAGACAAATCATCAAGTGTAACTTCTCTACCCTTAAGATCAGCAATAAAGCTATTAACTGCACCTTCAGAATCTTCATCAAGACCAGTTTCGATATAGTAAACGGTCTTGTCTTTACCATTAATAACTTGCTGCATAATAGCTGCAAGAATACTTAGCACATAAAGCTTAGCAAAGTAAAGTACAGGATCAAGAATAGATTCACCATAGGTATAGCTACCTTTCTTGATATGTACCATATTCTTAGGCGGCACAAACGTAATAGCGGTTCTATTAATGCTACGATTAGCTTTTAGCATTGTATAAATAAAGTCTCTAAACTGATGGTTCTTTGCAATAAACTTACGGTTCATCTTAGCTGCAAGACGTTTTGCAAAGATATCAGTCATAGCCTGAAGACGATTATCTCTAGCCATCATACCACTATTAGCATGGTTCATGAAAGAGTAAATTCTATTAGTGGTATAAGTAAGGTCACAAGCAGGACAAGAATATGGATCAGTATCCATAGGATCGGTAGATGCCGGATTGAACGTAATATCAAGATAGTAATAACCTACGCAAGTACCACCAATTTCAACCTTAATCGTTTTATTAGCATCAAGCTGTCTAATAATAGACCCTGCAAGATTCATTTCAATCTGAGACTTACCAGTACTTTCAGATGCGAATGCTGCATTCTCTCTAAGTTCCTTGTAGATTTCAAATTCTTCAGAGAATAGACCTTCAGCTACAGATGGATTAATCTGTACATTCATAAATTTGTCTATTTCTTGTTCCCAATCAGAAGCAGAGAATTTTTTATCTACATACTTATCGCTCTCATTCTTTTTATGCTTTTCAAAGAAATCGTGTTGAGAAATATTATATAAACTATCAAGCGTATTTACATCTTCAGATGCCAAAGAGTCACCTCTACACTCTTCGATCATAGTAGCGGATTCACTACCATACATCTGACCATTCTCAATCATCTTATCGATTTCTTCCTTAAAATTCATAACAACAGTAAAGCTATCACCATATTGGACAACGCTACCTACGATCTTAGGAATGAAATCTTGAGAGACCTTATATTTATCATCTAACTTCTTCAATTCATCTTGAGCATCTTCAATAGCATAATCATCACTACCTGTATTCAAGATATCAAAATGAATAGTATCACCAGAGAAAGAGTTTGGAGAAATAATCATATCCCTATACATGCCTACTGCACGAGCAAGTTCAGGGATCATTTCACATATAGCTTTGATACTCTTATAGCGCATGAATCTATTAGATTCATCACCATAGAAAAGATTAATCTCTCCACGTTCAACTTCATCTATAAAACTAGAAGACTTATTAAGGGCGTTTCTTCCAGTCTTAAGACCTTTACCTGAACGGTTACGATACATAACCTTATCAAAGAAAGCTACAATATCAGATTCTTCTCCAGTCAATTTATAGCTATTGACTGCACGAAGGTTCTCTTTAACTTTATTTTCTAACTCGGTTATAGAAGTATCTTGTTTGGAGGGATCAAATCCGAATGCAGCCTTATCAAATTGCTTATTAAGCCTGATAATATCTTCAAAAGTTTGCTTATTCGCCATAATTTAATCCTTTAATATTCAATACCAAGTTGTTAGATTTGAAGATCATAATTATTATAAGAATCAATTCTTACTGATACTGAATAGTTGTCTTTATTCAAAGTAGCAAAGTATTTCTCTACATATGCTTCTACTTTATTAACAACTTCACCTCTGTCACTTGATTCAAAGGTAACAGTATCAAATTTAAAATCATTCTTATTTTCACGGTGCTTTACTATGGTAACTAAAGCTTTGTAACCGGGTTTTGATAGTGACGTGTGCCAGATAGCCATATTTATACCGTTTCATTGAAGGTGGTGATTATTTCATTTGTATAGTCTATAAGATCCTGTCTACATACGTTCATCATATCGGACATTGTAGTTAGGAACGAATCTATATTATTATTCGTATCATATATATTCTGTCTGTTCATATTAGACTCTGTCACAATAGGAGAATCTAACTTTATCAATTTACTTACGACATTTTCTTTTAGAATAAAATATTTTACATAAGCAAAATTGATATATGACAATACCATAAGAGCTATTTCATTCGTAAGATTATCTTTAAGAATAGTATAGCTATTATAATTACTAGAATCAACGAAGATTTCATCAAGGATACCTTGTAATTTATCAGCAAAATATCCAGTATCCGATCTCATCCATTCTACTACTTTAGCATCATAGTATTCTTTATCATGGTCTGGAGTTTCTTTTCCAAGGGAATATTCGAAGAAATCATAGAATGCGGAATGATCATAGAAGTAATTAGGATCTGATAGCTCTCTAAACATAAATCCAAACGGACTAGAATTAGACCATATTTCTTCACTTACATTAACATTAGGAGCAGGTACTAATACTGTATTTGTACTTAAAGTATTTTTAAATTTTTCAACCCATGAAGTGAAACCTAAGTCATGAATTAATCCATATAACCCATATCTCTGATCGTCAACAACAATATCATATCCTCTAAGAAAACCATTCATAAGGTTTTCTAATTCTAGGCACATATCTGTTGTAAAAAAATAAAAAGAAGATGATGTAATATCCTGCTGATACATATTGTAGAATTTATTATACAAAGACATTCTAGTAATTAGTGCAAGATTTGTATCATTAATATACATTACTTTATCTGATAAAAGATATGAATTAGTATCACTAAAGAATCTCTTTACATAACTAAAAATCTTTTCATAATATCTATATGCAGAATATTCTTCTTTTTTAAGTTCTTCACGATAGATCTTTACTGCGATCTGCTGTCCGTTGTTCATTAGCTTTAACCTTGTCTAATAAAGTTTGAATTTCACGTTTCATACGTCTTAAGCACAATCTGATAGCATTTGCATCTTTATTCATTCTAAAAGTCTTCATTATCTTAAGATAATCTTCCAGCTTAGTATTCATAAAGGTAGTAAGTTCGCTAGTTATGATTGGCATAACTTCTGTATTCTTATAATTTCTTCTAAATAAATTATCGGCAAGTATCCACTCTTTTACAGCCTTCCTAATAGTTTCCTGAAATACAGTACCGCCTACTGTAGCCACAATGGAATCAAATTTTATAGGAATTCTAACAGCTTTGCCAAATATAGGATAAGGATACGTTGTCTTATCCGTTCTAGGGAAATATACTATTATACTTTCATGACCTTTGTATGTAGTATATTCCTTTTCAGCATCATAGTACATAGTATCTACAGTTTCAGTATATCTTGCACCTTTAGTAACAAATTTTACTATAACACGGTTTTCAAGATATATATTAGGGTTATTATCCCCAGTAGGTACTGTCCATGTGAATACTTTTGATGGCATACTTACTTCATAGAGCTTAGTACTCCCAGGAAGTTGTTGCCAATCTTTTCTAGAGTTACATACTTGTTTTCGTGTGTAACGTCTCAAAGGTTGTAAAAAGAAAGGAAAAAAAGATCCTAAACGTTCATTTAGAATCTTTAATGCCTTAATGTCTTCTTTATCAATGATTTCTTTATAATCATCTTTAGAAAATGGCATTGGGCGAAGTAGCATAATGATTTTACCAATCGATTAAAATTTTTGGATAAGTTAATAAACCTGCAAGTTCTTGACTATTAAATAACAGATATGGCTGTCCAAAGTTCTTATCTATTTTTTGAAGAGTTACCCATATTTCACAATCTTTACTGATTTTTGGAATTAACTTCTTACCTATAAGCAAGACATTGGCGCCTTTCTTTTCTAGTGGAGATGAACCAGCAGAGTAGATCTCACCTGTATTTAAATTTACTCTAGCAAATTCATCAACCTTCTTGAAATCAAGTTTTGATTTATCAAGAGGTATCCATATCATACTATCTACAAGTTCTGTAATTGGATCATAGGTTTCTTTACATTTCCAAATAGGAATTTTGAAAACTCTAGTTCCAGCTTTAAAAGATAGCAAATCATCTGTAACCGTAATAGATTCTGGATCGCACTTCTTAGCTTTATGGACAATTGTTAGATCATCCATTAAGATATTAAAGCATTCTGCTGCCGGGATCCATGATTCCGGAGTCTGATTTTCATCAACAATACAAAGTTTTGTAATACCTTTTTCCCCACTGTAGGTTAAGGTCAAGAACTTGCCCTCTATAACTACAGATGTTGGGGTTTCAGGTAATGACGTACAATATTTATATATTTTATCTAGTCCTTTAAATAAAACTTTATCTAAAGGTTGAATTCTTGGTCTTCTAGTAGCCATATTCTTCTCTATTATAACTTATATCAAATATCTTAGTCAGTATCCGCAATATAATTTGTTCTGCATCAAGAATTTTATCTAATTTGAAAAGCTTTTTATCGCCACTGAAGTAAAATAGTGTTGGTGAAACTTCCACACAGACAAGTCTATTATTAAACTCATGGACGAGGGCTTTGTTAAGATATACATTCTCGATAAGATTTTCTCTAAGTAATTTCAAATAGCAAGGACTATCCTTACGATTGTATATAGATGATATGAAAAGTTCAGTATTTGATGTCGAGTATTTCTTATAAAGAATATTATTTAAACATTCTTCATAAATATATCTAGCATACATTACTGCATCAGATTCATAATTCATCTTGTATACTTTTGTCTTTGGAAAATTCTCTTCAGAAATTTGTGTATGTCTATTTATGAAATTCGTTAAAGCATTTTGTGTAAATTTAGCAAGTCTTACTTCATAATCTTCTGCAAATTTATTTTCAGACTCAAAACTAATTGTAATACTACCTTTAAAATTTGGACATTCTTTCTTTTGCTTTTTAATTAATGCTACAGCTTCATCGTAGTTATCACATGTCTTTGTGACCATTTCTGTACCTTTCAATAGTGGTATTTATTGCCATATGTATATTATGGCTATTAGTATTTAGCATTTCAATATTAAACTTTTCGCCATTATATATAAATCTTATAGTATATTTATTGGTTGCAGCTCCATTATGTATTTGCTCGAATACGCTATAAGTTATGCCATTAGATTCTCCATCATGAGGATAATCTAATCGTACGGAATCCATGTCAATCAGTCTTTCTTTTATCTTAAAAAGATCTAAGAAATGTGCAAGTTTATTTACATTTTCTGGAGATCCAGGAAATGTTTTTATACAATTTTCTTTCCACTCATCAAATGTCATTTGCGTCTCCCTTAAAACGTTTGTTGATGTGAGTATAGAACCATGCATAAGTTAATCCAGTAAATAATCCAAGTAAATGACCGGCGTGGCTAATGCCGTCTTGCTTAAATATTTCTGAAATTTCTTGCGACCCATATATGATTAGTAGCAATATTCCACAGATAGATACCTTCGCATCTTTGTTAGATATAAAGCTATTCAGCATAAATAGAGCAAAGATAAAGCCTGACATTCCTATTGCATGTACATTAAAGATATATTCATGAAAGATATATTCCAATATTGCAGTATAAAGAAATACTACAATATAATCTATCTTACCATAATATTTTTCTACTGCAGGACTGAGCATTAAAAATATCATCATATTAGACGTAAAATGATTTAAGCTACCATGAATAAACATAGCAGTTACAAGATTATATGGTATAATATCTTTAAATAATAATCCTACGAGTGACAATATAATAAATAATAATGATAAAAGTTCAGCTTTTATATTTTGCATATTTCCTCAAATGATCTATATTTAATATAATCATAAAATAGAATGAAAAATAATAAAGCACATTTAGTGCTTTATTATTTAAGCTGTAGCAAATATAGATAGTAACTCTTCTTGATCAGGTAGACCAAGATATTTACTACCTATAGCAAAGTTATCTCGGCTAACTACGAAATCAGCTAGTTCTGCAGAGAAATTTACATCACCTACATCTGCTTTAGGATATATCTTGCCAATAAGGGTAGTAATATAGATATTCCATGCAATCTTCAGGTTAGGATATAGTGATGAAAGGTCTGAGTCCGCAACTAGATCGAAGATAAGAGAAGATAGTTTGCCAAGGATTTCTACTCCGAGTGGTGACATTAACTTAGGATCTGCCACGAAAGCTCCACGGAATTTAACCTTCTTAGTCTTACCTTGGCTTTGCACAAGTTCTACGATGCTTTCTTCTTCTACTTCATCATCTTCTTCTGCTGTATCTAGAACATTTAGTATATTTACAACTGCATCAGCTTTTTCATTTTTAACTTTATATGGTTTTAATTCAGGATAACGATCCAGTGTTTTACCATTTTCTTCTGCTTTCTTTACTAGCTGATTATATACTTTAGTACGGTTATTAGATATAACTAAGCCTAGATATTTCTTATAGAAATCATCAATAAGATTTCTAAGCATTGTAGTCTTAGTCATAGCCTTATCAATTCTGGTATGAGATAGGCTACTCAACATCGTCATAGTATCAATATCAGATGTCTTGGTATCAAACCAGTAAAGACCCATAGTATCTATTGCAGAGTACAAAACAAATTCTGCATAATCTTCATATGGATAGTCTGCAATATCACAGTCATGCTGAACTTTATGTATACCGAGTTCAGACTCAAGAGCATAGTCCAGAGAATATTCTTCAGGCTTCTTCATAGATTCACGAATCTTTAAGAAGAAGTACTGCATATCTAGACATTCCCAAGGGCTAGATATACGATGCCTATCATTCTTTTTAGATAAATCCTTAGCATGTTCATCGCCAATATAATATGCATCTCTAAATGATACTGGGATCTCATCTGCAGATACTACATCGCATAGATACTCATAAGATTTCTTATCTCTAAGACGACCAAATGTGAAATTAATATCGAATTCTTGGTTCCATGCCATCAAATAGTCAATCTTATACTTATTTTTTAAGTCCATATAATGATCTGTAATCATCTGGACTTCATCGCTGTAAAACTTAATTTCTAACTTTACAGGTGGCAATGGTGCCTTCTCAAAAAGCTTTTGTTGTTGTTCATTAATATGCTTTTCTATTCTTACTCGATGCTCTTCTAAATGCTTTTTAAACTCTTCAAGTTGCGGATTAAACTCTATATACTGCTCTTCATCACCACTGTTATCAAGCAATCGTATAATTTCTGTATGAGTATGTGCATCAAAGAAAGATATGGCATTAACGGGAGTACTATGTACTTTACCAGGTACAAAATCTCTTACTTTACGGTTATTGGTCTCAATATCAAAATAACCTTTACGAATGTTTTTAATCTCTAGATCATTCTCATATTTAGATAAAAATCTATGAAAATAGTGATCTTCAAGATTTATATCTATACCATGAGTATGATTTAGCAATAAGAGATTTTCTGGTGAAGTTCTATTTTTTCTACAAGCTGCTAGATAATTAAAATTCTTTTCAGCTTCCTCTTTATCAAAATCTGCTTGAAGCCTTACAATTTCATCATATACTTCAGAATATGGACATTCACATTCTTCAACGTCTGATAAGGGCATTGTTACGGGATCTGCACCTTCATATTCTTTAATTTTATCAAGTTTTGTAGTATAAAACTTTACTGTAGGCTTTGACGTAAACTTAACTTTCTTTACACCATCTTCATAATAAACTATAGCTATACCATCTTGGTATTTATCATTTCTTAGCTGCTTTACAGTAACTAATTCATATTTAGGCATTTAATTTATCCTTGAATTCGTTTTTAAAAGTTAAGGCTACCGGCGCCGACACCAAATCCAAATTGACCTCTAGTATTTATGCCGGGTCCAAATCTGATACCACCATCATCAGATGGTCTACGTCTTTCTCTTTTTGCTTCTTCTTCAGCTTTCATCTTCTCATAGCATACAGGATCCTGCTTACATGCTTTAACTTTTTGATTCTCATTATATGCTATGCATCCTATAACTATAAATACTAATACTGTAATGATTATATTTACCAAAGTATTTACCTGATCTTTATCCATTTTTACTCCTTGTGTAATAAAACGTTGATTATAATAAATAATAGATTTTGAAGATTACTCTTCAAAATCTATTATTTCTAACTCCACATCTCTAAATTTAGCATGAGGAATCCCAGTATCATCACAAGAAATTGTGGCTCATAATAAACTATAGCTATACCATCTTGGTATTTATCATTTCTTAGCTGCTTTACAGTAACTAATTCATATTTAGGCATTTAATTTATCCTTAAATTCGTTTCTTAAAAATTCTTTAAACTTCTCAAAATCACTATCAATATACTGCCTTGGATTATCACTGAAACACCTTTGGAAGCAGCAATAATCTTCATAGACTTCAATTACCAGCCAATCTCGTTCAGCACCATTTTCCCATTGAATACTCATGTCAGCACATGGGAACATTTCAAATTCTGGTTTAGGTATGAGCTTATCTATCTCTTCAGCCCTTTTCAAAAGAAGTTCAGATAAAGGTTCACAGTCATATCCATTCCAATCTTTTTCAGAGCAGTCTTTTCTAATGCTTTCTATAGTATTCATAATTTCCTCTGTAATAATTCGTTGATTTAAGTAAATAATAGATTTTGAAGATTACTCTTCAAAATCTACTATTTCTAGTTCTACATTACGGAATTTAGCATGAGGAATTCCAGTATCATCACAAGAGATTGTGGCTCTTTCTTCTGGAAGAATTCCTAAGACAGAAGGATCTATTAAGACTACGGAGTCATCCTTACTTGACACCAAATCTATAATAGCTATCTTACCATCAATATCACATACAACTTGGTAAGCATCTGTCTGGGCAACAAATTCCTGTTCCTTTTCAGCATCAGGAACGCCCAGCATCTGTCTTTTCATTATTTCAAGCTCTTTTTCATCAGTAGTAATTGGTTCAGTTTCATCGCCTAAAGCAGCATCTACTTTAGCATCAAAATCATCAGATACTACTTGAGCATCAATAGTCTGTACATTTTTATATCCAACGTTATACTTAGAGAAAAGTTCCATAAGTTTAGTAACAGGAATATCTCCATTATCATTAAGAAGATTACCCGTAAGACGTTTGATCTCTTGATTAAACTTGGTATTCTTGATGTTTACTTTCTCTTTTATTGCTTGTAATTTAGCAGTTTTAAGGCTAATTAGATTGGATGTCTGATTAGCTATAAATGTAAGACTACCCCTAGCTCTAGCTTTCTTAATCTGATCCAAGGTATCTTTAGATTCATCATATAGTGTATCAAGATCCTGAATAACACTGTCAATATTATTCATTTCATCACTATAATCGGTATTTAAACCCATCGATGAATCATTATTTGGTACAATCTCATTTGACATAAGATACCTTAGCGTAAGTATTCTTTATAAAGTTTTCTAATACATCTTTAGCTTCATTTAAAGCATGTTTATTAACTACTTCAGAGTTTTCACCAGAATATACTATCTTTATTCCATCTTTCATAGGTTTGTATACTATTAAGTATAACGGCACCCATGAAGAATCTATGCAGTATGTATCGGTATAAAAACCTTTCTTTTCTTCTTCATTAATTTCTAAAAGTGCATCTAAACCCTTAAAATATTTAAGATATTCAGAACCTGCTTTTAAATTCAAAACATCTAAACGGCGAGATAAAATCATTAGCTAAAATCTCCTTCTATAATATCGTAAGTTTCGTTAGGTGGATTGGATACTACAAAATATGCCCTTTGTCGCCATAGCCCTATATTAGAATCATATACGGCATGATTATCAATTTCAAATTCATTAATTTCATTTTTTGTCATAAAAGAAGCTGCGGGTTTATATGTATTATCTGTATCGCCTTTATAACCGCGCTTAGTAATAGTATCTAGTAATTCTTCTACGGATACTTTCTGTTGGTATTCATTATATACTATATTGTCCTTATTATTAATATAATCTTTCCACTGATCTAAGTTTTCCAAGATACCTGGGATATAATGTAAAGAAAAAGCCCATCCAATAGAGGACTTTCCAATATGAAGAGGTTTTTCTCTTCCTTTAAGTCTAATATAGTAATTTGTACTCATAAAGCTCCTTTGTGTCAACTAAATGTTAGTCGTATAGAATCTCATGGAAAAATAAACACATAGCCCGAAGGCTATGTGTTTACTCGTTTAACCCAATAAGGAGGTATTCCTCAATTTTTAGTTATTGCTGTGGTGCATTTGCCTTTTCAGCCTTTTTAATGGCTGCGGACAAACTGCCTTCATATAAATTGCCGGAACTTACAACGATAGACTTAGCTTTACCCCAATATTTTGCACGAAGTCTAGCTCTCCATACACGAGAAAGCTTAAAGAACTTCACAAACTTATAGTATAGGATATCATTATTCTGCTTGGCAAGAAGCATACACACTTTAGCAATACGTTTATCCATAATAGACTTAGTATCCCAAGTTTGACGCTTGATCTTAATACCTTCAGAAGCAAGCATATCCATTTCTTCTGGTGTAATATCTGATAGAATTTCTTTCAGAAGCATTTCATTCTGTGCAGAGAGTTCTGTATCTTTCATAATAAACCTTTAAGTTTTGTATTTCAATAAAGAAGTTGAAAAAAAAAAAAAAACACAAAAGCAAT